ACAATAAGTAAATACAATAAGTAAATACAATAAGTAAATACAATAAGTAAATACAATAAGTAAATACAATAAGTAAATACAATAAGTAAATACAATAAGTAAATACAATAAGTAAATACAATAAGTAAATACAATAAGTATATACAATAAGTATATATATATATATATAAATCCTTGATAATTTATCAAGGATTTATTGAGCCCCATGCCCACACCCATAAGCGATGTTGAGCACTATAGACTCCTAAACTCTGATAAACACTATTTCCAATAATCTTACCATCCTTGTTGAAAAAATCGATGGTATTAGGTATTTTTGGATCAAATGTCATGTTTAGTTTATAACTAACTACTTTTCTGAAAAGGGGCTTGTAATTTGCTGATATCTTGTCATAATATGCAAGAGCATCTGGTATTATACTCATATATCTTATATATGAATGGTATTTTATTCAGCTATATCTATTTTAAGTTAATTACATTAACTTAAAATATTATAATCATTAAAGCTCTTCTGCAATAGAGGCTGTTTTATGTCTATCGCGGCTTAGAATATCGCTAAAAGAAACAAGTTTGATATCAATACCAATACTTTCAGCTGGGCGTTTTTTGATGATTTCATCATCTTTAGTTAATGTTCTCCCTTTCTTCTTAAGTTCATCATATTTCACATAAATAAATCGAGGACATCCACCACCAGGTACTTTTTCAGGCATCTTAATTACAATAGATATTTTAGTTATTTTCTTAATCTAAGCGTAAAGTTAATTTATGTTTATGCTTTTCCCAATCTGCATCCATCGTCGATGAGGATATGACCATAACATTTGTAGATTTACTTGTGCTTTTTTTACTTGATGTAGATGATCTTGTTTGTTTTTTCTCAGGTATTTTTTGGTATCTGAATTTTTTCAAATGACGTATGTTACAGCAAATACCTTTATTATCACAATTAAATTTTAAATATTCATCCTCATTTAATTTACCAATAAAATTAACATATAATAATCTATGTAAGGCTACTTTCTTTCTTCGAAAATAAAAATTAACATATCTACCTTTATTAAGATTATTCATATTAGTAACATGACCTCCCCATAAACAACATCCATGACGATCAAAAATACTACGATCGATATTCTTACAAATACGCATAATATCCTTTGATTGGAGTTTACGATCGGATGATATATTATCCAGTTGACGCCCAATTATTTCCTTAGCAAGAATTTCTATTGTACAATCCTTTGGTCTTTTTTTCCCAGAATATAACATTTTTGACGGATCATGTCCTTCACCATCACTCATTCTACTTTAAACGCATATTTTATTCGCCCAGTTTTTCTTGATTGCAGAGGTATACTTATCTATATTTGAACGCAAATATAGTATTTATAGTAATATTAATAACACTTATCTGCATAATGAGCATTTCGAGTCTTATAAGTTTATTATTCATATCTTTTTGCGCAATATTATTTTTAATACCAGTTATTGAAATTGTCGCAATAACATGTTATGTTATTATAAGAACTGTTCTGACTGCATTACTTAATATTTTAACTATTCCATTTTATATTATAATTGACTTCTTTCGCTCAATTTACAGATATAAAAAATGTTAAAATATAGCTATGGTTAAATATGATTGCTTTGCGATTATTTGTACTATCAATTATAGCTCTAGTTACCATGATACTAACATTTGTAGGTTGGAAAGTTAATCAAGTATTAACTCTAGTAATAGCAGCGGCACGCTTGAAAACAACTAAAAGTCTAAAAATATTAACTAAGAAAGATCCTCTTCCAATTAATTTTATGAATAGTGCCAAATAAACAATTAGTAATAAAAATTTATTACTAACTTTAACTTTTAAATATAATATAATGATTCGACTGTATCCGGGACACTGCGCCCTGCGCGATAACCAAGAATGATATGAATTGCTTTGTTGCGATCAATCTCTTCTTTATCAGAAAGTATTCCATTCAGAAATCGGTACTTAACTCTATTATTTTCATCATATACAATTATTGGAAATGGATGATACTTGCTTAAAATATATAATTCAATCCATCCATCAGTTGCCATTTCCAAACTCTTTGCAATTCGTAATGCTAATTCGCGAGGAGATGTAGTATTAATCCATGTTGTTACATGAGGAATAATAACATTTTTCAATTCTTCCTCATTTTCATGATCGCGAATCCAACTTACAACTGAATTTTTATAGTAATTAGCCAACTGTGTTTGCAATGGACTATAGAATCCTAAATTACGATAACTTTGTTCTTGGAAAGCATGACCAATCCAATAAAAGCCATTTGCATATGCTCTATATAATGTATTTCTTCCAGGATGAATTGTTTGAATTATATGATCTCCCATATTTCTCGATGGATGTAAGATATTAAGAGCAATATAATCAACTTCTCCAGTTTGAATAATTTTACGGCGCCCTAATTTTGGAACTGCTTCTTTTCCGAACAATTCTTCTAATATACGAGTAATATTGCTACTAGTGCTACGCACAATTCTCTGACCCTTACGCTCAGTATATTGATTGTAATCAACAATATCAGATACGAAATAATCTCCTTCTCGCAATAATTCTAACTTCTTCATTGATTCCGGATCATCACTAGCAAGTTCTTCTGAAACACGATTAATAAATTGTAATAATAAATCCCGAGTAGTTCCATATTGACAACGATCACCAACCCAACTACAATGGGGAGTTATACTGCAACCTTTATGATCAATAGTTCTACAAGCATTGCGCTGGTTATTAATTCGATAGTATGTTAAACGATCATCCTTTACTGCTGGGCGAATAAGTGCAAGACGATCCCTAGCTCCTCCGCTTTGATCATTACTCTCTATATTTTCTAATTCATCTAATTCATCTTCTTTATTATCCTCTTTAGAGATTTCAGTTGATGATTCTTTTGTAGCAATGCCGCGAACATGGCGCCTATAAAGATTCCATAAACCTGTATCAACAAGACGTAGTAAGAATTCTCTAATACGTAATTTTCTATCAGGAGTATCTTTATCGATGATGCGAGTTAAGCGGATTTTTAATTCTTCGTGACGTTCTAAATAATCACTTAACTCTAAACGAAATAATTCATAACTCTCATTTTCGAATTTCTCTCTCCCCATCTTCACCATACGCGTATCTATTTGTTCTTTACCAGATTCAATAGCTTGATCAATTTTATCAAGAACTGGGCGATTTTGAACATGTAACTTTAATTCTTTCTCAATACGCTTGCGACTATCCCATTGAGCAATAATTGGGACTGATTCATCTCTGAATTGTAATTTAAGAGAAACAATATGAATTTTATCCCCATCAGATTCATCGAAATAAACACCCATAACATGAATGCGGAGTTTTTCTTCAAGAGCCTTATTTAATTCTTCATATTTATTGATGGTTTCTTCAATGGGGCGGAGATATTTAGTCATATCTGTGCGAATTGCAACATTCCAAACTGTTCCAGATGGCCTTGTTGGAACTAAAATTCCAGATTTAGTTAGTAAATATCTACAACGATTTCGTTTATCAATAAATTGTGCTTTCACCTGATCAATATCTTTTAGAATATTAATTGTATGTTTCGCCATTGGGAGTTGTTGGATTCCTAATAACTCAACAGTATCGGAACTGCAGTTCATTTGATAATAGCGAAATAATTGATTTATCATATTTTGGCGAGCATCACTCCATGGAAAGATTCTTGTAATCTGAATATCTCTACTATTATCATCCTCTTTCACAACTCTGACTACTGGATAATAATGTCTACCCTCTTTCAGTAAAATAGCTGTACGACGATTTGGGTCTCTTAATAGACCAAGATTTTCAGAATTTGTACAAATTGGATAGTAATCTTCACGATATTTTTCTTTTTCTAAACTTTGACGAATTACATGTATTTGTTTTTCTAAAATTACTAAATTAAATCCTTCTGGTACAATACATCCAGGAATAGCTAATAAATCTGCAACAATATCCCAATCAATATAAGTTGTCATTCCAAGAAATTCAATTAGATGTTTACGTGTCCCAAATTGTGTACGAATATCACCATTATTTAGACTTGTAAAAATACGATCATCATCTGCTTCAAGGAATGCTATCATCTTGCCTCGAATATCTTCTAATGGTTGTTCAAAACATGCAGCAATTGCATTAATAAATGGATGTTCTTCTTGACGACTTCCATATTTGAAAATATAACCTGTCTTATCAGTCCAAGTTAGATAATGATTTTTAAGGCGGCGCTTATTACCATAAATCGTATTGAAAAATACATCAAGATATCTTGGCAGAAAAGATAATCTTCCTTCTTGAATCTTATTTGTATCTTGCAGAATGTATAAACGATCTCCAGTAATTTTACTAGGAGCTTCTCCCTCAGCTCCCTTAAGACAACTTTGAAAGAAATCACGCTTATCGCGATTTTTTGATACTGAATGATCTTTCTTATAACAACATGGCATACACAATCCATAAGGATTCAGACTTCGAGTTAAAAATCCAATATGCATATGATCTCCATTATCTTTAGGATTGCAAGTGTAAAATCGTTCATGAGTGCCACCATCTTCATCTCTGTCTACTAATCGAATAGCCTTAATAGATACATCTTTCTTTCCTACCTTAACTATTTTAATCCATTCTCCGTTTTTATCCTGACGATATCCCTCTCGATGCAGATCTTCTCTGGTAGTATAAATTTGAGGCTGTCTTTTCTTATCATCTCCTGAATTTTGACAAGATCTCGACCATTGATTTTCTCCTTCTTCTGGTTTGAATGCTAGGCGTTTCTTATCCATTTGTGTAATCTGTTTGATACTTTGAGCATCAATATTAGGTCTTACAATCTCTTCGACACGATTTCTACGCTTTGCAATATCTGTAAGACCCTTTAAACGTTCCTTAATCATCTGGCGCTCAGGCTTTTTAAGAATATATGTTTCATAATAAAGATAAATAACTACATTCATAAAATCGACAAGTTCGGCTGTTTGCTGTTGATCTCTAGCACCAGAAATACGAATTTTATATTTTTCATGTAATTTACCCTGAATAGCTATTTCAATTCCTGGTGGTTTATATTTTGGGATATTTTCAAGTTTTCTTAGAGTTTTTCTGGATCGTTTTAATGATGGATATTTTTTTCGAATGCGTGCAATTTCATCAGCTGCCTTTATTTCGGTAATATTAAACTGTTTTGCTATTTCGGTTGCTAAGTTAATATCAGTAGTATCAAAATTACGAATAAAATAAATAATACGATGCTCCATCCGTAATTGATTGTCGTATCGAGAAACTCTTCGATATCGGAGATATGTTCCATATTTACCTTTATCACTACCTCGCTGGAGTTTTGATTGGCGCTTTCTTGGCTCAACTTGTAATGCAACATATGGGAAAAAATATCTAGCAAAATCTGATAAATCATTATGTTTAATTAAACTTTGTTCAGGGAGTTCAAACTTTTGAATAGTATTAATAAAAGCATATCTAAATTCTTCATTTTCGGGAATTCTAATTTTATTTCGAGATGTGATGTTCTCTCGGTTAATCTTATGGACTAATTCCTTAACATAATCATAAGTTCTTTCAATATCAACAATGGTTGCCATATCTTCCTCTCTCCACTGCGTCTTATACTCAATTCGTCCAGTTTCGGTCAAGTTAATTGAAATATATTTATACGAATCTCCAACTTTAACAAGAATTCTAAAACTTAATCCATGTGGAGCATTTTCAAACCAGCGCATTGTTACTCCTAAATTTTCTTTCTTATAAATTGTCTCTTCATCAAAACGCCAAGTTTTTTCATTCTCCAACATTTGGCGCTGTACAAATGGATAATCTCCATCAACAAGAAAACTATCAAATATGCGATAAAGATCAAGTTTATGAGATAATGTACTTTTATTTTCTTCATATAAATTTACATGAATCACTGATTGAGTAATATATCTTTCTTTAAAAAATGAAACATAATTACTTCTTTCAGTATTGCGAACACTTTCAACATATTCCATAACCTCATGTTCGACTAACATATCATTAATTAATGTATCATGCATTTGCTGAATACGTAATTTCTCTTGCTTAGAATCACTTTTTTCAGCAAGATATTCGATAATTGTTTTCATTTCATCAAGGTGCACTCTTCCAAAATAAATACGAATATACACTTCGTACATATTACGCAAGGCTTCTTGACTTGCATTATACTTATTTCCTAATTCATGGTAAAGATCAACCATGTAAAATTCATGATTATTCATATATTGGTCGTATTCTTCGAGAATAAGATTTTCGTCATCTTCTCGTCTAATTTTACTACCAACTCTGCGCATATTTTCATTTAGAACTTTTAGATTTCCCTGCAGCTTTTCATAATAATGCATTTTATAACTTGGAATTACGTCAATTGGTAAAATCTCATTACGTCTTATCCATTTTTGCCCGAGCATAACCTGTTCTTTTTTATCCTTAAAAGTGTACTCACACCAAAGATATTGGCGAGATGGGAGCACCCAGCCAGATGGATCTATTGATGGATCCTGCTTTAATGAACAACAAATCTTATTCCGAATAGACTTAATCGTATCATTACCATAAAGAAATTCATTAAAGACAAAAGTTTTTCTTGAAACATTTGCTAGATCTTGATCATAATTAACATCATTATTAGTTGTGTCAAAAGGAATCCCTGATGATTTACCATTATTGTCTTCGAGTACTTGATGAATTAGACGATTTGTTTTACTTGCATTTTCATCAATATCATCATGATAAATCTTTTCAATTTCATCCATTTCCATATCAACTTCATCGTCGAATACATTAGCACCAATACTTGAAAGACCATCTTCATCCTCTCCTAATTCTCCATTACCTTTATCTCCAGTTGGTAAATCTAATTCGTCATCTCCCCCGTCATCACTATTATCACCTCCACTAAGTTCATCATCTGGTACACCAATACGCTTTAATAGTCCTTTAGTTACATCATCTATTACACTACATGGTTCAACTTCTTCACTAGAACTATCATTGCCATCAGTAGTTTCAAGAAATCCAGCTGTACGAGGCTGAACACTATTTTTATATTTTGCACCACCAATTTGTTCTTCTGGAGTAATTTGTTCATCGCTTAATACTGCCCTAACACGTTCATCAACTCTTTTAGTAGTTTCTCTATAATCTTCAGAATCTTCATCTTCGTTGATATGAATTGTTTTATTTAAGGATTTACGTTCTCGTTCATCATTAATCATTTCCCCGTAACTGTAAATCATTTTTCGTCCAGGTTGATTACGATTGCGCTCAAACCAACCTTTACCTAATACATTTTCTAAGGCAATTTTACGTGCACGAGTTTTATCAATTGATGTAAATGTAGATTCAATATGTGCTGTTGGGAATATATATCTAAACCAATCCTCGCCCCAAATAGCTTGCATACTTTGATGTTCTTTATCATCCATCCCAACTAGAGTCTCATAAAGTGGCAATAATGCAATGCGTTCGAGGATTTTCTTTACACGTTTATCCACATTTCCAACAAAAATATACATGTTCCATTGAATACGTTCTTGATTGTTCTTGAACCTCCATAGAATTTTATAAGGTTTTGAATTTACACTCTGAATTGGTGCTATTTTCTTATTAACCTCAATTGGTATCTTTTTAGCTCCTCCGGATGCCATAGCTAACAGTTAGCTAGATAATCTCCTGTACATTTTGAACTGTACAGGAGATTCTTAACAAATTGGTAAAATCAGCGGCCGCGAGACTGCATATTCCATATCTTCGAGTGTTATCGGTGTTGTTGTTATGTCATCGCCACAATAACGCATTGGGGTTTTATGGTAATTAACAGGTTTCCATATATTATAGCGGATTGCCTGATAAAGTATATTCCTGAAAATATTGGAAAATTCAGGAGGATGATCTAAACATGGGCATGCCACATGACTTAATTCATGCAGGAGAGCATATACAATGGTATTAATGTCCTGTAATTGCCCCCAAGTATCTTTTTCTTTTGATCTCATACATAGAATAATGTACTGTTTATCAATGCTATAACTTGTACGTTTTTCTAAAAATCCCTCAGATATTTCAACTTTATCCATTCTTTCATGTAAATGATTAAGATAGGTAGCTAGGGGTAACAATTCTATATCACCTGAACTAAATCGATCCCATAATGCCTTTTCAAAATTTTTTATAGTTTTAGTAATGTCGGCTAATAGTTTAATTGATTCTGGGCTACTGTCAGCAAGCATCATTGGGTTACTTTCAAGTTCAGTTACAGTAATCTGTTTATTATCATCAGTAACAACAACTGGGAGATTTTTAGTCTTTTTAACATCCTCTAGCTCAATTAGTGCTATTATAAGTAATAAGAGCCCAGCTAAGATTATCCATTTCATTTATAATGGTATTTCGGTATAAAATTGAATCCTTGGTGAATAAATTTCGAACCATGAATATAATGGGAAATACTCAAACTAATGAGAAAACATCAAATATTGCTGGTATACTCCCTACTATTCGATACGAGGTACCATTTATGCCTGTCATCGGAAAGAGTGCCCAAAGTGGTGGTAAAATAGCACATAAAAGTAAGGAGACTGTTAGTGCGGATGAGCCAGTGAATGAAGAACCTGAAGAGGAAATTAATGATGATCTTACTGATAATATTGAAATTGAGGATGACGAAATGAATGAGTTATTTGACGAGGAAGATCTCGATATCGAAGATGCTGAAATCGATCGTCAGGTAATTAATGTTGAAAAAGATAAGAAAGATAATAAATCATTATCTGATGATAAGGATTTGGACAAGAGTAATGATATTAATAATGAAGATGATAATGGAAATGATCAAGGGGAAAGTACACCACTTTCAAGTTCATCTCCATATGGTCATGATAAGGATCTCGCTGAATCAAGTGCAACAATGTTTCCTATTAATAATCTTAATAATTAAAGATTATTTTGCAAGGCTATTTTATTATTTTATATAAAATAATAATATGAATTATTAAAAATATTTAGAGATTTTCAAAATCAATCTCATCAGTAAACTCCACATCAGCATCGATTTTTGTACCTTTACTGCCTGGCATATTACTAGAAGCATTTAGTAGCGATGCAACTTCCTCATGAATATTCTTTAATTTATTACTTTCATCGTGAGAATATCTGATAATAATATCACCAGTTCCCTTTCCTCCTTCCATTTCTCTCAAATCTACAAGTACAATGTCATCAGGAGAAATCTTTGCAGAACCTCGATTACGCATCTTTCCACGAATAATACATCTATGTTCTCTATTAGTTAAAGCACAAAATACTAACACATCATGGCCTCCCAGGATCTTAATTACTCTGCCATAAGTCGGATTAGCACCTTGTTCGGTATAATTATCTTTGGTAATTAATTCATTCTTTTCATTGCGAGCCATTGAGGCTCTGGCCCAGCGAGGCTTTTTGCCGCCTACTTTACCAGTTGGTGGAGCTGACATGTTTGATTATATAATACTACTGCTATACCAGGTATTATATATAATCTGTTTAACCTAGTTTATTAAAGTATATTTGATTTCCAAATGCTAATTTCGAAAGGTATATCAATGACTGCTAACACACATAATTGTAATAATAGTTTTAATAATTCCCTGGCCAAATCGCATTGCGATGTACCAAATCATGCTTGTAAGTGCTGTAATGTAAATTCTAATGTAGATGGATATTGTTCGCGTATTATTTTGCATGATATTAAAGTTACAAGTGAAAGCGCCACACTTGGTACTATATTTTATGATTTAGATAGAGATAGTGTTTATTTCCAAAATAGTAGAGGAGAGGAGCTGCAAATGGCCCAGTTTATACGAGGTGGGGCATCTAATACAGTAAATACTAGTATATTTCGCCCAGTAAATAAAAAATGGTGGGTTAAAACAATTTCTTATATTGTTGGAAATGTTGTTTATTCTGGATTAGCCGTATACATCGCATTGCGTATAAATAAAGGATCTAATCCAGAATCAAGTCCTCTCGATTGGGCTTTATTTATAGATTTAAAAGAACTTGTAAATAATAGTACATTTATTGGCATATCTCCAAATCCTCGTGGTCCATGGAATGGCTTAACAACTTACAAACAGGGAGATATTGTCAGTATTAAATCAAAACTCTATTGGTCTCAGCGCAATAATATAAATAAAAATCCTGTAGAATCTCCACCTGATTGGATCTTATATTTTGATTTTAGTGATATTATTAAGTCACATGAATTAGATGATCTGTGCAAATCATGTAAACCTAAACATTGCAATGTAACAATCACACCCCCAATTAATTCAATTACTACTATTAATTCTGCTGACGTAGATGAACTTGATACACCTCGTCATGATTTCTTTGAATGTGATACTGTAGAAAAGTCTGTACAACCAACATTATGGATGATAGATATTCAATTTGATAAGGATGCATGTACTATATTAGATGGAGAGTTATATACATGTTTAATATCACATCGCTCATCTTATGCAAATCGCCCATCTATTTCCCAATTTAATTGGCGATATGAAAATAACATTGAACATAAAGAATCTCAAATTTATTTACTACTTATTCATTCAGTTAATAATTTAGAACTAAATCCATGTACAGGTTGTAATCGCCAACGTTTTTCACTTAAAGGCGAATATGATTTTGATGCTGATAATCCACATTCTCCAATAATTACTAATATTGCTAATAGTTCGGCACATGTTCAAATTCCATTAACAAATTTACAATACATTGTAAATATCAATAGAAACATCTTTTCAACTAATTTAAATAATATAAGAATTTTACGAGGAGGTTGGTATAAGGTATCCTATAATATGGCATATTCTGGAAATGTTCATTCTGTTTGTGCATCAATTTATAAAGAACATGGCAGAAATGTAAATGAAATTGAGGCATCTAAATCATCAGCTACTTCCTCTGAATGGATGCGAAATATAAATCACTCATTTCCAGTAAATCTTGAAACTGGCGATGTGTTAGAAATTAGATTGCATGTAATTCCTTTGGCGCGTGATAGCAATAATACTCAACAATTCAAATTATATCCCCATAAAACATGGTATCATATTCAATCTATTTAATTAATTATAAAATAATATAAAAAATAATATTTTATTTATATTTTTGCAGTATCGCGCTCTTTTGGTGTTAGCCACTCCATATCAAGAATTCTAAATATATCCTTTTCACTATTTGTCACAACTCTTCTTAATTCAGTACCTTTCTTTCTATAAAGCCCATATTCATTGAGAATGTAACCTTTTCTCTTTGCATTTTGGCGCATCTTCTGATTAAAATCACCAGGTCCTGTAAAGTATAAAGTTGCCGCTGGTAGACTTCTATATGGCAGAAAACGAATATCAATTCTTCTAACTTTTGATTTACCATTCATTCTAAAAAATCCCATAAATTTTGTTGTTGGATTACCATCAGTCAAACTATCTACAATATATCCTTTTTTATGTAATTGCTCAATAAATTTTTGGAGGAGATCCGAATCTTCTGTTTTTTCTACATCTGGGTGTACAAATAGAAAATCAACATCATTTGAAAAATGTCGACCTCTGCGAAAACTACCACATACCTGGCCTTCGCACTTTTTATTAACTTTCGCTAATTCTTTGATGAGTAAATCCCTTATCTTTTTAACTTCTTCTCTAGGAATTGGTTCAGCTGTGCCAAAATATTTTAATCCAAGCATAACCTTATCATTAACCTTTATCTCTCCTCGCTTGATACGTATCTTAAGATCCTCTACACTAGTCACTCCATTTGATGCAAGCTTTCTAGCAAGACTTTCCCCAATATTAATTACACTTTGTAATGCCATAATTACATCCGCATTCTGAACAACTTTTTTAGTGACACCTTTAATTTCTGATAATTTACCATCATCTAAAATTTCCTGAACTCTTGTACGAGTTCCCTCGCCAATACCTGGAATATTTTTCAAATCATCACTATCCTTAATTCTAATTGTTAATTTACTAAGAATTTTAATTGTCTTTTCAGTACTTGAAATCTTAAAGCGCAATATACTTAGTTTTTGCGGATCAGTCTCCTTTAACATCTTATTTTGTAGATAGATATGGAGGCGCTTAAACTCATCTATAATATGTGCATTCTTAGGATTAGCAATCTTTTCTATAGTTGTGCGATGTGGGCGATTCATACTCATATTGATACTATTATATATATTATCAATTCTAGCTATTAAACTGATGTTATGTATCAGTTTTTTGTTATATTAAAAATTATTGATTCAAGATAGTTATGTATAATTCACCGCCTTCATCAATAATAGCCGGCTTTCCACCACTTCGATGCTAAACATTATTTTTGCAACAGTACATTATGCTATTTTTTCGAACAATTGGCGGCTGATCACCATCTCTGCGATTTTCTCCATTTACATACCAATATTGATCACCATTTTCATATATGATAGCTGGTAGATCTCTATCTCGATGCAATTTGCCATTCCTAAACCATTGTTTAAAATTTCTCCCTTCAATTGCTGGAAAATCACTATCTCTATGCAGTTCGCCACATTGATACCACATTTTTAGATTTTCATTTTCAATAGCAGGTAAATCTCCATCTCGATGAAATTTTCCATTTTTGTAAAATGAACTAATGATATTTCCATTATTATAATTTATAATTTCTGGTTTGTCACCATCTCTATGTAATATACCATACTGACACCAGTGGAAACTGCCATCTGCTTGTTCAATACCGCTATTTACTAATGATTGTTCTATAAAAGCTGTTTTCCTCTTTGCTGATTCTATACATAATTTATCTATGTACTCGTGTAAATTTTCTATTTGATTTTGATCAGATACTTTAGCCTTTGATGTACACAAACCCATGATAGTTTAGTGATTTTTAATAAAGACGATAAGATCAGACTTGTTGTTACTCATATATAATAAATAGAGCTTTGATAATACTTTCAATTTTTATTAAGCATATTTCTCCAACATCTGTAAATATTTTTGTCTTCCTAAGTAACTACCTCTTGGCGGTAAGACCATTAATTCTGCATGAATATTTCCCACTCTCTTGTATTTATGCAATCTGGAAATTAATAAACTTCTTCTTCCAAATCGGCCAATGATTTTATAACATTCTATTAATCTTTCAAGACTTATTATTTTTCCATATTTCCAGTATTCGCATGTGCCATCTGCATTTACAACAGCTGGGAAATAATGATCTCTATGCTGTTTGCCATTCTTATACCATTCACGCGTACCATTACTGTAAATAATAGCAGGCTTATCATCATCTCGATATAATACTCCATTTACAGCCCATACTTGTGTACCATCTGATAGAATTCTTGCTGGTAAATCATTGATTCTGCTAACTTTGCCATGTTTATACCAGCATCTTTCACCATTGTGATAAATTGCAGCTGGCAAGTCTTTCTCACGATGTAGTTGTCCTTTACTGTTCCTCCAAAATAAATCGCCATTTATATTTGATGGCGAGAAACACGCACCCATGGTAATTTTTTTTCAATAAAGACGATTGGATAAGAGAGACTCTTTATTGACGCTTTATATTTATATTAAATATAAATATGGCAATACATTTAATTTTCAATTTTTATTAGGCATATTTCTCTAACATATGTAAGTATTTTTGTCCTCCTAAATAAGTACCTCTTGGAGGCAAGACCATTAATTCTGCATGAATATTTGCCACTCTCTTATATTTACGCAATCTGGCAATTAATAAACTTCTTCTTCCAAATCGGCCTATAATTTTGTAACATTCTATTAATCTTTCCAGACTTAACTTTTTTCCATATTTCCAGTATTCACATACTTCATTTAAATATTTAATAGCTGGCAAATAATCATCTCTGTGCAGTTTACCATTCTTGTACCATTGACATGTTCCATCACTTAATACAACTGCGGGCTTATCATAATCTCTATATAATACTCCATTAACAGACCATATTTGAGTACCATTTGATAAAATTCTTGCTGGCAAATCATTAGCTCTTGTTAGTTTTCCATATTTATACCAGCATCTGTCACCATTTTGATAAATTGCAGCAGGTAAATCATTCTTGCGATGTATTTGTCCTTTACTGTTCCTCCAAAACAAATTCCCATTTACATTTGATGGTGAAAAAAATGCCCCCATATTACTATAATTATAATAAGATTTTTATAAAGAAAATAACTTACCATTTGATGATAATCCCGACCACCTGGATAACTTCCTTTAGGAGGCATATATAATAGTTCCCCATGAATCCATCTTACTCTTTTTAATTGCCTCATTCTAATCTTTCTAAGATAATACCTACCAAATTTTTTTAAGATTTTGTAATAATTAACTACTTGTTCATATGTATGATAACTTCCATAAATGTAATAGAATTTCCTACCATCTGTATATTCAACAGCAGGTAAACCATTATCTCTGTGGAGTAATCCATTTACATACCATGCTTTATCTCCACTTGGCCATTCAATTGCTGGTAAATCATTGTCACGATGCCGTTCATCATTTACATACCATTGTTTAGTTCCATCTGCAAATTCGATTGCAGGTAAATCATTATCACGATGACATTTACTATTTATCCACCATACTTTAGTACCACTAGAATATTCAACTGCAGGTAAATCATTGTCACGATGCAGTTTTCCATTTATCCACCATTCTTTCTCAGCATTAATATATTCAATGGCAGGTAAATCATTATTGCGATGATATTTTCCATTTACATACCAATATTTATTTCCATTATAATCTATATATGGATTATTTGTAAAAAAATTAAACAATTTATTAAAGAGCTTAATTATGAAACTCATTTAGGATTAACAACTTATTTATTAAATAATAAATTAATAAGTAAATAAAACACACATCAATTTTTTACATATTCATAAAATAACTTACCATTTTATGATAATCCTGGCCGCCTGGATAACTGCCTTTAGGAGGCATACATAACAGTTCTCCATGAATCCATCTTACTCTTTTTAATCGTCTCATCCTGATCTTTTTCAAACAATATCTACCAAATCTTGTTAAGATTTTGTAACTACTAATTATTGTTCCATATCTATAATTTCTGCCATAATTTAATTCCATTTTTTATATTTTATTGCAGGTAATCCTCCAAGACGATGAAATTTTCCATTTATATACCATTCCTTAGTACCACTTAATCTTACAATTGCTGGTAAATCATTGTCACTATGCAGCTTTCCATTTACATAACATTTTTTAGCACCATTATCATAACAGATAACTTGTAAATCATTATCACGATGATGTTTTTCATTTTTATTAAACCATTCTTTATTTGTATCGGCTGCGCACATTTTAGTTTGATTATGATTTATTTATTGTCTTGTTTTTGTACTATTACAGGTTTTATATTAAGTGATATTATAAGATTATAACAATCAATTTTTACATACTCATAAAATAACTTACCATTTTATGATAATCCTGTCCACCAGGATAACTACCTTTTGCTGGCATACATAACAGTTCTCCATGAATCCATCTAAGTCTCCTTAATCGTCTCATCCTGATTTTCTTAAGACAATATCTACCAAATCTTGTTAATGTTTTGTAATAATTACATACTTCTTCATATGTGTATTGTCTATCATAAATATACCATGCTTTGTAGCCACTGGCAAGCTCAACGGCAGGTAAAATACCAATACGATGGCGCTCTCCATTTACAATCCACCATTTATCTCCATTTATACAATCAATTGCAGGTAAACCATTATCACGGTGACACTTTCCATTTACAAACCAATATTTAGTACCATTTGCAAATTCAACTGCAGGTAAATCATTATCTCTGTGCCATTCTTCACGTTCATTTTCCCATAATTTATCCCCAGTAGCATTTATAACTGTCGGTAAGTCATTATCTCGATGTATTTTTTTATCTTTATTTTTATAGAATTTAGTTATATATAAATCGATAAATGATAATTTTTTATCATTACAAAGCTTTTTAACAAACCTAAATACTTTACTAAAAAATTCACAAATATAACTCATTAAGGATAAACAGCTTATTTATTTAATATTAAATAAATAAGTAAAATAAACATATATCAATTTTTACATACTCATAAAATAACTAACCATTTGGTGATAATCTTGGCCACCTGGATAACTACCTTTGACTGGCATGCACAACAGTTCGTTATGAATCCATTTTACTCTTCTTAATCACCTCATTCTGATCTTCTTCAAACAATATCTACCAAAGTTTTTTAAGATTTTGTAATAATTAACTACTTGTTCATAACTATGATTAGAGCCATAAATGTACCACCGTGCATCTCCAGTAACATATTCAATAGCGAGCAAACCACTAAGACGATGTAATTTTCCATATTCTAACCAAAATTTACCATATGTTTTTTCAGCTGCCGGTAAACCATTATCTCGATGATGTATTCCATTTACATACCAATATTTATCACCATTGATAAATTCAATAGCAGGTAAATCATTATCTCTATGAAATTGTCCATGTTCATTAAACCAGCTTTTCTTCGTATTGGCTGCGCACATTTTAGTTTGATTATAATTTATTGTCTTGTCTTTTGTTCTATTACAAGTTTATATTAAAAGATATCATAAGTTTATAATATCAATTTTTTACATACTCATAAAATAACTTATTATTTGATGATAATCTTGGCCACCAGGATAACTACCTTTTAGTGGCATACATAACAGTTCATTATGAATACATTTTATTCTTTTCAGTCTTCTCAATCTGATTTTCTTAAGACAATATCTACCAAATTTTGTTAATATTTTGTAATAACTAATTACTTGTTCATATGTATATTGTTTATTATAAATGTACCACGATTTATTCCCATTGGCAAGCTCAATTGCAGCTAAACCACCTAAGCGATGTACTTTTCCATTTACATACCAGAATTTAATGCCAATAGAATATTCAATTGCAGGCAATCCATTATCTCGGTGATGTATTCCATTTACATACCATTCTTTACTACCATTTTCATATTCTATGGCAGGCAAATCATTATCGCGATGATGTTTACCGTTAACATACCAATGCTTGTTTAAATTTATAAATGGATAATCAACAAAACTAAAAAATCTTTTCAAGAACTTAATTATTATATAACTCATTTAGGACAAATAGCTTATTTATTAAGAAATAAATAAAATAAGTAAGTAAAATACATATCAATTTTTTACATATTCATAAAAAATGATAATCTTGGTCACCAGGATAATTACCAAATTCTAATACAGGTTTTATATTAAGTGATATTATAAACTTATAATATCAATTTTGCACATATTTATAATATGCATCTATTTATTCATCGAGTTCATAGAAAAGGAGATATGCACTTGAATCAGCTCCAATTGCTCTATCTGCGCTAACTTGTGGTGCTGGAGTTACTGCATCATCATAATCGTACCATTTATTTCCAACTTTTGCATATGCAGTATAATGACCTCCCTCAAGACTACCTCCGTGCAATGATACTGCTACGAGACTATAAGTATAAGCAGTATTTCTCTCTCGCGAGATCCAAGGAGTAATATTTAATTTATGTCCATATGAAATTGGTGTATTAATTCTTTCACCAACAAAATTACCAACACCCATTGATGCATTCTTAAAGCGCTTTAGTTGCACTACTAAATATTTAGCAGGTTCCCAGAAACGATACTCTTTTACAGCCGGCATTTTTTTATTACAAAGTTCGCATTTATAACTTTCATCCCCATGTAATAATTCAGATCGCATAAATCTATTAATGCATCCCTCAATTGTACATTTCTTTTCCTCATTAAGAACCAGTTCAAGTGCCAGAGTTCGCTGGACCCCAAAAGTATTACTCGTAGTATTACATGTGACGCAAGTTACTCGTGTATTATAAATACTATCAAATAAATTACTGACTGCAGAATGGCCATAAAATTCAACATATTTGCGCCATGCCTCATAAGACATGTATGCCATATAATCCATGTGATTTTCACGACGATATTTATTTAATTCCGTAGTAGCAACTAGTTTATCTTCCTCAGAAATTCCATCACTTGTAATCAATTTCATGTAAATATCATTTTTCTGTGTGAATGCCACTACTCCTGGCTCAGGATTAATAAATGTAATGATATTAGTACTGGATAATTCTGAATGTAGACGATCAATAATATGAGTAAACATATCATGGGCATCTTCTTGTTGTAATTTATTAAATTTATTAAATTGATGTACTTGTTGCTGTTCATAAGGTTTTCTAGCACTAAGTTCTGTCTGCATGCGACAAAGACTATTATGGAGATTTGTTGGGCGAATTCTACCACCATGTTTCCACATACATGTTGCTACCTCAAAGAATCTGTAAGATGTTGTCCTATCTCTGATAGCAGTAATATTCTCCTCAGTATTTGGCAAATTCTTATCTTTTACATATTTTGTAAGGCTCAATCCAAAATCATGTAAATATTCCCAACTCCTAATGTAATTCATAAATTCTGGTAGATGTATCAAACACTGCAAAACACTATTCATAAAACATGTATTCCCTAAATTTGCAAGTCCAATACGTCCAGCATAATCAGTTGGGGATAAGCCATCACCTCCTACAATAATAGTATTTATAGGTTCTTGGGATACTACAGGTGCTGATAAATTTTCTGAGGTCATTTATTAAGAGGAAAATGTAATCTTAGTATTAATATGTCTAAAAAGCTTAGACCATTCAATAATCCTATCAATATTTTTAGGCTTTAGGCCTAAAAATTGATATATATCGGTTAAGACTGAGAGCTTGCTTTATTGAGTAAGCATATAATGCGCTTCAATGTACTCGACTGGCAACCTTATCACGAAGAGGATGAGGAAGGTAGAAAAACCTACGCGGTTCGAGTTTTTGGAAAAACATCAAAAGAGGATGGCGCAGAGAGCGTATTCTTAAGAGTTGACGGTTTTACACCGTTTTTCTATGTCCAGGTTCCGGACAATTGGAAAAGTCATCACGGCACTCAATTAATTGATACGATTAAAGAAAGGCTTGGTAATTGGAAAGCAGCAAAAGAAGGATTATTAAGTTATAAATTAGTAAAGCGGCATAGATTCAGAGGATTTACAAATAAGAAAAAGTTTAATTTTATGCAATTAGTTTTCACTAATATGCAGGCATTCCGGGCATGGGAGAAGATTCTGCATAATAAAATTAATATTGGTACTCTTAGCCGCAATAAACAGCCGCAAGACAAACTCTATCCCTTGTATGAAAGTAATATTGAACCTCTATTGCGTCTTATTCATTTGAGAAAAATGAATTCATCTGGTTGGATTGAAATTGATGAAAAGAAAGCAACACCAATAAAGGATTCGATAAATACTCATAATTTTGCAGTGAACTGGAAACATTTACATCCAGCAGAAGGTACAAGTGTTGCTCCATTTACTATTGCATGTTATGATTTAGAATGTACTAGTATTGATGGTAATTTCCCACAAGCCTCAAGAGATGGAGATCATATTACAATGATTGGGCAAACATATTCTCGCTATGGCGAAGATGAATGCTATAGAAAATGGATAGGTGTATTAGGTTCATGTGATCCCATACCTGGTGCAGTTGTTGAATCATTCCCAACAGAAGGAAAATTATTAGAAGGATGGAAAAGAGAATTAGCTCGCGAAAATCCAGATGTAGTTACACATTATAATGGTTTTGGTTTCGATGATAAATATATATTTGATCGTCATGAAAAATGTGAACTTTCTACCTTTATGAAGAATATTGGCAGAATTAAGAATCTAACAAGTGAACTCAAAGAAAAGAAACTAAGCTCATCTGCATTAGGTGATAATGTGTTACATTATCTTGATATGGTTGGGAGAATTCAAATTGATTTGATGAAGGTAGTTCAGAGAGATTATAAACTTGAAAGTTATAAACTTGATTATGTTGTTAGTTATTTCATTAAGGAAAAAATATTGACCCTTGAAACAATTGATAAACCACCAAAACATAATGGAGTGCGCTGTAATCTAAAAATTAAAACTAAAAGTACAACAGGTATTGTTGATGGGGATTTCATAGCATTATCATTTAATGATGGAATATCAATAAATCCATATGGTGAAAAATTCCCTGTTATCAGTATTGATGCAAAAGAGGGTATTATTTGGAGTACTGCATCAGAAGAACTTGTTGCCGAACTTAATAGTATTCAAACAGCAGCTGATGATGAGGGTGAAAAGAGAAATCTCGAATGGACATGGTCTCAGGCCAAGGATGACATTAAACCACGTCAGATATTTGAACTCCAGAAAAAGGGGCCAAAATCTAGGGCAATTATTGCTAAATATTGCTTACAAGATTGTGCTCTTGGTAACCGATTGATTAACAAATTACAGGTTCTTAATAATAATATTGGTATGAGTAATGTGTGTAGTGTCCCATTATCATATCTTTTCCTACGCGGACAAGGTATTAAGGGTACAAGTTTAGTAGCGAAGCGCTGTAGAGATGAAGGATATCTTATTCCGGTCTTACCAAAACCGAAGGTTGTGTTAGATGATGAGGGTAATCCAATTGAGGATTCTGGTGTTGGATATGAGGGTGCAACAGTCCTTGATCCAAAACCTGGTGTATATTTCACACCGACGGTTGTTCTTGATTATAACTCATTATATCCAAATTCAGAACGTCATAAAAATATGTCACATGAGACAATTATAGAGGATGAAAAATATGCAAATTTACCTGAATATTATTACTATCATACATGGATTAAGAATAATGATGGCACAGTTCAATGTGTTAAGTTTGCAAAACCTTACACAATGGAACTTGGTATTATTCCAAAGATTTTGGGAGGCTTACTTGATGCGCGTACAGCAACCAAGGGGCTTATGAAAACTGAAACTGATGATTTTCGCAAAAAGATTCTAGATGGACTCCAAAATGCATTCAAGATAACTGCAAATTCTCTTTATGGGTTACTTGGTGCGAGAACAAGTGCCATCTATTATCGTGAAATTGCAGCGGCTACAACTGCTACTGGTAGAGATATGCTACATCTGGCTATTAAGATTGTTGCCAGAATCTATCCGGATGCTGTAGTAATTTATGGAGATACTGATTCGATCTTTATCCAATTTAGAATTGTAGATGATGCAGGAAATCCACTTACTGGGAGGGCAGCTCTTGAAAAAGCAATGGCATATGGTAAAAACATGGCAGATGAAATTAATAAATGTGTACCATGGCCTCAAAAGATTGTATTTGAGAAGATTCTGTGTCCATTCGCTATTCTGAGTAAGAAGAGATATCTTGGACGTAAGTATGAGGATAGCATTGATGAGTATAAGGATGTTAGTATGGGTATTGTACTCAAACGACGCGATAATGCATTAATCGTAAAGGATGTATTCGGTGGTGTTATTCGCAAAATTATGCAATTGCGTAGTCGAGAAAAGGCTATTAAATTTATTAAGCATAAATTAATTGAGATTCTGAATGATAAGATTCCTATTTCCAGATTTATTATTGCTAAGACAATCAGATCAGTATATAAAAAGCCTGAACAAATTGCACATTATCAATTAGCCCTGCGCATGGCTGAAAGAGATCCTGGTAATGCTCCCCGCGCAAATGATCGTATTCCTTATGTGTTTGTAAGAATCGATAAAAATGGTATTGAAAAGAAGGATGCTATTCAATCAGAAAGAGTAGAACATCCTGATTGGGTAAAGGAACATAAATTGAAATTGGATTATATGTATTATATCCGTAAACAGATTATGATTCCTGTTTGTCAATTCTTATCACTGATTATGAGAAATCCTGAGCTAATATTCGAGAGAGTAATTGAAAAAGAGTTACATCGCCGCCGTGGTGCTAAGGTATCTAATATTAAACAATTCATTAATAATGTTGATGATTCAGATGATGATATTTCTCCAGTATCAGATGATTTCAAGCCTAAGGAGGTCTCGCAAAAGTGGTGTAAGGATGCAGTTAAATGTGATGTTACCGATTTCTTTCGAACAAGTGCAGAAAAGAAGGATGATGGTGATGATCAAAGTGATAAAGATGCAGATTATGATTTTACCCCAAAAAAGGCCAAGAATAAATTCAACCTTGGAGAATAAATAAAAAATTTATTATTATATTATTAGTTTAAATAACTAATAATTCATTTAATGTTCTTAATAAAAATTGATAGCAATTATTTCTCTAAAATCATCTTACAGAGCTAGTATAATCAAGATCGTTATGGCTAACACAACTGCAACTGATAGAGCATTTATAGAGAGAAAAATTCGAGCTATTACTGCACAATATCCAAATGCAGTAATAATGTATGGAGATATATATCAAATATATTTTAAAATAATAGAATCTGATAATACAATATATTATATTAATTTATAAAAATTGATTGTTAAAGTTCTTGAATAGAACATGCTAGTAATAAGTTTATAGTACATTAAAGAGTGCATTCAAGTACAAGCTGTATCCAAATCCAAAACAAAATGACAATGAAAACTGATTATAAAGGCAATAAAAGATGGTATAATACAAATGGAGAACTGCATCGCGGGAATGATTTTCCTGCTATAGAATATGCAAATGGTGAAAAACATTGGTATGTAAATGGAGAACTGCATCGCGGCAATGATTTACATGCATCTGAATATCCAAATGGGGCTAAATTTTGGTATGTAAATGACGATTTGCATCGTCTTAATGGTTTACCTGCTATTGAACTTGCAAATGGTCATAAAGAGTGGTGGATTTATGGTAAACAATATACATATGAGCAAGTAATTAATTATTACAAAATCTTGACAATATTTAGTAGATATTGTCTGAAAAAGATCAGAATGAGAAGATTAAAAAGATTTAGATGGATTCACAATGAACTGTTATGCATGCCGGTAAAAGGTAGTTATCCAGGTGGTCAGGATTATCATAAAATGGTAAGTTACTTTATGAGTATGTAAAAAATTGATTGCTTGTTTATAATAATAATAATAAATATTGAATACAGTTTGAAAAATTATTCAAGAATAACTTTAGAAACAAAATGACATACTCATATATTAATTTTTTTGGAGATAAAATTTCTCATAATTCCAATGGACAACTGCATACTGGTAATGATGATTTTTCACCAATAATATGGAAAAATGGAAATAAAGGTTGGTATGCAAATGGCAAGCATCATCGTCTTGGAGGATTTCCTGCATACGAATATTATGATGGTACAAAAGCCTGGTACATTTATGGAAAAAGATATACATACGAACAAGTAATTAATTCTTACAAAATCTTAACAAGATTTGGTAGATATTGTCTTAAGAAAATCAGAATGAGAAAATCAGAATGAGAAAATTAAAAAGATTAAAGTGGATTCATGGAGAGCTGTTATGTATGCCTCCTAAAAGTAGTTATCCAGGTGGTCAGGATTATCATAAAATGGTAAGTTATTTTATGAATATGTAAAAATTGATATGATTATATTGGTTAATTATAACTGTAAAACTAAGTAAATATAATACACTCTTGTAATATTTAATAAGATGACAATGGAAACTGATGAATATGGTACTAAAACATGCTGTAATGAAAATGAACAATTACATCGCGATAATGATTTACCTGCAATTGAATGTGCAAATGGTGATAAATCTTGGTTTGTAAATGGACTATGGCACAGGGATAATGATTTACCTGCTGCGGAATATGTAAATGGTTCTAAATTTTGGTATGTAAATGGGAAATGTCATCGTCTTGGCGGTTTGCCTGCCATCGAGTGTGCAAGTGGGGGAAAAAGATGGTATATCTATAATAAAAGATATACTTATGAGCAAGTTTGTAATTATTACAAAACCTTGTCAAGATTTGGTAGATATTGTCTTAGAAAAATTAGAATGAGAAAACTAAGAAGGCTTAGATGGATTCATGGAGAACTGTTATGTATGCCATCAAAAGGTAGTTATCCAGGTGGCCAAGATTATCATCAAATGGTAAGTTATTTTATGAGTATGTAAAAAATTGATTTTTATATTGCTTTAATAGATTATTATAGTAATAGGTTTATAGTACATTAAATATTGCATCCAAGTACACACTGTATCTAAAACAAAATGGCTGTCGAAATTAACAATGCTGGTGATAAAATGTGGTATAATGCAAAAGGAAAATTACATCGCGATCATGATTTACCTGCTATAAAATTAGCAGATGGTAATAAATTCTGGTATAAAAGAGGAAAAGTTCACCGAGCTGGAGATTTACCTGCTGTTGAAAATGCAGATGGAACTAAAGAATGGTGGATAAATGGAAAATTACATCGTGATAATGATTCACCTGCTATTGAAAGAGCAAATGGTGATAAGGAATGGTATATAAATGGAAAATTACATCGCGATAATGATTTACCTGCAAGTGAATATGCAGACGGGCGTAAAGAATGGCATGTAAATGGAAAAATATATCGCGATAATGGTTTACATGCAATTGAATTTGCAGATAGAAGTAAATTATGGTGCGTACATGGGAAAATACATCGCGACAATGATTTACCTGCTATCGAACTTGTAAATGGAAATAAGGAATGGTGGGTAAATGATAAATTGCATAGATTAGGTGGTTTACCTGCCATGGAATATGCAGACGGAGATAGAGAATGGCGGATTTATGAAAAACAATATACATATGAGCAAGTATGTAATTATTACAAAACCTTAAAAAACTTTGGTAGATATTGTTTGAAGAAAATCAGAATAAAAAGACTGAAAAGAGTAAGATTGATCCATGGAGAATTGTTATGCATGCCTCCTAAAGGAAGTTATCCGGGTGGTCGAGATTATCATCAAATGGTAAGTTATTTTATGAGTATGTAAAAAATTGATTAGTATATTGTTTATATAAATAATAAATTAATAATACACTGAAAAGTACAACTTGTATTCAAATACAAAATGACAATGCAAATAGATGAATATGATACTAAAAGATGGCGCAATGCAAAATGGAAAATTACATAGAAACAATGATTTACCTGCTATTGAATATGCACATGGCGGTAAACATTGGTATGTAAATGGAAAATCTCATCGTGATAACGGTTTACCTGCTATAGAAAATACAGCAGGTAAATTTTGGTGCGAACATGATAAATTTCATCGCCTTGGCGATTTACCTGCAGTTGAATATGTTGATGGAGGTGGGCGGTGGTACATTTATGGTAAAAATTACAGTTATGAACAAGTATATAATTATTACAAAACTTTAAAAGGATTTGGTAAGATATTCTTTGAAGAAAATCAGAATGAGGCGATTAAGAAAAGTAAGATGGATTCATGGAGAATTATTATGTATGCCGCCAAAAGGCAATTACTCAGGTGGCCAAGATTATCATCAAATGATAAGTTATTTTATGAGTATGAAAAATTGATTGTTATATTGCTTAGTTATACATAATTATGATTAAGTTAATAATACACAAGAAATACAACTAATTACACTCTTTCAATCCAAAACAAAAATGACAATGGAAACGGATGAATATGGTACTAAGAGATGGTATAATTCTAATGGAGTACTGCATCGTGGTAATGATTTACATGTTATTGAAAATGTTAATGGTAATAAATGTTGGTATGTAAATGGAAACCGTCATCGCGATAATGGTTTACCTGCAATTGAATTTATAGATGGAGAAAAACATTGGTATGTAAATGGAAATCGTCATCGCGATAATGATTTACCTGCCATCGAGTTTGCAAATGGAATGGCTAAATGGTATATATATGGCAAACTCCATCGTCTAGGTGGATTACCTGCGATTAAAATATATGAAAATACGCATTGGTACATTTATGGTAAAAATTACAGTTATGAACAAGTATGTAATAATTATAAAACCTTAAAAGGATTCGGTAGATATTGTCTGAAGAAGATCAGAATGAGGAGATTAAAAAGAGTAAGATGGATTCATGGAGAACTGTTATGTATGCCAGCAAAAGGAAGTTATCCAGGTGGACAAGATTATCATAAAATGGTAAGTTATATTATGAGTATGTAAATATATTGAATTGCAAATAGCACTTATCCAGTAAATTATTACACAATAATGCAAAATTTAATAGACATATATCTATTAATTATTCATTCAATCTAGTAATGTACTAAAATTCATTTAATTAATTTCGCGATTAGTTATATAACTTTTCATAACTGTTTAGTAATGGAGCGTATTATACAGAAATCATCGCTTATTGGGCATCGAGATGAAAATCAGGATACTGAAATTGTATTTGATAACTTAGATGAAAATAGCAGAGATGCGCCAGCAATTCTATTGTTAGGGATATTTGACGGCCATGGCCCTGAGGGGACAATGATGTCTAGGAAAGCAGCAAGTACATTTCGCCGCTTTCTTACCCATCGTAGTATGAGCTATCCATTGCACAGCAAGGATATTCTCACTATATCTAATCGTGTACAGAGTGCTCTTTCTGCAAAACCAGAATCAAAGTCATCTGGAACCACATCATTAATTGTAATTTTCTATAAAAATGAGGAAAATAATTCAATTAGTTTCCAAGTTATTAATACTGGTGATTGTAGAGCTCTATTGAACAGAGATGATATTGGTATTCAGCTTACTCGTGATCATAAACCTGGTTCTTATCAAGAACGCAATAGAATTATGACATTATTTGCACACTACAAGGGTAATAATGAAAAGATTCATAGAACTGCAAAATTAGAATTAGATAGGGCAAATGATTGGAGAATCTGTGGATTATCTGTAAGTCGTGCATATGGGGATCTTGAAGCCACGCCATATGTATCGCATAAACCAGATTGTTTTAGTAATTATAACATAACCTCTAGAGATAGTTTTATAATGCTTGGTTGTGATGGTATCTGGGATGTTTTCAGCAATACAGATATTAGTGATTTTGTAATGGAGAGAATGGTACCTGATTCTAAAACAGGTAGACCTGTATTGAAAGATAAGAATCTAGATGTATCTAAGGAAATCTGCAATGAGGCAATTAAACGAGGTAGTATGGATAATGTTTCATGCATCATTGTATTCATTTAAAATAAGTTTAATGTTATTATATTAAATTTATCATGTTATAAGTCAAAAATATTGATTAGTAATGCGTATCTTAGCTAAATTATTATGTTATTTATCTAAGTTAATATGTCTTTCATTATTCCTCAGTGTAATAATCAGTTTCAATTATTAAAAAAACTTCCAGAGTGTTTATTTAGAAAAGTATTAACTTTTTTAGATTGTGATAATTTAGTATTAATTTGCAAAAATCCTTATACTGAAAAATTCTTTAGAAAAGCAATTAGCGGATCAAATGCAATATGCCTTTATGATAAAAATGATATAATTTTTAGAATAATAGATGGTGATGAAAGCCAAATTATATATAATCATGAAATACGACGAAATCGTCTCGAAGAATACATGTGTTATAAATGTAAAAAATGTCTGATTGATAAACCCGGAATTGTTTGTTATGGATGCAAATATTCAAATGATGGGAAAAATATAAATAAATGTGATCATTGTTTTCAAGAAGGTTATCCATTAATTAAAATACCAAATTGTATAAATACACAAAGAATGATTAAATATCGAGAAAACACTTATATTGAAATAGAACTTAAGCGCTATGGTTATAAATGTTGTTACAAAACTGTATGTATGTATGGATGCATATTTAAATGCAATGGAATTATTAAAAAAGACAATAAATATATTGTTTGTGAAAAAATGTATTATAATAAAAATGATAATAATACTAATATTATTCCATATGGATATTTTAAGGATGATCCTACTAATATTCAGTGTACAGAATGCATGGGTAATACAGCAAAAGAACATGGGAAAATCGTAACAACAATGTTCACACAATTAACAAATATGGTACAACATTGTACTAAATGTTTTAATCCGGATTGTATCGATTCATTATGTGATGGAAAATGCGATGTATGCAAAAGTAGTAAATATCGTATTTATATTATTTCAACATGCAGTAAATGTATAATGAATAATTCTAAAATTATATGTTCTCCTAAAAAAATATGTTATAATTGTATTAAATGTACAAGTTGTAATTGTGGATATTTAAATGTAAATGGTAATCTTTCTTCAATGAGCATTCCATCATACATTCTTACAAAAGAAAAATTCATGTGCGATGATTGCAATAGCTATCAAGTTGCTGAAAATGGCCATAATGATAAAACAGAAACAAATATTATTAAATATGATAAAATAAAAAATTTATTTCATGATTGTTCTTAAATGTATTATTATAATATCAACATTCAGCTTTAATTTATGTACTCGAAAAATTGAAATCATTATCACCTGATTGTGACAAATAAATTAACATTTTATACTACACTTTCTGCTATCTCACACTCAGCATTTCAGACAACTCAAAGACTCTTTCACACTTAAATCCAAGCATAATTATGGCGGCTTGCAATGAAATTGACACCTGCAAGTGTCCTGTGTTCAATGTAACAAAAATCACGTTCAAAGAGCATCCTAATCATGCCTACACTGGCGAGATTAAACATAACTCAGTTCCACATGGCCAAGGCAAACTCATCACTACCGAGGAAGAAGGATGTAATATGATCGGTACCTGGAAGTCAGGCAAGCTCATCAAAGGAGTTATTCGCTCCGCAAATGGTCATCGCTTGGATGGAGAATTCAGGTATGGGAAGATAATCAAAGGTACTATTAATTATGCAGATGGATCTCGTCAAGAAGGAGATTTCCAGGATGGTACGATGCTCAAAGGTACCATTAATCATGCAAATGGCACTCGCGAGCATGGAGAATTCAAGGATTGGTGTCTCATCAAAGGTACTATCAATCGCGAAGATGGCACTCGATATGATGGAGATTTCCAGGATAGAAAGCTCATCAAAGGTACTATCAATTTTGCATCTGGCACTCGCGAAAATTATTTAAATGGCGTATTTGTCAAAGAAACTATTAGTCATGCAGATGGGGCAGAATCTCGAAAGAGACAACGATGCTCATCTCCAGCATTATCATCAAGTCAACAAGCAGCGGCATCATCAATGTCTGTGGAAGATGCTGCAGATCTCATGATGGATTTTTTTCAGATTCCAAAGTAAAACTAAAAAAAGGATTAATTTAAGCATTCATTTACACATCATTTATATATTATTTCATAATATATAAAATTCTTAGTTATTGAGGTATTTTAAAAAATTGAAATGAATTTTAGTTGATGATGACTAATAATCAATAATTAATAGATTACAATCTCGGCTGCTCCAAACAGCATTCCAGACAACTCAAATACTCTTTCACACTCAAATCTAAGCATATTCATATCATGGCGGCCTGCAATGAAATCGATACATGCAAGTGTAAAGTGTTCAAGGTAACAAAAATCACACTAGAAAAATATCCTAATTTTGCTTACACTGGTGAAATAAAGCATGACTTAGTACCGCATGGGGAGGGAAAACTCATTGGCGAAGAAGGACGTAGCATGGTTGGTACCTGGAAGTTTGGAGAATTTATTAAAGGTGTCATACATCATACTAATGGCGATCGTACTGAAGGTGAGTATCAGAATAGAAAGCTTATTAAAGGTGTTATTAATCATGCAGATGGTACTCGCAGATATGGAGTATTCAAAGATAATACGCTTATTAAAGGTATTGTTAATCGTGCCGATGGCACTCGTGCAGAAGGAGAATTCAATAATAGAAAGCAGCTAATTAAAGGCACCATTCATTACGAAGACGGTACTCGCGAGCATGGAGAGTTCGATGAAGGAAAACTTGTTAAAGGTACTATTAATCATGCAATTGGTATTCGTGCTGAAGGAAAATTTGAAGATAGAAAACTACTCAAAGGTATTATCAATCGAGAAGATGGAGCTCGTGCAGAAGGAGAGTTTAATGATGGAGAATTACTTGAAGGTATTATTAATACTGCTGATGGTGCTCGATACGATGGAGAATGGACTAATAAAAATTTCATTAAAGGCACTATCAATAATAATGATGGTACTCGTTATCATGGAGAGTTTGAGAATGGATATCTCATTAAAGGTACAATTAATGCAACCACAGGTACTCGCAATGATGGAGAATTTAAGAATGGATATCTCGTTAAAGGTATTGTTAATCTCAGAGATGGTTCTCGCGGTGAAGGAGAGTTTAAAGATGGAATGCTCATTAAAGGAGCTGTCTTCTATGCGAATGGCACTCGCGATGAAGGAGAAAGAAAGAACGGACATCTCATTAAAGGTATTGTTAATCTTGCAGATGGATCTCGATATGAAGGAGAGTTTTATGAAGGAAAGTTTATTAAAGGAGTTTTCAATCGAAAAAATAATACCATACAAAAAAAAGAGAAAATCTCACAGGAGATTCTATAAATAATCTAAGTAAAATTCATTTACATATCTCATCGGTCTATGATTTTATTTTAAATACATAATATTTAAAAGTAAATAAATTAATAATTTTTTATATTTTATCTGGTGCACGACGTCCATTTGCTAACTCGAATGGTACCCATTTAGCAGTATTCTTGTCCAAGTAACAACGAGCTAATAAAGTATCTGAGTCACGCTTACCACTCTGTTTAAACATGGCAACACACATGGCACTGATTGTAATAGATGGTATTCCTGCCAAACCAATATTTGTACGAACTCCTTTCTTATCACTAGCATACAATTGATATACATCCTGGATAGTTCCTTTACATACCTCTAAAATAGCCATACGACTATCCTTGGGCACAGAGAACTTCTCTTCTGGCTTCTTCATTACTGGTTCTGCATCAATGAAACTCCATCGTGTTCCACTTTTAGGAGGCATAAATACTAATCCCTTAGTTTTCCATGGGATATGCTCTGTTCCTTTCTCAACCATCTTTCGCAGTTCTGACATTGGGGTTCCAGTTTCAATAGATATCTCAAAACTTTTAGAGAGAGGGACCATCTTTAATTTACGTTCAACACAATCTTTCAATCTTATCATCTTATCAAGCCAATTAATACGACTCATATCCTCGCCACATAACATATGTACATCTTGCATAATAAATACTTGTTTAGAATCTCCATCCTTATCAGATTTATCTGATACCATTTGTCCTTCAATTATTGTTCCATCATACATACTCATTTCTGCTTCGAGAGAAAATGCAATAAATCTTGGATTTCTATGAAATATTTTAGAACGTTGTAAAAAGAATGAATATCCAATATTATTCCGTCTGGTAAAAACCATTGCCCATGATGCCCCTACAGGATTCCATATTGCTCGATGATTCGCCAATTTATCAATATCTTCCCTAATTTCAAGAGGCACTGTTTTAATACGATGCCATTGTACTGATCGTCCTACATCTGTTATTAAAGCCTTCTTAAGATTAGCAACCTTAGTTGCAGATATTGTATGTTTATCATTGTCAGTATCCATATGGTTATTAAGTAATGGTTTACTATTTATATATCTCTGAGCTTTTAGACACATATTCAATATTTATGCAATTTTAATAGGTAGAATATTCAGATGCATATGTGTCAAGTGGCCCAATTGCTGAATCCGAGATCATTTTAATATCTCTTCCTTTTGAAATATCGGGAGCTCTAGTGAGATTATCATATATATCTGCAATACTAGAACCTACATTATCTTCTTCCTTAATGTAATCATTCATTTCTTCAACATATTCAGGGACAAGATTATCAATTTCATCATTAATAGCATCCAAGTTATCCTCATTATTATCCTTGGGCAGGATATATTCATCCTTATTATTGTCCTTATAATCAGATTCATCATCATATTTATCCTCAACTATATCATCATCTGAATCAGAAATAGGAGTTTTCCATTTAACATTCCTAGGAGAACTAAATAATTTAGGATATTTATATTTGTGTCTTAGATATGGTATAATATTGGCTACAATTAGACATACAATAAATAATGATAGTAATCTAACAGCATTCTTCCAACACATTCTTAACAATGCATAAGTTATTCTAAATTATAACTTATTTTTAATTTCAATCATTAAATTTAATGATCATGGCTTCAATAGTTTTACCATCATCTATTTTTTCAACAATATTCATTTCATATAAATTTCCTAAATTTAAATTATCACAATAATCAAGATTTTGCATACATTGTATAATTTTAAAAGCTTTCTTAATATTATTACATTTAAATACAATACCTTCATTGATTTTCATTTCTGCAAGAATCTTTAAAATAATATCTGTATCGCGATGTCCAAAATGATAAATTCCATCACCATTTACTGAATCTATAATTGCAAGCGGCATAAATGATCCAGAATTCTCTCCAAATATTCCTTTATAATCATCTTTCATAAATTCATTTGGATATGTTCTATCGTATCCAACTTTCCATGTTTTATTAATATTACATCCACCATTACATTTATGCTCATCAGATGTTAATATACATGTCTGTTCTCTAATAATATCCAATGAAAGATTATAATTAGTTTGATCATTTGTAATTACATTTATAAAAGCGCCAAGATTCAAATAATGGCGCACAATTCTACTAGTATAACTAGTATTAATAATAATGTATTCGAATTGAGGAGATGAGATTTGTAATAAATTCTCAGACATATTAAATTTATATATTAACTAATATATGATAATTTTTCATCATATATCAATTTAGAACTGATTTGCTGCCATTGGTTCAACTTCAAGAGGATAATTAGACATTTGATGGCCTATTTGATTTCCTGTCATTGGCATTCCATTTCCTCTCCAACCATTTGACTGTGTTGCAGGAACTCCATAGCCCATCGGGGCGGCGGTAGGTGGTGTAAAATAATTTGGATCTTGTGCTGGTACCTTAAAATCACTTGCAAGAACAGCTGGTTTTTCATCATTGCGACAATAGCGCCAGCGATAGTATAAGAAAGCAGCAAGTGATAAGATTAGAATTAATCCCCATTTATTTTCAATACCCCATTCCTTCCACGCAGATAATGTATTTATTGCTACTATACTGGCCCTCGAACTAGCATTTACAGGTGCGCGGGGCTTCGATGCCATCAATTTTAACAATTGGCGCTTAAGCCCTGCATCAATAATATCAGGTTCACTTGCAGTTGGTTCTTTAAGAAAGCTATTCATTGTGCCCGTCTGGTTGATCTCAAGAAATTTGTATCTTAAAAGCACAATTGAGATATATAATGACACGATTATTTGGTAAATATGAAATAGAGGAAAAATTGGGTCATGGGAGTTTTGGCAGAGTATATCGAGCCATAGATGTAGAAACTGGTATTAAATATGCAATAAAAGTAGAAAAAGTATTAGATAAAAGAAATACAATGAAACGTGAATTAGAAATTTATAAACATATTGACGGCGAAATGAAATATATTCCAAAAATTTTTTACTATGGTCGCGGCAATGTTCATAAAGATGCTATTACTGGGAGTAAATATTTTCATCAGTATTTGGTGATGGAGCTTTTAGGATCATCATTATCAACAATGCGCGAAAACAAGGGTGGATCTGTTTCATGGAAAACTTTAGCACGCATTGCCATGCAAACTATTACAATACTACAAGAATTTCACAGTCAAGGTTTTGTTCACAGAGATATAAAACCGGATAATTTTGTTCTTGGATTAAATGATAAGGCCGGTATCGTACATATGTTAGATTTTGGACTTTCTAGACGCTGGGAGGATTTAATTGATAAATATACTCAAAATGATGAAAGCTCTAGTTCAAGTTCAATTGTTGGTACAGCAAGATATATGAGTATAAATATACATTATGGTAGAGTTTATGGCTGGAGAGATGATATGGAGTCTTTAGGATATGTTTTAATATATATGTTGACAGGTTCACTACCTTGGCAAGGATTAAAGGCACCAACTAAGAGATTGCAAATGAAAAATATCCTAAAAATTAAGGAAAAATCAAAAAAATCATTAAGTTTATCATTACCACCTGCATTATCTAAGTATATGCAATATTGTTGGAATTTAGAACTTGGAACTCAGCCAGATTATGAATTTTTATGGGAATTATTTCATGGAACTCTTACTGTTTAATTGTAAAATACATCTATTATACAATTTTTATATAAAATACACAAAATCTCATGAATAAAAACTCTCTTATAGCAGTAGAATAGCAATGCCTCGTATCGGTAATGTCAGTCTTGCTTCGCGACAGCGCGATGTTATTAAGTATGGGAGACTCCTAAGAGGGCTCAATTCATCTCAATTTGGGGGTGGGGTATTAGGTGATACAAAGAAGCGTATTATGGAGTTTAAACTCATTGGGAAGATGAGTAAGGCCGTAAATGGACTGCAGGTAGCACTCAAGGATACTGCTAAAAAGACAGGTTCTGTATTTTCTTCTTTCTTTAACATGTTCCGCAGCACCCCTTCTAAGAAAGATGAGAATCAGCTTGGTGGGGGGAATGAAAAAGAACTTAATGAACTTAGAGATGCTCTGTCAGAGCATACATCAGAGAAAATTAAACAATTACTTAAAATTGATGATAAATCGCGAGATGCAGTTAATCAGTTATTGAGACAAGATCATTTCAGAGGATTATTCTTTATGCATGTCACAGATGATATTTTCCAATTACCAGAGAAAAAAGAATATTATATTTCTTGGAGGAATTCAGTAGAATTAGCTGGATCGGATGAAGTGAAAAGTATTAAAAAATCATTTGATGAATTAACTGGACAATATATGGCTGTTCCATTAAATGGAAATATCAATGGGAGTCCTTTTAGCGCAGATGAACTTGAGAAAGCCAATAATTATATTAAAATTATGGCAAAACTTATTTTCCCAAGAATTTTTCACAATGATGAATCGGGAAAGAGTATTTCTATCTTAGTATCACCAGATGATGTTGAAAAGGCATATGAACAAATTATCAGTTATACTAATTCAACACATGCGGCAAGGCCCAAATTTATTAGTAAATATATAGCATTTGTACAAAGAACACTTGATTTATTAAATAGTACTAATGTTAAATCAGTGGATGAGCTGAAGGAAATTCTAGCCAAAGAATTTGAGGATTTGGAAAAGACTAAACAAGAATCATTATTTTCTAAATCTTTCCCATCATCTAATCATGAATCAGGATATGACAGTGATGATGAACAAAAAGAGGATAGTGGTGAGCAGAGAAGTGAACAAAGTGATAGATCACAACAACCTTGGGCGGTAGTTGGCATGCCAGAGGACTGGAATAAGAAAAAGGTTAATACATCTGAAAGACAAGATGAGGATCAAAAAGAGCATAGCGGCGAGAACAGAAGTGAACAAAATTATAGATCACAACAACCTTGGGCGGTAGTTGGCATGCCAGAGGACTGGAATAAGAAAAAGGTTAATGAATCTGAAAGTCAAAATGAGGATCATGAAGAACAAAAATATGAGCAGAGAAGTGAACAAAATTATAAATCACAACAACCTTGGACAGTAGCTGGTATGCCAGATGGATGGGATAAGAAAAATGTCAATGTATCTGAAAGTCAAAATAAGGATTTATTTGATGATGGCGAAGAGCAAAAAGAGGGGCAATTCTCACAAAAACAATCCCGCTCGCAATTTGATACATCCGCTGATCAAGGTGAAAAAAAGAATTCTGCATTTAACATGGATTCTGATGAAGAAGCAGTGGCAGAAAGAAGAAGAGCAGTAAGAGAAGCAACAGAAAGAGCAAGAGCGGAAGAAAAAGCAAAAGAGGGCGCAAAAGAAAGAGCGAAAGAAAGAGCAAACTTAGAAGAAAGCGCAGCAAAGTGGAAAGTAGATGATGAAGCAAGGAAAGCGAGAGAAAGAGCAGCACAGTATAAAGCTGACGACGAAGCAAGAAAAGCAAGAGATGATGCAGAAGAGGCAGCAGAAAGATTAAAAGATGAAAGAGAAGAAGCTGAGAGACTTGCGAAAATCAAAAGAGCTGAAGCAGAAAGAGAAGCAAGATATGAAAGAGAAAGAAAGGAGAAAGAAGATGAAAGATTAAGAATTGAAAGAGAAACATCATTATACAATGAAACAATTGCAAAACAGAAAGCAGCGAGAGAAGTTACTGTAGCTGATGGCAATGATTTAGATGATGATTCGGACAATGGTGGTTATGATAGTGATGCAGAATTTGCTGCCATGAGATTACGGGCAAAAAAAAGAGAAGAAAGATCTGCTGCAAGAAAAGCACAACAATACTCAGATGAAGCAGAAGAAACGAAATCGAGTTTAGAAACAGAAATGGCCGCAGCAGACCAAATAAAAGCAAAAACACCTGAAGAATTGAGAGAACAAAGAGAGAGTGAATTTAATGAAAGATTAGCAGAACTTGAGTTAGAAAAACAAGCAAGAGCAGAAAAAGTAAAGGCATCTTTTGGCTTCTTTGGCGATAGTGCAGAGGATACACATGATAATATTAAATCATTAAAATCAAAATCTCAATTAGGAGGCAGAAAAGCTAGAAAATTATATCTTGCATAAATCTTAAGATTTAAATTATTATGAAAAATTAGTTTTCATAATATATGTTTATAATTTACCTCCAAAATACACAACACGGCATTTATTAACAGTGGCATCATCAATTGGATTAGCAACGATCTCATCAAAATTACCATCATCCAGCATTCTTAGAATAAAGTTAATAGAGTAAACTCCGCATTCAGTATCCTTGTATTGAAATTTAGCATTATTTTCTTTATAAATAGGTTCAATGTTATGTTTCTTAAATACTGTTTTGAAACGAGAAAGCAATGATCGAATTCTAGATCCTGGTGGGTCTGAAACAGAATCAAAAAATGCAATTATTCCAGTAGTTGCATCAGCATAAGCAGATATCCAATGCTGTCCAGACTTATTACTTTCATCTGTATTAAATACAATGCCGAAACGTTTTTTACCTTTTAAAAGCATAGATTCAATATATTCTGACGGAATACCTTTGTATGGCACCTGTCTGTTTCCAATATCATCCCATTTATCAAAATCAGCCGGTACTGCCCCAAAAAAGTAAAAATCATCATAAGCTTGTTCATACTGTTTCATTACATTATCAATATTAGTAGTACCAAGCCACTTAAATTGTCCACCAGGTCCATGTGGTCTAATTGTATCTTTAACTGCTTCATTTTTCTCATTTGGTTTCATTAATTTAATAAAATCTTGCGCAAGCCAACATCTTTGATCGGTACACAGAGTTTCAAATCTTTTAGCAATTTCAATTAATAAATATTTACGATAAGCTCTTTCATTATCTATATTGCCATCTTTAATAGGATTTTGAGGATTTGTTGCATTATAGGCTCTAGCCATTTCTATAAGAACTTTTAATGTGAAACAACTTCCATCAACATACTCTTTTCCAGGGGCACATGTTAATTCCACTTTATTAGGTTTCTGCGAATCTATGCTTACCTCACTTACATTTAGTTTAGTAAATGCATCACATTTAAATTTACTTTTATTTCCACCTTTCTTGGTTTTTTTACTCTGAGACATCTTATTAATACTTGAGAATTTTTCATTAATCTGATTCATCCTCCGTTATTAAGTAAATACGTCCTTTTCTATGTACCCCAATTCTATCTGCTTGATATTTAGCACGATCACTGCGACTATGTTTAGCTGGTAATGGTTGACTTGTACCAGATCGATAACGATACACATTTGATCCAGTTAGACTCATCCAATATCTGGTCCCTTGAACAGTTCTCAATTCAACAACACCATCATTTTTAAGATCATCCTTTTCAACTTCATCCTTATCAGAATCTCGCTTTGATTTTGGTGGTACCTTCTTATCATTCTTAGGCTTATTGGGTCCTCTATTAGAGATAAATCCTTTTCGTCCACTCATTCTTTTATATTTGTGTATATTTACTCTAATTATCAATTAGAGTAAAGGAAATTCATATCAATCTTTTCAATATTTTCAATATTTTCAATCACTATCATTTACAAGAGATGTGAGATCATTCATATTAAATACAATAGTATCTTGATGTTTTACATAACGAGACTTATTACTGGCAAGTTTTGAGCGCAATTCATTAGCATATGAGCCTCTACGATTATCATTCATTAGACGGTCTGCAACTTTCATCATATCAGCCTCTGTCATACTTTTCTTTGAGGTTGAATATTCATACCATAATTTAGCTTCCTCTAAGTGTTTTCTAAACCATAAAACATATGACCATGTTTTTAACAATCTAGGATAGGTTTTGCGAAACCACTTATTATTTTTTGTAATAAGTTCACAATGATCCTTATCAAGTCTCCAATATATTACTTTATGATAATCAAACATGCGCCCTTCATCCTCCTCATTATCTTTATAAAGTTTACCACCTTGCATTTCAATTTTCTTTTCAGCTATCCATTCTTCTAGATTTTTCTGGCTCATTCCAATACTCGGAGGATATAAATATTTAGCTTCATATTGACAAAATTGATTCTTTTCAACCTTATCCCTCGGCAGTAATTCAATTACAAGACCCATTTCCATTCCAGTAAGTACAGACATACCATTAATATCTATTTCCCTACACCAGTCTTCCCGACTTAATTCAGTTATTTTACATTGCCAGAAATCACATTCATCTAGACTACAGCATTCTAATTGGAGTTGAACCTGTACCCAATAATAATGCGGGCATATATCCCCATCAACATCTCCCTCTGTTAATATTTGACGCTGGACTACACATTTAATTTCAAGCATTCTTCCAACGAGTGGAGAGTAACCACCACTTCTTCTTTTTTCAGAACAAATTCCATCTGGACTAGCTCCTACTACTTTTCCCTTAGGATGTAGGATTAATCCAAAATTCTTAAGAACCACATCTTTGCGTCTTTCATAAATCATTGCCGCAATATCTTCATATTTACAACCATGATGCGTATTTGCATTTGCAGTAAATGTATCATTTATCCCACACTTGGCTAGGATAAAATTAGACATCTTCTCATATTTACATTCTCCAATAGATGTGGCACCAGAACTCGCAGTAATAACTTTCATACGATCAGCAAACCATCCGGGTGTTTTCTGCGCATGCTGTGGCAGAGATTCTAGGTGTCTAATAATTTTCTCATAATGTTTAAATTTTTCTATTTCTTTCTTTGTAAACACTGGCAAAGAAACTGGAACATCTGGATAATTATCTACAATTGCCAATACAGGTATATGCTTAAAACGATCAATTAAATCATTAATTGCATCGATTACAATAGATCTTTTTAAAAGAGGTTGTTTGGCACATATCCTTAAAGATAATTTTGCACAATCCTTCTTTTTTGTTGGATCTAGACCGCGAAATAGATTAGAATTTACTAACTTTAACAACTGAATATACCAAATTGCATCTCCAATCAACATCTCTTATTTATACTAGGATTGTAATTGCAGACGAGACTTGTATTATAACAACTTTTTGAGCCTCTAGACCAGTTAAATTAATATAATTTATATTAATTTATTAAATTTAATCATCTGAACTTTCATCATCAGATGACTCTTCTTTATCAGAACTGTCACTGTCATTATCTGAACTATCTTCATCTGATGATTCTTCATCAAGAATACCTTTTGGGAGATTTTCAACAGCTGTTACCTCCATGATATTTGCATCATAAATAATATCCTTAACTCGTAATTTCTTACGTTTTAATAAATCGAAAATAGCATCTAATTTTTCACTAATAACTGCAGGATCGCAACCTTTAGTAACAAGATATTGTCGTAGTTTAATTATTTTATGCGTATCTAGCATTCTTCCCCATGGTTTCCTGTATGCAAGTTCATCAACATCATCAAACATATTTGGTTTAATTTCGGTATTTGTTTTATCAATCTTTGATGTTATATTTTTCACCCAATAATCATGAAATGCGGCCAAACGCTCAATTGCAATTTTTCTTTCAGCAAATCCCTTTTTACTTTCTTTATGAAAATATTCCAAAATATGTATTTCTTCTAGTTGCAATCTTTTAATAACACGATCAAATATAAGAATTTCGAGAGGAGTCATTGTGCTGTATTAGTATAATAGTAACTTGCTATTAGACTAATTAATCAATTTTTTAGGAATTATCATTAATCAATCTAGCTCTTCTCGCCATACTTGATTAACCGAGGGCCCACAGTTCTCTCGGCACGATGGGCATTGTGTTGATTGAGTAAACCATTGCGATGCACATGGGGAATCATGGATTTTATGAGAACATCTCGGAGTAATTACATATTTTTCACCAACCTCAATATCGCACATACAAATAGAACATTCAGATGATACAGCTCCTTCTTGTAATGTTTCTCTTGTAAAACTAGCCAGGGCAGATGCAGCAAGCCCTCTTGGCACATCGCGCTGTACTTCTGGTATGTTTAATTCTGCATCATCCGTTGCTAAAGTAGCAGTGCAAAAACTTTCTCTCCCAGTATTATTTACTTTACGCACAGTAAATATTTTATTTAACCCATCTCTGCGCATTGGAGGAGCAGCTTTCCAACATTTTCTTATATTTTCATTACGATGGCGTTGGAGAAATCCCCCAAGATTACTAATAATTGCTGGATTATTAAGCGGTTCCGCTGATCTTACTGGCGCAGGAGGGAAAATACTGTTCATAAATCTGTTTTCAATAACCCCATTATCCACACCAATATTAGGAAGACGGCTAAGTACATTATTGCCAAGCTGTATATTTACAGCTTGAGAAAGTCTACTTGCAGGACCTCTTTGTGCTAATATTTCACCAGATATCAAATTATTTAACATATTCACTGCCTCCTGGTTAAAATTGGCATCTTGTAAAAGTTGAAATTCTCTGCTATTGCTGTTCATCTTAGTAGTAGTTATTCTTATTACTCTAGATATTATTTATGATAAATAATATCGCATCAATTTTTAATGATGAAACTATTAATTATAGTACTAATATTTACTGGTTTAATGGTTGGTTTTGCCTTAAAATATAAAAATTTCCTATTAGAGCGAAAAACAACACCATATAATACACTTATAGATGATTTTGAAAATAAATTTGGAATATTTAAAAGATATAATTATCAGGCATATCAAGAGGCACTTGATTATTTAGAGGCATTTTATTCTATGCAAGCTGTAGCTAGCAGTTATCAACTTTATTCAAATGCAGAGGATATGTATCGTGGATGTTTAAATGCACTACAATCCATTGTTATTTCTGTTGACGATAGGCCATTTTTGAATGTCTTGCAGGAAAATATATCGTTGCTCGATGCAGAATTACAACTTGTACTTTTAGAATATCGTGATAAATTGGAACCACTAGAAATCACTACATCATGGAAAGTTTTAGCTTCTCCAGATGAACCAAAAGCATTCAAATATCCAGAATTAGCCGAAAATGACGCATATAAATGGTTCATTTAATTTATATTAATGTTCTTATCAAAAAATTGAAATTTCAAATTCCTGATAGTGTTATTTATATATAAAATTTATATAATCAACCCAGTCCATACAAGCCATTTGTACCTTCAGAAGCACCTCATCTCTTGCCTTCCAACTCTCTTTCCCCTGCCAGATGTCTCGCTATAACTTTCAGAATCAGCGAACGTCAGTAGATGAGGAGATCATCGCATCACTGCAACAGAGAATCTCTTTTCTCGAACTGAGAAATGCAGAACTGTCAAACACTGTTCAATTCCAAAGAATCATGCTTCAGCGAGATGTAGTGGAAAGATCTCAATCATCGAGTTCTCTATCGCAAGTGATGGCGCAAGCATCAAGACCTCAGGTGGTGCCTCAGGTGATGGCGCAAGCATCAAGACCTCAGGTGGTGTCTCAGTCCTCAAGACCTCAGGTGATGGCGCAAGCATCAAGACCTCAGGTGATGGCGCAAGCATCAAGGCCTCAGGTGATGGCGCAAGCATCAAGACCCCAGGCGTCTCAGTCTCCGAGACCTCAGGTGGTATCTCAGTCTCCAAGACCTCAGGTGATGGCGCAAGCGTCAAGACCTCAGGCGTCTCAGTCTCCAAGACCTCAGGCGGTATCTCAGTCTCCAAGACCTCAGGCGGTATCTCAGTCTCCAAGACCTCGAGATCTGCCAAATTTCGAGAATATCGATATCGATGCTGATATCCTGCGCACATCCATCGAAAATGGATGGCTGGCTATCTATGATCCGCATGCAGTTGTGGGGGCAAAGGTGGATGATAGTTACAGTGACGGTAGCCTGGTGATCGGTGTGAGCATGGTGGCAAGCCCCCCAAACTCCAATGGCGATCGCCTCATCACAACGATCCCGTGCTGTTCTGCGATCGCTACATACCAGTGTGCAGCAAAGGTACCTATCCAAACAGATCGAGGAGTGCGCATGGTTCATCCTTTCGACAGCATGGGATTTTTGAGCCCTTGGGCGATCTACAAGTACATGTGCATACTCGGAGGATGGTCTGGTCTTTCTGCAGGACGCATGCCGGAGGCAGTGCACATCGAGCGAATGGCCAATTATCTTGATGCCAAGATCACCTGCATCTGCATTGGCTACAACAAAAAAGAGGAGCTGTGCATCAATATGGATCCTCCTCTTGGGAAGCTGCGCGGTTATTCAGTGCATGTCAAGATTGTGCTCAGTGGCAATCACTACATCACCAACAACGATGGTTCTGGAAATCTGAACCTTCGCCGCATCACACTCGAGAACCATGCATAAACATTGTGTGTCATCTGAGAGAAAGGATTCTCTTGCATCTGTGTAACTATTCCTTGCATTTTTCCTTTATTGTTTGCATTCATTTTACATTGATCAACATCAATGTAAAAATTATTATAATATTAATTATTCTAATAAAGAATTAACTAACCATATCATTAGTGCAACTGAAATACATAATATACCTAAATAAAACAATCGTCTCTGCGCAAATATCCCGCCATCCTCTTTTTGTCCAGACACCATATTAAATATCTGCTGTGTGCCATCTTGCATTAGTTCGCCAATTGTTAAATCAGTCAATCCTTTTGTCTCTATTTCATCTAATTCACTATTTAATACTCCAAGTTGGGCATCCTCCTTGGCCTTTATTTCTGCATCATATTTAGCCATCACAGTATCAAATTCAGTATTAAATTTCTTTGAATCTGTGGCATATTTATTTGCATCAACTCCCTCATATGTCTGGTCAGTTAAATTGCCTGATCTAGTATTACTCATATGTACTATAACCTTTATTGCGGAAAAATTGATATAAACTCTATATCCTTATAAAGAATAGAAAGCAATCAGTCAAATATCACCATGTTGTTCCTAAAATGCCCAGCTTGTGGAGCCGTTCTCGGCCATATCCAGATCATTTATGAGCTCTATATGCGGAAAATAGATACTCTTAAGCTTACACGTGAGGAAAAGGATGATCGTAAAGCTGAACTTGCAAGAATGTTAGTTCGCGATTTCTGCTGCAGAGGTCTTCTATTATCATTCGTCGATATTGCAAGTATTGCATCATAAATGAAATTAAATAATATATTATAGAAAATACTAATATTTTCTATATTTAATTTAAATTAAATAATACTTTTTATGGCAGGTAGACCATAGGATAACACTTTTCCAATACCACGTGTTTTTCCCTCACAGAACAAAAATGATGCACCGATTTGTAGACATTCTTGACGTTTATAAAATTTAAATCCAACAATTTTCTTTTCACCAGATCGTATAAATTCACCAGCTGGGATATACATTGATGCGGCTTGTCTGATATTTAAACAATGAATTACTGCCTGATAGCGTTTAACTACTTCAATACCACCTTTATTTTGATAATGATTTGTAATTGATATTGCATGATTTAATACTGTAATTTCGGCTGTAAAGTCGCGAGTCGAAACAGCATCCTCTTTACGACATACAGCCACAATTCCTATGCGCAACTGAGATTTCTTTTTAATTTCAACACATGCAATGGATAAACATCCTGTCTGGCCATGCGTCATCTGTGAAATAGGTTCTCGGAGATTATTATGAATTCCTTTAATACGAATTTCATGCCAAATTGCATCACTACCAAACGGACCAAGGATTAGTTTATCACCAATTTCGATTGTTTTTCCTCTTAATGTACCTGAGATGATAAGCCCGATTCCATCCTTCCAATAGCGGGCCTCTACGAAAAACATACATGAAATTGTAGAATTTACTGGATTATCATAAATTGGATTTACTCGTGGTGTAAGATTTACAATAATATTTCGCAGTAAATTAATATTAAATCCAGATTTATTTGATGTAACAATAATTGGAACAAACTTAGTACCTGACATCATCTTTAAGATTTTAACTGTCCATGGTGAAAGGAGTGCATCAGTTGTGCGCCCATCTACCCATACTGGTTGATAGCTAAGACTTCTCAGTAAATCAACGATATCCTTACGAGTCTTATTATACTCTGGATTAATAGCTAGAGCATCCTTACATGCGCATTTAGGAGTATCACAAGTACAATTGTATGATGCTGAATCAATAGTACCTGTACACAGATCACGTTTACTCATTACAATAAAAAATGGAATACTTAATTGATGTAAAACATTAATGTGTTCAGACGTAATAGAATTTGCATAACTGCCACCCTCTAATCGATTAATACCCATGTTTGAACCTGCCACAACCATTCCATAATCAATTCGATGAGCTGTTATACCATATAATGTGGTGCGAATGTAAGCTAAATGGCCACATAAATCTACCATTGTGACAATGCGTCTTGAGCCATCTGGCATTGGATGTTTAATGTAATTATAACTGACAGATGAACTACGCCCAGTTAATTTTTCATGGGGAAGTTTTAAGACATTTCTTCTTGCACTACCATCACCATCATCTAAATCTCCTGTCATTAATACACCCACGCTACTGGATTTACTTGAATTAACATTACCGCCGACTGCGATTCGCAAATGGCTATCTTCAAGTTTTACAGATTCATTTTGTATATTCGTCATATTTAGTTGTTTAAAATAAATATGTTATAATAGTTTAGGCTTTTTTATAATTAGTGTTCTATTAACTTTTCAAATACTCTGTAATATAGGCAAAATGATGGATTATTTACACTATTTAATCTTTCGATTGAATTAGCATTGAGAGTTTTTATATTTGTATGTTTAATAATATTAAAGTTATTATCATTTGGATACAATTCTACTATTATTATTGGAATCTGGACAATTTCATTATGATTTATATTTAAATAATTTTGAATAGTTCCTTCAAAAGTTATACCTAAATATCCTCCGAATTCATCTATTACTTTATCGCGCACATCATTCAAATATGCAGGATCATCGCGTAGTTTTACTTGGTCTGTTAAGTATTGTTTTTATGTAATTGAGTTTAAAAAATTGATGCAATTGTTAATTAACCGGTGGTTTTATATCAAAACAAGTATCAAATCTAATAAATGTCACAGCAAGAACAAGTTAATGGATCCAGTCTTCAGCTTCAGGAGGGGAGTGGCTTATGGTCATCTCCATATACAGGGGGGGATAGTCCAAAGCAACTGGATGTAAAAACTTCAATTTCTGAGGCACTTTCTAATTATATTGGTAATCCACAGGCTCAAGCTGCCAGTGAAAATAAATCAATTAATAATGATTCTCAGAGGATTCTAAATAGTCCTCTTGTTTCATCTGCGAATCCATTCGCAGGGAGATTTTCGCCACGCCTACTATCTCGGTACATGGATAATTTATCATTAGATAATAACAATACTATTGTTTCTAGTAATGTACAAAAAACTGTGTGGCAGCGCATTAATGAGAGAGAACAGCGTACTATTGATGAGTTAAAAGTTGTCAATGAAAGATTGCGCGAGATCAATATACTGAAAACATACCCATTGGGATTAGATGAGTTATTCAGAAATGAACAAGAAATCGATGATCATCCGGAGGAACCTACTCCTGCATTATTTGAGAAACTTGATAAATCAAGTGAGGAGGATCGTTCTAAATTTGCTATGAAATTACTAAATAAAAGACAGATCGATAATATTCTGCTGAGCTACGAATTACGTTATCTAGAACCGGCAGTGAAACTACCATTTAATGATGATGCAGTTATTGAGAAAGCGATCTACTTATTGGCACGTTATCAATGGATTGGTGGAGGAGTCGATATTGATGATAATACATGGGGAATTCATCGCCGTTCTGAAGAAAAGCCACTTAGCGATATTTCATTAACTAATACTATTGATTACAGAAATTGTGATAATACGGGCCTTGAAGAATATTTAGAAGATTTCTGTTTGCTACTCGATCGTCATTTTGAAGGCTGTGATGCGAGATATGATTGTACAGAAATTGCTGCATGCGATCGTTCATTGGTAATTATTAATATTAATCATGTTGATACTATTGCTGAGAGGAAGAGACTGAGAAAATTCAATATTGAAAATAATATTACTGATGATGATAGTAATAGTGATAGTGAAACATCGTATCCTACCGATGAGGAGCAGGTATCAAAAGAAAGTTCAGATGATGCATCTGGTAACAGTGATTCAAGTCAAAGTGAGGATGATACACGAGACTTATAAATAATTTAATAGAATAAATTGATCTACAGAATTGTAGATCAATATACTTAATATATCAAATATGAGCAATGCATTATGTCGTGATACAATTGTTGTTGCAAAGGTTGAACAAATCACAGAAGTTGGATTATTTGTGATTTTATTGGAATACGATAATAGAATTGCATTTGTTTCAATTCAGGAAATGTCTCAGAGGAAAACATCATCTATTATTAAACATTCTCCTATTGGATCGATATGTGCATTTCGTGTAGTAAATGTAACTGATAAGGCAGTAGATCTTTCTCGTAGAGGAATAAATCAATTAATTGCAGAAAGTATACTAAATAAATATTTAAATAATACAACTACAGTAAATAAATCTATAGAGATATAATTATATAAGTATAAGTTAATAAAATGGCACTATATAAAAAACAGAAAGTACAATATATGCCATCAGCGGCAATGTACTGCAAGCATTTTAGATATTATCCACAAATCGCAAAAGCATATCGTCCTATGAATAGGATTGTGAGTAGAAGTTTACGAACTATCTATCAGCAAGTAAATGCTCTTTGAATAAGAGATTGAAAAGAGGTAGTTGTCCAGGTAACCAATATTATCATAAAATTGTAAGTTATTTTATGAGTATATAAAAAATTGAATTGTATTTTACTTAAATAAACCTTATTAATAATACTAAATTAATAATACAAGCGGGTGCACTCTCTATCCAAAACAAAAATGACAATGGAAATTGATAAATTTTTAACTAAAAGATGGTATAATGAAAATAAAGAATTACATCGAGATAATGATTTGCCTGCAGTTGAATTTGTGTTTGGGGATAAATGTTGGTATGTAAATGGAAAAAGACATCGCGATAATAATCTACCTGCTATTGAAAGAGCAAATGGTGATAAACACTGGTATGTAAATGGAAATTTTATCATCGTGATAATGGATTGCCTGCTGTGATATTTTCCAATGATAATGATAATAAATACTGGTATGAATATGGAAAACTACATCGTGCTAATGGATTGCCTGCAATTGAAAATATAATAGATGGATATAAGGAATGGTGGATTTATTATCGAGAATACACATATAAACAAATAATTAGTTTTTACAAAATATTAAAAAACTTTGGTAGATATTGTCTTAAGAAAATCAGAATGAGGAAATTAAGACAAGTAAGATGGATCCATAGCGAACTATTATGTATGCCCCCTAAAGGTAGTTATCCTGGCGGTCAAGATTATCATCAGATGGTAAGTTATTTTATGAATATGTAAATTTAAATTTACATATAACTATTAATATTTATTTACGCGTGGCATTTCTTGCTACTGTTCTTCTCATTACACCAACCTTCTCTTACTTGATCAGTAGTTACAATATGTCCAATTTTAGCCAGTTCTTTTGTTGCCGCTGAATGAGCCCATCCTTTCTTCCAATCTCCCTCATCATAATTTAAGCGCATTTTTAAGATTGCTTTCTCTGTTTCCTTCTTAACAGTATGATGCCATTTAAGTTCTCTGCCTAATGATGTATCCACCCATGCAGATACTTCAATTGCTCCTGCATGTACTTTCTCATGACATGCTCTACATAATACAACCAAATTTCCTTTAGAATCTTGGCGAATATGATCAGAAAATTTATCAACACATTTTGATCGATGGCGGATATGATGCACATTTAATTCATTTTTCGAATTACAAATTGTACATTCTGTAAGATATATATCAGCATTCCACTTGCTCTGTCTTTTATCAACAAGTTCACCCTTTTCACCAGTAAGATGTTTTGCAAAATGATTTGCACGATTCATAAAATCTGTATTCTTAAGCATCGAGCAAGCAACATTAAGACCATAAATTGTATCTCCTTGACCAGGACGGAGATCTCTTTCATATGTAATTCTCTCTGTTTCCTTATCATATGTGCTATGAATATGGAACACCTTAACATTCTTTAATGATTGAATTTCAGGAATTGATGGTAGATCGTGCAAATGAGTTGCAAAAATAAATGTTGTTTTACTCTTTGCCAATTGTTCTACTGCTGCGGCCACAATTGCCGTACCACTCATACTTTCTGTGCCTCTACACAATTCATCCCCAACAAATAGACTATTAGATCCAGCATTCTTTAACATCGCCTTTAATTCTAACATCTCCACTGCAAAAGATGAGAGACCTCTTAAAATATTATCATTTCCAGTAATTCTGGCAAATAAATATCGATAAGGAATAATCTTCATACTTTTTGCAGGAACAAACATGCCACATTGTGCCATAATAGTTAACAATCCCAAACATTTTGATAAGGTTGATTTACCAGATGCATTAGATCCATATAATAATATCCCCTCTGCACTAAGAGAAATATCATGAGGAACATATGTCGATTCAATCAATTGTTCAATAATTGGATGTCTCATTTGTTTACAACTTACCATCGAATGGCCATCCTTACTTGCATCAATAATATCTGGTCTACAATAATTGTTATTTATTGCTGTCTTGGAACATGACACTAAAAAATCAATATGACTTGCACCCTCAACAGTTCTTATAAGAACACTTTCCCAACGATTATATATTCTTAACATAACGCGTGTCCATAATTTACGCATTCTCTGTGATAATTGAGTCTCGATCTTCCTTCTGGATTCACCATGTTTAGTAAACTCCGGAAATAATATACGACATGCAGTACCGACAGCCTTAATCTCAACCTTATTTATTGTTACTCCATCAATAGTAACACTCTTCTTTTCTAACAATTTTACTAATGCCTTTCCTCTCAATGTAGTAGTTCTGATAAGATAACCATCTCGATCTGTATTAACTAATTCTAATTTACAATCTAGGAGATCAGAAAATACCTTAATTGTTTTAGTCATAAAAGATACATGTTCATCTAACTCCGTATCCATATCATCTAGTTTTGTATCAACACCATGAGCAAATAAATTCTCCCTAATATCTGTTAGATTCCAACCATTTCTGATTCGATCCATTCTAATATTAGTTTTATATTGTACAACAATCTTTTTGAGATCAGATAGCCAAGATGAATCAACATCCTTTATTTCCTTTACCCATTTATTCATTGAGAGTAAACTTTCATAACTATTATGCAATGCAAGAAATTCATTCGGACCTAAACTACCAACAACCATTCTGCGATGTAATCTTTCAATATCCATTACTCCTGTAAGAGCCATACCAATATTCTTGCAAAGATCAGTATCCTTTACTAATTTTTCAACACTATTTAATCTAGCCTTAATTGCTTCTGGATCTATTAAAGGACTAGTTAATTGACGTTTTAGATATCGTCTCCCAATCACAGTAGTTGCAGAATTAACTACATCAAATAAAGATCTAATACCTTTTCTCTGATTACCCTCTAACATTGTATTCTCCAATACATTTAATTGATAGATTGCACTATTTCCAAGTACTAACCTATTAGGCTCAACTCTCTCTGGATCTCTAAGACCTTTCATCTGTGTATTTACATGATCCCATGCCCACTCAAGTATAAGTACAAGTGCCTTAACCATGAATGGAGATCGTTCTAAGCCAAGTTCTTCAATGGGACTTAGAGATCTCTTTCCAAATACTCTTTCAAGTAATTCATTTTGAAATGCTAATCTATCATAATCTTTCGGCACCTCCTTTCTATCATGGATTAAATTAGCATCAAGTTCAAAACAACTGGCGGCATTCTTATATGAATCGCCGACTGCTCGAATTACAACCTCCCTTGGAGATACTCTCTGTGCAAGTTGTACAAGCTCATCGAATGGTAAATTTGGTTCATCTGCCTTACCGTGTACTTCATGTACCAGCACTCGTCCAGTGACAAGATCAATTGAACAGAATCCCATGGCACATAGAGTTTTACCATTTAATTGTTCAAAATTCTCAATATAAACACCAACCATCGTTGTTCCATCTTGAGTAGATGATGCTTCATCATTAACAAAAGTTCCTGGACTATAAATTCCAAGTAATTCTCTATTTTGTTTTCCAGTTGATTCATTATTACCGGTTTGGTGGTAAACAACCACAGTATATGAGCACTCAACTAATTTCCTAATATTCTTTTGGAGAGATATCTCAGGAAATCCACAGAATAATGGATTTTTTACAGAGACATCTGCATTCTTTCCAGATTTTCCATCACGGCGCACTAGCGTCATATTTAATATATTGCATACTTCCATCAATGCAGTTCTATCATCTTCTAAAGCATATATCTCAAAAAACTTTCCAACCTGCATTAACACAATTGTCATCGGTCCTGACTTTTCCTTATGCATTTTGCTTAATTTGATATATTCAACGATCAGTGACATTTTGTAGATTTGTAATATTACATTAAATACTAATAGTATTTATGGTTTAAGTATTGTTGAACTAATTTATAGGGGCAAATAATTTTTTAAATATACTATTATAGTGAAATGAAAGTAAACATGTTATTAATTCTATTAAGTATCTTTTATTTACCAGTATTTATTATACGCGCAGTTATTGTGAGATGTTTCGGCCCAAATTATGGAATTTCAATTCTGGATGATTTATTTAATCCAGACATGTCTTCTAAACATAATGACAGAATCCATTCTGTTTCTCAAATTAAACTACAAAAGACAAAATCAAGTCCAAAAAAAATAAAGATTAAGTTTTCAAGTAAAAAACAAAATAAGAATAGTGTTGAGAAAGAATTAGAATTAGCCGATCGAGAATTAGATAGATTAATCCAACAGCGCTTCAAATATCCATCTTTGCCAATATTAGCAGATAGCGATTTTCAAGAGCTTACTTCAGATGAACTTCCTTGATTAACAAAACAATATTAGTTAATAAAAAATTGATATGATAATTATAACTTTATAATAAATCTATAATAAAGATTACATAAAATGGATATTCGCACTTCTTTACAAAATCTTAAACATCATGAATTTAGTATTTTATTAAATACATTCAAAAAGAAACAATTAAATAAATTGGAGATTATAAATTATGAATTACAAAAAGAACAAGTTGTTAATCCTAATCCAGCAACTGTATTAACAAAACACGATTATAATAAATTAGCAGATTTTTATTTTGTAAAACAGAAAAGACAACTTCCACCATTAAATAATAATCCTAGTCATATTACTACAGTAAGTTCAATTAAATTTAATATTATAAAATAAATATTAAATAGTGGAATTTAATCTGTATGTAGTAAACTGTAACCGAAAACTTCATGGCATGGAATTAAGTTCATTTGAATAAGATGATTTATCTGCAAACCTTTGCGATGATATACAAGACATGCCTTGCCGCCAAATGATCTGAATGTTTCAATTAGACTGGTCATATCATCAAATAAGATCATATTAGATACTGGAATATCTGGATAATTCTTACATACTTGTTCTAAATTCCATTTCTTATTTTGATCATAGCATCCGTGTGCAAAATATTCAAAGTAATCATAAATGCCAGCTATTTTACATATCCATTCGGCATCTGTATTATGACTAAACAAAATTAATCTGTATCCATAATCTTTTAAATTATTAAGTGCATCAATTGAACCATTATGGAGGCGCGGTACGCAATTTGGAACTATCAATGTATCATCTAAATCAATTAATATTAATGGTTTGGCTTGTATTATTTGCTCTGCCATACTATCTATTTTAGTATTTGATAGTTATTTAAATGAGGACATTTTTACATACTCATAAAATAACTTACCATTTGATGATAATCTTGGCCACCCGGATAATTGCCTTTTACTGGCATACATAACAGTTCTCCATGAATCCACCTTAATCTTCTTAGTTTTCTCATTCTAATCTTCCTTAAACAATATCTACCAAATCTTGTTAAGATTTTGTAATAACTAATTACTTCTTCATATGTATATTCTTTTCCATAAATCCACCATTCATTATATCCATCTGTATCTTCAACTGCAGGTAAGCCATTTAGACGATGAAATATTCTATTAATAAGCCAATATTTATTTCCACTTGCAGCTTCTATGGCAGGTAAACCATTATCGCGGTAACATTTTCCATTTACATACCACCATTTATCCCCATTTGAATCTTCTCTAGCAGGTAAATCATTGTCACGATGTCTTTTTCCATTTACATACCATTCATTATCTCCATCTGCATTTTCAATAGCAGGTAAATCATTATCGCGATGGTATTCTCCATTTGCATTATACCATCTTTTATTACCATAATTATCTGTTTTCATTGTCATATTTGATTGGCAAGAGTGTACTTATTATGTGTTATTAATTTACTCTTACATTAGAATAACTAAACAGTATAACAATCAATTTTTACATATTCATAAAATAACTTACCATCTTATGATAATCTTGGCCACCGGGATAATTGCCTTTTATTGGCATACATAACAATTCTCCATGGATCCATCTTAGTCTTCTTAATCTCCTCATTCTGATTTTCTTGAGGCAATATCTACCAAATCTTGTTAGGGTTTTGTAAGAATTACATACTTGCACATAAGAATAATATTCTCCATAAATCCACCATTCCTTACTTCCATCTGTATTTTCAATAGCTGGTAAACCTCCAAGACGATGACGCTCATCATTTACATACCATTCTTTACAAAATATATTTTCAATAGCAGGTAAATTATTATCACGATGTAATTTTCCATTTACACACCATTCCTTACTTCCATCTTCATATTCAATGGCTGGTAAATTATTATCACGATGCAGTTTTCCATTTACATACCAATATTTACTACCATCTGCATATTCTGCAGACGGCAATCCGTCATCTCTGTGTTGTTTTCCATTTAAATACCAGAATTTATTTCCATGAAAATCAGTTCGCGTCATCATTTTATTTTTATTCAGAATTGCAAGAGTGTATTTGAATGTACTTTCTTGTATATTATTAGCTTAATTTGATAATTGTGATCAAGCAATATAACAATCAATTTTTTACATACTCATAAAATAACTTACCATCTGATGATAATCTTGGCCACCTGGGTAACTTCCTTTTGCTGGCATACACAATAGTTCTTCACGGATCCACCTAAGTTTTTTCAGTCTTCTCATTCTTATTTTTTTCAAACAATATCTACCAAATCCTTTTAAGATTTTGTAAAAACTTATTACTTTATTATATGTATATTTATTGTTATTGTTATAGATGTACCAAGATTTACTTCCATCTGCATATTCTATGGCAGGTAAACCGCCAAGACGGTAAAATTCTCCATTTACATACCAATATTTAGCACCATTAAAATCTTCAAAAGCAGGTAAGCCATTATTGCGATGACATATTCCATTCTTTACTTCCATCTGAATATTCAATAGCTGGTAAATCATCATCTCGATGACGCTTTCCATTAACAAACCAAAATTTATTTCCATTAAGATCAGTTCGCATTGTCATTTTGTTGGAGTAGAATATTTCTCGATATTGTACTATTAATATACTATTTATGATACCTTATAGAATTTACAATTCAATTTTTCACATACTCATAAAATAATATAATATTTTATGATAATCTTTGTTATCTAGATAACTTCCATAATTAATGTTTCAATTTTTATACATTATTAAATTTCACCTGAGGCCTCGTCCTCAATAACACTAGGAGGTTTCTTTGTTTTCACAGATTCTAGACTAATCTTAGCATCAATTGATTCTAAAATTTTGCGGCGCAATTCTTTGTAAAGAACAATCTTCACATTATCTACTGCATCTTCCAGATCCCACCACTTTGTTTCAGTCTTTGATGCATATTTTTCAAGAACACGAGCAATACGTCTTTTATTAATTAAATGTTTTCGAATGAGATCAAGTTTAAGGAGTGTGTTCTTTTCAGGTTCATCAGGATTCTTAAAAGATTTATCCTTATATTCTTCTGAACTAGAAACAAGAACAGGTTTCCCATCTTTAATAATAAAATAGCGAGCCAGACTCCTAAATTTAGAATCTTGATATAACCATTCATTTTTCAGACGAGTATAATACCATCTAACAATCCTATTTCTCATGTCTGGATCTGCCTCCAAATCCTCATATTCAATCGAATGACCCAATCGAAATGGAGATTCTAGTGCATCAACAATTGGTTTTTGAGCTGCTCTAACTGCATCGCCGAGTGACATGTTCTATATCATATCATCCGCTATTTTTCATATATTTGTTAGATTCTTGCTTTCTTTTCTTCTAATATTTGAGCACATGTTGATTGTAGGAGATCCATATGAGAGGGTATATCTTTCCATCTGTCGAGTGCAGCCTTTGAATATGATGCTACTATATTTCGCATGGTATCTGGTGTAAATAAGCGCAATATCTTGTCATGACCGATTTCATAACGTTTTGACCATTTTGATGCCCAATATCTGATTAATATTTCGGATAAAACTTCTGAACTTTCATCATCGATGTGGGGCAATTTATCTATGCCATATATAGCCATAACTGAGTCAAATACTCTGCGCACAGTTGCCCATTCTGGTTCATTTGCTACTAAATTATGATACCATGTGCTGCTGTCTTCATAGCTATATATCTTGTATAGTTCCAAAAAGTTAGTTGGATTTAATCCAAGTTGTGGTAGGGAATACATTGAATCTGGCATATCTTCTACATTAACAGTTGCCTCTTCACATATAGCTGTAAAACGACGTTTACCCATTCCTGCAGGGATGGGCTTGGGCCTGATAGTACAAAATGGATTCTGTGTATCTGTTACGTAAAAGAGAGTAATTGGATGTAATACTTGTGTGTTTTTAGGATAACATGGTCCAATACATTCACTTGGTTTTTTTGACATATTAGTGGCATGTTAGAATGGTAGAAATTATATGCCTAACCATATATCAGCAATGGATAGTCAAAAGAAACAAAAAAATGGCGAAATAGTCAAAGTTTCAGAGGAGTATACTAACATTCTTTCCTCGCTAGAAAATCTATCACAACTTTACCGAAAATGTGGTAAATTAATCGAAAATAGAGATGCCGATAAGATGTCAGTTTCTATTGCAGCCATGCGAGTTGAACATGCTAAAATGCTAATTAGCCACTATGATTATACAAGAAATCTTGCGGATTCTGTGGACCAAAAGGTTCAGGATTTAGTAAATTTAAGCAATGCTGCTACTATTTGCAGTTCAGCATTAGTTATGATTTCGAGTGTCGAGGATGCAATGCATCAAATGATTGGTGATATCGCTGAGAGAGATATACCATTTACTGGCGATAGTGAACAAGAAAAAGATGAGAATATTGAATCTGGTAAATTATCAGATGATGATATCCCACTTATTTTATTATATCATTGGGAGGATTGTGGAGCATGTAAACAATTTATGCCACAATGGGACAAATTCCAGGCAATGCAAAAGAATAATCCTAAATTACGTGTTAAGAAAGTTGAATATACTGCTAATAAAGAATTATGTAATCGTGCTGGAGTTACTAGTTTCCCAACTGTTAAATTATTCCATGTTAAGAATGGCAAAAGAGTGATTGAAGAAATGACTAATGGAAGAAGTGTGGAGGCTTTACAAGCATTTGTAAACAAACAACACCCGGGTGCTTTGTAAAATATTACTATTTATTAAATTATTTTAATAAATTATAAGTCTGTAACAAATTGTTCGTCTAATTGCAAGTCTAAGATTAAACTAATAGTATACAATAAGGTGCATTAAAAAACAAGATGACTAATAGAATTGATTGTTATGGAAATAAAAGATGGTTTAATGCAAAAGGAGAATGTCATCGCGATAATGACTTACCCGCGATTGAAGATATAAATGGTAATAAAGCATGGTATGTAAATGGAGAACGTCATCGTGACAATGATTTACCTGCGACCGAAAGTACATACGGATATAAAGAATGGTTTGTAAATGGAAAGTTACATCGCGATAATGGTTTGCCTGCCGCAATATTCGGAAATTTATGTAACAAATGGTATGTAAATGGAAAATGTCATCGTCTTGGAGGTTTACCAGCAGTTGAATATATAGATGGAAGTAAATATTGGTACATTTATGGTAAAGAATGCACATATGAACAAGCATGTAATTATTACAAAATCTTAAAAGGATTTGGTAGATATTGTTTGAGGAAGATAAGAATGAGAAAACTAAGAAGGCTTAGGTGGATCCATGGAGAACTGTTATGTATGCCATCCAAAGGTAGTTATCCGGGTGGCCGGGATTATCATAAAATGGTAAGTTATTTTATGAGTATGTAAAAAATTGATATGTTAAATATTTAGTTATCCAATATATCATTAATATTTTTAGTACTAATAACACATTCATAACAAACATGTGCACGATTGACGAAAATGGTGATAAGAGATGGCATGTAAATGGAGAACTACATCGTGATAATGATTTACCTGCAATTGAATTTGCAAATGGTGATAAAGAGTGGCGGATAAATGGAAAACTACATCGCGATAATGATTTACCTGCCATAGAAAATTCAAATGGAGATAAAGAATGGTGGGTAAATGGCATAATACATCGCGACAGTGATTAACCAGCTTTAATAACTAAACAGGGCGATGAAGAATGGTGGATAAATGGAAAGCAGCATCGTCTCGGAGGTTTTCCGGCTGTAAAATATTCTGATGGTGATAAAATATGGTACATATATGGAAAAGAATGTATATATGAACAAATATGTAATTATTACAAAATCTTATCAAGATTTGGTAGATATAGTCTGAAGAAAATTAGAATGAGACAATTAAGGAAAATAAGATGGATTCATGGCGAACTGTTGTGTACACCAGCGAAAGGTCATTATCCTGGTGGACAGGATTATCATAAAATGGTAAGTTATTTTACGCGTTATTGTATTTAATTTTTTATTATTTAATTATAATAAACTAATAATATATACTCTTACAATTCTAAATAAAATGACTAGTAGTATCGATAATAATGGAACTACATCATGGTATAATGTAAATGGAGAACTGCATAGAGATAATGATTTGCCAGCGATTGAAAATGCAAATGGTGATAAAGAATGGTTCATTAATGGATTACGTCATCGAGAAGATTATTTACCTGCTATCGAATATGTTAATGGATTTGCCGATTGGTATAAATATGATGAAGAATATTCATATAATCAATTATGCGATTATTATCTAACAATAACAAGATTTGGTAGATATTGTTTGAAAAAGATTAAAATGAGGAGATTAATGAGACTTAGGTGGATTCATGGAGAACTATTATGTATGCCGATGAAAGGAAACTTTCTTGGTGGGCAGGATTATCATCAAATGGTAAGTTATTTTATGAGTATGTAAAAAAATTGATATGTAAAGTTGTTTAATTATAAATATAAGACTAAATAAAAAGTACACAGGAATTATTCTTAACAAAATGGCATTTAAAAATAATATTTGTGGAACGGAAAGATGATATAATGAAAAAGGAGAACTGCATCGTGATAATGGTTTACCTGCTGTTGAATGTTTTCTTGGGGATAAAGAATGGTATAAAAATGAGAAAAAAACAACAAGATGATGATTTACATATAATTGCATATGCAACCGGAGATAAAAGATGGTATGTTAATGGTAAATTGCATCGTGATAATGATTTACCTGCTATTGAATTTGGTAATGGAGATAAATCTTGGTTTGTAAATGGAGATAAATCTTGGTTTGTAAATGGAGATAAATCTTGGTTTGTAAATGGAGATAAATCTTGGTTTGTAAATGGAGATAAATCTTGGTTTGTAAATGGAGAATTACATAGAAATAATGGTTTGTATGCTATTGAAAATAAAAATGGGGGCAAATGGTGGTATGTAAATGGAAAGTGTCATCGCGATAATGATTTACCAGCTATTGAAAGAACTTATGAGGGCAAAGAATGGTATATAAATGGAGAATATCATCGCGAAGATGGTTTGGCTGCTGTCGAATGTTTAGTTGGAACTAAATCCTGATATATGAGTAAAAAAGAATATGATAATGGTAGTATTCTGCTTGACATTGATTACACAAATGGTGGAAAATATTGGTATGTAAATGGTAAGTTGCATCGTGATAATGATTTACCTGCTATTGAAAAGACAAATGATTTAACAGATGAAATCATTTTTACAAAATATTAATAGAGATATTGCAAGATTCTTTAAACTTTTTATTCCTAAATGGAATAAAAAATCAATATTTAATCACTATCATCGCCATCACCTCTTTCACCAGGTGGTAGTAGATGGTAATTGATATCTGAAAATTTTGCATAAATGTACAATAATGGAAACATCACCATTGAATAAATACCAATATTTTTAACTCCCATAAATGCCGATGCCATAATCATAATGAGTAGTAACACCATCATATCAGATTTTGTACTAAGACTATATTCATCGTGTACATTGTAATATACCAAAATCACAACAACTGATGTTGCGAGCATTATAAACATGTCAATCTTACTATCTGGCATTGCAATACAATCAATGTTGGCACATTCGGCCATGTTCGGGATAATTGTTAAAAGAATACCATATGTACAAAAGATAACTAATGCAAATTTCAGAATTTGGAGCAAAGATAATCTCCAGTTACATGCCCAGGTAATACATTTACATAGCATAATAAAGATCCATGCGAGATTATTTTTATCTAAGTTTTGCATCAAGTTTTAGCGCTAATGGAGAGATGCTACTATCATTTAGTCTATCTAGGAATGCTATTTGACTAGCAATTCTATCGCGCCACAGCCTCTCAAATGGTGTATCTACAAACATAATAAATCGATGAGATTTACTTTTCGCTGTTAATCGATTAGGTCTTTCTAGGGCCTGTTTAATATTTTTTGCACTATTGCCAGGGCGTAAGAATAAGCTTCTTTTTCTTTTTCCATTGCGATCGTCCAAATCGATACCCACTCCTCCGGCAGCTGTGTTACAAACAATTACATGTTCTTTATCTTCTTGGAATCTTCTGATATTTCGAGCACGAACCTCGTCATCCTGACCACCTTCTATAATGCATGTTGTTTTAAGAAGATCTGCCATAAATGCTACACTCTTTCGATAATTAAGATAGATAATAACCGAACCCCCAGATTTAACACATTGCTTGACCTTGTCTTCAATGGCTAATGATAAATAATGTTCTATAATACACTTAATTTTATGCTGGCGCTCCATATTATTACTTTTCGCACAAAAGGACCATAATTCCTCAATTCTATTTAATATCTTCTTAGGCAAACCATATGTATCAACATCAATAGTCGATTCAAACATTGTATCATTCTTTCCAAGAATCATACTCGCAGCATATTTTGGCACCAGTGCATTAAATAATCCACCTTTTGATTTTACATAATTTGCTATCCATGATCTCCCTGCACTAATACTGCTATAACAGCCTAACATGTATCCAAATACTGCAAAATGAGATTCATTATGTGCCAGTGTTGCTGATAATAATAATATTCTTGCTTTCCCGCGAGCTGCTAACATTAGTTTTCCATTAAGACTATTTTGATTTGAACATACATGTGCCTCATCAAATATAATTACCATATCTTTAGGAACTCGCCATTCAAAATCTACTATATCGCCATTGCTATTGCGAATTGGAATCATGAAATTTGATGTTACTCTCTTTTTTTTATTAGTTGTTGTTTTAGTTTGACCATACACTTTTCCTAATTTAAGAGTCTCATAATTAACAAGAACTACATTGACATTCATTCTACAAGCCCATTCTCTCCACTTAGGTAGAACTGATAATGGACATACCACAATTGCTCCTAAATTACCATTGTCTACTTGCAGTTCACTAACAACTGCAACCCCACATGGTGTTTTGCCATAGCCGCATGGAGTGATATCAGCAACACATGTACTTTCTCTTAAAGGAGCTGTGCGCAATATATGGAGCATGGACATAACATGAGATTTTTGAAATTCTCGTAATAGTCTATTAGTTTCTGGTAATAAGCCCCCAATCTTATCAATCGAAATATTGCCCTCAAGTAGATCGGCAATTTGTTGATCATATGGATCATAAGATTCAGGATTCGTCATTAAGATTAGTAGGTTGTTATTATAAATAGGGTATTGATTAGCAATATCTGTATCAATTTTAAATGAAATTTATAAGCCGGTATCAGTAATTGTATTGCGAGAACAGCTGTATTTTCCAGGTATAATGGGTGCAGAATGACTTGATAAATGACCACTAATAGGAATTGTGGGTGTTTGTGCTTGTTCATTTACATTTATCAATTGAGGAGGGGCCTGTATCATACTACTATTTTCAACCCGTCTCCTTCTCAGTGGAGCATAATTATCATTACTATCAGCCATGGAATATAGAACCATAGATGCTAATCCAATAATAAGCCAAAATAAGTATACATCTCCCATGATTTGTTTAATTATACTAGAAAACTCTGGCATCTATTGTATGTTTAGGTGAAATTATTAGCGTCCTAGAGGTTATGCTATCATGCAACAAATATTTGATGACGCGATTCGAAGATTAATACCAAATCTAAATTCTGGGGACCAGCGTCTATTACAGGAGCATGCCATACAAGTTATTAACACTGTACAAACAGCTTTTGGAGTAAATGAACTAGATCTCCGCCACCAGCTTACTGCTACAAAGAATCGTGATAGTATGGCAATTATAAACCTATTATTGCCCAGAGTTGCAGAAGAAGATTTACAGAAAATTACATCACTAAATATGCTATTTAAGCCCCAATATACTAGAGCACAATGGGATAGATGTCATCGCTCGAATAGTGGAGAATTTCATGAGGAAAGATTATGGGATGTTAAATATTTTAAGAGTAATTTCAAAATCTTATTGCAAACTATTTATACAGTATCTCATAAATTACATCCAAACTGGGTGGATATAATCCCAATAACTCTAGATGAATATCAAAAATCAAATGTATTTCAAAAAACTATAGATGCATATTATCATACTAAACCACTTATACATACTGAGGATGAGCGTCAGAAAGCAATTGATAATTATGTAAATGCGACACCGGCTGGAGCTATTGGTATTAGAGATATGTGGAGTGTAGTCTCAACAGATCTATTTGCTAATGTTTTGTCACATAAAATGTTAATTTATGATTATAATTTTGAAAATGAAATTGGTCTACCAACTGTTAGTTTATTAATATGGGATAGATTGTTGCCACTGGATACTATTTATGATGAACTAAAATGGAATGAAATAACAGATACTCATAAGAGAAATTTTACAGAAGCATGGGAAGGATTATTAACAAATCTTACAAAAGAGCGTTCGACAATTGTTCAATCAGGAGTAGCTAATATTTCTTATAAAACATTGGCTCGTATGTTTAGAGTTGTTGCTATTTCTGCAAAGGAAAATATGGAGATGCTATTAAGAGGAACCTCATTAGAAGGAACTCCTTTTAATTTTAATATTATTCAAGCTAGGAAACAAATTATAGATGGCACGGAAATAGAAAATGCCCAAGAATTTCATGGTACATTAGATTGGCATATTGATATCGGAAAATATAAAAATGAGGTTGAATTCTTAATTAAGGCTATAAGATCATTGCCGCCAATGGCATGGTATTTAGTACTATTTAAGGCAATTCAAGAATTAAGAATGGGGTGGTATGGTTTAATATTATTTGAGGGCAATAGGCCAATTAAAGTTGATTTTGCCAAGCGAGATATGAGAGCAACTACTGCAGATGAGATTGATCTATTTAGAACATATGATGATAAGAAAAAAAAGGGTGCATTGGATGTTATGCGCGAAACAATGAAACGTAGCGGATGTCTTTTGATTATAGCTGATGATACAGGCACGTATAATCTTACTATAAAAAATGTTTATAATTGGGCAAAACTTATAGTGAATTACACAGATGCTAAAACTAACAAGTTTGTTCCTTTGCCAACAACATGGGATGCATTTGTTGTTCAAGATAGTGTTGCGGGCAAAAGTGCTAATTTTCACCAGTCTGCAATTAGAAAATTATTTGGAAGACATAATATTTTAAATGAAAATAATAATCAAGAGGTTGAATGGTTGACTTTAAAACGTTATCATCGTTTAATTTATTTTGATTCTAGTAAAATATATGATATGAATTTACATATTAAGAATTTTCATTCATTTGTTATTAATTCAATGACACTTATTTTTCCACATATTGTAATTCAAACATTAATTAAGCGAGGCACACTTACGGCATTTTGCCCAATTGCAAGTTTAACAAATCAGGATGATTATCATGGTTCTGAAGAAAAACGCCCTGAATGGTTAAGAGGACAATTAGTTGATTCTAAAGGACCTTTACATAAAAATAAATTAAAAAGTTATACATCTGCTTATAATTTTGTAAATAGTCGCCCATATGACATAAAGTACATTGGGGCTTTAGCAAAACAAATGTCATGGTATACGGCATATGCCATGAACTGGGTTTCCCAAATTTCATTTTTTCATAGATTTCTTAATTGTAGATTTTCTATGATTACTGGAGGTACTGGTGTTGGTAAAACGACCCAGGGTCCTAAATTAATGTTATATGCATTGCGTGCATTAGAGGGGAGGAGTAGAGCACGAGTGATGTGCACTCAGCCTCGTATTGATTTGACAACTCGAAATGCTGGCAGAGTATCTGAAGAAATGGGAATACCTATTACGGATAAGTTTATAAATCCAGATGGAACTGTGGCAAAAGATAAGGAAGATACCAGTAATTGTGGCGTGGGATATAAATACAGCGGAGGTGAACTTGGACTTGGCGCCCCAATACAATTAATATTTTGTACTGATGGATCACTGATAACTGAAGTATTAACATCACTTTTAATGAAGAGTACTAGGGTTAGTGCAGATGGAAAAGTTAAAGTTTCTAAAGATAATCTTTATGATGTTTTTATGATAGATGAAGCACATGAGCATAATATATTTATGGATCTTATTTTAAGTAAAATGCGCCCACATTTGTATCATAATCCTGAACTGCGATTTTGTTTAATGAGTGCAACTCTTACTAAATTTGATGAAGAAAGATATCGTAGTTTTTTTAGAGATATTAATGATAATTTACGCTACCCTTTTTCATTTCGCCCAGAAGGATCTGACAGAATTGATATTGATCGCCTGATTCATATTGCTGCTCCATTTATGGGAACTCAGTACACAATTACAACCATGCCTCATATTGATGTAATGCATGGGAGAAAACTTACCGATAATACTGTTATGCAGGATATTATTAAAGAAATTACTAATATTGTCACTAGTTTATCATCTGGAACAATTAATGATCGTAGTGATATGATTGTATTCTTGCCTGGACAGCGCGAAATTGCTAATTGCTGTGAGGCTATTAATAATAGTCCTGGTCTTGGATCTGGTACAATTGCTATTCCATATTTTAAAAATTTAGCAGAACCAATTAGAGATCTTGTCACACATATTGATAATGAAGATTATAGAAAGAAAATTGTATGGAGTCGTAATGATACTATGAGAATACTGTATACAAATGATTTAGTAAATAAAAATCATCTACCAGAAGGACGTAATTATCGCCAATTTGTAATAGTTGCGACCAATATTGCAGAAGCATCGATTACGATTAATAGCCTAAAATATGTAATCGATTCTGGGTTGGCTCGCTCAGTTACTTATAATCCTACTACTCGTACAGAGAAAACAGAAATAACTTTAATTTCAAAGTTTAATAGTACACAGCGTAAGGGGCGAGTTGGACGTGTTTCACCTGGTACGGCATATTTCCTTTATGATCCAAATGAACTTGAGGATGGTGGGGCTTTATCAAGTTATGCTATTTCAAGTGGTGATATTTCGGAACAACTATTAAATATGATCGATCCAGTAATTCTGAAGATAAATCAAAAGATGCTAGATGTACAAAGTCAAATTTTTCGAGATGGCAATGTATATGATTTTATAAAAGAAGATATCCAATTGGGTATGATTATTGCAAATTATAAATTTGTTTGGGAAAAAAATATTACAGAAGTATTACACAATATAAGTGATCACAATGATTCTGATAATATAAAAGAAATTCTAAATAGAATTATTGATTCTCAATATACTAATGCAAATACCAGCGCAGTTATATTATTTGATTATGAAATGCGTCTTTATTGTTTCCATCCCGAGGAACCATTTATTATAAGAGATATGGCAGGTATTCCTGAAAAAATCTTACAAAGTAATAGTCGTAGAATTAGAGCACAAAAAAGATCATTAAATGGTGTACATACATTTGTTATTATGTCAGAATTAATTGATGATGGAATAAAACGTTTAGCGCAACTTGGAATAGTATCAGTTGAGGGTATTAATAAAAATCTTACTTTACTTGGAGAGAAGAAAGATGTATCATTCGGATCTTATTCTTATTCAGTTATTGAGGAAGAAAGAGATATTGGTTTTGGAAATCAGATTGGCCTTGTTCAGTTAAATAATTTAAATGTTGTTATTACTGATTTAGGAAAACAAACTCAGGCTCTTGTTCGAATGATTTCAAATGAACTAACATCTGATGATAATTTAGAATATGGAATGAGCGATGTATTATTACTATTATATGCACACAGATATAAATGTTTACCAGAAATATTAAAAATATTAACAATGATGAGGAGATGTGATAGTGCAGCCGGACCAAATCCAATGGCATGGGCTCCTTTAAAGGAAGAATTTAATAATAAAACTGGTAAAATAATGAGAAATTATAATGTTGATGGATTGTTTAATTCATATCGTCATGCAAGTAGTGACCATCTTGCATTTCATAGAATGGCTAATGTAATTCAGCCATTATATAATAAGATATTTGGGGATGGTCTTAATGAAAATTCTATCCAAAATAGAAATACAAAAACAAAAATTCGCACAGAATATGAAAGATTATTAAGTTATAAATCTTATATAAAATCTATAAATGGGGTGATTGTTGTAAATGTTAAAAGAAGTGAAAACTTTAGTTCATCTGATGCTAAGGCATTGAGGAAAATCATTGAATCTCAGAATAAATATGGTGATGATAGTATTACTCCATATGAAAAATTTTCTACTACTAAACATAGGTTTTATACAGCACAATATTCTGCAGATTTCTTAAAAGATAAAAGAAATCATATTCTTATCGATGAATATGCTAAACAAAATAATATTGGCGATGATATGATGTTTTGGTATATGCGATCATTACAATTTTTACAAAATGCTATTAGTAAAGTTTTACAATTTCCCTCTAGATCTCTAAAAGATAAAGAACTTGCTTATCCAAATACTGATCCGAAACTATTAACATTGGAAACTAATATGTATGTATGTGGTGGTGCAAGTTTAGAGGAAGCAATCATAAGAAGTTTTTTGTATGCTAATCCAGATAAGATTGCATTTATGGATAAGAAACATTTATATTATCAATCAAATGTTGAAGTTAGAACTAAACAATTATATGGAGGTAATATTAATGGTTTTACCAATCCTCATGGCATTTGTTTATTCAGTGGTATTGCCGAGAGCTCTAAGCTTGAAGAGGTTGATGAAGGAATTGAAGTATCGATTGAGGGAGTTTCAACAATGGGGGAGCATCCATTAAAAGCAGGTGTTATCTTATCCATATTTACAAATATTCCCCATGAATGGCTCGGTCAATGTAATCCCCAAATGAATATTGATAAAGGATTTACACTATCAGGATTATCTAATAGAGCCATGGGAATGAATACACAGCACTCCATGCTCTTACAGGACGATAAACTCAACTTTAATCCATGGTGAGTATGTTAATAGGCTTATAAAAATTGATATGGTTAATTTTAATGGTATAATGGATATATTAGAATATCTTGTATGTTATTACACACAATGGCTAAACCAAACAATCAACCAAATAAAATTGCTGACGCGATTTCATTGGCAACTATCACTCAGGTTGATGAGGGGGAATCTGATGCTACATTATATACAACATGTGTGGTATATACAGTGTTAATTGATCAAAGATTAAAACACCCATTGCAAGAAAAAGATACCACCTGGCAATTAATAGGGGAGATTAATAGTGAGAATGATCCACGATTCTATTTTATCTGTAGTAATATGAGTGCAGCCAATGCCAAAGAACTTAGAGTATGTAATAATGTTTATACATTATTTTTAGAAAGGAAAGTATCATTGCCTGAAATTGGCATGTGTATTTATGAACCATCTCAAAAAAATCATCCGAAACTTATTATGAAAGCTATTAATGAAATAACAATTAAACAGGCATGGATTGATCGTACAATGCTTGCTATTGATATGGGTAAAATACAATTAATACATCGTTATTCAGATGATTTTAAATATGTTCCTATCGCTCCTAATAAAATCTCATGTAACTTAACTACAATATGTAATAGTACGGCTCCAGTATTATATCATATTGTAGTTGATGTCCCCGGAGACAGCGAATATTGCTCCCTTGATTCTGCCACAGTATTATCAAATAAACAAGTATTTGGATTTGGAGTTATGATAGTTAATGACAAATTGTATTGTGCCATGGCAATATCTGTATTCTATTGCTTAGAAAGATTGTATAATAATAATGGATCATGGAGTGGATTGGTTAGTTTCCCTCTTATGTTAAATGAAACAAATAATCCAGTATGCACTAATGACAATACTGATTTCTTGCCTACCCATATTAGTTTGATTGATACTGAAACAGATAATGCAGTGAAATTATTAAAATCAGATAAAGTTCTTAAAATAGGAGATCATGATGTTATTAGGGGTAATATTATTGTGCAGCCACTTGGAAAGTTTCCAATTGTTGCCGCAATGGCACATTTATATGTACCGGGGACTCAAATAATTATTACTATTAAGCGTGGCGGAGGTCTGCTTATCTTGTCAGTTGAACTTGAAACAATGCATTCTGGTAGGAGAATGAATTGGTCATTATTATCCCAGACACTTCCAAAAGATATTAATACCCATGATTTGAGATTTTCTCAGATGACAGAGGAACGTTATAATGTTATTGAGGCGTTGTGGCGGTTTACTAAAGGTTATGTTAATGAAATATTAAAAAATAATTATGGGAAAAAAACTCGTCCAATATTTATACTATTGCCATGTAGGTATGATGACATTGAGCCAAATATTATTGGCAAACCTTTTCATAATGATGGGACTGGTTATGTATTATGGAAAATTGATAATAAGATATTATCAAAAACTATTGATTTTAAGGAAACAATTGATCTTTTAAAAATAGATGCTGTGTCTAAAATCGAATTAAGAGGCGCCAATAAAAATAAATTAGTATTAGAATATGCTAATAATTCCTGGTTAGTTAGTAGTATCACATAATTCTTTTCTTCATAATATCAATACTACTACTTATTGCTATTTCATCCTCATTATATCTAGTAAGTTCCGCATAATAATCTCTTAATAAATAAATAACATCTTCAAATGAGCTTGTTTTACGAACATCGTTCCATAAATTTCCTGTTTTTGTTTTACACGAACGTATAATATCTATAATCCATTTGAATAATTCATCTTGCGAATGTTCCTTATAATATGTCAACATTTCAAAATATGTTTTCTCCATATTTCCAGGATTTTTAAATCTTTTATAAATATAATAATTACTATAAATTGTGCATAAGGCTTGATTAAATTTTGTATTATTAGTTTCAATAGCAATTGCATTACTACTTTTTTGAACACCTACTGGATTCGCTAATTTATCCATCATATTTACATAACTCACTGAATCTCCAAAAATCACTTTTAAGAATTTTTCAATTTCTGGTATATTTATATAACTTCCTACATTAAGGCCGCTCGGATCATAAATTTCACATATTGATTTCTTATTATCAGATGGATCATTCTCAAATATAAGAGAGCCCATATGGCCACCTGTATACTTTCTATCTTTAATAAATCCAATGGATAATTGTAGTGCAGTTATCTTATTTTGTTTACGACATGTTATTATCTGTTCTTTTATAACAGTTATTTTATTAACAATATATGTACATGCAATATAATATGCCTCTAAGAAATAAAGCATACTATAACAATGGTTATTGATCTCATTTTCAGAACTCGCCAATGATGATAAATAAAAATACATGCGATCGGCAATTGATGCATCTGAACTATCTTGGCGGAATAACATTTGATAACATTGTGGATAAATGCAAGCTGGACTTACTTTAACTTTTGTATAAATCACAATTGATCGTATTAATCCAATTAATTTACATAATGCGATTTTAGGATTTAATACAACAATAACATTATCATAAAAATTACTAAACTCGCTCGATCTAAATATAGCATACATTTCTGCAAAATATTTATATTCTTGGCGCACTTTCACTATACGCAAGCACTCTAAATGACGCGTATTGCATACTTTTACTCCTTCTTGAATTAACTTTTCTGATATTTTATAACCAATAATTTTTCCAGCTTCTGAAAGATATATTAGTTTTTCAATACAGGAACAAATTACATCATCTGAACATGACATCTATTATTACTTTACATATTTTTTCTATTAAATATTCTTAATAGAAAAAGTAATTATTTACTAGCATCAATTATTGCTTTCTTCATAATATCAATACTACTACTTATTGCTATTTCATCCTCATCATAACCACTGAGTTCTGCATAATATTTACCTAATAATCTTCCATATGATTCTGTTGATCTTAACCTTCTTATATCATCCCATAGATTGCCTGTTTTTGTTTTGCATGATTTGATGATATCGATTATCCATTTGAATAATTCCTCTTGTGCATGTTCTTTATAATAATTTAACATTTCTGAATAAGTTTCTTCCATCTTTCCAGGATTTTGAAATCTTTTATAAATATAATAATTGCAATACATTGTACAAATTTCTGTATCAAATTTATTATCCTTAGTTTCAATGGCAGACCTATAACTACTTTGTTGAATTCCCTCAGGGTTAGCCAATTTTTCCATCATGTTAATATAACTAACGGAATCATCAAAAATTCCTTTTAAGAATTTCTCAATTTGACGAACATTTATATAATTACTTGAATATAATCCAGCTGGATCGTAATATTCGCAAATAGTTTTTGCACTATTAATTGGATCTGTTTCAAAAATAAGAGATGTCATATGGCCTCCGGCGAAATATCTATCTTTAATAAAACCAATGCCAAGTTGTAATGCACTTATTTTCTTCTGTTTCCTACATGTTGCTATTTGCCCTCTGATAACATTTAATTGATTTTGAACTTTAATACATGCAATATAATATGACTCTAAGAAAAAAGCCATACTATAAAGATGATCATTATTGTTTTGACCCAAACTTGATAAATAGGAATACATTCTATCAGCAATTGCACTATCTGAACTATCTTGGCGGAATAACATTTGATAGCACAATGGGTAAATACAGGCTGGCTCGACCTTAACTTTAGTATAAACTGAGACTGATCTTATTAATCCAATTAATGTGCGAATTACAATAAAAGGATTTTTACCATAAATCACAAAATCATATAAATTTAATACATCTTTAGAATTATAAATATCATATAATAATTCAAAATATTTATATTCATCTCTGACTTTCACTAAACTTAAAAATTCTAAATGACGTGTATTACATACTTTTACTCCTTCCTTTATTAACTTTTCTGCTATCTTATAACCAAGGATTTTCCCTGTTTCTGGTTGACGAACTAGCTTTTCTATACATGAACAAATTATATCATCTGGGCATGAGGTCATCTTACTTACTAAGAGCTAGATATATTCTTCAAAATATAATAAGTTTAATTAATAACTTTTTTAGTAAGATTCCATACTAATCTTTCTGCTCTTGAAAGATATGTCTCTTTAATATTTTCATCCTCTGCATATTCTTGTTCATGATATGATCCATCTGGATAAATTATTTTGATAAATGATTCATCAATAAATAGATATATTGTTTTATTTAGCGAATTAGGATAATAAAGGCGCAAATATTTATTACCATTATCATTATCGATATCTGAATCAGAAACCATTCTACATATTATTGTTGTAGGTTTAGGAGATTGAGTACATACAAAGGCCACTGCATAACAAAACAAAATTGATGCTCTTACTGCATCATCTTCATCATCCATTGAACATAAAGATATTTCCTGTTTTATTATATCAGTTACTCTGAGAATCTTCGGAATGTGTTGCATCCAGCAAAAAGCTAACCGTATATCATTGTCAAGAGTTTGTAATTCTTTACTTTTAGGATTTAGTGTTTCGTGGATAGGTTTATATTTTTGAATCACTGTACTAATCTCTTTATCTGAATCTTTTAGGAAAGACAATACAAAACAATCCTCATATGTCTTTTTTGCTTTTTCAGCAAGATCTTTAAGTTCATAATATATCTTTGCGTATTTCTTATCAACATTCTGCGAATATTCTTGCATTGCACGATCATCATCCATTGACCAGTTCGGCAAGTGTGCTAACGAGAATGCTATTGTTCTACTGATGATGTAATCACTCATACTTGTAATAGAATTGCCAAGTTTGTAAGAAAAGCTTGTAGCTCTTAGTACTTATATATTAAATATCATGAGAATGCTCAGGAGCTTTTCGATTCAATTTTTTGAATCTAACCTTACAGGTTATAGGTTTTGTTAAATTCAATAAAGTCATTATAATAGCTCTTAACTTCATCAGAGATGTTGAATAATTTATGCCCAGCCACATTATCTTGTGTGATAGATAGATAATGAGTAAACTTGTTTCTAAAATCATTTGTAATCAAACTATTACAAATATTATAATTAATAACTTGCATACGATCATAAGATCTAAGATTGGCAATAGGAGTAATTGATAGCTTTAGAATCATTCTCCATCCAGATGGTACAATATAAAACAGATCATGGATGAGCCAGCTAGCATGAGTACCATAGGTATTACCTTTTTTAATTCTCGAGTTATCAAAAATCTTAACCTCCTTTGTATTAATATTATACATGGGGCATCTAAATCCTGCGAATGATGCAGGATTTTGCAGAATTGATAATATGATACCTGATAGTCTCTCAACAACTACAGCATCACTCATCAAGCACACAACAGTTACTTGTGTAGTTAAAGTTAATGTGTGACAATATCTATCAATGATATGTACTAGTTTATTTGCAAATTCAATGGCTTTATCTTCAGCATCCATAATTTGTTGCTTAGATTTCTTAACAGATGGCAACCAGCTTTTACCCCATGCCAGAATTGTCCCAATTACTGATAAGGATGCATCATTCTGAGAACTATTATCATTGTTTACAGTATTAATATAATCTTTGCCACATCCAGGGAAAATTACTTGGAATAGCATGGATAACAGTACAAAATTGAATTGTTTTCCTTTAATAAGCTTAAATACAGATTCAACCACAATAATAATAGCAGTTTCAATCAGCTCACTGTTGAAATTACGCTCTTTACAATGTAATACCAGTTTCTCAAGATCCTGAATTACTCCGGAAAATTGCGAGAATGAATTAGCTGATGGCTCACTAATATCAGTATTATTAGCCAACATTGGTGTATATAAGTCAATACAGTTATTGGACCATCTCATAAGGCGCATAATCATTGCATTCTTTGCATATTTTGGTAAATTATCATTAAACTTTTCAAGATATGCAATAAACTTATCCCAATCTCCATCATAAACATCCTTGATCTTATTATCATTACTACTAGAACTACTTGTATCATCATATGTATCTAATTCTTCCTCATATTGAATATCTGCAGGATATATCTTACCTGATTCTTTGAGACGCTTATTAAGTGCTTTAGTTACAATGACATTTGCTGTCTTAAGAATGCGGCCTAGCTCTCTATTTGCGAATCTGGGAACATACAGAGTCTTCTCGCTAACCACAATATTAGAAATTAACATCTTATGACTGGAAAAGCGAAAGATTTTATCCTTTGGCATACTGGTGTGCTTAGTAATTCTTCCATAAATACTATTCAAATCAGGACATCTGCGATCATCAAACTTATTAACAACAATAATAAGATCAATATAATGACCTTCCTCAATCTCTTTATTTACCATAAGCTGTAGTTTTGCAAATGATTGTAATTCTGATTCTCTTTGGAATGCAGTACTAGCATCAGTAAGATAGATAAGCACATCAGCCTTCTTAATATGATACTCAATTACCTGAATAAACTTACCTTCCTTATCCTCTGCGTCATTAATTCCCGGGAAATCAATAAGATTATATTCTCCAACTCCAAGGCGGAGTGGTAGCTTATTATCATTTGTGCAAATATGATTAAGTTTACACATATCCTCTAGTTTTAGTTCAGTAATACGATTTCTATCATCCTCATTCTGACGATGGCCTCCCTCTAGGTCATCAGAAATCTTCTGCATGTGAGGACAATCCATTGCACCAGTTAGTTTCTTAACAATAGCAGAACCTGCATCTGGTGCAAGTTGATACCAATTAGGTCTTAGGGTCTCTCTCTGGAGAGATGCATTGGCCACATATCCACCAACAAGAGAGTTCAAAAAGCTGCTCTTACCAGATGATACTTCACCTACTAAGAAAATGGTAGGAATGGACTGAGCGGGGGTAGACATGATGTGCAGATGTGATGTTTTGATATCGAGGTGTACTTAAAATATTATAATAAATTGAGAGGTTTATGGATCAATTTTTTTGAGACTGTTAATTAACTTTTACTGATCATTTAATGGAGATAACATGATATGTTTTGTAAATAATGTTCGGCTTGCAATATAATCTTTAACCTCCTCATCAATATTAAAGAATTTATGGCCCATATATTCATCCTTTGTATTTGCTAGATAGTGTAATAACTTATTTCTGAATCCAGTTGTAATATATTTATCACAAATATAATAGTCAATCAGATTATCCTTATCATAAGATTGCAAATAACTGCACTTAGTTACAGATAATACTACTAACATTCTCCATTCTGCTGGTAATCGATATACAAGGTTGTGAATGTACCAGCAATCGTACTCTCCATACTTCATATCTTTGTCAGCACAACGTCCGCGTGTTCTATAAAATTTATTATTTTTAATACTAAAAAATGTTGTTACTGGGAAAATATCATTTAACTCTTTCCTTTTATCAGATGATAGATAACTCTCATTTTTTTTAATATCAATAATATTGAATGATTCTGATTCTTGTAGTGTACTAAGTAATAGTTTGACAATTGGAAATGCATATGTTAATTTCTTTAATGCAATAGAACACATTAAAGATATTCTAGTACGCAGAACTATCTTTTCTAAGTTAGCTGTAACAATCAATCCAATATCTCTAATTAAACCCATTTCTCCATTAATATATGCCATCTGAAAGATAATTGGTAGCAAAATAAATCTAATTTTATCTCCAGGTTTAACAGATTTGAAAATTTCATTAATCATATATATGATTGCATTATTGCATAGATCTACACAATTCTTAGCTAAACATTTTTTATGTATTTCTTGTAATTCATAAAAGATTGGTAAATATGTTTTTGTTGAATAGTCGGAATATTTGTTAAATGTATTTTTGAAATCTTGCATACATGTAGTAAAATTCAAATTATGGTTTCCATCACCTAGTTTAATTGCATTTTCGTGCACTGAAACACAATTAAAGACCCATTGTAAAAGGCGGCTATTCATTGCAACACTTCTCTTCTTAGGCAAATGTGCACTAAACATACCAAGATATCCAATAAAGCGATCCCAGTCGCCATTGTATGGTGTAGATTTTTAACATCTTCTACATCAGTGCTACTTGATGATGATATACTCTTATCATCATCAAATGTATCTAATTCTTCTTCAAATGTAATATAATCATATGGAATCTTACCAGTAGAATTAAGACTTTTATTTAGTCGAGGTGTCACAATAACACTTGATGTTTTTAGGATTCTCTTTAGTTCTCGCCTTGCAAATTCAGGAACATATAATGTTTTCTTGTTAGTAACAATATTAGTAATCATCATCTTATGGCTCGAAAATCGTAATACCTTTTCCTTTTCAAGGCTGCTATGGCGCGGAATACGATCATATATTTGGTTAAGATCTGGACATGTCAGGTCATCAAACTTATTAACAATAATGATAATATCCACATAATGACCATCTTTGTTCTCTTCGCGCACCATTTTGCACAGAATTTCAAATGATTTAAGTTCAGTTTCTCGCTGGAATGCAGTACTTGCATCAGTTAGATATAATATTAGATCAGCCGATTTAATATTTTCTTTAATAATATTTAAGAATTTTCCTGTCTTATCTTCAGCATCATTAATACCTGGGAAATCAATCACATTAAATGCACCTAGACCAAAACCGATTGGCAGGCCATTACTCTCATCACAAATATTGTTTATTTTAGCGATATCAGCGTTCTCGATTGAATCTCTTAGTTCTTCATTTTCCTTATGATCTTCTTCTAAACTTTCAGTTATCTTATTTACTCTAGCAACACCTCCATATTTAGTTTCCTTATTTACTTCTATTGAGTCTCCATCTGATAAGAATCTGTATAAATTTGGTTTTAATGTTTCTCTTTGCAGTGATGCATTAGCCACATATGCTCCGGCTAAGGAGTTTAGAAAGCTACTTTTACCAGAGGATACTTCACCAACTAAGAAAATGGTTGGAATGGTGGTCATTTGCGATGTATGTAATATTGGATCTTTAGTATGCCTTAATTATTCTAATAAATAGAGACAATTATGTATCAATTTTTACATACTCATAAAATAACTTACCATTTTATGATAATCCTGTCCACCAGGATAACTACCTTTTACTGGCATGCATAACAGTTCCCCATGAATCCATCTTACTCTCCTTAATCTTCGCATTCTGATCTTTCTAAGACAATATCTACCAAATTTTTTTAAGATTTTGTAATAATTTATTACTTGTTCAAATGTGTATTGATTATAATTAATCCACCATGATTTTCTCCCATCTGCAAATTCTATAGCAGGCAAACCACCTAGACGATGTAATCTTCCATTTATCAACCATTCTTTATTACCATTTGTTTCTTCAATAGCAGGTAAATCATTCTCACGATGCAGTTTTCCATTTACATACCATACCTTATCACCATTTTTCCATTCTATTGCAGGTAAATCATTATCGCGATGCCTCATTCCATTGATCCACCATTCTTTAATACCATTTACCCATTCAATAGCAGGTAAATCATTATCTCGATGCAATCCTTTCGCATTATACCATTTTATATTTCCAAAATGGTTAGTTTTCATTGTCATTTTGTTTTGTATTGAAACTGTGTACTTTCTTGTATATTAATAACTTAATCTTACTAATAATTAAAATAAACAATATAACAATCAATTTTTCACATACTCATAAAATAACTTACCATCTTGTGATAATCCTGGCCACCCGGATAACTACCTTTTGCTGGCATACATAATAACTCTCCATGAATCCACCTAAGTTGTTTTAATCGTCTCATTCTAATCTTCCTCAAACAATATCTACCAAATCCTTTTAAGATTTTGTAATAATTTATTACTTGCGCATATGTAAATGATTTACCGCGAATGTACCAAGACTTAGATCCATGTACAAATTCAGCAGCAGATAATCCTCCAAGACGATGATATTTTCCATCAGCAAACCACATTTTATCTCCATTAGTATATTCAACTGCAGGTAAATCATGATCGCGATGTTGTTTTCCATTTACAAACCAAAATTTAGTTCCATTAGCATATTCGATAGCAGGTAAATCATTGTTTCGAGACAATTTTCCATTTATATACCATTCTTTATCACCATTTGCATATTCGATAGCAGGTAAATCATTGTTTCGGTGCAGTTTTCCATTTACATTATACCATCTTATAGTATCATAATTATCAGTTTCCATTGTCATTTTCATAGGAGTGTATTTGTTATGTATAAGTAATTTACTATTATAACCATTTAATATACCAATCAATTTTTTATATACTCATAAAATAACTCACCATTTGATGATAATCCTGTCCACCTGGATAACTTCCTTTTGATGGCATACATAACAACTCTCCATGGATCCATCTTAGTCTTCTTAATCGCCTCATCCTGATCTTCTTGAGACAATATCTACCAAAGTTTTTAAAGATTTTGTAATAATTACATATTTGCTCATATCTGTATTGTTTATCATAAATGTACCAATATTTAACACCATTTGCAAATTCAATTGCGGGCAAATCATCATTGCGATGTAATTCTCCATTTTTATACCATTGTTTATCTCCATTTGCAAATTCAATTGCCGGTAAATCATTATTGCGGTGCAATAATCCATTTATATACCAGCGTTTAGTACCATTAGAAAATTCAATAGCAGGTAAATCGTTATCACGATGTAATTCTCCACTTATATTATACCATCTTTTAGTACCATGGCAATTAGTTTTGCATGTCATTTTTTGTTTTGATAAAATGTATTTTTCAATGTATTATTATCTTAATCTTACTTATAATGTGTATTTAAACAATATAACAATCAATTTTTTACATACTCATAAAATAACTTACCATTTTATGATAATCCTGGCCGCCTAGATAACTGCCTTTTGCAGGCATACATAATAGTTCACCATGGATCCATCTTACTTTTCTTAATTGTCTCATTCTTATCTTTTTCAAACAATACCTACCAAATCCTTTTAAGATTTTGTAATAATTAAATACTTGCTCATATGAGTATTGCTTGTTATGAATAAACCAGTTACTATGGCTATGTCCAAATTCAATAGCCGGCAAGCCGCCTAGGCGATGCCGTTTGCCATTTTCATACCATGCTTTATAGCCACTTAAGTTTTCAAATGCAGGTAAGTCATTATCTCTATGACTTTTTCCATTTATATACCATTGCTTATCGCCATCGAAACTTTCTACTGCAGGTAAATCATTATCTCGGTGCAATCTACCATTTATATTATACCATTCTTTATTGCCATATTGATCAATTATCATTGTCTCTTTTCCTCCAATACAGCGACGGTCTCCATTCACATACCATGCTTTATTACCATTTGCATATTCAATAGCAGGTAAATTATTATCTCTATGCAATATACCATTTATATACCATTTTTTACTGCCATCGATATTCAACAGCAGGTAAGTCATTATCACGATGACGTTCTCCGTTCATATTATACCATGTTTTAGTTTCAATTGGATGAGTTTGAAAGGTCATTTTTAGATGAGAATTAAAAGACTGTATTTGATTATGTACTATTTACTTCTTTATTATAATATAACTATCAATTTTTACATGTTTATAAAATAACTTAATATTTTGTGATAATTGCAGATACCAAAGAATTTTACATTAAAATAAGATTGAATGTGGAAAAAACCATTATTATAATATCATTGAGTACTCAATTTTTTACTTTCTTTCCATAATATTCCATCTGAGATATAAATAAAATGACATTTTTGATGCTTCCTTCTGAACAAATATCAGGCATAATGTTAATTTTATTTTTCAGAAATGTAAGAGTATGTACATATTCGGTTAAACATCTACGCAGTATTTCAAAATTATATTGCCATTCCTCGCCTCGAATATTACATTTAATATCATTATCTATTTTTTCTACAAATTCTAATATTTTATATTTTAGGTCTAATTCTAATGTATTTATTTCATTGTAATATTTGTTTTCATCTTCTATTAACTGCAAGATATTTGTATACTTTGTTAAGTATGTGTGGATTATTTTAATATTTAATTGCCATTCTGCATTAAATTGGAGTTCTGATTGCAACATATCTTTTTCTCTATCATGAAATTCCTCTTTTACTTCTTCATCACTCGAATAATTGTTTGCATCATCATCATCTCCAGATTCATCATAATTATCAAAATGATCATCTAAATCATCATCTAATTTGTCATTTTTGATATTGATATATTTTTGAAATATGTCAAGCTTTGCTGTATAATCTTTAACTTCTGCATCAATATTAAAGAATCGATGGCCCATATATTCATCATTTGTATTCATCAAATAATGCATTAATTTATTGCGAAAATCACTTGTTATTAATTCTTCGCACACCTTATAATTAATTAGACCCATCCTATCATAAGAGCGTAATTCGATGCACTTAGTCATCGATAAAACTACAAGCATTCTCCATTCTGGTGATGCTTTATATACAAGATTATGAATATACCAGCAATCATATTTACCATATTTCAAATCTCCGCCATCACAACGAGGATATGTTTTTTGAAATTTATGATCGACAATATCATAATGGACTGTTGCTGGAAAATGATTATTAATTTCTATCAATTGTGCGCTTGTTAAAGCTTCGCCTCCAGATTTATTGGCATTCAGAATATTCTGGATATTAAATGATGCATCATCTTGCAATGTATTAAGTAATAATTTGTCAATTCGGAAATAAATATCTTTTTTATTATTCAAAACATAACATATTATGAATATCTTAGTGCGCAATGCTAATTTATTTAGATTATTAGAAATAATAAATAAGAGATTTTTTATTAATCTTGTATCATTATTAATAAATGCCAATTGAATGATCATTTGGAGTAACATAAATCTACTTATGCAATTTGCAGATATTTTATTAAATAGTAATTTAATTATCTTCATAATTGCATGATTACAAACATCAATACAATTAGCATTTTTACATTTTCTATATAATTCTTGCAATGCATGAAAAATCGGCACATATGTATCCATCATATAATTTGTATATTTATCGCATTGGTGATTAAATGATTGTATATCGATATTAAAATTTAAATTCAAATCTTTATTTAATGCAGCTTTATGCACTGATAAGCAGCAAGATTTCCAGTGTGAAAGATGTACAATCATTAGATCTCTTTTCTTTTGTGGTAAATGTGCACAAAATGTACCAAGATATCCAACAAAACAGCCCCAATCTCCGTCATACAGTGTAGAATTTTTCATACATTCAATGCTACTACTGCTGCTTGACGATGAACTATTACTGTCGGATGATGATCTTCTTTTATTAAACATACCTAATTTTAAATTTGGTCCAAATGTAATATATTCGTATGAAATTGTTCCGGTTATCTCAAAACTTTGTATGAGTTGAGGTGTACGATTAACATTCGATATACTTATAATTTTGTCTATTTCATGTAATGCAAATTCGGGAACCTGTAATGTTCTCTTATTAGTTACAATATTACTAATCATCATCTTATGGCTCGAGAATTTCAAAATCTTATTCTTGTCAAGACCAGTGTGATGCGGAATGCGATCATATATTTTTTTTAGATCTGGGCAAGTTTCATCATCATACTTATTAACAATGACAATAATATCAATGTAATGGGCATCTTTTTCTTCTTCGCTTATCATTTTCTTGAGAATTTCAAATAATTCAAGTTCGGGTCCTTTTGTAAATGCAGTATTTGCATCTGTTATGTAAACTACAAGATCGGCTTCGTCAATATTCTCTTTGATAATATCTAGGAATTTACCTGTTTTGTCCTCAGCGTCATTAATTCCTGGAAAATCAACTACATTGAATGCTCCAAGGCCAAAACCAATTGGCAAACTAGTTGTTTTCTGTGTAATAATTTTAATTTTATCAATATCTATTTCATTAATACTACCTTGTAGCCTCTCATTTTCTTTATGTTCTTCCTCGAGACCTTCTGTTATCTTATTAATTGCAGAATATTTATCAACATGTATCGAATCCATATCTGACAAAAACTTATATAAGGTTGGTTTTAATGTCTCTCTCTGTAGAGATGTATTAGAAACATAGGATGCAGCGAGTGCATTAAGAAAGCTGCTCTTTCCGGATGATACTTCGCCGACTAGAAAAATAGTCGGTGTTTTGTCCATCTTGTTGTGTGTGAGTGTGAGTTTGTTTGCTTGTGTGTGAGTGTGAGTTTGTTTGCTTGTGTGTTTTTCAAAAAGCAGTGTTTATATTTATTAAAAAGTGTATACTTTTTAATAGTTTAATAAATCAATTTTTCCTATATCTTAAGTATATGAGTGCACAAACACGCACGAACATACCTACTACAAGGTGGCCAGATGCTTGGTGGGTACAAATCTTTAGTGTTATTGCGGCTTATCCAAAATCTAATCCAGATACTGAGGTTATTAATGATACAAGAGCATCTTTAATTGGAATGCGTAGTACATTACCATGCAAGAAATGTAGAGGAAATTGGCGCATGAAAATTCAAAAGAATCCTCTAACTGATAAAATAATGAGTTCCAGAGAATCATTATTCAGATGGATGTGCGATCGCTATCGTGAAATAAATAAGCGTCGACGCAGTTTATCAAATAATAAAATTGCCAAGTATTATATGGATAGATTATATGAAAGTAAACCAGTTGATGTAACAACTGATTGGATATTAATTGCCGCTATACTATTTGGAATTTTCATTTGTATTAAAATGCGCCATTAAGTATGCAAAACACTGCGTAATTGCTTTTCATAATCACTTGATAATGCTATAAATGTATCCTCAGAGTATCTTATATTGATCCATTCATTGATATCTAATTTATGTTTAGTTAGGATATCATCTCTTACCTTTGTAATTCTTGCTGAATAATCTCTAATAAGGTTTTTAAAGGATAATTTTTGAATGCGAATGCGTTCTAATATCTTATTTGCCAATGTTTCCTGATCAAAATCTCTATAACTAAGACGCATAGTTACAAAGAAATGACTCCATACAGCACAAAAACCACTACTATCAAATATTGAGTGATTCTTTCTCTCAACATTTTCAAATAACTGAAATCCAACTCTTGGTAAATAGCCAGATGGAGGTAGAAATTTAAGTCCTGGTAATAATTTACTAAATGAACTTGCAAGTTCTCTATCAAGTTCTTCTGGATGGTAATGTAATTTTGCACGAGCCTCTCCACCATGTGGCTCAAAACGCTCTAATATACCAGTATTTTTATCATAAATTAAATAATTCGCATGAGCACCTGTATCTGTTTCAATGCCTAAAGGGACTATAAGATATCTCACAGTTACTGATTTTAGAAACTTTTCAGCTCCTTCAGCCGAATCAACTGGTAAATAAAGCTTTCCATATGCCCAAATAACTTGTACATTTAAGATATCTAAATGATGAATCTTTCTTTCACGATACATCGCTGCTAATTCTTTATTATATACTGGTGATCTGCACAATGTTGTCACATCATCCCAGCGCTGTAGGAGTTGCAATAAGCCACAAACAATATCAAATGTTCCACCTGTAAAAGTGCCAAATATCACATGTTCTCCGGCAGGAATCTGAATAGGTAATTCATCACTATACCATTTTCCAGCTTTTAATTCATTTCGAATATGTTGGCGACATTTCTTTTCATCTTTCTTACAATTCTTCATCCAATTTTCTGTTAATTTACTTTCATTAAGCATTAATAAATGTCTATGCCAACTATCCTCAAGGAGCTTTAATAAATCATCTAATTGTTTTAATGGCACTAATCCCTTAATGCTGCTGTTAGTATATGCCAATACCTTACTAAGATCTGGATCTAATATGATTATTCTATCACTCCATTCTTTCCAATGAGGACTTTTTAATAAATAATAGAATGGTGTCTTACCCTCATTATCCATGATATTTATATCAATTTTAGTTAATATATTGGAAATTATTTCCCATCTTTCAAATGCCATTAAAATATGTACAGGTGTCCTACCTTCGATATTAACAAGATTCAATTGTGCTTTTCGCAATATTAACAGATCAACAAGTTCCCACAATTTATTCTGAGATGCAATATGTAATGCAGTATCACCAGTTAATTCCTGTAAGTCAATATTGCAACCAGAATCAAGGAGTAATAATACTATTTCTTTTAATTGCAATTCAACTGCGATATGCAATGGTGCTAATTCTAATTCTATTTCTTGTGCATCCAATTCAGCTCCTGCATCAATCAAATATTTACATATTGCAATATTTCCCAATTCAACTGCTATATGGAGAGGTGTTTCACTCTTTCTATTTTTTGGACTAGAATGTGCCCCAGACTTCAGCAATAGTTGTAATATTTTTTCATTCTTCTCAGTTACAGCAATATGTAAAGGAGTGGTATGTTGGCGATCAATAGCATTAATCTTAGCTTTATTATCAATTAACATCTTAACAACATCCTCATTTTTCCATTTAACTGCCCAATGTAATGGAGTTTTACCAGAATTATCGGCTAAATGTACAATAGAGATTCCAATCGCTGACTGATTTAATGAAAGTAATGTACTTACCATCTTATTACGATGATAGCGTATTGGCCTATATAACAATGATCGTCCATCTTCATCAATCATATCAATACGACAATTTCCAATGTTTACAAATATCTTTACAAGGTCATCTTGGTTTGCCTCAACTAAATATTGGATAGGATAAGTACCAGTATTATCTTTCTGGTTCAGTTCAAATGGATAAGGGGAAATATCTTTCGTATCGTTTAGAATTTTAGATACGTCGCCCCAATTACCTTTTTGCAATGCAATAAATAGGTTTGTTTCTGGCATATTCAGTTACTAATTACTTATATATTAGTCTAATATATGTTAATTATATACTATAAATGGCTTTTATACTTGAATTTGTATAGTAAATCAATATTGATTTACTATTAAAATATTTATTTGTTTGCTCGCTTAACAGTGATTTGGGCTTTATTTTTTGGTGAAATAGTGGTAATAGCCTTTTGAAATTTATCATTTTCAACTGGTGATGCGGGCTCATGATTATCATTTTCGCTACCACTACTATCTTCCTCAATTTGTTTAATATTATTTGAACTTATTTTATTAATTTGTTCAATTTTATAACGCTCAAGTTTTAAAATACGCCCAATTAGAAACATAAATACTTGTGTAATAATTTTTTTACGATCTATATGTCTGGGCCGAATAAGAGCCATTGCTTGGTCAAAACTACAATAGAATACTTGTCCAATTTCGTGTTTTTGTCCATCTTTATCTTTATTTACACATAATTCTACAGGTTTTTCCATATATGCCAAATAATAAATACGTCTGTAACTTTTATGATCTGTACCTGTAAGATTTTCTCTTAATGGATCAATAGTTGTTAATACAGTGTAATCATCATCACTGCATAATGTTTCTTCTCGAAATTCTCGCTTCGCTGTTATAATGTCATGTTCTCCATTATTTCTGTGACCTCCTGGTGGACCAATTTCAGGAGTATGAAATTCTGGTTCAATATGAATAAATGCTGATAAATTATGTGGTAATCCTTCTCCAGTTAAAAGACGAGTGAATTTTGCACTAGATGCAGCCCACGTACGACATGATTGATCGAGAATGCCACAGCTAATGTCCTTAAATGTCTTGGCGCGAGAGATCATTGCAATTTCACCAACCAACATTTGTCTAAATAAATATTTAATAGTTTTAGGATCTTCCTCATCATAGTTACCTCCAACAAAACCTAACATTCCAACAGAATGTAGCCTAGATACCATAATAAATCTGATCCTTTCTCTAAAAGCAGCAACAATTGTAATATCTTCGGGAGATGAGAATTGTACAGATGATATATTGGTAACACTAGATCGTAAGCGAATTTTTTCACCATTTGGATCAGAAATATCATTAAAAAGCATTCTAAAATCATCTGGCGAATAGCCATCGATATGAAATGATATAACACCTAAACTGGTAATTGGTTCGATACAATCATTTTTTACATGCCCTATTTTACCACAATTTGAACAGGAACGTTTTCTAATATTATTTATAATAAGCGACATATCTTTCAGGTTATATTAACGTTCTGTTATATCTATGTAACAATGACCGCGTATTATAATAATCTACTATAATACATAAATTTTATATATTTAATGAATTTCGTTAAAATCTTTTCCTGGCTCAACCAATCCAATATTAACTTTTGATGTCTCCACAAAGGATGATGTAACCTTCTCTGCACCAGTATCAATGTTGTATATTGATTCTTCTGATGAATCGGGCAATGATTCTAGAGATGCAGTTGTAAGGATAGTTTCGCCACCAGTACTGAATACAACATTAAGAATCTTTAGTTTAACCAAGTCCCCTGATTTTAAGACTTTGCCAGATGCAATATCAACAACATCCTCTCCTTCAATATTAAAATTCTTTAATGTAATCTTATCGGAGCGAATAATCGATGTAATTGGTCCATTCGATGCAACTAAGAATGGTTTTGTATACTTAATAAGTTTAAAAACAATAAACTGGCCAACTTGAGGACAGCAAAGTTTGCATGAATAAATAACTTCTGTATCGCAGTCTCCATCCATATTCTCTGCGCGACATTCGCTGTCTAGGATATTCATGGAGAAAATGTCCACAACACAACCAGATTCATTACATTTATTAAGAACAGCCTTTTTCAAGTTTTCTTTAGTATTTGCATATAAATTACCATTAAGGCTATCTGGATGCAGCATTACCTTAGTTTGCAGAACTGCCGAGATATATGGACTTGTCATGTTTAGGCTTGTTACTAATAGATATCAATTTAAGTTTAAGCAACAAGTGCAATCAATTTTTTGAAATTGTGTTACTATATCATTTGGAAAAAAATACTCGATATTTGTCATTTAAATCCTTTTTATCCTATACAAAAAATTGACTTGTACAATACTCAGATTGTAATAATAGCAAATTAATAATAAGTATTATAAATACATGTTTCATACAAAAATAACATCATTAGTTGTTATTTGCAGTTTAACTGGAACTAAATATTGGTATGTAAATGGAGAAGTGCATCGTAATAATGACTTACTCGCAGTAAAACTCGCAAATAGAGAAAAAAATTTGGTACATATATGATAAAAAATATACATATGAGCAAGTATATAATAATTATAAAATCTTAAAAAGATTTGGCAGATATTGTCTCAAGAATATTAGAATGAGAAAATTAAGGAGACTTAGATGGATCCATGGAGAATTGTTATGTATGCCATCAAAAGGAAGTTATCCAGGCGGACAGGATTATCATCAAGCGGTAAGTTATTTTATGAGTATGTGAAAAATTGATTTGTATATTGTTTAGTTGTTCTAGTATAAGATTAAGTTAAGAGAACATTGAAAAGTATATCTAAGTGCAAGCTGTGTCAATATTCAAAAAATGGCAATGAAAACTGATATATTTGGAGATAAAAGATGGTATAATGGAAATGGAGAACTGCACCGCGATAATGATTTACCTGCATGCGAATATGAAAATGGAAGTAAAAAATGGTATGTAAATGGAAATCACCATCGTGATAATGATTTACCTGCCACTAAATATGTAAATGGAAGTAAAGAATGGTGGGTAAATGGAAAATTGCATCGTGGTAATGATTTGCCTGCTATTGAAAGAGCGAATGGTAATAAATTGTGGTATGTAAATGGAAAATATCACCGTCTTGGCGGTTTACCTGCAGTTGAATATGCTAGTGGAATAAAAGAATGGTATATTTATGATAAAGAATACACATATGAACAAGTATGTAATTATTACAAAATCTTAAAAGGATTTGGTAGATATTGTTTGATGAAAATAAGAATGATTCAATTAAGAAGAGTAAGATGGATTCATGGAGAACTATTATGTATGCCATCCAAAGGAAGTTATCCAGGTGGACAAGATTACCATAAAATGGTGAGTTATTTTATGAGTATGTAAAAATTGATTGTTAAAGTATTTAATTAAACTGAATTAATAATAAGTTAATAGTAAACTGAAAAAATACATTCGAGTGTAAGTTGCATCCAAATACAAAATGTCAATAAAAACTAATGTTTGTGGAAATAAAAGATGGTCTAATGTAAAAGGAGAGTTACAGCATGATAAGGATTTACATTGTGCAGAATATGCAGATGGAAGTAGAGAATGGTGGATAAATGGAGTGTATCATAGTGATAATGATTTACCAGCAATTGAAGACGCAAATGGTGATAGATATTGGTTTGTAAATGGTAAACATCATCGTAATAATGGTTTACCAGCAATTGAAAAAGCAAATGGTGATAGGCAATGGTATGTAAATGGAAAATTATATCGTAATAATGATTTACCCGCAGTTGAATTTGTAAATGGAGATAAATTTTGGTATGTAAATGGAATGTTGCATCGAGATAATGATTTACCTGCAGCTGAATATGCAAATGGTGATAAATTTTGGTATGTAAATGGAAAATTACATCGAGATAATGATTTACCTGCAGCTGAATATGTACATGGGACAAAAATTTGGCATTTAAATAATAAAAAACATCGAGATAATGATTTACCTGCTATTGAAAAAGCAAATGGTAATAAAGAGTGGTATTCTCATGGGAAATTACATCGCCTTAATGGTTTACCTGCTATAGTGAAGTATTATGGATATAATGAATGGAATATATTTGGTAAAAAATATTCATGTATACGAGTAATTAAATTCTATCAAATCTTTAAAAGATTTGGTAGGTATTGTCTAATGAAGATAAAAATGAGAAAGTTAGGAAAAGTAAGATGGATCCATGGGGAACTGTTATGTATGCCAGTAAAAGGTAGTTATTCAGGTGGTCAAGATTATCATCAGATGGTAAGTTATTTTATGAGTATGTAAAAAATTGATTGGATAATATTAACTGATCTAAATTTAAAGAATGTACCAAACTCATAAAACAGTGTAGCGCCACAGCCATGTCATCTCCAGTACAAATCGAAATAGATAGTGCAATTTGCGCATACGTCGATGCTTTTCTAAACTTGCCATTAAATCATTCACTTGCAAAGGAAATATGTTCTAAAAATTCATATCCAGAATCTATTGATACACTTACTAGAATATTAGAAATGGGACTAAAATATGAAGTAGAAAAAAGTATTAAAAAAAATATGCCTATTTTAGAAGCTAAATCCACAAAATTTATCCATAAATATTTAGATTCGATGTACACAAAAGAAATAATGGTATTGGCTAATAGTTCGCCGTCAGTAGTAATTGAAAATAAAACACCAGAAAATAATGATATTATATCCCCTAGTTGTTTATTAGAAATAAAAAAATTATAATAAATTTATTATACAACAGGTATCTTAATATATATTTTTAACATATAATTATATGCTAAAAAATTGAAATTTTAACTATTAAATTGCAAGTCTTATATAAAGTTAAAGCTTATGCTACACCACTACAAATCATCTGTATTGCCTGAATAATGTCCGCCACAACAAACACTGCAAATGAGGAAATGTTCGCAAGCATCAATGTTTATATCCTGGAGAAGTTCCAAGAGAATTCTCCTAATTTAACATTCGGTGTTCAATTCGAAACTAATAAAAAATCTAATCTAATTGCCACAAGGCCATCCGATAATGGTATTGTAGCGAGATTATCTATTGAAATAATTAAAGATAAACATCTACAAGTTGGATATTTTGGCGATGATTCTAAGATAGAACAAGATATTGCATTCTTTTCATCACTTGGATCAGATGAGGATGTGGCAATTGGAGTTGAGGTAACTTTTCGCATTTATCTGTATGAGAAATCTGATATTAACCTGCCACCGGAGTCAATTACTAAGAGTATGACAAATGCATCTGCTAAAATATTATGTTCAAGAGTTCTTGTGGATCTTATTAATGGTGTTCCTAATTTCCGATTCAATTCATGTGAATTGATAAATGAAATTCCTAATAAACAGCCACAATCTGATAATCCTAGTGCTATATGCAACATGGTTATTAAAGCTTATCATCAAGGAAAAATAATAGCTACTTTGCAATTTAATTATCTTGAAAATATGCATTTACAAATGTTATACAGAGAGAGTACATCATATGAAGAGAGTTCTGCATACTTTTCGCTACTAAACAATGTATCTGATGTTGCGGCACATGTCTCATTTACATTCATTGATAGAATAAAAATGCTTTCATTGTAAAAATGGATAAATTAATTGGGTACAGATTTCATATATCGTAATTATTGAAATTGCGCCGAGTGTATATTTTTCACTAATTTCCTTTATTGATACAGTTATGATTCTTATTCCAAAAAGAATTAGATACAGCAATCCTCGAAACGAACAGGAAATTTGTAATATGACATGTATTCCAAAAATCTTATAATCGTGATCTATAATTCTGAGCCAAATTAGTGACACCATAAAAATATAATAATAACAAATTGCCATTAATTTAAGAGTATTCTGTGAAAATATTTCATAATCATTTCCTCTATTAGCTACTACAGAATTATCTTTTTTTCGAGAAAGTTTAATAACACATTGATCGCAAACTGTAAGATGGCGACACTTTAATATCATGTTTGCATCTTTATCAAAACATATTGAACATTTGCATCCTTCATCTGCAACAATAAATAGTTTGTCTTTCATTGGATCAACATCAGAGCATACCCGACATATTGGACATTTGATATGAATAATTGACATAGTTAAAAGTTTATTAATTAAAGATAAGATATTAATAAAAATTTAAGTGATTTCTATCTTAAATAGACACATTTTTATATAAGATTAAAAATTGATTGTGTTAAACTTAATGCTATTTAATCTTATAGTAACTAATAAGAATACATTATGCAGAATTATTTTAACACACTGTGTAGTTCTGAAACTCAATTAATACTACAATATCTAACAACTAATGAGATAGTTAAAGCTAAATGTATAAATAAACATTTACAAAAAGAAGCTAATAATCCAATATCCTGGAAATATTCTAGTTATATTTATAATTTTTACACAGATAATAGTAATTATAAAAAACTAAATAATGGGCCATTACTCAATAAGATTTTTAATTGTGCAGAAATAATAATTAATGTTAGTAATGAAATTAAATATTGTTATAAAAATCGTCCAATTATCCAAAGCATATATTATATTATGATTTGTGAAAGAATAGAAAAATTATTAGATACATTTAAAAATTATGAATTTGTAAATTTGACTAGTTTAAGCTTAAACAATGAATTATTAAATTCAGAATTATTAACTAATATTTTTAATAATGCTAAAAAACTTACAAAACTCATTTATACTACACGATATAGAAATACTGTAATTACAAATAATGAGTTTAAACAAATACCATGCGTACAAAATGACTTTTATAAAATTATTACAATGAGAAATCTTAAATATTTAAGTATGCAATTAGATTGTTTTGATCGCAGTATAATGGTTTCTCTAACTAATGGTATTGCAGCATCAGCAATTGAGTATTTAGAATGTAAACCATACATTAATTCTGATATACCATCAACATTAGATGATGTAAGACTTTTATTAGCTGAAATAGGAAAAATGCCTCTGTTGAACAGTTTAAAATCATCTATTCCTTTCATGTGGAATAATAATGATTTTGATAAACTAAAAAAACTTTTACTTACTGAACAATTAACACATTGGATTGTGAATAATTATATTTTTCACACAGTTACAATATCACCTACATTTATTCAATGGTTTAATAAAAGTAAATTAGAAGAACTCATATTTCCACAAATTTCATTTCAATTTGCAATATCATATTATTTAGAATTGTTAAATGCTGTGGCAAATCATGATTATATTAATAAATTAGTATTACAAATCTCTTTTAGAAATATATTAGAATTGACAAAAATTCCTATGAAACATTTTGGAACATTTAAATCACTAAAAAAATTAATATTTATTAATACAAGTATATCTTATGATTATGGAGAGAATTTCGAACCTGCTAATGATTTTAAATTTATAAATGATAATCCAAATCTATGTATTTCGGTGATTAATCATTATGATTATTCTGATTAATCAGAATAGCTCATAAATTGTCTTACTTTCATATAAAAAATTGATTTATGATCAGCTTGATTAGTGTCTATCAATTAGAGTGTTATAGCCACACTTTCATCGATACCAACATCGATTCAGTCTCTCACATTCAAAACTCTCGATCCAAGACTCTCACTCAAAATTCAAGATGTCCTATTCTGCACAATCCAATGCCAACTATGAACTTGCTAAGGCAAGCAACTGACCAGATCTTTCTTGAACATGTAGCTGAAAGAGCTGAACTCCATCAAAAGGCTGATAAGGAACTGTTATCCATTTACAGAATAGAACATTTGATAATGACATCAACTGAGTTTGAAATTATTAAGAGTAAAATGGTAGATCGTATCAGCAATCTGTACAATGATGCAATTACATCGATATTGCAATATCTACCTGTTAATGAACTAGCTCGCATGCGTACTATTAATAAACATTTTCAAATCGTAGCTAATAATCCTATTGCTTGGAAATACAGAAACATTAATATTTCTTTCGACAATGAAAGAGAGATTCCTAAATTGAATACAATTATAAATTGTACTCAATTAACAATTGATAAATATTTGTACTTTCCAACTAATGAATCGGAATTAGTAGTGGAATCATGGATGCAAAATATTATAGATAATAAGTTTGGAAATTTAACTAGTTTATCCTTGACATTAGATATCATTACAACTGATTTTTTACATTCAATGACTATAAATGCTAAGAAATTAAAGAAATTAGAGTTTCATAGCTATCGATGTCATGAAGAAAAAGATGAAGGAGATGAAGCTTTTCGGGATGCATTTTGCCATTTACTTATGAATGGTAATCTAACACATCTTAATTTCGGAGAAAATATTTTTCCGGCATTAATAAATTCCATAATTAAAGGTATTGCTCATTCTAAAATAGAAATACTTGAATTCAATCCTATCCATATTATCGAAGACCAAGATCGATATAATAAATACGATCCATACCGAGGTCAATATAATCTAGAGTATCTGTTAGCGGAAATAGGACAAATGAAAACATTAAGACAATTAAACTGTCTTAATAATAAATATGAGCCTATGCCAATTATATGTAGCAATAATTATATTACAAGTTTAATTACAAATAATCCTTTCGAGTTTGTATGTGATGGATTTAATAATCTAAAAGAATTAGTTATTACAAATACTGATCGTTATCGTGAGTTTAGTGATAAGGATAATCATATATTCGAAAATTTAGATCTTTGTAGATACAGTAAATCTTTTTTAGATTGGTTGAGTAAAAGTAAATTAGAAAAACTTACATTACCGTTTGGGAAAAAAAATTTAAAATTAAGTATAGATAAATATGTAAATAATGAAGGTCTGAGAAATTATATTGATAAGCATATTCAAGGATTTGCTGAATTGTTAAAACTATGTTCAGTACATGAGTATATTAAGGAGATTACAACATATACAAAAATTCATAATTTTATTCAATTTGCAAAATCAACAACTGATTTAATTGGAACATGTAAATCATTGGAAGTACTACACTTTATTAATTATGATATGTATAATGACCATAATACTGATTATCTTGATAATTGGAAAACTAATTTTAAAATTCTGGAATATAATATGAATATGATTATTAATATTAAGCACAAATACACAGATTGGATATCTGAAATGGAAATCAATGAGAAATACTTTTGGAATAATGGAAATCCTCAATAATGATATTAATAATTCTGTTTAAATTATATTATTATAGAAAACAACTTTCTATAATTTTTACACAATAATATTTTTATGTATAAATACTTTATTCTACAACCATACTCCATTCATCTCCTGTTTTCTCTTTGATAAATCCTAATTCTTTCAGCACTTTATCAGAACCTACTCCATGAGGTTTAACAGTAATTGTATATTTTCTAATAAACTTATCCTCATCTGGTTTATCCTTTTCAACAGTTACCTGGGATCCTTTCATCGAGGATTTAATTGTATCAGTTGTTATTTTAACACGATCTTGGAGATTAATTGGGAATTTATATACACTATGATTTGCTGGAACAATAATATAAGTTGTACCACTAGTACCATATTTCTCAAGTTCAATTAATCTATCCTGAATTGAATTACATATTTCTAGTCTAGAGGTTGTTGGTTCAAGTTTGATTTTAGCACCCACCTTACGAACAACATCATCCAGATATTCTCGAGATTTAGATGTTGAGCAAACAGAACCCTTATAACTTGTAATACCTGTACCTCGACGCTTATCAAGGATCTTTTCACGCTTTGGGCGAATTTTAAAGACATCATGACCGCCATCCGCAACTTTACCTCTTCCAGTATCCTTATCTAGAATACCAACAATACCATACTCCTCCTTAGTTTCATAATAATCTCTTACACTTTCAAAATCATATCCATCTTTATCCTCATGTTTTTCATCGGCCTCCTCATTCTGTTCATCTGTGATCTTTTCAACAGTAGCCCAATCAATGGTATGCTGCATGTAGTTATATAATGATAACTTATGATTCATTGTTTGAGCAAAATTAGTACGATAATACATCGGTACATCCTCAGTTTGATTCATTGGTTGGAAAATATAATACTCTCCGCGATGAATAAGATAACCAATATTACCCATTGGATCAAGAACAGAATCTCTGAAATTATTAAAATCATTCTCTGTCTTTGGTAATAATTCATCTAATGCTCTGAATACAAACATCTCATCGAATAAATTTATATGTTGTTGTTGGGTATAACCTTTACGAACATATGAAACAATGTTAGCAAGTTTATATTGAGGAGATAGACGATACATATCTTTGATTCTTTCCTTTGCAAAATCAATCTCATCTCTAGAAAGACGACTAGTAAATGTTGTGTAATCTAATTGTGCCTTTGGAATATTAACATAATTACCATTCTTGTCAAGCCATTTAGCATTGAGCTCTGGATCATCACATTTAAATTCACATTCCATATAATCGCATAATGCAGGACAATCGCCGCGAGCGGAACATCCTCTATGTTTTTCTACTTCCTCTGGGAAAATATTACCATTTCTATTGAGAGCACAATCAACAGCAACTTCCTTCAGACAGCGCTCAACTCTCTTGATTAATAAATACTTTAGCTCAGCCTTTTGATATAACTCCTCTTCGCTACTTAACTTATAATCTCCTGTTTCAGCGGATCCTTCTCCGACACAAATACAGAATTTATATACATTTACATATGGATATTTATTATCATCATTAATTACCTTATAATGCGAACAGTTACGAATACCTCTCCCAACAACTTGATCAACTCTTCCAAAATTAAAATACACATCTAAGATATCAATTTCTCCTAAATTTTCTAAACTTACACCCTCATTCATAACTCGAGAACCAAGGATACATTTAATATCTCGTCCATCAACATTATTTAATGAGTTAAATACTGCACGAATCACCCGCTGTTTATCCTCTGGAATGTATTCAGCAACATCATCAGTTGATTTACCAGTTACAGTAATAAAAGTAGCTGGCTTGAATGCATGTTCTGCCTGATGACCCTTATTCTCTTTACCACAACGATAACATATGGTTGTTGGGCGGATTTGATAACTACCACCTTCATCAAATTCTATGAAACCATTCTCAAGCAAGACCTCCTGGAATAATTCAATACCAGCCTTTACTAAATTAGAATAACAGAAACTTGTCATTGCGCCTCTTTTCCCCTCAACTCTCTGACCAATACCATCTAGAGCATCCGCAAACTTGGTTGAAAATATGCGGAGGAATGGCATGCGCAGAATCCTTCCAGTAAATGTTTTACCTCCTTCGGCTAGCCTAATCCAGTCCTCTTGATGATTGTTTTCAATAAGAGCCTTGATTTGAGTGGAATTCATATCTTTGCATTCTGGTAAGTTCTTCAACCAGCCAGGCATATTTTCATTAATGCGCTGGTTTAGAATTGCTGCTTGTGATTTTAGTTGATTGCACACTAATTGAATACCTTCTCGGCCATAATAACCTACAATTGTCTTTTTATCTGGAGATAATCCAGGGACAACAAAATTTGCTACGGCTTCAGATTTTTTACTAAGAGCATCACCCTCGTCCTTAATTGCCTCATCATAACAACTACGCTGGAATGGATATAATTGAGAACTAATTACCTTTGTAAACTTGAGTCCAGGGGGTACATCTCCAATATCTACGCGAGTGGCGAATGTCATGGGATCAGCTCCGCGGAGATATGAAACATAACCTCTGCACATTTTTTTAAGATATTCAAGTCCACCTTCGCGGAGCTCCATTAAATGGCCGCCTTGACTAGTGAAAACATGATCTCTGAGTACTGGCTTGTCATGAGGGCGAATGAAATTAATTAGTTCAATGATATCATCAGCCAAGTTCTTCATTGGAGTGGCAGTCAATAAAATAATGCGCAAGTTCTTTGAGCGTTTTGTAATTTCAACTAAGGCAGCCCCATAATCATTACCTGTAAGATTGTGTGCCTCGTCAACAATAATTAGTGTATTATTCAGGGTATGAATACGATCTACTGGCATATCTCTCTCAAATTCACCATCTGATTTTCTGTATTTACTCTTTTCTTTGGATTCTCCATGGCGACGCTCAATAATACGCTCGCCCAGGACCCTCTTTGAAAAGCTACGATAACTCATAAATCGATAGAACTGCATTGCAGTATTTAGAGCCATTTTCTTCTGTCTTTGATACTCTGCCTCATCCATCAAACTACTACGATCATGGGGCTTCATGTAGGTCTCTTTTGTACCTTTTATGAGCTGCTCCTTCCATACTTCTCTAATTACAGGGCCCGGAACTAGCACATGGATTTTAGTACCGTACTTTTGGACCATTGACTTGAATTGCTCCGCAACGGCTATCGCCGATATGGACTTGCCAGATCCCAAGCCGTGGGTGACCAATAAACCCTTGTAGATGGTGTCAGGATTCATCATATTTGCTAAAAAATTTTGGTGAGAATAAAGGGCAAAATTAGGAGAACAATGTATGTCGCGGAATTTTTTAACATCCTCATAAGTTTTGATATGCTCTCTGGATGGCATTTTATGGAAATTAAACTCGCGCTTCTCATAAATCTTCCTCTGGAACTCAGGATCACCTGGCTTAGGATAATTGTAATCGGTTTTCATAAGATCTAATACATGTTTTTGATCCATATCAGAATCTATAGAAATATCGCTTGATACCGAGTCTTTAATTTTGCTATCATACTTCATGCTGCTTCTACTTCAAGTGTACATTATATTTCACTATATTTGCATCATTTACAACATAATTTATGATTAAATTAAGCTACAAATATGCCTTCTATTACATAATTTATGTTAAATTAAGCAACATAAATCAACAATATTTAGTCACAAAGGATATATTCTATTACATAATTTATGATAAATCAAGTATCATAAATTAACATTATTTAGCCACAAAGAATACCTTCTACCACATAATTTCCACGATTTTCGATCTCCAAACCATAAACCCAGCCATGTGCTTTCTCATACTCGATTGTTTTAATAGGAATATAACATATTTCTTTTGATAATGATAATTTTTTATTAATAAATTTAATGAATATTTTCACATCTTTAAGAATGAGTTATAGTTTTTTCATATATCTCAGCCAATGTTCTCAATGCCCCATTGAGATAAACTCTCTGCTTGCCATCGATATCGCGTAAACTTGTCATTTTCTGGTCTTGTATTATCTAATTTAACTCTTACTACACTCTGTTAAACACATACTCCAACATGCAATTATTAATTCAATATTTATGCATCTAACCACCCGCTTTAAATCCCTATTTTTATAGTACATGTCAAAGAAATTCAACTTATGGTTTAATCAGGGAAACAACCTATCTGGATCGGTGAAAAAGCTTGATTATGGTGCGAAATCAGAGATGATTGAGAAGGTAAAGAACCTAGCATTACTTGACGAGGATCGATATTTGATCGATATAGTAACCATTATCAGTGAAACAACTCCTGATTTTACCTATTCAAAGAATAGCAAATCTCTGTTTTTTGTAGTTGATGAACTTACTGACAAAACCATCAGTATGCTCCATTATTATGTAGAGGCTGTTTATAAAAAGAATCAGCGGGCATTCCAAGAAACTCATGATCACAAGAACAAGAATTTTAATCGCCTATTTAACTCCATTTCTGCCCAATTGGAAACAGAGAAAATTCCTCCTCCGCCACAAAGATTGCGCTAAATACTACTTTTTCAGAATATTATATTCTAAAAAATTGAAATCTAAAACATATTGAGATCCTATTTAATAATCTTAATTTAGAGTACAAATTGAATCAAGTTCAATGCAGTTCTTCTCAGCCACTCCGCCATTCTTATCTTAGCCATCTCTAACCATGGCCCCCATCAACTCATTCTACAATAACCTAATTACCTCTGTTCTTCAGTTTATGAGTGTACCTGAAATTGCTCTAGCAAGTGGCATAAACAGGCTTTGGAAATCAATAATAGATAATGCAAGTACTTGGAAAAATACAACATATGATATTAAATTATTCTGGGATAATCAAAAAACAAATAATAAGTATGCTTCTAAATTAAAAATAATGAATCGTTGTCACAAATTATCTCTGAGCGTTAATACAAAACATAAAGAAAGTTTGCCAATCAAGCGAATTACATGGGCAAATAGAAGAGAAGATAAACCATATATCATGGAGAACATCGCAAAAATTTGGATTGATAATCATATATACATATTTAATAATTTATTAAGTATTACATTGCGCGATTGTGTAATTACATCCAAGATGTTAAAATATCTTACAGAAAATTCGCCAAATCTACAAAAATTCGAACATCATTTATCATTATTTTTTATGATAGATTATGATGAAGACGAATATTCTCATTACGATGATTGTGCAAATGCATTCTATAATTTAATAATTATGGAAAACTTAACACATTTAGAATTAACTGGAATAACATATCCCGGGACAACAAGTGCACTTATTAAAGGAATTGCTGTTTCAAAATTAAAATACTTACACTATTGTCTAGATAATATGTATAATAAAGTTGAAATGTATAAAATTCCACTACTCTTTCAAGAAATAGCAAAATCAACAACTTTAAAGACTTTGATACTAATGCCACTTAAATCGCCTACACATTCATATCAAGGAGAATGGCAAATTCATGATAGCAGCTCTATTACATATTTAAATTCACCTATTCCTTGCAAATGGACTCCTGGCTCATTTAAGAAATTAAAAGAACTCGTAACTGCTTGCCATATTATTTATGATGATGCAAATAATGATATTATGACACAACTTTATTGCACAAGAATAGATTATTCTGAATCTTTCATTAAGTGGTTTATCCAATGTAAATTAAAAAAACTAAGTTTATTGAATTGTGATACATATGATTCGAAAAAATTTTTACATATGCTTGCCGAACATACATTTATCCAAGAATTAACAGTAGTATCACAACTTGAAAAATGTTCAACAGGATTGGCATTGCAATGTTTTGAGGAAAATCTAATTAGTGAATCTATTTTTAATTCATTAGAAATTATAAAACTTGTTGAAAGAGCAAAAGTATCAATGGATGAATGGAGATTTGAAATTACTAGCATTGATTTTGAACATATAGATCTCGGAAATGTACCAGTAAGTATTAATGTTGAGCCATATGAACATGGAATTGATTCTAATATTGATAATATTAATAAAATATATAACCTACGCGATGGAATGTAATAAAAAAAGTATAAATTTATAGGCTTTGCAATTTTTATTTTATAAATAAAAAGATGTTTTTTACAGTTTTGTATATTGTTACAATAATGTTTTTGCTTGATGCTGTATGTGCTTTTTGCTTTATTCGAGTTCCTCCTCTTCATCATCTGACTTTCCACCTTCGTGCGCATCATCATATGACTCTTCCATATCATCTGAATCATCGTCAGATTCTGGCTCTGTCAGTAATTCAAAAATGTACTCTTGAATCTGGTCATTGATGATAGAATTAGGATCGAATCCGAGTCTTCTGATGCCATCATTAATTGTCTCAGATAGACATTTTGCATTGGTATCCTCGTGCGAAATATCCTCATCCTCACATCCGTAGTCGCGGCCATAGCCATCATCATACTCCTCGATGGCGCGCATGATGTCGTCGAGAACAATCTTGACCATGTTCTCACGAGTTCCAGATGTTTCATCTGACAAAAACTTATAGATGTTGTCTTTGCGCTCGGCTCGCATTTTTGCTGATTCTCCAACAAAACCAGGTGAATTCGGCAGACTCTGTGTAGCTGACATGTTTGGATGAAAAGATTTATGTGAAAGTGAAAGTCAGCGGATTTGTAATCTATTGTAGATTATAAATTTAATAAACAATGAACAGTTTATAATTTCAATTTTTCCTTATTTATTATCTCTATTAATATACTATCACATATGTTATTCAATATATAAAAGTCTCTAATGTTACAATAATATTTTATAAAAATCATATCTTATGTAAATTCTATAATTTAATTATGATGGCTCATTGATGCCTTGATCATCATCATTTGACTCATCATCTGATTCTATAACTAATGTAAAAATGTACTCAAGGATTTGATCTCTGATATAAAGTTCGAGAGACTGATGATAGCTAAGTCTCTCAATGCTATGTTCAATCGATTTTATTAGGTCTTCTTCAGTATGATATCCATGAGCATATTTATCCACACATGCCATAATTTCATCAACAACTTTAGCTATGCTATTATGAGTTCCATATGTTTCATCTGACAAGAATTTATAGATGTTGTCTGCACGAATAGCGCGCATGTTCTTTGAATCTCCATTGCATATAGGAATTCTAACGGCGCGTTGAGTGTAAAAGCTGCCTGACATATTCAGGTGAAAGATTACTGTAAAAGGAAAAGTGTGCAGATTTGCACTCCATGGTAGTAGTAAATTTTATAAATGATAAAGATTTTATAATTTCAATTTTTCCTTATTAATTTTTCCGTTAATATACAATATGTATATTAAAGTAGGTGAAAATAATAAGTATTATTATATAAATTAATCCTATAAATTAACCATGCAAGGCATTGTTGTAGTACTTACTCGATAATGCACTTTAGAATATTATTTCTGATAGATTCTCCTTGAGACCAATGATATCCAAGTCTATCATATGCGCTAGTTTCAATAGAATTACCAAGACTTTTCTCATCGATTTTTCCATTTGCGTACTCCTTGACAGATTTCATAATCTCGGACAGAACATGATCCATATCAGATTCAGTACCAGATGTTTCATTGTATAGAATCTCATAAATCTTGTCTGCGCGTAAGGCACGCATTTTCTTTGAATCGCCATTACACATCGGAACGATATCTGACTCTGAATCTAATTCTGAATCAGATTCAGAGTCTAAGTATGCACCTGTATCAGTCTCTGGATCAAGAATACAGTTTAGAATATCATTTTTAATAGTTTCTGCTTGAGTCAAAGAATATGTAATACCATCAGTTCCAATACATTCAATAATACTGCATTTAATAGAATCACTGAGTTGTTTCTCATTGATGTAATAATCTGCATACTCCCGAACTAATCTCATAATCTGAAGGAGAACCTCATCCATAACATATTCAGAACTAGATGTTTCGTCGCATAGAATCATAAAGATATTACTCATACGTGCAGAGCGCATTTCCTTTGAATCATATTTACACACAGGCACACTACCAGTAGACGATGACATGTTTGAACGAGATGATTGCTGACAGATAAATCTGTGGATTTGTAATCTACTATAGATTATAAACCTATATTATTAATAGTTTATAAGTTCAATTTTTTACTCATTAATATAGCCATAAAGTTCTTTAAAAAATTTGAAACCTTATCTTAACACACATGTCTATTATAGTGTAAATAGCACAATAATAGAACATCAATATGTCATCTCGAAAGAAGAATGACTCATCTGCTAAAAGTCATAAAAAAGGCAAAAAGGATAAAAATAAAAAAGATGAGAAAGTCTATTCTGGTCCTATTACAGTTGATGAATTATTAGATAAATTAAATCCAATTATCGAATATCAAAATGATGAATCATATATATCGGATAATCATCCTATTCTCGGATCTAAACTAAAATGGGTACCAACTCCAATTGAAAGTAGTAATCCTATTAAACAATTATATTATGTATTAACTAAGACTGATGCTGAAAATCAAGGATGCGATCATGATGAATTAATCCATGAATTAGAAACACAGCATACAGTTAGAAGTCTTACAATGAGAGAATTACTAAATCTTAGTCAGAAAATAGATACAAATATTATAATTATTGGACAAAATAATTTCATTGTTGTTAGCCCAGATCCAAAGATTTTTAACCGCTCAAGACACACAATAGTCACTTATAATGATGATAAGTGCTACTACTCTGTACAGAGAGAGGAGTATATATTAAAGACACTATTAAAAACACATCCTGCGAATTTTAAAGAAATTACAGATGTTGATAATTATCCAATTCCAAAATAAATGCGGTCTAGAGACCAATATTCATATATAAGTAGAAGTAACCATGAGTCAACCTACTGCACAAACTACCACCCAACGAGTAAATTCAGTTGATGTTGAAGTTCCTGAGGGAAAAGAAGGATGGAGAGATTATACAATCGATGATATTTTGATTGCAATTGAGACAGTAATTAAGGCAAGTAAGGAGCATGCAATGGTTGCCCTGCGAACCCAATCAGAGGCTGCATACCTTGTTAAGATCATGGAAAGGTTTGATAAGACGCCCATGTTCTGCAATCGCATCAATCTATTAAAAAAGGTTGCACTAGGCCTAGATGCTACTGGTAAGAAGGAGTTAGGAGAGATGCTAGCGACCATTTTCCAAATGCAGAAGGCCTCCAGTAGCAAAGCTGCCAGAGGTATTGAGTTTGATTATGGCCAGTCATTCAATGCAAGAAATGCCCCTCAATTAATGAGTGAGGTATCTCCAGCACAAAAGGAGCAGGCTCGTATTGATTTTATCAATCGTACTGGTAATAATGCACCTGGAGCTGGTCCTCCTGGAACAATGTAAATTAAATATTAAATGTATATAAATAAATCTTTATTTGTATATTAATTAAGAACTGTAATCAGATATTAGAATACAGCCATCTATTACTGATGAAATAAGAAATAGTGGCATTATCATCATACCTACAGTGCGACCGAATTTAGTGTATGAATATTTTCTCTTCTCGATTTGTAATTTATTATAAACACTCAAATAAGCAGCTGATCCACATTTTAATAATACAATACCAAATGGAATATATTGCCATCCGATATGTTGTACAAATGGATAAGAAATCATAGAAATACAGAATGCTGAGCTAATAGATAGATAATAAACATCATTGAAAAACTTAGATGGTAGTTTATGCATACAATAATAAGATAGGAATGCAATTGGTGCAGCAATTAAGATAATCTTAGAATCAAATCTAATTATTAAACAAGAGATTAAATATGACCAAGGCACACATAAGCTAAATAACATCATTCCTTTTAATGCTACATTTACAATAAGTTTAGGATTATTAATTTTGATATGTAACCATGTACTATCATCTGCGCATATAATCGAACCCATGAATAAAAATGATAATGTACATGTCGATATGGCGCTAACTGGAATAATTGACTGAATAATAGGAATTGATGTCATGGTTGCAGTAAGAATTGCAATCGAATAATAATGTGCAGGAATATCCTTATTATTATTGGACGGCTTTCCTCCAAGATAATCATCATAATAATTTGTATATTTAGATAGAAAAGAAGGCCGGCTATCATCACTTGAACTATTATTATCTGAATAATCGCGCAATAGCGATCTAGTAGATAATGATCGTCTTTGTTCATTTCTATTATTAATAAATATTGACCCGGATAACATTAGTTGTTTTTGTGCAGGTACTATTAGTTGTTTTTGTGCAGGTACTATTAGTTGTTTTTGTGCAGCTACTATTAGTTGTTTTTGTGCAGCTACTATTAGTTGTTTTTGTGTAGGTACTATTAGTTGTTTTTGACTTGTTAACATTAAAGGCTTCGCCTTTTGTATCATAACTTGTTTTTGCATAGGTATCATTAATTGTTGATGACCTGGCAATAATAAATGTTTCCTAAAGCTATTTGGTAAGTTAGTATTATGATTCAATGTAAAAGATCTAATATTTTTCATTTGATATTTTAACATTTATAAATTAATAGTTAAGTGTATTGACTTTATAGACTATTAACACAATAATGGATTTTTGTTTAAATCCATTGATTTATAGGCGAAAAATTGAAATTTTGGTTTCCTGATAGGAGAATTGTTATAAATCAATATCTTGGACCAACTCAGCAAAAATTACGTATTTTTCACAAATCATGTCTCCGCAATCAAGTATTCCCAAGAGAAATACTGTCATCGACAAATTGGAAATGGATCAAGAAACAATCTCATGCATCAGTGCCTATCATACGATGATGGCCAGCAATGGCATGAGAACGCCAATTACCCCCTCTCGATCCATTCAATCCACAAAACTGCCGCCTCTCTTTGAACTATCGCCAGAGCACAACTATTACACATCGACTGTCCCCAGCACCCCAATCACATCTACTATGCCAAGCGCATCTGTCACCCCAATTGCCTCAGCTGCATCAAGTGCTTCTAGTACTCCTATTTTTTCCGCGACTCCTGTTGCTTTTGCCAATGACATCGATCCGGTGCTCGCGCAATTATTTGCAAACCCGGTACGCGCCAAGCTCCCTGCACTTGTTCAAACACCCGAGATTGCATTGAAGAGGGCAAGAATGGCCGCATGGCAGGCACATATGCATATCAGAAAAAAAACAATCCTCGAAAAATTATGAATCCGCGATTCACAACTTTCTACAATATTTATTGCATCTCTTTCTACAAACATTATTTTACATCTCATTATTACATATTGAATCACATTATTACATGAATTTTATTATAATTATTATATAATAAATATATTATTTGAATATCAGCCTATTGATTTCCATCCTCTGCAAGATTGATAGCGGCACTCTCTCCTAACTTAGCTTGAATTTCAACCATATATTTTCTAATAGTAGATGGATCATCGCGATAGAATGTATTAATCCAAAATCCAGAACTTTCAATTTGTCTCTCAATTGATTTATAATAGATTGGTCCATATCTATCATTCTCTTTCAGGTAGATCATAATCTTATTAATCGAAACCAATTGACGATTTACGATTGTATTATTAACTGCTCTAATTGTAGCATAAAGTGAAATTGGGATTTCATATTCAGTAAAAATATCTTGTGCATTTAATCCATTCTCTCTCCAAATTACTAATTGTTCAGTTAAGCGCTTGCACAACTTCTTACGCTTCTCATCACTTAAGTGAAATCCAGTACATACAACATATCTTTCTGAATTACTATCCCTGCTCATTAATGGTTTTACAATATTAACATCATCATACACTTCAGATAACATAATTAACATTTTCCAAGTAAATGTACAGAATGTATCATACAGTTTAATTACAAATGCGCCCTTTGGAGCTTGAGCATGCAATGCGGAAATGATTTGTCCAAGTACTAACATAAATGATTCTTGCTCCTGTAAATTCTCATCATTCCAATCCATTCCTCCATCAGCAGTAACAAGTTGGGCAATACCAGGGTTTTCCTCTTCGAAATTAGCAATAGTGCGTGGATCGGTTAAATCTCCATTATCCTTTCCCTTTCCAACCTTATCACTTGGTACAGTTGGATGAATGACTAATCTATCCTTATAATATTCAGTAAACTTTTGTTCCATTTCAGGGACACTTCTCTTTTCAGAATGAATAGTGATGCCATACTGACGATCACCTTTAGTAGACTTTGCGAACTTATCACGATATAAGATAACACTTTGAATAAAGCTACCAGGAGCCTCAGCAAGATGTGCACTTATAAATTTACCAGTTGTGGGAACAAGATCAAATAAGACAATCATTTCCCACATTTTATAAAACGCTCTAGACATAATACCAGGCTTTTTTTCTAATCCAAAATAGGCAATTGTTTTAGCCTCAACTGAAAATTCAGGTTTTTCTTCAATTCTATGAGCAAATCTATTTATAACATGATAAGTACGCTTATTACCAGTTATCTTTAACATATCTCCAAAAGCATCTTTGCCTTGGTAGATCCATTGATGAAATCCCCAATCAAATCTTGGAAATACATGACCTAGATTGAATTTAATAGTAGGATTTACATCTAAGATACCTTTAGTATGGGGAATGGTATGTACAATTGGTGCTAGAGGCTCATCTGGGACCTCATCGCGCATTCTTTGGATGTCCTGGGCACTAAAGACAGCACGTTTCTGGAAACTAGTACCCTCTTTCTGACGCTGTTTTTCGCGGAAACTTTCACCACCATATTGGCGCCGGCGTCTATTATCATTGCCACGATTCCATAAGTATGCTGAACTCATTTCTATACCTGTTATATCTATTAATATTACTCTTAAAGCTTAGATTACTTATATAAAATCACGTTCAATCTTTTAAGAATAATTCATATACTCATAAAATAACTTACCATCTGATGATAATCCTGACCGCCAGGATAACTACCTTTTGGCGGCATACATAACAGTTCCCTATGAATCATTTTTACTCTTTTTAATCGATTAATTCGAATCTTCTTCAAACAATATCTACCAAATCTTGCTAAGATTTTGTAATAATTACATACTTGATTATATGTATAATTTTTATCATATATATACCATCGTTTGGATCCATTGGCACATTCTACAGCAGGCAAACCACCAAGACGATGTTGTTTTCCATTTACACACCATTCTTTACAAAATATATTTTCAATGGCAGGTAAATCATTATCACGATGTAGTTTCCCATTTACACACCATTCCTTATTTCCACTCGCATATTCAACTGCAGGTAAATCATTGACGCGATGATGCTTTCCATTAACAAGCCATTCTTTATCACCATTTACTTTTTCAACTGCAGGTAAATCATTGCCACGATGACGTTTTCCATTTACATACCAGAATTTATCACCATTTGCTTTTTCAATTGCAGGTAAATCATTATCGCGATGCAATTGTCCATTTATATTGAACCATCTTTTGTCTCCATTATAAGATTTAACTTTTGGAGTAATAACTGAACGTGCTGAATTATTTGTATGATTTGGCATAAGACAATATCTAACTTTATCTGGCGGTATTTCTTTGTTATCGAAATATCGAGTTTTAGCACTCATCTTGTGTAGAATTAAAGGAGAGTTCTATGTAATCCTTAACTTAACTTGGTTATAAACAAGCAATATAACAATCAATTTTTTCACATACTCATAAAATAACTTACCATCTTGTGATAATCCCGGCCACCTGGATAACTGCCTTTTACTGGCATACATAACAGTTCTCCATGAATCCGCCTAAGTTTTCTTAATCTGTTCATTCTGATCTTCTTCAAACAATATCTACCAAATCCTTTTAGAATTTTGTATTGTTTACATACTTGTAAATATGTATATTTTTTATTATAAATATACCATTCTTTAACAGTTCCATTTGCATATTCTCTAGCAGGCAAACCACCAAGGCGATGTAGCTTACCATTTACACACCATTCCTTACTTCCATTTGAATATTCAACAGCAGGTAAACCATTATCTCTGTGCAGTTTACCATTTATATACCATAATTTATCACCATATGCATCTTCAATTGCAGGTAAATCATTATCACGGTGCAACTTTCCATTCATGCGCCATGTTTTATTTCCACACGAGTCAGTTTGCATTGTCATTTTATTGAGATTAGGTAGAGTGTACTTAGATGTACTATGATATGTACTTATTAACTTACTATTTATTATAGTTTAACTAAGCATTATAACAATCAATCTTTTACATACCCATAAAATAACTTACCATTTTATGATAATCTTGGCCACCTAGATAACTACCTTTAATTGGCATACATAATAGTTCTCCATGAATCCATCTTACTTTTCTTAATCGTCTCATTCTAATCTTCTTAAGACAATATCTACCAAATCTTGCTAAGATTTTGTAATAATTAAGTACTTGCTTATATGTATAATTTATACCATAAATGTACCATTGTTTAGTTCCATCATAATATTCGTATGCGGGAAATCCTCCAAGACGATGATATTTTCCATTTGCATACCAACCTTTATTTCCATTTTTCCATATTATTGGCGATGAATCATCATTTCCAGTATGTAGTTGTCCTTTGGAATTATGAGAAATTTTATCTCCGAAAAAATTAATATATGAGTATGTCATTTTGTTTCTAAAGTTATGCTTGAATAATTTTTCAAACTGTATTCAATATTTATTATTAGCGCAATTTAATATAACAATCAATTTTTTACATGCTCATAAAATAACTTACCATTTGATGATAATCTTGACCACCTGGATAACTTCCTTTAATTGGCATACATAATAGTTCTCCATGGATCCATCTTACTCTCCTTAATCGATTCATTCTTATCTTCTTCAAACAATACCTACCAAAGTTTTTTAAGATTTTGTAATAATTAATTACTTGTTCATATGTGCGATATTTACCAAATATGAACCAAACTTTAGTTCCATCTTTATATTCTCTAGCGGGTAAACCACCAAAGCGATGAAGTTTATCATTTACATACCATTCTTTATCACCATCTGCATATTCTATAGCAGGTAGATCATTATCACGATGTAGTTTTCCATTTACACACCATTCCTTATTTCCACCCGCATATTCAACTGCAGGTAAATCGTTTCCGCGATGTTGTTTTCCATTGACATACCAATATTTACTCCCATTTGCATATTCAACTGCAGGTAAGTCATTATCGCGATGCGATTTGCCATTTATATACCAGCATTTAGTTCCATCTGAATATTCTCTCGCAGGTAAACCATTATCGCGATGTAGTTTTCCATTTGCATTAAACCACATTTTATTACCTAAAGAATCAATTTCATAAGTCATATTGTTATTGATAAAAGAGAGTGTACTTTGGTTGTACTTATTAACTTACTCTTATTATAATTTAACAAAACATTATAACAATCAATTTTTCACATACTCATAAAATAACTGACCATTTTATGATAATCCTGGCCACCTGGATAACTACCTTTTACAGGCATACATAATAGTTCCCCATGAATATATCTTGTTCTCCTTAATCTTCTCATTCTGATCTTTCTAAGACAATATCTACCAAATCCTTTTAAGATTTTGTAAAAATTACATACTTCTTCATATGTATAATCTTTATCATAAATCCACCATTTTTTATCACCATCTGAAAATTCAACTGCAGGTAAACCATTATCGCGGTGTAGTTTTCCATTTACATACCATTGTTTATCCCCATTTACATTTTCAACAGCAGGAAAACCGCCAAGACGATGTAATTCTCCATTTACATACCATATATTCGTTCCATCTACATATTCTTCGGCAGGTAAATCATTATCACGGTGTTGTTTTCCATTTTTATACCATTTTTTACCCCCGCCTTTTATAATTGCAGGTAAATCATTTTCGCGATGACATTCTCCATTTACAAACCAACCTTTATCGCCATTGCCTTTTATCATTGCGGGTAAATCATTTTCCATTTACAAACCATTCTTTATTACCATTTACATTTTCTATAGCAGGTAAATAATTGTCTCTGTGTAATTTCCCATTTATGTACCATTTCTTTTCACCATTTACATATTCAGTGGCAGGTAAATCATTGCCACGATGCAGTTTTCCACTTACGTTATACCATTCTTTATTATCTGCATAATCAGTGTACATTGTCATTTTGATGCTGGTAAAGTGTTCTTGTATGTTCTTCACTTAGTTTTCTAGTTATAATTGACAAATATAACCATATCAATTTTTTTACATATTCATAAAATAACTTACCATTTGATGATAATCCTGTCCACCGGCATAACTGCCTTTCGGAGGCATACACAACAATTCTCCATGGATCCGCCTAAGTTTTCTTAATCTATTTATTCTGATCTTTCTTAGACAATATCTACCAAATCCTTTTAAGATTTGGTAATAATTACATACTTGCTCATATGTATATTCAATTGCTGGTAAATAATTGTCACGATGCTTCTTTCCATTTACATACCATCTCTTATCTCCATTTGCTAATTCGATGGCTGGTAAATCATTGCTACGATGTAGTTCTCTATTTATCCAATATTCTTTGTCTCCATTGGCTTTTATTAACGCAGGTAAATCATTATCACGGTGTAACATTCCATTTATCCACCATTCTTTATAACCATTTGCTCTTACAACTGCAGGCAAGTCTCCGTCACGATGTAATTCGCCATTTAAATACCAACTCTTATTTCCACCCAGATCGATTTTATAAGTCATCTTATTGAGGATTTAAATTATAATTTAATATGTATTATAATTTATTAAATAGAATAATATAACATATCAATTTTTTATATATAAAATAATTATAATAATCATTTTCATTTTTTCACGATCACCTTATTCTATTGTATATTCAAACAATATATAACAAATTCTTTTATTAGATTAAGGATTCTGCCGATTGTTATTAGCATCATCTGGGAGTGTTAATGGAACCAGGTCAGGTTCCTTGCCTAAGCATATCTTTATACAAATTGAAATACATGCAAATATAAATATCACGATATCAAGCCAACCAGTAATTCTACAATTATAAAAACTTGTTTCAGAACAAGTTCCATAAAAACATCCAATTATCATTGTAAATAATGTTAAAATACCAGATAATAATTTCCAATTTCCAAAATGTTTTGGAACATATTTCCCGATAGGAGTAACCTTTCCAATACGAGTCCAGCGAGTTAAATCTATTTTCGAACTAGTTTTATACTTTTCCCATTCATCATTTGTAAGATATGTACTCATTTTACTATCAGTCTGTATAATTCCATAATATATTGAATCTGTATCCATATCATCTAATTGAGGTTCTTTTTGATTTTCTATATCTACAAATTTTGTAACATAATTAAATCCTTCATATAAATAAATATTTTTTAATTCAGTATTTTTAAAATTACTCTTATTAATATTATCCAATGCAATCATAAAAGAACATTCATTATTTCCAATTGGTCCGAGATGCTCATAAAATCGTTGATCAACCTCCATTATTAGTCGTCGGAGTCTATGCGGCGTTACATTTTTAGGATCAAGATCAGGCAAGCCTAATTTTTCAGCTAGTTGGTAAAATCGATCTATTCCTGTTTTATCATTTCTAGGTATTTCTAAAATAAAGAATCTCGCATTAATATTAAACTTTTTTGATACATCAATTACTAAATTATTAAATGCTATAAGATTATTATATGAATCTTCTGATAGATTTGCAAATTTGCGCTCTAAATGAATTATTGACATAAATTTCCAATATAGAGTAATTATTTTATATTTTATAATTTTAAAATTATTAATACAAAATTGTTCCCACGAATTTTTTCTTATATGAAACAATATTTTTTCTTCTGGATCTTCTTGTATAACTTGCATATAGTGGTTATCAGGTTTCCACATGGATGATTATTATAATTATAATAATCATTTTATTAGATCAATATTTAGATATCTGGATCCTCCTCAGAAATATCCTCATCATCTGTACTTGAATCATCCTCATCTTCTTCATCATCACTATCACTTACTACTTTACTTTTATTGCCATTTGCTCTTGCATCAGCCTCAGTGCGAATCTCCTCATCTTCAGCTTCCTTAGGGACATGAGTCTTTTTACCTTTTGTTGCTTTCGGTTTAGTTAAACCACGAGAGGCCTTCTTTGTTTTCTTTTCTTCCTCTTCAGACTCTTCTTCTTCACTGCTACTCTCATCTGAACTAGTCTCTGGTTTCTTCTTACCACCTTTCTGACTCTTAGATGTTGGCTTTCTAGGTTTCTTAGTATCTTCCTCAACTGATGCAACCTCTTTTGTCTGCTTGAGAGGAGCCTTCTTTACAAGCACTTTCTGCTGCTTGATTGCCTCAAGTTCCTCAGGGGTACCAGTCTTTCTGAAAACATAATAACGATTAAGGCGAGTAATTTCATAACTTAGGCGGTCAATTTCATTTTCAAGATTGTAGAACTTACGAACTTTCAATAAATATGTTGGATCTGAGCTTTCCCATGGAGCAACCTTCTTGAAAAACTCATGATTTGTTTTATATACACTCGAGAATAATCCAGTATCAACTACTTCAAGACCACATCTCTTAGCAAATTCTCTCACAAGAAATCGTTTATCTACAAGATACTCTGTTTCTACAGTTCCTTCATGCATAAAACTAGCATTATACATATCAATGGCACATCCAAGCCCATAACCATTCTTTACTGCACTCTTTTGTTCTGCATCTGTTAATTCAAATCTCTTAGTAATCTCATGTAAAATTTTCCTTGAACCATCCTCATCAGTATAATTAAGAATATGTTTCCCTTCTTTCCCTAAAGCATCAATAATAAGATCAGCATCAAAACAAGTTGCCAAGAACCATCCTCCGGGTCTAAGTGTCTGATTAATATTATCACAAAAGTTTCCAAATGCTACTTCATTCTTAAGCATATAATGTAATGCGAACTGGCAATTAATAGCATCAAATTGGGTTGCTGGCTGTTTGTCAGTTCCTTCGAAAAATTTAGTGATACCTGCCATACTCTCTGGGGTCATTGTACCTAATGCTGCCTTCTGTGCCTTGGCATTAAAGGGGGCAGTTGCACTTGCCTGTAAGAAATACATCGGTGGTACATTCTCGCGCGTTCTGCGCATTTGCTTATATGTATTAATACAACCTCTTACAACTGAATTAATATTTTCATAATCAGGATCAATACCAACAGCCATAGTTACACGCGAATAGAATAGCTTAGGTAAATCTCCTCCTCTTCCACATCCAATATCTAACACAATCATGCGGTGAGGAGTATTGTATCTGGGATTTAAATACGGATACATGATAATACTTTTCACAAAGTTATGGAAATTACGCATTTGCTCCATTAGTTTACTCTGTTTGGCATAATAACTTGTCTCTTTTGCTAACTCAATCGCCATGTCTGGGGTAATATGTCCCTTTAGCACTGTCATATGTTTGTCAAAACTCTTGCGATTTGCAAGGATGGCGACATCAGAAAACTTAAATGGTGTTTGAATACTATTCCATACATTTCTTGCGATCATCTCATTATTACCATAACGGCTCTTATATCTCATAACTGATTCTGTTTTATCCCAGCGAGTTCTCATGATAGTCCATCGCTGATTGGGTTTTAGTTTAGGATCATTATTATAATATGCTTCTACTACTGTGCCATCGATAACTGGGTTTCCCTCAATATCGTAAACATCTCCATTTTGTACATAGAGGTAAGCCTCATAAAGCTTCTTTTCAGGGATGAATAAAACTGGCATTTCTTCTCCACTGCGTTGTTTATTACCAACATAAAGGTATGCAATTCTGTAAGGTTTTCCCTTAAGTTCACTATCATCACAATTATTAAACAACTCTGCAATCTTGTTTGTACTTTCATTTCTAACATATTTCAGAAAGAAATCAATTGAATTTTTCTTAATATCTTTTAATTTTAATTCACTCAGTGTTGTTTCAGCTCTCTTATTTGTATATTTATGTTGCAGTGGTGTCAGAATAAGGCCATCAAGGACATATGGCACTAGTCCACTATCATATAATGTAAGAATGATATTCATGTAACAAAAGATTTCGCTATCATGCACTCCATACAACATAAGACAGAGCTTCTTCTGAAATAATACACCTTTCTTTGGAATATTCTTCATATTGGCAGTAATGATGCGATAGTTTTCTGTTGCATAATTTGTATAATATTCAACTAATTTACTAAGTTCCATATCACCCTTGTATTCAAATGATTTCTTATTAAGAATACATCCAGCTGGTAATATAATTTTCACAATTTCATCAATTAATGCCATTCTTTCTCTCAAGCTAGGATTATCTCGTACATCCTTACCCTTATAAAATAGTGTATCGAATGCTAAGAACATGCGAGAATCTAACATAAACTCCCCATCCAAAATTGTACCATTCCATTCTGAATCAACATCAATTCCAGCATCTCTTACATGGAGATTATTACTAATCAAGTAAATATGATTGTTATCTACTATTGCAATATAGCGCTCACCCTCTGCCTTATCAAGAACACCATACTTATTTGCAATAACATCTGTTGCATGATATAATTGCATTGAGATAGAATTACGTACTTCGAGAGATGGACGCATGTTATTTGAAAGTTTGCGATACGCCGCCAAGACCTTATCTTGAGCTTCTCTGGTCATATTTATATCTGTATTATCAATTACTTGGAATATTTCCATTGCTGTTTTAATAAAATGATCCAATGTTTTGGGATTGTTTTTACCAGCACTATGACGCATCAACTCAAGTTCCGCTTCATAATTCTCATTAGCATTTTCCATGGCAGAAATGTAGATCCCTTGTTTAACTGCAGTGAGATCAAATCCCTCCCGCAGACCATTGCTATCGCTTATTTCTAAAGATAATCTCTGCTTGTAGCGAAAGAGGATACTTTTACTAGCAGTATAATCTAACTTTTCAGAAATCTTTTTAGCATCTTGTCTGGATACCATAATTTCATTTGATGCTCTGATTCTTCCGGCATAACTGGTAAGATCAATTTTGTTAATTCTGCTCTTTTGCATAAAAGTAATATTATCCTCATCCTCTGCATGATTATCAGCAAATCTTCTTAGGAGAACACGTGCCGCCACATAATTCTTTTGTGTATATACCATATTTAGTAGACGATTGATTGTATCAATACCTGTAATCGATAAACGATACTCACTTCCATTATATTCAAGGATAAGATCAAATATGGTATGACGTTTTAATTCTAATTCCTGCTTTGCAGATATTTTACCCATATAAGCGACAAGTTTTCGATAAATGCCATATCCAATACCTACTGTTTTTCCAGAACTTGCAAGATATTCATATAGCGATAACTCAAGCTCTTGGTCCTTAACCAGACTATTGAATAAGGGCTCAATTTGTTTCTGCATTTCCATTCTTCTTAATAAACAATGAGAAAGCCATGCTTTTAGAACCATATGCGTTCAGTTTTTTGAACTTACTATATTTTCTAAATATTAGCATTAAAAGCCGCATTATATGTAAAAATAGCTAAAACTTATAATAAATGCATTATAAGTCAATTTATCGGTAATAATTGGAAATTACAAATTTATTATATCATATGCCTTATAATGAGCAATAATTCATCATCTAAATCTGATATACAGGAAATTGTAAAGTTCGATAGAAAATTTACTAGTGATATTAATTCACCAATTGATTACAGTAAATTAGAGGCCACTAAAGCTACACAATTTTCATCAGATCTTCCGAATCAAGTGTATAAACTTATAGAAATTATTGAAAAAATTAATCCAGACTTTACAAACAAATCCAAGAAATTAAATATATTGGATTGTACAGGCCATGTCGGATCATTTTCGCTTTGTTGGACAGCACTTTTTAGGAAACATAAAATAACTGCTGTCGAAATAGATGAATTTACTTTCACGCGTTTAAAAAATAATACCAAGAAACTTGGTTTAGATGAACAAGTAAATGTTGTTAATGCAGATGTTACTAATTTTATTAATAATGCAGATCAGTATGATTTTGTTTATATCGACCCACCCTGGGGCGGGCCTAATTACAAATTTAAGAAAGGTCTCATGTTATATCTCGGGGATAAATCAATTGTAGAATTTGTACTTGATATTTTCAATAAAAAAATAACAAAATATGTATTTATTAAAGTTCCTATTAATTTTGATTTTCAATCACTTCCATTCAGTTATAGCGTTTTTACAGTTATGAGTAAATTTGCAACGAAAGTTTTTCCAGATTATTTATTGATTTGTATTAAACAAACAGAGCATAATGTAAAAAATTGATAATATATTTGCATCACTATGTTATAGGTTTATATACTACCTATTACTGCGCCAGTTGTATTAACTCTTACAAGAAATTCAAAACTCTCTACAATCATGGATCTCGCTGAACTTAGACAACGTCTTTATAAAAGACATTCCAGATGGACATTCTTTAATAATTCTAATATACTTAATTCAAATATTTCAACAGAAATATTTAAAAAGAATGCATTTGCAAATGATGCATTAACTATTGCATTGAAATATTTAGAATTTAAAGATATTGCAAATCTTTTCAGAGTCTCGAAAGGCAGTATAAGAAATTTTAATAATGTAACAATATTAAAAAGTATTGTTAATCTTGAAATTCCATCAATATCATTATGTAATATATATTATTCGCATCCATCATTTAGCATATTTGGATTACTGTCTCGATACATAAATAGTTTAACATTATATGATATTAAAATGAATCGTTCGGATATTGATGAATTTGCATATTTTAATAATGGGATTGTGTTCGCGAATGGAATAGAATGTTCAACTGAATTAAATAAATTATTATCTCGTACTAGTTTTAATATTTCTAAAAGTAAATTAACAGAATCAATGATGAGGTGCACATCTATGAATCTATTTCTAAATGTAAAATCTTTGAAATTATATGCAGAACCATTTATTGCAAATATTATTATGGAATCTTTACATTCGGATATGTTATCTAATTTAGAAATTCTTAAAATTTATAAACCAATGTACCATAAAGCTCTCTGTACTTATTCTGGTCCGAAAATAAATAAAGAGAGAGTTTATCAAGAGTATATCGATGGCGATCGATATCGCGATGATGTTCCTATTTATCAGTATTATTCTTATTATCATTTCGAACCAAATGATAAAATTTATTATGAGCGTGCATTTGAATTATATAATTCTATTAGTAAATGTCATAATTTACATACATTACTTATTCAACATAGAAAAGATAAATGTAATAACAATAATCCTAATCATCCTGCTGAATATGTGATTAATTTTGATTATTCTGTAAATATATCTAGTTTATGTCTGAATAATGTGTATTTTTCAAAACCTAAATTAAATTCATTTCTACTCAGCGAAAATTGTAAACTTGTGGATTTATCATTAATATCATCAAATGCTGTTTCAGATATATCTCAATATATTGGAAATGCAGATTATCATAATTCATTTGATGATGAGCATATTTTGCCATTAACTAATCACATTGCTCGCTGGAATTTGAGAATATCTCCAGGATTATTAGAATTGAACATTAAAACATTGCAGAATATAACTCATCTTACATTTTCTATTTTATCTGATTTTCAGTTATCTCATTTAGAATCATTCATAAATTTAGAACATCTTACTATTAAAATTATTCCAGAAAATTATGATAGGTTTTATTTTGAAGATTTAAATGCCTCTAAAATAACTAGGTATGCAGGAATTTTAGCAGAAAAAGTGCCACATATAAAAAAACTATCAATCATTGGATGGCAAGATATATATGATTTTGGACTCTTATACATACCTCTCCAGCCTTTCGCAGCATTAACAAATCTTTCAGAATTATATATCGATCGTGCAAATGTGTCTCCATCAGATGCGGATGTGCTAATGAGGAAAAACATTAATATATATTTATTTTAAAATAAATATATTAAAATCTAGAATTTTTATGCAATCGATTCTAAATAATCGCATACGGCAAATCTAGCCTTGGCACCAACATTGGTAACTCTCTTTTCAGCAATATCTTTAAACATTTCAATATTCTTTTTAACTAATTCAGAATTACTATTTTTCTTATAACGATCCTTAACTAAGATTGCCATTCTGACTGCAGTTTCGATACGAATATCCACTTTCTCTGTACCTTTGCAACATACAGCCAATAGTTTTCCTAATGACATATCGAAAACATCCTCTCGCAAAACACCATTTGCTGAAAGTGCTCCAATGAATTGTACTAAACCGATTTTGAATGCTTTAGAGTGCCCATCTGCATCAGAATCAACTCCGACAATTGCTAAATCTTTATGCTCAACAAGTTCTTTCTCAATTTCTGCCAGAAACTCATATTGACATTGATCTAGTAATTGAACTACTAGTTTTTTCTCACCCACTTGGATGGTTAGTAAACCTTTTAGTAGATTTGCATAAGCTTGACTCATGCGCGCATCCTGTTTGCTCGTGGCAAATTTGAAAATATATTCAGATACTGTTTCTAAATCTTGTGTTGTAATAATTTTTAACTTTGCGATTGTATCGATAGTTCGGGATACATTATCAGTAGTCATTTTATTTAATAGCTCGAGAACTATCGTTCTAACTTCGGGTGGCTTATTTGTGGCACGATTTTGATTCATCTGATATGTTAATGGTTTACGAGCATTATTCCCTGTCTGTAACCCCTTCATAAAAATAGGGAATTCGAGAGGTACCTCTTTGTATAGCTCTTTATAGCTATCGAACACATTGAGAGGGATGATGATTGGAGGCATATTGTTGTTAATAATTCACTCTCTTTTGACGAATATACATTCAAATCAATTTTTAGGTTTAGACCATGAGAATAAAATCTTAAATTTTGTATCAAAAACACATAATTTTGACATATTTAAAGGTATTATAGTTAATTCTTAATAAAATGGTTATTTGAAAATTTTAATATAAATGAAAAGTAATAGGCCTGAATGTGGACTAGTATGTTTAAAAGTAGTACAACACCTGTAGTAGTTAAAACAAGTACATCTCCTATACAACTTAAGACAAATATTTCCTTACCAGTTACACTTAAAACAATCATGACATCACCATCAGCAACTGCCATGAAACAGTCATCTGAAACTAATACAAGTATGTCATCATCTACTACAACAAATGGCCTAAGCGCCGATCCATTATACTGTTGTACAGGTATAACAACTGGTTGTAGCACTTATTCTCCACAATCATCATCTTGTACTGCCTTTAAAAGTAGCTTGAATCCATCCACATCAGATGGAGCCGTATCATTGCGATTATTTGATGATCAGATTTTGCGATGCTGTTCTGGATTAGATACAAATACATCTTTGTGTAAAGATTATTCGCCAAGCAGTAAAAAGTGTTCAATGTATGTGCAATCACAGTCCTCTCAAATGCAGGAAGGAATTAAAAACATTCTTACTTTAACATCAAAAGGTACTACTAAATTAGTGGAAGGATTCCAAGATGATGTTGACACTGACAATAGTTCTCGTTTCAATAATTATACAGTATCCTTAATTTTTATTGTAGTATTGTGTGGATTATTTTATGGAATGCGAAAGTAATTGAGATCATATATTTTTATGGATTATTCATAAAAATTGTAGTAGTTAATATTGTTAAAAGGCTTAAGAGATATGTTTAAATTCAAATAATATAACAATATGGGAATAAAGGGCTTGTATGCATTTATTAAAAAACATGCCCCAAAAGCAATCAAAATAGTATCTCAAGAGGAACTCCAAGGAAAACCTGTAGTTGTTGATGTCAGTCAAACTATTCATAAATATGTACGCGCTATTTTAGGAAGTGGTGCTAAAATAAACACAAAAAAAGGTAAATTTACAGCACACATTATGGCTATTATAAATAAGACAATATTTTATGCACGTAAAAAGATTTCCCCCAGATACATATTTGATGGACACAGTGATGAACTAAAGAAGGAAACTCTTGATGGAAGAAGTGATATTCGAGATAAAGCTACTAGTGAGGCTGCGCAGTTTATATTTGAAAAATGGATGGTTAAAGATGTTAAAAAATGTCTAGATCTAATGGGCATTCCTTGGTTTCAGGCGAGAGGAGAGGCTGATCCCGAATGTGCTAGATTTACTCGTCCATCTAAAAATAGTTCAGTGTCTCCGGCATATGCAGTTGTTAGCGATGATGGAGATATGCTCACATATGGGGCTACGCGCCTTATTAGAGAATTAGATAGCAAAAGCAATGCCGCAGTTATAATAACTTTAAAAGATGTTTTAAAAGAATTAGAACTCGATATGAATCAGTTTATTGACTTATGTATTCTTATGGGTTGTGATTACTGCCCAACATTACCAGGAATTGGTCCAGTTTCGGCATTTAAGTTAGTTAAAACTGAACCATCAATCCGCAAATGGGCAATCCGTGAAGGTAAAGGAAGAATATGGGTGCGGCGATTTTTAGAAACTCGTAAACTATTTAAGCGCGAAGAATTAGAAACTGCTACTACTCCATCGGTTTGGAAGCGTCCTAATTTCGAAGGATTAAAAAAGTATTTAATTAAACAAGGATTCACTACACCTGGTGATAAGGTCGGTGTATTGCGCACATATTATTTAGATTGGAAAAACAAAAATAAAAAAACTGTAAATAATAAAAGATCACATCATTAATTTAATATCCAAATATTATTTATATATAATATTTATTATCTATTTAGAATTGGTGGCTAATGCTACTAATGGTATCAATACCTTGAGCAGCTGCTCCTCGAATTTGTTTAATAACTGCATGATGCTTTCCAGTTGCAACTAATGCAATAATTGCAACAACTGCAATAATGCATACTGTTCGTCCAACACAAGATCCACTAGATTTTTGTTCACTTTGCTGAACATCATCTCCCTCTTGTACCTGGCCACACGATTGCTGCATCGGTGCATCAAACTCATCATCATCTCCCCCATAAATCTCAGATGCAAATGATTGACCAGCACCAGTAATTTTATTAGAAATACTCTGTCCCGCGTGCAAAGCAGTTCGCGCAGTATAATATCCTCCGTCAACGAGACCATCTGTCACGTATTCTCCGGCATCAAGGCCAGCTCCAATTACGGCTCCTCCATCTTTGGCAAGACCACCTAATGCACTTTTGCCTCCGCGATATAAGCCACCTGCAACAGTAGATCCGCCACTTACAACACTTTCTGCTGCCATTTTACTGCCACTAAATAATCCCCCAACAGCAGTTTTGCTGCCATCAAATACCCCTCCAACTGCTGTTTTTCCACCGTTAACTAGACCAGTAATAAAGTTCATCTTATACATAGCTGTGATTAAATTTAGGCCATGGATGTCCGGACTATAACCGCGAAAAAATTGATATAAAATGATAAACAAACTATAATTTAGTCTAAATAATAACAACAAATACTTAGAACAAATCATGGCAAATCTTGAAAAACCATCATATTATACTCTTTTGGGAGTTGAAAATGATGCATCAACTAAACAAATCAAGACAGCATTTCGGAAAATGAGTCTACAACACCATCCTGATCGTGGTGGAAATATTGAAACTTTTAAGAATATTAATGAGGCACATGAAGTTTTAACAAATGATCAAAGTCGTAAATTATATGACATGCATGGAAAAAATTGGAGGGAATTATCTAAGGCAACTCAGAAAACTTATAGACGAGAGGATTTAGTTATTATTGAAATGCATGTGGATCCTATTAGTATCTTAAAGGATCAAAATGTAACTGAAAAAAGTAAGCGTATTGTACTATGCCGTCCTTGTAAGGGATCAGGATATCCTGGTGCAAAAACAGTCAAATGTACAACTTGCAATGGCGAAGGTATAGTTAATCAACTTATTAATGGTATGATGATGGTAAGAAATACCTGCCCTCGCTGTCAAGGAAAAAAACAGATGATTGAATCATCAGGAGTACCTGCATGTAAAGCATGTAATGCACAGGGACGATGTTTAGAGGAATTTAAACATACATTTACTATTTTTGCAGGAACTCCTGACAATCACCAATATATATTTGAAAATGTTGGCAATGAAATTGAACCAGATGAACGTTCTCCAATTATTGTGATTATTCATCATAAAAAAACTCAAAATGGTATTACTATCATGGCAAATGGAGATATTCATCAAACTATTAAAATTCGCCTAGATCATGCACTACATTTAAATCCTCTACATGTCAAGTCATATCTTACCGATTCTAAATTGAATATGAATATTGAACTATATGCAACCGATCATGAATTAGCAGCTACTGCAGCTAATAAAGTATGGGAAACTAAACCAATTAACAATAATGAGGTTATCAAAATTACTGGATATGGTGTTAGAAAATGTCATGATTTTGAAACACAATCGCATATAATCCCTGAAATTGATCCAACTAGCGGAGATTGGATACTTACATTTGAAATTATCTTGCCATCAGCACTCGGATCGTATAAATCTGCTATTAAACAAGAGAAAGGAATTGCAATTGTACTAGAAAATGCTTATAGCGATAATAAAGAATTAAATATGCCGATTGCTAATGGGAATGGACATAAACGCATTGAGTGGGCAACTGTACGCAATACAGTAAATACACCTCAACATGGAGTTAATAATGGGGCTAATGGACATCAATTCAATGCACATGCAGGTTCTAATGGTCAGCCTGAATGTCGTCAAATGTAATTTAATATATTAATTTTGTTTTAATATATAAGAAAACCAATAACATAATAAGATAACACAAATATTGTATACTTATGCATTCTTGACCAGATAGTTTTTCAGTATTATCAATAGCTAACATTAGAATTGTAATAAAAAATGCACCTAATAATATTTTAATAAAAAGTGCGGCAATCTGCATGTTACAAATCATTTAGGAATAAGGTGCTTTTAATATACAATAGTTAAAAAATCTAGGAACTATAACAACAAAGAATGCCTCGAGCTAGAAAAAGAGGTTCAGATATGGGTTCTAAAAAATGTACTCTGACTGGCCTTGGAAAAGATGATGGAATTACAAAAACTCTTATTTTACATAAGACTAAGCGCCATGTACATCAATTAGCCTCAGAGGCATTGGGTAGTATGTTATCTGCTCGCTGTACGGATGGTGGTGTTAAATTACACAATGAAACAGTACTAATTAAGTGCGGGGCTCCTCTTGGAGCAAAACAGATTTGTAATTGTTGGATTGGTCTTGCAAATATTAAACTTGCAATTGGGAAGAATAAAGAAATTGATGATTTATTTCAAAAATTATGGTTTTGTGCAAAGGAAAAAGCTGGTAAAGTAGCATATTGCCCTAAAACAACCTGCATTGCCAATAAAGGTTTTGTTCTAGATGATTCCTCTGTAAAGATTGTTATATGCCCATCATGTTCTCAGCACTGGTGTCAAACATGTAAGGAGGATCATGTTGGAGAATGTAATATTAAAGGGGATGCATTAAAAGATATCCAGCGATGTCCAGATTGTTCAACTGCATGGTTCAAAGATATTGGTTGTGATCATATGCAATGTAGTTGTGGTTGCTATTTTTGTTATTGTTGCGGTGCAAGGATTACAAGTAAATATAATTTTCATGTGCGATATAGTCCTGACCACGGAACATATATTTGTCCTCAGCGTCATACCAATAAACAATTTGCACCTATTATAGTTCAAAGTCCATTAGAACTTGCAACTGGATATACTGATTATGCCGAAGAGACTAATATTGAAACTATTGGAGAAATTTTAATTGCAAATCCAAATGAAAATATAGGAGAATATATTATGCGAAATAGTATTTATGTAGATAAATAAATTTTTATATTTATAGAATTATTAAATTCTATAAAATGTTATTTTGCATAATAACCGATGCCGCGCTTTAATTCAGGAGAAAAAATTGGTAAATCGTCACACATACTATCTTCTCCTATTTCATCTTCTTTATCATTATTATCACATATACCATTTCCTTCTTCTTTAACATCACAGTATGCTTTTTTAATAATTCTCTTAATTATGTAATTATATAAATCTATTTTATATTTCCTGGAAATATGGATTAAATGCTTTCTTGTTCTGTAAACTGATGTCATTATTATAATTATCTTATCTTGTTATAAGATTTTTAAACTAAAGCCATTTCATATATTGTAATCAATTTTTATTATTTAATCATCATCTAAATCGATACAATCGGTAATCATATCTAATATCCATTCAGCAGAACTACTTGGGCTTTCATTATCTACGTAATGATGTGCTAAATATCTAGCTCTTGCCATCGGCGATCTTACTTCAATTAATGTTGTTGGAGTTGTTTGTGATTCAATATAAGGCATATCTCCTAGAATAGCAACATATCTGCCATTAGGATTTGCAGAATATGCCTTATGTAAATTTTCACTTACATTCTTGCCATCAATAATAGTATATTTTAATTTATCATGTAATGACCATGCTATAGTAGTATTGGCATGTTTTTGATTGCCAAGTAGTACAATTACTTGCATATCAGGTTCTTGATTATTAATTTCATTATTAGCAGATTGAGAATTGTTAGATTTAATTACTGTTTCAATATATTCATCATGAGTATAAATACCAGCACTTTCACCATTATCATATAAATGTAAAATATCTCTAACTTTTTCTAACATTTTCTCAATAGTCTCATTGTTATCAATATCATGATCAACATCTAATTCATCAATAAACCGTTCAGAGTCATGATCCATCTTAACAGTGCCAGCACGATTGATGCGAATACTAACACCATTTCTTTCCTTTGAGAAAGCTGTTTCATTGGGAAATCTTCCATCAGCAATGCACATTTTCTCATTTGGTAATAATCTTTGATAATCCATATTGATACTCTTAATCCAGAAATTTTCACCAATATGATTGGAAATTTCCTTACCAGGATTTAACTTTTGCAGTTCATTCATTACAAGTTTTGGAAACTGATTTCTCATAAGTTCAGTTCCAATTAATTGAAATGCCATGCGCGGAGTAATGCCCCAATATGGATCTTCACTCATCTTACTCTCTCCATTTAATTGATCATCATTAAATCCAAAGAATTCCTTTGATCCTTTTTTAAGAGGTCCTGCGAAATGCGCAACCTTATACCCCCAAACATCTCTAAGATAATTTGCACATGTATCCTTACCACTTCGAGCTCGCCCAACCATTACAACTAGGCGCTGCCCATGAGATGTAGTAGGAGTAATAGGAGTATTAGGAGTATTAATATATGATGATTGATTACTCATCATTGATAGTGATTCATTTTCATTAATAATTGAGGTCATTCTTAATTCACTTACTTATGTAATATTTATAAGATATTTATAAGAGTTTACTATTCGTGATCAATTTTTTATAATAATTAAATTATTATAATAATTAGAATAAGTTTATTATTTATGACTTTTTAATTTTTTAACATCTTTTACAGATGTTTCTTCTTTTACATAATCATGCCAATATCTTGTAAATAGAGCCAATAATTGTAAATAGGCATTACCTCCTCTAGATAATTCTGCTTCTGCTGTAGATATTCTCAATAACATTTCACTATATGGTTTATCTGTTGCTAATACAGATTCTGATAAACTCTGCATGAAAACATGTACTGGTAATGCATCATACTCAATAGTTTTTGCTAAACGATGTGCACTAAGGATTCCATCAATCGAATTAATCATTTTTTTGGCTAGTTCTGGTTTCATTCCCCCGACCATATTAAGTACAGAATCGCATGTAACTTTTGTACCTGATTCTTTTAAAGCTACTGTATTTTGCAGCGTTGTTATTCCTACACGCATATCTCCATCTGCAAGTTCAACGATAGTATCTAATACATCTGATGTTAATTCGATAAGTTCATTTTTTGCAATTTTTTGCAATCTTCTAGCCATTTCTGTATGATAAATTGGTTTAAATTGTATAGCTGGACATCTTGAAAGGATTGGCTCCGAAATATTATTTGTATAATTACATATTAATATAAATCTAGTTGTCAAACTATAATCTTCCATAATTTTGCGTAAAGCCGATTGTGCATCAAGAGTCATTGTATCTGCTTCATCTAAAACGATGATACGAAATGGCGGACAAGGATGGTTTGGATCGGCTGCACCAATTGCTGCAGCTGCCTTTATTTTAATGATGCCGCGCACAACATTAATTCCGCGCTTATCTGATGCATTTAATTCAACAACTCTTTCAGATAGTTTAGAACCAAACATTTCGCGACATATTGCCATTACTGTACTAGTTTTCCCAGTTCCAGGAGGACCATAGAATAGTAAATGTGGCATATTTGGAGAATTTTTAAGTTCATTTATGCGTTGACGAGTATCATCTGGCATAATAACTTTATGTAGAGATAGAGGTCTATATTTCTCAACCCATGCACATGACATTTTTCTTGATTTATTTGTTATTAACCATAATTAGCTACTTCTTAAACGAGACTCAATTTTTTTCATCCACAAAATCTAATAATTATACCTAAATAGGTAAGGAAAGCGCATGGAATCTACAGAATCTAGTTCAAATAATAATAATAGCTCTAGATCCTCATCAGATGAGGATTTGTTAGGAAAGGGAGATTTGATAAGTGAAAGAAATCTCCTTAGTGGCAAAGATATTTTTGCAGAATTTACTGGATTTGTTAAGGAGGGCAGAAAATCGTTTGATCGAGAATATAGGACAAAATCTAACTCAGTTTCTTCGAAAAATGAAAAACATAATAAAAAACAAGATTTGCACTGTGAAACATCGCGGGCTCATCGCCAATCATCAAATGTAGGGCCTCAATCAGCTCCATCATTTAATAAAAATGCATCTGCTCCTCAGCCACGATCAGCTGTAAAAGTAGTAAAATCTTAATATGGACTTAAACTCTTGTTAATATTCATGATTATTAGTAACCATGAATCCTCAATCAACAATTAAATCACAATCTCAAAATGAAATCTTGCAAGTTGCAGACCCATCTATTGGATCGTCAATGCAAATCCCTGAGATTGGACCTTTAGCAACATCAAGTATTGAGAATAAATTTACTATTTTATATAAACTTACTGAGACTGAAAGGCGCATTAAGCGTATTATTGATCCGGCAGCTGGAAAGAAAGTACAACATAAATTTTGGGGGACACAACCAGTTCCTGGATTTGAAGAATTTGTTACAGAGCATGGAAAAATTAAGGCTATTTCTCCTACTGAAAGATTATCGTTCAAAAACACTAATGGTGTATCTAATTACCATTGGGATGATTTTACAGTCGCTGAATTTGGAGAAATTTATTATACTGATACTGAGAGATATACATGCCATAGTCCTGATAAAACTATTGCAGTATGGCTTGCGGAACATGACACGATTAAGGTCGGCATTCGCCGCACTTCCTCGAATAAATTAGTAGGTACAATCATTGGACGAGTAATTACTGCAATTATTGAGGGTGCTGAGAAAACTATGCTAGAGGTTGGGTGGTTTTATGTTGCAGAATTATATCGCAAACGTGAGATGGGAGTATATTTAATTAATGAGTTACGGAGAATTGCTATTGATCGAGGAATTGATGTTGGTATTTTCTCTGCTAATTATATTGTGCCAACCCCAACTGGCAGCTGGTCAACATGCATTAGAGAACTTCGCCCAGAACTTCTAACTGCTTTAATTCCTGTAAACCCAAAAGAGAGTATTTCTGAAAAAACCAGAACAATGGAACTCCGCGAGGAGTTTCGTGCAACTGGATTAAGACGAGCCACTATTGAGGATGCATCAAATATTAGAGAATTTCTTGAATCAATTGCGACATTTGATGTATGGAGAACCTGGACAGATGCACAAATTAGATTATTGTGTATTGATGCAACTTGTTGGATTGTTGAACATGAGGGAGTAATTACTGACTTTGTTGCATGGGTTGATCAAGAATGGCATCCTCGCGAACCTTGGAATGCAAATATGCCAATTGTTAAAGTGGCACAGATTATTCTACAAGCATTTGGTTGTGATTCACAAATTGCAATTACATGCATTATTACAGATCTTATGATCCATGCTAAAAATGCAGGTTATCATATTTTCCAAACAGAAAAGATTGGAGACTCTGAATTGTATACAAGTAATCTCCGCTTTGTTGAATGGGGGTATCCTCGATACCTTAATACCTATAATTACCGCATTCCTAGTCTCGGCCCTAAGCAAATTGGATTTCCTGTAGCCTGGAATGTATAAATAATTATAACTATATATTATTATTTTAATAATATTATAAAAATTGATATGTTAAATACATTAATAATAGAACATAAACTCAGCTTAACTTGAAATACATACGATTGTAATTGGTGGATATAAAAGATGGTATGTAAATGGGAAACATCATCGCGAAAATGATCTACCTGCTATTATCTGTGTCAATGGATCTAAGGAATGGTATGTAAATGGAAAATTACATCGTTTAGGAGGATTACGTGCAATTGAATATACAAGTGGACAAAAATATTGGTACATCTATTGTAAATATCATACATATGAACAGATATGTAATTATTACAAAATCTTAAAAGGATTTGGTAGATATTATCTCAGGAAGATAAGAATGAAAAGACTTAAGAGAGTAAAATTAATCCATGGAGAACTGTTATGTATGCCAGTAAAAGGAAGTTATCCAGGCGGCCAGGATTATCATAAGATGGTAAGTTATTTTATGAGTATGTAAAAAATTGATTGTTATATTGTTTGGTTGTTCTAATATAAAATTAAGTTAATAGAATACAGTAAGTATATCTTATCAAATTCAATTCAAAAATGACAGTGGAAATTGATAAATATGGTAATAAAACATGGTATAATACAAGTGGAGAATTACATCGCGATAATGATTTACCTGCTGTTGAAAATGCAAATGGTAGTAAATCGTGGTATGTAAATGGTGAACTGCATCGTCTCGGTGGTTTACCAGCAGTTGAATATGCTAATGGTGATAAAGAATGGCATATTTATGGCAAAAAATATACATATGAGAAAGTATGTAATTATTACAAAATCTTAAAAGGATTTGGTAGATATTGTCTGAAAAAGATAAGAATGAATCGATTAAGGAGACTTAGATGGATTCATGGAGAACTATTATGTATGCCAATAAAAGGAAATTATCCCGGTGGATTGGATTATCATCAGATGGTAAGTTATTTTATGAATTTGTGAAAAAATTGATTGTTATATTAATTGAATATGATAGTAAGTTAATAGTATACAATTTGAATTCTAAACAAGATGACTTATATAAATGACATGGATGGTGGCAAAATGTGGTATAATGCAAATGGAGTTTTACATCGCGACAATGATTTACCCGCTGTTGAAAGAATAGATGGAAGTAAATATTGGTATACAAATGGAAAGTTATATCGCGACAATAATTTACATGTGATTGAAAAAGCAAATGGTGGTAAAGAATGGTGTATAAATAATATTTACCATCGCGATAATGATTTACCAGCCATAATAACTGCAGAGGGGGATAAATATTGGTTTGTAAATGGAAAACTACATCGCCTTGGTGGATTACCAGCAATTGAATATGCTAATGGAATTAATCAGTGGTATATGTATGATATAAATTATGCATATGAACAAGTAATTAATTATTACAAAATCTTAACAAGATTTAGTAGATCTTGTCTTAGAAAGATTAGAATGCGAAGATTAAGACACCTAAGGTGGATTCATGGGGAACTATTATGTATGCCAGTAAAAGGAAACTTTCCAGGTGGACAAGATTATCATAAAATGGTAGGTTATTTTATGAGTATGTAAAATAAAAAATTGAAATGTGAAATACTTGGTTATTAATATTATATTATATTTATGATTACAGCACAATTACAAAACAAATACGAGATGTTTGCTAGAATGAATTTCCAAGATGACTTGCAATGGTTTAATGCAAGTGGCCATTTGCACCGCGATGGCGGTTTGCCTGCCGTTGAGTGTATATCTGGTGATAAATATTGGTACGAATATGGATTGTTACATCGTGACAATGGTTTACCGGCCATAGTACTTATGGACGGAAGTAAATATTGGTATCTTAATGGAAAGTTACATCGCGGTTGCGGCCTACCTGCATTAGAGCATGCAAATGGAGATAAACAATGGTATATATTTGGATTGCCACGCCGTAATCGTGGATTGCCTGCAGTAGAATATGCAAATGGCACTAAACAGTGGTATCAAAATGGTAAATTGCATAGAGATATATTACCGGCAGTTGAATATGCCAATGGAGATAAAGTTTGGTACACGAAAGGATTGAAACATAGTATTGGTGATTCGCCTGCAATAATAAATGCCGATGGCAGTAAATATTGGTATTATCATAATAAGTTACATCGCAGGAATGATCTACCAGCAATTATATATGCAAATGGAAATAAACAATGGTATGTAAATGGGAAATTGCATCGTAATAATGGATTACCTGCTATTGAAAATGTAAATGGTAGTAAATCCTGGTATAAAAATGGAAGGTTGCACCGAGATAACGATTTACCTGCTTTAGAATGTGCAAACGGTAATAAATACTGGTATTTGAATGGACAATTGTATCGTATTGACATTTTACCTACAATTGAATATAGAGATGGAAAGTAAAATGCATTCATGGGAAAAATTGTTTATTATATTCTTTGATTGTTTTAATATAAGATTAAGTTAATAGAATACAATAAGTACATCTTATAAAAACAAAAATGACAATGCAAATTGATGAATATGGAAATAAAGAGTGGTATAATGCGAGTGGAGAATTACATCGCGATAATGATTTACCTGCCATTGAATATAAAAGTGGCGATAAAGAATGGTATGTAAATGGAAAGTATCATCGCGATAATGATTTGCCCGCAATTGAATATCCTGGCGGGAGTAAAGAATGGTATGTAAATGGTCTACGTCACCGCGTAAATGATTTACCTGCTATTGAATATGCAGATGGAGATAAAGAATGGTGGGTAAATGGAGAAAATCATCGTGACAATGATTTACCTGCAATTGAATATGTAATTGGTTATAAGGTATGGTATGAAAATGGTAAACGCCATCGTCTTGGTGGCTTACCTGCTATAAGAAATGTTTATAGTAGACACTGGTATATAAATGATAAAAAATATACATATGAAAAAGTATGTAATTATTACAAAATCTTTAAAAACTTTGGTAGGTATTGTCTTAGAAAGATCAGAATTAGAAAACTAAGAAGAGTAAGATGGATTCATGGAGAACTGTTATGTATGCCAGTAAAAGGTAGTTATCCAGGCGGCCAAGATTATCATAAAATGGTCAGTTATTTTATGAGTATGTAAAAAATTGATACATAATTCTTATAAGTATCCTTAATAGAGAATACGCCACTAAACCCCATTTAGCTAATACAAGAATGAACCAATCTCTACCACCGTTGCTGCAAGATAGCCAACATGAATTTGCCAATACAGTAGATATTTTGTCAATACCTCCATCAAATAAAGATCTTATTGAAAACACAGCAGAACTTATTAAAATCTCAACTACATCAGATATGTCAGGAGAAAATAGAATTAAAAATATGAATTTGCTATTATTATCTTTTTCAAAAAGAAAAGTATTAAAAAAAGCATCTTATGAAACAGTGCATGATGGTGAAGAATATTCTTATCAATTAATATCAATATGGGAAAAAATGTCAGAAAAATGTTGGCAAATGAGAAATGTATAATTAAACTTATACATTTTTAATTAGACAGAGGTATGTAAAAATTGATTGTTATATTGTTTTAATAGTAAAATAATATAATAGAATAAATACTTAAATAACAATTAAGATGTGCACAATCGACAAATATGGCACTAAATTTTGGACAAATATGAATGGAAAACTGCATCGAGATGATGATTTACCCGCCATTGAATATACAAATGGTGGTAAATCTTGGTATATAAATGGAGAACAGCGTCGCGAAAATGATTTACCTACTGCAGTATTTGGAAATGGTAACACAGTATGGCATATAAATGGGAAATTACATCGTCTTGGTGGGTTGCCTGCCATTATCCATACAAATGGAAATAAATGGTGGTATATTTATAATAAATCTTATTCATATGAACAAGTAATTAATTATTACAAAACATTAGCAAGATTTGGTAGATATTGTTTAAGAAAGATTAGAATGAGAAAACTCAGAAGATTAAGATATATTCATGGAGAACTATTATGTATGCCTGCAAAAGGTAGTTATCTTGGTGGCCAGGATTATCATAAGATGGTTAATTATTTTATGAGTATGTAAAAAATTGATTGATATATTGTACCTAATAGCATTTTTAATACTATTAAAACAAAACATTTCAATATGTCATCCATTTCACAATCAATCGATGGAGTGCACTTTCATCGATAATCGGCAATGGAGGTAAACCAACTAATTTACATAAATTAGATTATAACTCAATGGGAATTGTTTTGAATTATTTATCATTTTCAGAGATTACTATTCTATTTCGCTTATCACATAGTATGGTTACAATGGTTAAAAATATGAAGATTCTATCAGCGCAATCAAATATTATTATTCAAGAAGCATCATTATCAGATTTATTGTACCCGCATCCAGAATATGGTATTTTTACACACATAAGACAGTTTGTTAATGAAATAACTATAAATAATATTAAATCTAATAGAAAAAGTGTTGATGAGTTTACATATTTTCGCAGAGCTTTAGGAAGTATTCGAGGAGACATTAAAAGAAATTCTGATAATGGATTATCACCTAATGACTTTATAGCTGCACAATTAGCTATCAAAGAATCTATCAACTTAGCTAATTGGAATAAATCTAGATTGAATAAATTAAGTATTAAATCAGAACCATGGATCGTAAATGTTATATTAGAATCTTTAGGAGATTCAATTTTAAGAGGATTGAAATCATTAACTATTACTAATAATCGCACAGAGTGCACATGTGACGGTGATCGCGTATCACTTGCCAGTCCACTATATTATTATGCGTCTAATTTAAACATAATTCATGAAAAGGTTAAATGTATCTATCAATCAATTGAAAAATGTATTTTGCTCGAAGAATTACAGATTATACATTCTGTCGAAATTTCTCAAAATCATATACATCCTTACAAAAATTATATTATGACACAGCATAATCCAGAACATATCCTATTCTTTTCTTATCCAAAAAGTTTATTAAGATTAACATTAAAGAATACTCATCACTCAATTGACAAATTAAGAGATTTAATAATTGATCGAAATAGCATTCTAAAAGAACTCTCAATATTAGACAATTGTCGTATTCTTGAGGAGAAATATATGATTCATACAACTAGTGAAAGTTTATACAATAGCATTAATGCATGGAGTGATGATGACAATGATACAAAACTATCATATTTTGGACCTGCGGTAAATAATAGCATTGAAAAATTTACATATGTATTTGAATTTCCTCATATAAATAATCTGTCTCAATTATCTAATTTACAAAAATTAGATATTATGGTAGATTCTGAGTATAGTTTTGATTTTCATAAAATGATAGAACAAATAATAGGAATTAAGGAATTAACACTACGAAATACTAATCATGTATTCGATTTACGAGATTTTACTACATTAAAATTCTTAGAAAAATTATGTATAATTAATTGTATATTTGATGTTGCGGATTTATCAAAATTAGAAAATTTGATAAATATAATATGTACAGATTGTGTCTTTTATCTTGAAAAAGCTGATAGAAATACTTATATTGATGAAACAAATTTTGTTCATTATAAAACAATGATATTATCATCATTTTACACATCTCCTAAAATTCAACAAGTTACATTTAATAATTGTAGATTCGAGAGTAAGTTATATTCTGATGAAAAATATCATTTTAATATGCCATGTACTAAAACTTGCAAGGAGGCATTAGAATTATTAAATGATTTAATTACTGTATATTAAAATTCTATTTATTTTTAATGAAAATGTATCATTAAAATATTCTTATTTAATTTTTATATTTAAGGCCGAGAAGCAAAACCTCCACCTCCTCCTAAGAATGCAGCTGCACCAGTAGCTCTAATATTTGCACTAGCAGCTACATTTGCGGCGGCGGTAGCTGCTGCTGTAGTCGCAACAGGCGCAACCCCAATAACTGGAGGCACAAATGATGCCTGTTCAAATGAGCTCTGTCTTGCAATAGTGGCTTGTGCCTGCTGAGCTCGCTGGCTATCAATATTATTAGTATTGATACTTTCTAGAACACTAATACGATGAGTGATTTGCCCGATCTGGCCATTCATCGATGCCAAACTTACCTGCAAAGCATTATTTGTGCCATTTACAGCAGCATTGATTGCATTGCTCACTGAACCAGGAATTATTGCCAATGCCTCCTCAAGCCTAGCATTTCTTTCAGTAAGAACGGCTAAATCTCGATTAAGATCAAGAAGTGTTGTAGTTAATCCACTAATACTCGATTCCATACCATTTTGAATCTGCTGATTCGCATTTCCCTGCGAAAGTAGAGTAGAGAGGCGTCCCGAAATATCTTGCATTTGTTGGCGGAGAAGAGCAATTTCGGAGACAGTATCTGCAGGAATTTCAGATGAAACTAGTGCCGACATATCCATATTTTGAATCTGTGATAAAAGAGAACTTGTCACATCACTAGTTTCGCTTACTGTAACTGGCGCGGTAGAACTACCTGTAGAAGTAGATGTATTTACTGACGTCATATTAATCTTGGCTAATATCTATTATATATATACTTTTAAGTACTTATAGCATTATTGATAATAGTATAGAGCTTTAAATCTACTATTATAAACTATATAAACATGACATCTGAAAGTAGCTCATCATCAAAAAAAACTTATAATAGTAGCGCCATTGGACGGCATAAAAGATTTAGTTCGATTCTTGGAATGTGGGATACAATATCAAGGGGGCGCATGCGCGCGGTGTTTGGAGATACTATAAAAGATTGCCCAGATCCATATGGAGTTGATTTCTTGATAACTGATAAAAACTGTAGATATACTCAACTTGAAATACAGGTAGTGAAAAAATGGAAAGAGGGTGGCGAATACCCATATCCAAACATTACCCTATTTACACGAAAAGGAAGATATGATGATAAAACATTATTTTGTAGCATAAATCGGCAATTAACTGAATGTTATTTATTTTATCTATCTGATGAAGACAGAAAGAATCCTACTCGTTTATTTCCAGATAGTGAAGAATATGTTTATAATATCTCCTGGCCACATTGTATGAAATTATATCTCCATACAGTTACTGGTTCTATTCTAGCAAGCCTATATCCTAATAAAAATTAATATATTAACAAAATACTAATATATAAATTTCAAAAAATTGAAATGATTATTCTCTCCATATTCTATTAATGCATTTATAAGAATACCTCACACATTGCATCGCATACAAGTAAATCAACCCAATCGAGCCATTTAGATATGGCTTCTCCTCATCAAAACATCAATATTGTAAGCGAAGATAACTATCAAGCATTTATGTTTATAGTTAAATATGATGTACTTGGAAGATTAAAATCGCATAAACATCATGATGCACATATATTAGATACAGTAAATTGTCCGGCTAGTTATATTGCTATTCGAGTAAATTGGCTAAATAATGAGCTTAAATTTCTTCAAACTAATAATTGCAAGTTATCACAATTACGTCGTAATTTGACGATCCGTGTATGCGAAGAATATTTAGCAAAAATCAATCGTGATATTCGCTATTATTACAAAGCATCTCCTGCGGAAATTGATATTTATATCAACAAGTAAGCTTAAAATATTGAAATGGAATTGTTTTCGTGATTATCAGTAACTTTTATTATAATAAACATTAAGACACAATATCAAAAATGACTGACACAAATTCTACACAAATTTCCGCAGAGGGGGCATATCTCATAATTGCAAAAAATACTCATAAATTATTATTACTTGAATTTAATACAGAATATCCAAATTCAGAAAACATGTTAACTGAATGTAAAAATAAAGAAGATAAATTAGTAGTATTTTCACAATTTAGTAAATTTTGGTATGATAAAATGCCAAAGATTGCAGAAGGTATTGATATTGCACCAACTGAACAAGCATTATATCAAATATGTAAACAATATATCGATCAAATTATGATTATGGCGGCAAATGAAGATATTGACACATCTGATATTGCTGCATATATTATGGCATCTAATGAGATTAATGAACTTGAAGTAATTGATGTAAGTTCGGATGATAATAGTGATGATGATATTAAAGAAAATAATAAGAAGATCAATGTAACTAAAAAATTAACTGTGGCTGCTCGTAGAAGAATGCGCGCGAAAAGATCAAAAGCCAGATTAGCTGAAAATGCTTCTAATTAAGATAATATCGCTAGGTTAATTAGAAAGAGTTATGAATATAGCTGAAAGGATATCTTTATTATTCATATCACCTATACTTATTCTAATCCAATATTTTGCAAAGATCAGTTTGCAACTTATGGGGTGGAAAGCAGATGCACGTACATTAAGTATAATGTGCACAAATCCACGTTTTGTGGCTATTAGTTTGCATACAAGTAAATGGGATAGCATTATTGGTATTTTATTCCAATTAGCTTATAGAATTCCATCAACATATGTGATTAGGCATACTTGGATTAAAGATCCTATTACTGGTCCAATTTTATCCGAATTAGGATTTATTGCAGTCGATGAAACAAAGAATGGTCAAACTCCTGCAGTTATTGAGAAATTATCTACTTTTAGTAACTTTGTTTTTATAATAATGCCTGAGGGAGATGTCGATCTTACCCCAAGATGGAAATCTGGATATTATTACATTGCAAAAGGACTAAATGTTAATATATTACCAATTACATTAGATTTTTCAAATCATACTCTTAGTGTTACAGATATAGTAATAGTTGGAGATAGATCACTTGAGGATGTTGAAAGAGAATGTAAGGCTCGTCTTATCACTGATAGTATTCCTATGCACCCTGCATCTGCATTTCCAGCACCATGGTGTTTAACTAAAAAACATGTAAACAGTCCAATTGTAAACACAAGTATTGCAGACTGGTCATCGATGACTGCACTTACAATAATACCAGCCGCTATTGCATATGGGTTTTTATTTCCAGTATTTGCACTGTGGATGATATATTATTATTATGGCCAACCAAATTATAAGCGCAATTTATAAATTTGGTTAAACGATAGTGTTTATTGTATAAATAACAGAAATGACGTCAAATGAAATCGAAATCGAAACTGAAACTGAAACAAATGCATCGGCTGAGCCTGGTGTTGTTAGCCCAATTACATCATCAGAATTAGATACAGTGCCGAAATCTAGTTCTCCTCCAGCTATTGAACATGTTTTTACAACATCTGAGTATGATCTGAGTAAAACTATTCAATACGTTAATAATATATTTATGATAATTACAAATTACCATTTTTTCGATCTCGCAATTGCATTTAGTATCACGGCAGTAAAACTAGTTGCAAGAATTCTTGCGAATATTTTCATTATGCTACTTGGATGGACAATTGATGCAAGTACACAAGATTATTTAACACATAATGTATCAAATGTAATTATGTGTTCTACTGGAAAATGGAATATGGTAATAATTATGGTGTATCGGGCAGCTCTTGGAATTACTGGACCTTACTTTTCTTCAAATGCGCCAAATGAAAACACCTTATTAGGTAAGATTATTACTTATCTATTTAATTATAGAAATCTAACTAATATCAATTCATACGATAATCCATATTATCTTGAGATTAATGAACTATCCGTGCAATTAATTCTACCAAATATTGGAAATCCTGTATGGATTGCATTAAATTACAATAATCATAGTATTAGTATTAATAATAGTCTAATTTCAACAGATCAAGCAAAAATTGGAGTCCCGCTAGGAGCGCCTAATATTCTAACATCTCTATTTAATTGGAAGACTGCATTGTTTGTAGCATGTACAATTTATTCTATGCTGTATGTACTTGGATTTTTATTTACGATTCCAATTGCAATGGTTCTATGGGCCATTTGGAGAAATACATTATTAACAGTAAATCAGACTGCTACTGTTCTGACAGCTGTTAATGTACCTGTTAAGGCTATTCTTGATACAGAGAATGTTAAACATCTTGATTAAATGAACTTAAATAAGCAAAATAATTATTTTGCTTATTAATATTATTATATTTTCTTAGCTGCTGCAATTTTATCAATTTTAGTGACAAGTTTCATTGCACGTTTTAATAATTTTTCTGCCATTAATTCATTAAAATCATTTTCTGATAAACATTGCGGAGGAATAGCCTTAAAATCAAGATCGCCAAAAGGTTCCTCAGTACCAGCTCTACATGTCCAGTTATTTGAATCCTTATCATAACGATAATAGCGTTTGAACTTATAACCATATTGTGAAATAAAATCGATACAGTTTAATATGTACTGTGTTATAGTATTACTCATACTAAAATGAAAACTAATTCTAACCCATCCATAACCATAATCACTTGTATCCTCATTTCGTACAATTGATTCCACTAATTCTTGTTCTTGATTACCATTAATATGTAATAGTTTCTCGGCAGATAATCCATTGCAACTAGTGCCACCTCTACTCTGAATACCAAATAACTGAGATAATAAACAAACAACAAGATTATAATGTAGATGTTGAAATACTAATGGAAAAATAGGTAATTGGGGTATATTTGAATCTATTAATAATTTAACTCTTTTAATAGTTCTTAAACGATCCTTAACAATTGTAACCAGTTCATGTTCTCTCTTAGTAATCATAGGTTGCATTCGATCTTTTAATATAAAAGCCAATCCACATCTAATCTCTCCTAATATATTAGGACTTCCGCCACTTTCTCTTTTTTCCCGATCAGACGTCCATATTTGAGTTGTTCTACTTGCAAATGTAACTGTTCCGCCAGATGGCAACATTGGACAATTATTTCTAATAAACTTCTTTCCAATAACAAGCAATCCAGGAGAACCTGCCCCTCCTACCAATTTATGAGGACTAATAAACAAACAATCAATATTATATCCATTCTCTGGGCGCATACAGATAGGAACATAGGGCGCACTACATGCAAAATCAAAACATACAATCCATCCAGCAGACTTCAAAATATCAGTTAATTCTTTAATTGGCTGAATTATACCAGTAACATTGCTAGCAGCTGTCATACTTGAAATACGTATTTTTCTAGATTTGTATTTATCTAAGATTTGTTTTAAAGCAACAAGATTAATTAGTCCATTTGCCAAGGTTGGGCATAATATCAAATCGACTGGTAATTCTTTCCATGGTAAAAAATTAGAATAATGCTCGCTATCAGTAATAATAACTACTGGACGATCATTACCAGATAGTTCTGTTGTTGGTAAATCAAGTGCGTGAATGGCATGGACTACAGCAGATGAACATCCACTGCCTGTGAAAATAAGGGCATCATCTTTACTAGCACCAATAGATTTACGAATAGCAGTTTTACTTTGGCTAAGTAAATGTGCCATTTTTTTACCAGAATAACCATTTGAATGGACATTAGCATAAAATGGTAATACTCGACACCTAATATAGTCATCAATTGCTCGATATGGAATCCCACTTGCCGTTGTATCTGCATAAATAAGGGGTGTTTTTCCCCATGGTGTGCGAATAATTGGCATTCCATAAGAATTATAACTAATATCGCATATTTTATCCTCTAGTATACTCATGCTATTGCTAATCAATAGCCTCAAAAAATTGATGGCTAAACATCCCCCGCCCAGCTTTTACAATAGATTACTACACAAGTTTTAACAACTAAGTGAACCAGACCAACCAAATATGTCTTTTTCATCAAACAGCAATAAGAAAGAGCTCCGTATGTGGATACATCCTAATACAGACCAATGGCAATTAAGTACATATAAAAAAGGGGCATTATACTCTTCATCTGAAGAACTTCTGGCATGTATGAAAAAAGATGCCCAATACCCAACTGGATGGGTAAACTGTTATATTATCTTACCTGGCATCAATCCAATTTGGGAGGATCCTCAGGTTAAAAAGGGGGGTTCTTTTGGTACCACTGGCCCATTGAGCACAGTACCGGCTGAACTTTATGCACAGACTGAGGAATTCATTTCATTTTGTCTACAAGATAAAATGAAAATGCCAGGAGGCGAGGAGGTTGATATGAGTTTCTATTTTGTATGTGTTAATTTTAGTGTTAATGATAGAACAAATAGACGATCTACAGTTACTCCTAAATTATGGCTCAGAGATTGCAATTTATATGAGGATGCCCTGACAGCTCTTCAGAATAAATTTCCAAAATATGATTTTGCATTTGAGGCATTTGATAAGCGTAATCAACCTCGTATTGCTGCCCCTGCAGGTATGAAAATGAAAGCTCCTGCTAAATTAACAGTTGAACAACAACTAACTACATTGTTAAATAACTTAACAAGACAAACACTTGATTCTACAATTTCATGTGTACATAAATTACTAAAAGGAAAGGTAAATGTTTTAGAAACTATGCTGGTACAATATCTGTTTCGTCAAAGAGATCATACACTTTTGATTGAATTAGCAACAGAGATAGATTTTACAAATCATGGATTATTAGATAATTTGCTAAAAAGTATTGATAGTGTTATTATTGAAAATGATGATCCTGAAACTGTTAAAGATTTTCAGAGAAATTTAGGAATTGCTAAAACTAGATTACAATTTCATATGTATGATCTTAAACGTAATACTCGGGATAATCTTAGTAAATTTATTGATCATGAACTAACACTTGGAAAACTAGATGTAATCATTGAAATACTGCGCTGTTTAACTAAGGCAAAGACTAAGGATGTAGAATTTATTGAACAAATTAGAAATTACATTATCACACAAACTAAGAAATCTGGTAAAATCTATTATGTAATGCTCGATATTTTCGATGATTTAAATTCTCAATAAAGCATTTGAGAAATGAATGATTAATTTAATTTATAATATTATATTTGTATAATATTAAATATTTTTATATTAATTATTAGATTCATCTATTTGCGATGAGTTTGTAATATTATAGTCATCTATTTGTTTTCTTAATTCAATAAGAAAGATTTGTAATGTTATTCGCCGCACTGATTGAATTCTCATCATTTGAGTAATAAGAGTATTTGCTTGGCGATGCGAAATACTTAAACTGGGCCAATAAATACATAATTTCCTTTCGCGAATATCTTTAATCATAACAGGCGGTTGACCATATAAACATACAAAGAATGTTACACCAATACTCCATATATCATAATTATATGTAAGTGGAGTATTGCTACTATAATATTCAGGAGGAACATATTGAGCTGATCCTGCTCTAGCAATATCCCCAGTACGTTTAAGTTCAGCGACAGAGCCAAAATCAAATAATATAATAGAATCCTCATTTGTATTAACAAGTATATTTTCCGGCTTGATATCACAGTGAACATATCCGCACATATTTATAATATTTGTTGCCTCTGCTAATTGCTCCATAAACCGCATTGAACGTTCTAATGTAAGCTTCTTTTCCTTTATGACTAAATCGAATAAAGTTAATTTATGATAAGGTACTAATATGTAATCATAAACATCTCCCCTATGAAGTAAATCTGCATAGAGGAGATATTTACTCTTTGTGTGAAATTGTCCTAGTAATTGATAAAAATCTAATTCAGACGATCTTACCATTATTTTCAATACTTTAAAATCATTAGTTGTAGTATCTTGCAGCCTTAATATCCATAAATTAGGTTTTCCTCCAAATGATGGAGTTTCTAATGCCAAGCTTTGCATAATATCTTCGCGGAATGCATATCTTTCTTTAATAATACTGGGGGCTTCGGTCCATACTCCCATAGGCACATGCCATGGATTTTTCGAGCACATATGTATTTCTACTGTTGAAATTTCCGAGCGGGTGTTAGTGGACATGATTTTTGACGCTGAGAATGGCGTTAATGGTGATCATTATTAAGCTATGTAAGCTTAGCAAGACTTTATAGTCATCAATTTTTATGATTCCAGATACAATTAAATAGGCTAATTAGGCGAGTTAGGTAGGCTAATTAGGCAGGTTAGGTAGGCTAATTAGGCAGGTTAGGTAGGCTAATTAGGCAGGTTAGGTAGGCTAATTAGGCAGGTTAGGTAGGCTAATTAAGGCTAATTAAGGCTAATTAAGGCTAATTAAGGCTAATATATGGATTTATCAGCACCTATAAGGGGAGTCAAAATAGGGCTAATTGCATTTAATTAGACCTATTGAGGCTAATAAAGTACATGGGATCTATATAATGGTGCCAGATATCCTTAGATTGATATGCAAAAAAATTGATGCGAAAAGTCTTTAGCTACTAACTGTTCTAAAGAAAGGGAACACAACACTAAACAGAACACTAAACACTTTCCACAATGGCTCGCAAGAATTCTCCGAACGCCAAGAAGTCCAAGAAGGAGCAATCCGACTCTGAGGCTGAAGATACTGATGCTCAGGTGAGTGATACCGCCAAGGAGCCTTTCGATGAGATTGATTCCGATTCTGATTCTGAGAAGAAGTCCAAGAAGGGAAAGAAGGGAGGTAAGAAATCCAAGAAAGATGCATCCGATGATGAATCTGCCGCTGTATCTGGATCTGATGATGAGGATGAGAAGCCTGCCAAGAAGGGTAAGGGTGGCAAGAAGGGTAAGAAGGATGTATCTCCTCCCGCATCTGATGATGAATCCGCTGCTGGTTCTGGATCCGAGGATGAGGATGAGAAGCCTGCCAAGGGCAAGAAGGGTAAGGCCGCTAAAGGTAAGAAGGGCAAGGCCGCAGAGAGCGATGATGAATCTGCTGCTGGTTCTGGATCCGAAGACGAGGACGAGAAGCCTGCTAAGGGCAAGAAGGGCAAGGCCGCCAAGGGAAAGAAGGGTAAGGCTGCTGCCGACAGCGATGATGAATCTGCTGCTGGAACTGGCGATGAGTCTGATGCCCCTCCCGCTAAGAAAGGAAAGTGCAAGGCCAAGAAGGATGCATCTGATGACGAATCCGCTGCTGGAAGCGGATCTGATGATGACAAGCCCGCTCCTAAGAAGGGTAAGGGAAAGGCGAAGAGTCCTCCCGCTAAGAAGCCTGCTGCTAAGAAGGCAACTGCTAAGAAAGCCAGTACCAAGAAGGCCCCTGCTAAGGGAAAGAAGGCTACTGGCAAGGGTAAGAAGTAAAAAAACTTGTGCAAACAAGTAATAATGGCACCAGGTTCAGTGTGTCTTACAATTAATATAAAATAATATGCCGATCATGGCATTTTACTTAATTATTCAACTATTAGTTGAATAAGTATAAACACTATTTACTATAAAATAATAAATGAGTGAAATATTTATCCTCGATAAACTTTATGGAGCGAAATTAATTAATGGATTGGTTGAATTAACTGAATTAAGTAATGTATTAATTACATCATTTGATAAACAATTAATATATCAAAATAGGCTTGTTGTTAAGAAAGGTGTAAATTATGTAATTGAAAATCATGATTATACTAATATGTTCACTTTATTTCAAATTAACGCGTTAAATAAATTAAAGGATGATACATCTCCACTCCGATTAATGCATCCCTTGAGATATATATCGGGCAATTTATACATTCCACTCCTTGCTGTTCAAGTACTAGCTGTTTATCCAAGCCTAATAGAGGAACATAATATCTTAAGATTTTGGATGGAGACACAGAGTTTACAAGTACAAGATAATCCAATTAATACTAAGTATTCTGGTACTATATTTATGGAGAATTGGAGGGATAGTAAGATGGTTGCTAGTCGCGATGTACTAATTGGAACAGATACTAAGAGTATAGCTGCACTTTCAGAATATGCTTTACAATACATAAATGAATTAGATATATTATCCACTAAAAAATAGAATCTCATTGTTATTTATAAGAAGTTATGATTCTACAATGTAGCGAAAAGCCAAATTTACTTGTCGCAACTGCCATTTATATTGGTCTGATGGCTGCATGCTATTATTATAAACAACCAACCGCTGCCTTAGCCATCATGGTGGTTGGAGTATATGATGTGAAATGTTATCTTGAAGGAGGAGGATCCGGTAAAGTAATGCCTATTGCACCAGTTCTAGTGCAATCTCTTAACAAGAAGACTCCATTAGTAGAAGAAACATGTAATTCTGGTACTTGTTCAGCGCAAGTAGAACAAAAAGATCCAAATAGTGCATCAAATCTTGGTGATAATTTTGATATTATTGAGTACTCTGAATTAAATGACACTAATATGCCTGCAACACATTCATCTATTTGTAAGTCTTAAGAGGAAGATCTTTATGACCTCTCTGTAATTCTGGGCACCAATATGTTTTACTATCTCTGGTAGAAAGAATACGATCCCCAACAACCTTTTTTCCTCCATCAGCAGTTTTCTGCTGATAGACTTTATAACTAAATATTATATTTTTCGCAGGACGATAATCTATCAATGGTGTTCTCTGTGGCTTATATTTTCCAAAATGATTAATATATCTTGTATGATTTCCATAATATGCCGCAGCCGCTACAGTGCACATTGCAGTATATAATTCAATGAATGTATCTCTGTCAATAAATTTACTTAAGATTGATGGCGCCAGTCTCGCCTCATACAGTATCTCTACTGATAGGTAATTTCCGATTCCAGCTACAAGAGCATTTTGATCCATTAGCAGTTCAACAATTGGCTTATTGGGCCATTTTTTAGTGTGGAGTACCTTATTAAAGCGAGTCCACATTGATGACAGCGTATGATCACTAAAGAGAAGATCTGGGGCAAGTTGTGATAATTTGCGATTAAGTGGAACTGGATCATCCATAAATACAATTGTTCCAAAGTTTCTCTGATCCGACCAAAATATGGTGTGCATTTTTTTTAATACATAATCATAAAACCAAAATTTCAAACCGCTATGAGGTAATTGAGTTTTTGACCATCTCCCCTCGAGTCCCAATGTATTAAGTAAATATAAACGTTGATCAAGGAGAGTATCTGTTATTGGGGTAAATAGTTCCGAAAACTCCATCCATAAGAATTTTCCATGTGAATGTACGCTGTGTAAGCAACATGGCATATATTTTAAAGCTATATCAATACCAGGAAGCTTATGGCGAGCATAACGCCCACCAATTACTGCAAAACCCAATAACCAATATCCAACATGCTGATTTAGCATTTCGGCAGTAAGAGCAACCTCAGCGATTTCGGGCATGTTTTTAATGTATAATATCTTGTTTCTTATAGCCTTATTCTGCTTTTGAGGCTGTTTGGCATATCAATTTTCCAATAAAAATTGATACGATCTTTGCTTCTAAAAACGATTAATAATTCATTACACATATAAATACATACCTATAATACTAATCAAACATGCCTTACGGACTCATTCACAAAATCACTGGAAAGCGTAGTTTCACGCTGTTTATTAAAGATGAACTTATTGAATGCACAGTTTCGAGGAGAGCAATGGAAAGAATGACGGAGAAACTCCATGAAAAAATGGTTATCACATTTGATTTTGAAGAAGTAGACAGTAGCAATGATGATAATAATAAATCTAATGAAGCCGAGCCGCGTAAAATAGTGTATATTGATACGTATAATAAACCTATTTTGCTTGCAAGCGGGAATTCTAAGATTCATGATATTGCGAAGACTGAAATGGATGGAACAGGTATCAAGGTATTTACAAGATTAAGATCTAAGAAACATTGTCCTGCGATTTGTTTTGTTACATATACAGGAAAAGTATACGAGTATGATGATGTAAATTACCATAATCTGGATGAAATGAAATCCATGTGGGATAAAATTCGTAAAATTCATCACAGAGATATGGAGGATAGTTCGGCAGGAACTAGTCCAACTGTTTTAGAAGAAACTAAGAATATTAATATGCCGCGCGAGAATAATAATGATATTTTTAATAAAATTGTTTCACAAACAGCAACAGCAAAACAAATTAAGCATCAAATTGAAAATAGATTGAATGCAATTTATAATTCAGGAGCTGGTTATATTGAGCCAGTAAATAGTGCTAATCCAGTAGTTGCTCATGTAACCAATCCAGTGATTAATTCTGTCTCTAATTCTGTACCTAATCAGTCAATGAAAGGACTGCCACAGACATTGATTGATACATTTTCCAATTATGAAAAACAGATTAATAACTATGATGCTATCGTGCGTAATGCTAATCAGTCACAAAATAACCAACAACCTAATGATTACACTCAGGGGGAACTGGATGAGATCTGTATGCAGCAGAGACAAGGTTCAAATGTCACTGAAGGCAAGCCTCATTAAGCATATTATATGCAAAAAAATTGATGCGATAATTCTTATTATATACTCTTAATATAAACATTAATTACTATTATCTATAAATTAACCATGAGCCACAATGCATCTCAAAGTCAAAACAACCGCGTAACTGACGGTATCTCGGTTATGACATGCAAGGATGAACATGGAAACACTGTGATCGCGGGACCTGACCAGAGGCAGTCTGGTAATCCTGTATCATCTGTGCAAAATTTAAGCAATCATAATAGATTGGCTATGAGCGAATATTGGATGAATTATGAAAATATGCAGCAACAGAATCGTGCACAGAAAACACCATCTGCTCCAGCATTATCTCAGATCGAATCATCTGTTGTATCATCACAGCAACATAATATGGCATCCAGGCAAGATGATAACCATATTAATAATCCATCTATCAATCGATCTGACAATCAATCTAGTAACCAGATTAATAATCGATCTGATAATCAGGCAAGCCCGGTACAACACATTGAATTAATTAATACTAATAATGGAATGAATCTAGGTTCTGCAGATGAAATGCTAGAAAATCTTAAAAATATTGGTGCAAATATTATTAATGCTCGGAGTAATAGCGAGAAAATGAAATATATTGAGCTTGGAAATATTGCAAAGAGTAATATTCAGATTTATCTTAAACAATTAAAAGCTCAACTTGAAAATCCATCTCAATATCTAACTCAGGATGAAGCTGGAATCTCGGGGCTGTCATTTGACGAACAAATGAAATATTTTGATGCTCTTGAGAGACGTTGTTGCAGTGGAGATAAACCAAATATTGAAGATCATGTTAAGTTTTATATGCGTCTTTCAATGGTAGGTGATTCTATTCGCAAAATCTGTACCAATAATGCTATCATGGTAACTGAAAAGATTGTTATTTCTGAGAAGAAAAATAATGACCCGGATATTAAGTTTAACCGCAAAGATGAAAATGAAATTTCAAATAATAAAAATAATGAAAGAAATTCACAATCTGCTAATCGCACAAGTAATAATAATAACAGAGATTACCGCGATGCATACACAGTAACTGCAAAGGACTCTAAAAAGCAAAAACAGCGCGGTGGTAGCAATCATCAAGGAAATAACAATGGCCAATACGATTATGGTCGAGGCAATAACAATGGTAAGCACAATTATGGTCAAAGTAATAACAATGGAAATAACAATTATGGCCAAGGCAATAATAATGATTATCGCAATTATGGACAAAGTAATAATAATGGACAAAACAATTATGAGTCTAGTAATTATGCAAATAATCCCTACACAAATAACAATACTGGGTATCAATATGGAAACAATAATGGAACTCAGTACAGAAATCACTAATACAATAGGACAAATAAACTCTAAAAAACTGAAGGCGTATTCGCCTCATATTATTATATAATTGTGGTACAAGCAAGTATATAACTATCTATCAATCATGATGACATCGCGCAATCTCAATATAAATATTAAAAAACTAGGTCTTAGAATTGGTAAAGATGTCAAGAATGATGGTAATTGCTGGTATCATTCTATGGTATATTTAGGTTATGGGGAGAGTGCATCCAAATTTAGATCAGGGCTCGCTGAAATGATGTTTACCCTTGGATCGCATAAAGGCATCTTTCCAAATCAGCCGGATGTATCATTGCGTGATATATTTACAGTAACAGATGAAGTTGGTAAAGTTTTTGATTGTGAAACATCAAAAACAATTGATTATAATTATGATGCAATGTGCAGAGATATGAGGACTCCCGGATCATGGAATAGATTGCCAATGAATCTCATCATGCAATTTACAAGTCTAATATACAATATTGAATTTAGAATCGTAACAAATACTCTTAATCAAAAACCTTTAAAGGTTGTATGGAATGAATCTGGAACTTATACAAATTATGTCGATCTTGCAAAACTTGGAGAGGTACATTATCTACCACTTGAATATGATGATAGTGATACTGATACTGATACTGATAATGAAGTTTATGATGTAAGTGATTGTAGTATTGATACGAATATTTTTGATCTTAGTGATGACAATGATAATGCTAATATAGGTGATAATGATCATACAATTATATCAGAAGATGTTGTTGTGAATGATGATTAATATAAACTGCGCCAATATCGCATAGATAAATGTATACAATTACTTACATAGAAAAATATGAATCCAGGTACACAACCTACAATTGCAAATGAGAAATTGCAGAAAAAAGAGTCAGAAGAACCTAAATGCGAAAATAAACGTATTACATATGAGAGAAATGAACTCATGAATTTACGATATACGCATAATAATAGAGATTGTAATCTGTCATCATTGAATAAAGAACTATATGAAAATAGTACATACTCTGTGATTTTTAGAAAAGATTGAATAATAAACAATATTAAAGTAGGATATCACAACGAAATAATTTATTATAAACTATTAATAATAAATACAATATAAAATTCGTAACTTAAGTTATGAATCCAAATATATAAATTATTAAATTGTACTATTTGAAAACAATGAAAACAATTAAAACAGCCTTATATCAAAGTGAACCAGTATCAGAATATGTTCATGTAAAAAATTGAAATGGAAAGTTTATAATTAACCTGTATTAGTAAAACAAATTTGTTATAAACTGACAACCTTGCATAGAGAAATATCTACAAAGAGAAAACTTACATACCTAGACATGAATCCTAGCTCATCGTTGCCTGCTATTGCAAAAAAGATAATGAGTAATAAAGATTTACAGAAGATTACAACGACATATTCTGATATAATCGAAATTGAAAAGTTACAACAAAACAAATCAAATTTTAAATATGAACAAAAACATATTAAATATGAGCGAAATGAACTTATGTCTCTGCGACATATAATAAATAATTGGCAAAGTAATAATCGAATTAATAAATTAGTGTTAACTAACATTAATTATCATAATAAAACTAAATATTGCAATAATAAACTTGAATATTGCGATAAGGTTTTAACTACATCATACGATGTAGCATTTGTATTAGGAAATACTAAAAATGTTAATAATTTTTTAATTTTTTGGAATAACATTAACAATAGTTATATTAAAAAATCTATTGAAAATAATATTTATATTCTAAATAATCGTTTAGTTCATGTTAGTTTGATAGATTTCCTGACAAATATTAAAGTAACATCAGAAACAGCATTAATACTAAATGCTATCTATTTTGCGAATCCATCATTCTTTAATGATTATCTGACAGATTGCGCATTAAAAGATATGTCTATATTAATGTTTTTGAGTCATACAAAAACAAATGGAGATTTTGTCCTAACAATTCCAAATGAAAAATCTTTAAAAAATCAAATAACTGATATTTTATACAAACAATTATATATTCGTGAAAAAGAATTACAATTAAATGTTCATAATATCGGAAACTGTAATGCCCAGATAGTAATTATTAATGAAATTTTTTAATTTACATTTATATAGTAATACTGCAAGTGATATCCAACCAGACCTCAATTTGATATATACAATATAGTAAATGAGTCACATTTTTTTACTTAATCCAACAAAGAATAATTTGGAAAATATCTCTCAGATTATCCAGGATCAAATAAATAAGAACAATTTAGCATGCCAATATTTCGAACAATCAATGATAATTGTTAGTAATCAACTGCAAGATCTTGTAACTCTTACCAATGATTTTATTGGAAGAATTATAGAGAATTTTAGATTGCATATAATAACTCCAATTGCAAATCAAATACAGCAACATAGCAGCAAGAATTTACCAAGTTTAGAAATTCTCGGAAGATATGATTTTACCGATATCTCATCATATGGCGACGGAGTTATTGTAGCAAATATTGACGACGGAGTTTATAATAGTCATCCTGAATTTAAATCTCGATTTATCGGCCATTGGTTTGGTATTAATACCACAACTGGTAATGCTGAAGTAAGAACAGGTGATGGAGAATGGGTGAGTGAGCATGGCACTCATACAATGGGAACAATGTGTGGTACTAGTGTTGGATCTGCCACTAAGGCACAATTTACTTTCTTAAAATTATTTAATAGTAGCGGTGCTGATTTAATGGATATGTTCAAATTAGTTAATTTAGTTCTACAAAAATATATCGAGGATCCAGATACATATCCACTACCGCATGTTTTCAACTGTTCATTTGGTTCAGATATTCCTCAAGGAACACCTATAACCGATCCCACTTTACAAAATTATGCATATGCACTACAACATATGTATGATGCAGTGCGGCCATATGGTAGTATATTCTTATTTGCTGCAGGTAATTCTGCCTCAAATGGAAATCCTATTGAATTACCAGCCTTTTTTAATAACACTTTTAGTGTTGGTTCTGTTTCATTGCAAGGAAATGTATTTAAGCGTAGTACATTTAGCAGTTATGGTTCTTGTATTGAATCTGGCGATGATGAGATCGATAAAGTAAGTATTACCTGTCCAGTAATGGTTGCTCCTGGCGAATCTATTATATCTACTGTTCCTCCATTTTTCAGTCTAACTGGTTATGCAAAATTATCAGGAACATCAATGGCCACTCCCGCCATTGCTGGCATGATTGCATGTATGTTTTCATATCTAGTATCAAAAGGAATTAGTAGAACAGTTGCCGGAGGATATATATTTAAATGTCTGACTAATCCATCATCATATTTAACAGCTGCTAGTCAAACAGATATTGGTTATGGAATACTACAATTTTCTAATTTCTCTAAAATGCTAGTATCAACAATCTTATAAATATATTAAAATTAATAATTAATTTTAATAAATTATTCAGTTTTTGTCCAGACAAACAATGGCTGATAAGATAACTTTATCGAATCTGGACGAAAAGCATAAATTCCATCATAACTGCTATTTCCAAAAGTTTTTATAAAATTGTGCACCGATTGTACAATTCTAGCAGGAATATATTCACTTGTTTTAGAATCCAATTGCCATGTATCATTTATCATAATAGCTAAAACACCATTAACTCTTAGAGATTTCCAGGCCTTAAGTATCACTGGTTTTAGAAAACCATCTAACCATTCTTTTAATCCTGTGCCATAACGATGCGAACTTTGTTCTGTATCATCTGAATAAATCTCACTTGTAAAATATGGAGGACATGCAAATGCAAAATCATAAGTTCCTATTTTATCTAATAATTCTACATCCTCAAATGCATTATGATGTAGATCATAATTTCCATCTTTATCCAAATCATTAATCATAATTTTCCAATTCTCAACTACCTGTAAATTAGCATCTATTGCTGTTACTAACTTAAGTTTATTTATTGAGATATTATTATAAGCAGCCGCGGCAACAATTGATCCTCCCCACCCCCCACAAAAGAATAATACTTTCTCTGGACACCATTTGTTTAAAATCCAGAGAGTACAGCTTGGACTCAGTGCATCACAATCCCTCTTGTACACTAATCGCAATTCATTTGCTAATAATTCAGGTGTCATTGTTTTGTTCACAATAGCATCTAAATTTCTACATATCCATCGATAATTGTGACTATGATTATTATAAGCTGCCCAAGGGGAGATTCCGCATTGACGCCTGCATCTTGCTCTTAATCTCTCCTGATAATAATCTATTAAAGAATTATATTTAGTATTTTCTAAATTAAAAAACTCGTGGATAATTATATTACTATTTAACTGCAATGGTTGTAATAGTGTTTCAGGATTATTAGAATTATTAGGGCTATTTTCAGGAATTAACTCAGAATTACAAAAATGAGTAAATAATTGCATATATTGAGAATATGTCATGCGATCTCGAATATAAGGATACATAATATATTCTCGCGGATTATGAGAAATGGCATAAATTAATTCATTTCTTAATTTTCTTTCAGGATCATTGATATGTATCTTTTTCCCACGATCTTTCGCAATTTCAGAATATTTGGTAAGATTATGAGATGGCTCTAAATTAGTCATAAATTTACTATAGGTAAATATCTAAAGGCTTAGCTGTTTAGCTACTTTTAAACAAATTATTATAAATTCATGTCTATTAAATATTACTTATTTTATAGATTTATTGTATAAGATGACAGATAAACAATTAGATGTTAAATTTTACAGAGAAGTTCACCAAGATCTGCATATATTCAAAGATGCTGATAATCTGAATAGACATTGGACTGTGCATGGAAAAACAGAGAAACGATTAGCAAGCCAGGCTCATTTTTATGACATCTATCCTGATTTTGATATAAGTAGTTATCGATTAAATAATCCAAAAATTGCACTTTTATCTGATAATAAGATATTGCAATACTATCATGCAGACAGGTTAGTGCAAATTAATAAAATCAATGGAAATATGAAAAAAGTACTAATAGTCATGCACATTGGCAATGGTAATAATGATATTAATCAAACATCTTTAGCAATTTTAGAAAAAATGTTATTAATGTATTCTCCAAAATACAATATTGATGTATATATTAGTTATAATAAAGATTATGAAGAGATTGTTAAAAATTATTCTAATAAATTAATGAATATAACAAATATTAGTATTACTATTAACATGGAAGAGAATCTAGGAGCAGATTTATATCCATTTATAAAGTTATTAATTGCAAATGAACAAAAATATGATCTTGTTGTCAAGCTCCATTCTAAAACAATCTCACCATGGTCCATTGACTTAATCTCTGCAATTTATGACATCGATTACTTATTTTGGTATATGGATTCTAATCCAGGTGCAGGTATTATTGGTTCAGAAACATGGCAAATGCCACTTTATGCTATTGGTAATAATGAGTACATTAATGGAATTTATGAATTATTAAATAAACAATTTAATTTTACAAGGGATGAACGAGGATTTAATTATGCAAAAGAAATAGAAAGAGTTTATCAAAATACACCATTTAATTTATTACGATACATGAATTCTAATTATGATGCATTTGCATATTGTAAAAATTTAAATGATTTGGAAAAACATGCAAACAACTCTGTTAATTCTGGAGAAATTAGAAAAGGATGTGTTAATATAAATGAGTGCAATTTTATGAATTTTATTGCAGGAACTATTTTTGCAATTAGGGGGGATTTATTTTTAAAATATAAAGAAGAAATTAAAGCTTTTAATTATGTTATGGATTGTATGCGAAATAATGGAGAACAAGGATATGTAAGTGATAATAATGGAACAAAATTTACTTTTACGCATGCAAGTGAAAGAATAATTCAAGTTTTAGCATACAAATATGGTTATACTGTTAATGGGGTGGCCTCTAGAAATGTAAATCTTGGAATAAATCCAATAAGTTTATCAAAAAAAAGTAAAGAAATGGCATTAATATGTATTGAGAATCTCACAGATAGTGCACAAGATATCTTGAAGTTAGTTATAAAATTAAATAATTCTGGAAAATATGTGACTGTACTTAGTGGAGCTACAGGATCTCTTGAATCTGAATTTCAAAAGTATTCTAGAATTATTATATTTGATGGAATTGAAGAAATTAGTTTGAATAATCCAGTAACACCAGATGAAGCAATAGTTCTTATAAACAAAGTTCGTAAGGAAATTGAAACAATTAACCCCGTCATAGTATTTATAAAGGGTATTAAATATTCTAATTTGGTTTATGCTGCATATGATGCAAAGCGTACGATAGTGATGTATATTCCAGAATCAATCGATAATGGAAAGGAAATTATAGAATTTGCTAATAATGGAGGATTAATTGCTTTTGATTTTATGAATTATGTTAATTTATGTATTGCTCCAAATGATAATTTGCGAAATACAATTTCCACATGGACTAAAAATGTTTCTATTAGATTAAGAGGATTTAGGCCATCGTCTAAGAATGGAATTTCGGATACAATACTTTCGACTATTCCAAAATTAAATACACAAATTGTTCTAAATCTCAGAAGTAGTTTTAATTTATTCAGATACAAAAATACTCCGAATTTTGCACGTTATACAACTTATGGCATATTACAAGGAAATGTGCGAGATGTAAATAGCGCGGCAACAAAGTATTATAGCATTGGTATACAAAATAATCATATTATGTACAGATTACCAGTGATATGCAAAAAAACAATATTATTTGTATTACATGAAGGAAGTTTAACTGGTGCTCCTAAGGTTGGGTGTCTTATTGCAAATCATTTACAGAAATATTTTAATGTTATTATGCTATCAATGAATGGAGATAAGATTATTTCATCTTATTTATGGGAACATCCCCCAATTATTATTCAGCGTCGTAAAAATGAATTTGGTCTTTTACATTACTTAGAACGTTTAGAATTAGCCAGACAAATTATTAAAATTGTTTCGCCAGATTTAGTTTATGTTAATTCTACAGCAGCCCATGTATTTTATCATGCCGCAATGGGTACTAACATACCTACTATTTATAGTGTTCATGAAGGGCCAACTGGTATGGATGAACAATTGAAGGGATTTGTTTTCCCATTTGATAAATTCTTTAACAATTTACCATGTAAAGAATCTCTTTTTTATTCATGTAGTTTATTATGTACAAATTCATTATATGATATGATGGGTCTGTCAAGGGAAATTCCAATTAAGGAATTTCAAACTTTAGATATTAAGTCAGTTATTAATGATGGAAATGAAGTTTCCTTAATTATTTATAAAAGAACAAATAGATTACTAATTGGTATGGTAGGTTCTCGATCACATCGTAAAGGTTTTGATATCTTTATTGAAATTGCAAGACTTTTCCCTAATCACGATTTTATTTGGATTGGTGCAAAGGATATTACAGTATCATTATTTGGATTAAATAATATATTCTTAGTTGATTCTATTAAAAATCCATATAATATTATCAAACAATTTGATTACATGATCATTACATCTCGGGAAGATATGGCTCCATTAATAGTTACAGAAGCTGTTATGTTGAATATACCAGTTATTTTATGTAAACCAAATATTAGTTGTTGGGAATATTATGGTCAGTTAGGATGTGGGATTCTAGAAGAAGAATCCTCTGTTGAAACTTGGAAATATGTATTAGAAAATATTACTCAATATAAACCATTACAATATGACTTTAATTTACTAAATAAATACTCTATCGAAAATATAGCTGAAAATATTAGTAATGATATTGCTAGATTAACCGGTGGATTTATTTCTGGCAAACTCAGTAAATATTATGATCATATTTTAACTGGAACAACAATTTATAATCATTTCGAAGTAACAAATATCATTAATGATTTTTGTATTCAAAAACCTATTATGAGTGCATTTGATCATATGAAATATGTTGCTAAGTATCAAGAACTTATTACAGGTGGATTAACAACTGCTGCTCAATTATGCGATCATTATAGAAATATAGGTTATCTTACTAGAAATTGTAATACTTATGATTGGAAATTATATCTGAGTCAGAATCCTGGATTATTAAAAGATTTTATAGATTCTGCTGAAATGGTTAATATGAAAATTAAGGATGTTGCATGCAATATAAAATTTAATGTTAAAGCATATTTAGAAAACAATATTGATCTACAAAAAGCTAATTTCTCTGAAAAGGACGCACTCGAGCATTGGAAAAAATATGGAGTAAATGAAGGTAGAAGTTGCGCACAGCTTTAAAATATTATAAATAATTGATATACAAGTTTATTATAATAGTCATGTTATCAATAAATAGTAAACATGACAAATATTATTAATAACTCAAGCAATAAAGAATGGTATAATGAAAATGGAGAATTACATCGTGATAATGATTTACATGCCATTGAATATATCGATGGAAGTAAAGAATGGTGGATAAATGGACAAATACATCGTGATAATGGTTTACCTACATTTGAAGGCGCAGATGGAACTAAATGTTGGTATGTAAATGGAAAACGTCATCGAGATAATGATTTACCAGCAATTGAATTTGCAGATGGATTTAAACAGTGGTATGTTGATAATAAATGTCATCGCCTTAGAGGTTTACCTGCTATTGAACATATATATGGAAATGAATGGTGGATTTATGATAAACATTATACATATGAACAAGTAATTAATTATTACAAAATCTTAACAAGATTTGGCAGATATTGTCTCAAGAAAATTAGAATGAGAAAACTAAGAAGAGTGAGACAAATTCACAATGAACTATTATGCATGCCAGTAAAAGGTAGTTATCCAGGAGGTCAGGATTATCATAAAATGGTTAATTATTTTATGAGTATGTAAAAATTGAAATGTATTATGTTTGAATAAAATGCTATTAATAATAAGTTAATAGCAATAGAAAGAAGTACACCTCAGTAAAACCTTTTGAATCAAAATAAAATGACATGCGAAACTGACAAATTTGGAAATAAAAGACGGTATAATGCAAAAGGGGAACTACATCGCGATAATGATTTACCAGCAGCTGTATTTATAAATGGTGACAAAGAATGGTATGTAAATGGAGAATTGCATCGTGATAATAATTTACCTGCAATTAAATTTGCAAATGGTAGTAAATATTGGTATGTAAATGGAAAATTGCATAGAGATAATGATTTACCTGCTATCGAATATGCAAATGGTGATAATAAATGGCAAATAAATGGAAAATTACATAGAGATAATGATTTACCTGCTATCGAATATGCAAATGGTGATAAAGAATGGTATGTAAATGGAAAATGTCATCGAGATAATGATTTACCAACGATCGAATATGCAGATGGTGATAATAAATGGCAAATAAATGGAAAATTGCATAGAGATAATGATTTACCTGCGATCGAATATGCAAATGGAGATAATGAATGGCGAATAGATGGAAAGCAGCATCGTCTCAATGGTTTACCTGCTATTGAATATTCTGATGGAATAAAATATTGGTACATCAATAATAAAAATTATACTTATAAGCAAGTATGTACTTATTATCAAATCTTGAAAAACTTTGGTAGATATTGTCTGAAGAAAATTAGAATGAGAAAACTAAGAAGAGTAAGATGGATTCATGGAGAATTGTTATGCATGCCCCCTAAAGGTAGTTATCCTGGCGGTCAAGATTATCATCAGATGGTAAGTTATTTTATGAATATGTAAAAATTGATTGTTATATTACTTGATTAAACTGTATTAATAAGTTAATATAAGTACAGTCAGGCAAGTACATTCTTGCAAATCTAAGCAAAATGACAATGGAAACTGATAAGTATGGTGCAAAAAGTTGCCATGTAAGTGGAAAACTACATCGAGATAATGATTTACCTGCCATTGAATTATCATGTGGAAGTAAATTTTGGTATGTAAATGGAAAATGTGATCGAGATAATGATTTACCTGCAAAAATATGGGCAAATGGTGGTAAGGAATGGTGGCTAAATGGAAAACGTCACCGCAATAATGATTTGCCTGCCATTGAATATGCAAGTGGTGGTAAGGAATGGTGGATAAATGATAAATTGCATCGTGATAATGATTTACCTGCATTTGAAAACATAGGTGGCTATAAAGCATGGTATATAAATGGTAAGTTGCATCGCCTCGGAGGTTTGCATGCAGTTGATAATGTAGATAGTAAAGAATGGTACATTTATGGAAAACAATATACATATTATCAAGTATGTAATTATTACAAAATCTTTGGAGGATTTGGTAGACAATGTCTCAAGAAAATTAGAATGAGAAAACTAAGACGTCTAAGATGGATTCATGGATAACTGTTATGCATGCCGCTAAAAGGCAGTTATCCAGGTGGCCAAGATTACCATAAAATGGTAAGTTATTTTATGAGTATGTAAATAAATATTTAATTATGGAAAAATTTAGGCATTGTTAATTTAATTGGCATTAGATTTCCAAGTGTTTCTAAGAAAGAATTTCCCATTGGAAGAAGTAGACCATTTCGTAATCTATGCTGGTATTCATCTAAATGTGAATATCCTGATTTTCCTAAAACAATATCTATTATTTTTCTATGATCATAAATTGTGAAACCCCATCGAAAATGTGGATAAATTTTTAATAATTCTGTTCTAATTGGAAAAGTACAATTTGTTAATCTGCAAAAATCTGAAAAGATCATAAATGCATGTGATTGCGCACTATCTATTTTTTTATTACTGATAACTTGACACCCATCAACTAGTTTAGTAATATATAATAATGTTTCATCAGAATTAAAATAAATAATACTTATATCTCCTGGTAATGAAATTGGTTTATCTAATAAATAAATATTCTTAATATCATTATGTTTATCGCAAATGTTTATAATAGATGGAATTTTTAATATATTTGCAGCATTAATCCAACTTAAACCAAATGCTGATGATGAATATACTGCATCTGGTTGAATAATTTTTATTACGCTTGTTGCTAGATTAAAATCACTTTTATATCTTTCACCCAACGTCCCTTTATTAAATACATCATTACTAATCTCAATTGGTGGATTCTCCCATGGCAATATGGCTACCTTTTCAATGTTATCTCCAATTGGTAACAATACTGTAATTACATTAAACTGTATTTGTAATTCTTGTGCAATTCTAAAATGTAACCATTCAGCATTACTTGCAATAACAAATAATAAAATTTTCTTACATAAGATTGGTTTGCGCCAAGGAGTTCTATTTTCCAAGATACCATATTGATAGTAATGTTCTGCAAGTGCTGGTAAAGTAATTATACCACCTCTAATTAGATCTTGATGGATTGCTCCATATGAAATAAATCTTGATAATGACACTCCCTCCCAACCTCTTGGTAAATTTATAGATTCTGGAAATTGTGACAATTCAGAAAAACTTACTATTGTATTAATAATATTATCATATGTATCTAATTTAATTCTTGTTGGATTATATTGTTGTCTATTCCATTTTGTAAAGATTTCACTTATTCCATTTTCCTCAAATAGTAAGATATCAACATATTCGATAAAATCATATGTTATTAGAGATTGTAAATCATACATATTTATTAATTGTTCTTGACTATTTTTAGGATCTCTCATAATAACTCGATGTTTAACCATTTGTTCTGAAATAGTTTTAGCAGCATAAATTGCATAAGTACATGTTAAATCATGTATATAAACATCACATTCTTGTAACTGAATTAAGATATTAATACATGTATTATAAGATTCTAAAAACAAATCTACTGAATTATTAGTTTTTTGTAGTACAATAATTTCAACCATAGGAATAGTTTTAAAATACTCATATACACTTTCATGTGGCTTATTATTTAACAGAATAGTAATTGCATAATCATAAAATAATAAGCCATCTATTGTCTTATATAATAAATCATCATTTCCTTTAGTATCAATTGAATTTGCGCATACTAATATACGCATACTCTTGTTTATTTTTACTATTTTAGAAATAATTGGGATTTGGAGCGATACTGGAATCGATGAAATTCCATCTACTACATAACCAAATCGATATGCTAAAACTTGTACAATGCGTTCAGTTGCATGCGTATATGTAAATTGTGCACCATTTGCATCACTCACATAACCTTTTTCTCCAGATTTTATAATATTATCCATTAAATATTTAAATCCAGCTTTACATTCTTTCTTATATTTTGTAAATAATGAACCCCGCATTGCAAAAATAGTACCTCCAATAAATTTTGTAACATCGGGCCCTAATTTATTGAGATCATATGCCCCCTGTGCATATAAATTATTATGAATATTTTTACTATGATCATTATTTGTGCACAAAGCAGTTCTATTATAAAACTCTTTAATATCATTACATACAAAACTATTGAGATCAATATCTCGAGAATTTATTGTTGTTTTTAGTATTAGTGGCTGAGACGATAAAATATCATTGTAATTCATTAAAAAGTTTTTAGAAAGAATATTATGTACCTTATAAGCGTACATTGGAAACATAAATGTATAAGTTGGTAAAAGCCATGATTTAGCCCCAACAATTCCTGCATTTTTATGTTCATCGAAATATTTTAATAGTTGATCAATATCTAATATTGGCTGTAATAGCTCTAATGACCAAACTGGGACTGTTTTTGAATGTAATTTTATAATAAGATCATATTCTTTATCATTCTGTTCAGATGTTAAAAGTTCTAAAAATGGATAAAGATCTGCTCCATGATTTTCAACAGATTGTATTTTCTTTTTGCATGATTCTGGAAATTCTCCAATACGATCTCGTAAATTATCCCATAAAATTGCAGAAACAGTAATATGGAGATCAAAATTATATTTTGCCTCATGGCGTGTTACTAGACGTCTAATTATTTCAAAATATGTTAAATTAATAGAATCTTTTGAATTCCCTATATGGAGAACTATTAAGATTTCTGGTTTTTGTTGAATTTCTGCCATAATGTCTTTATGCTATTATATACTAGTATAATAGCATCAATGTATTAAATTAAGTATTTTAACTTTATTTATTATCTTTAATATCCTCGCTATTTTCATTATCCTCACTATCCTCACTATTTTCATTATCCTCACTATCCTCACTATCTCCATTATCCTCATCCTCACTATCACTATTTTGATTATCTGGTTCAGTTACAAAACTTGCTTTAATATATTTAGTCATTTCATCCACATTAGAACCAATGCATTTATCTACTCCAAGTTGTTGAATAAATCCAGTATTAGGACATATAATTGATCGTTTTGATCTCATGAATTCAAATAGATTTACATGATCATGTTTAAAACCTATATGTATTAAATATGCCATAACTACAGCAGCACTCCGAGAAATACCAAGATCACAGTGTACTAAGACACTTTGTTTTTTACTATGATATTGTTTAATTAAGTGATTAATTCTTGGAAACCATTTTGTAATATCTCCATCTGATAAATATTTGCTATCAAACATATCAATTACTAATTCTCTAATGCGGAGATGTTTCTTACCCCATACAGTGTATAAATTATTTTGATAATTATCACAGCGGTAGCGATTTGGCATTCCTTCATGTCCAGGTGTTCTTAAGCGCATAATGCAGCGAATATTTGTTCCTTGGAAAGTTTTATAACATCCTAAACTTGAAATAGATCCGATATAGAGATTTGGGATAATAAGATTAACACTCTTAACTTCTTTTAGAAATTTTTGATATATAGGATCATTATTAACACTACTTATAACATCATTCAAATCACATTCGCCATACAATTTCATTTTATCCATAAGTTTTTTTTGGAACCATGCCAATTGACGAATAAAACTATCATTTACAGCAGTTAATAGCCATACCTTTTCGAGAGTATCAATATGATCTTTTAACTTAATAAATTCAGAATTTCTTGCATTCCATATGCGATAAGCTAATATTATAAATGGTGAACATGAACTGCCAGATTTACAACATATTAATACTTTTTTATTTGTTGAGATTGCATCATTGATTTTCATTATAAAGTGTGGTAGAATATTTAATATTTTTGTATCTGTACTTTCGGCATCATTAATATAATATTCATATAAATCCAATCCATTAGGAGAAATTGCATGAGTAAAATCTATTTTAAATCCATCAGAATTTGAATATCTGTGATTAGTGATAGATTCTAAATCTGAAATATCTAATGGATATTTTAGAGAATTTTTAAATTCTAAATGTAATGTTTTAGAAATTCTGCTATCACCTATTAATAATATTACTTTAATATTATTTTCGCAAATAACATCAATTGTCAAATCTCTACTAAGCTTTCCAATAAATATCCCATTTTCAAGTTCCTTCAAAGATGTCATGATTCAATCAAATAACTAGTTATTAACATATTAATTTGAATAGGTTAAAATAATGATATCAATTTTTTATAACACTACAGCCACCAGCAAACACATTCAATTCAACATTTAGTATCTCCCGATACCATATTTTAGAATCATTGCATGCACGTATTTCAATTAATCTAGGACAATTATTAGTATCATTATGATAAATAAGTTGAGGTGTAAAAAGATTTTTTGTAATTATTCCTTTTCGAAATCGAATAAGATAATATGTATGGATAACAGATTTATTATTAACTGTATATTTACTAATATTAGAAAAGACATCCGATGTATCATTGGCGATAAATTTAAGTTTCTTTAAAAAATCAGTATAACCTTCATCATGTAGTACAAGGCCGATACAATTTGTTTTTAGTCTAATAATATAATTATTTGTAACATTGCAAAGTGTTAATTGTATTTTTTTTGTAAGTATAACAGTTGGAATAAATAGTTTGAGATTATAAAGAGCATCATTAGTTTTCTTAATAACATCAACATCAGTGATTTTATGATATGGTGATATTCCACAATGTCCATTAATTAAAAGTCTTGGTTCTCTTCCATTAAATGTTTTATATATTGATAATTTCCATTTGCATCTAATATAAAAATCAGAAAATGGAATATTTTTAATTGGAAATGCTAGAAATTCAATAATATTTACATACACTTCTCCAACATCTGCGAGATTGCCATCTTTTATGATAGTTGGCTGTATTGATCTTATTAGTTGTAAATCGCTCCCAGTATATCTAATTGAAATATTAAGTCCAATATTTATTTCAAAATATTCTAATTCATCTAAGAGTTCATTATACTGGAGATTATTTGGATTTGGAATGCAGAGTTCAAGGCAAGTAATACTTACTAATTTAGTTGATTTGAGACAAAATATAAACTTATTAGGAAAGTTATATAATTTTGAACTTAGTGGCAATGAGACAAAATCGTTAATTGGATAGCTTTTGGCAATAATCGGCTCTAATGGACGATCTGTCGCACTTTTTGATATACAGCCTCCCATGGCTTAGTTCTGATAATAGCATCATTAGTACTTAAGCTTCTTTATTATACATCAATTTTTAGGCATTGATATGCTTAATAATTCAATAAAAATTGATCGATTAATTTCTACTAATTAATGGGTAGTTTAATATATTAACACAGCACAAATTCAATATATCATGACCTCAATTTCAAACGACAATCTAAATAGCATGAGTAATGAGACAACTGATTCAATTGTATCAGAGAATAATAAATTAAATGCGCCAGAGGATAATGAATTAAATGTACCAGAGGATAATGAATTAAATGCGCCAGAGGATAATGAATTAAATGCGCCAGAGGATAATAAATTAAATGCGCCAGAGGATAATGAATTAAATGCGCCAGAGGATAATGAATTAAATGCGCCAGAGGATAATGGATTAAATGTACCAGAGGATAATAAGTTATCTGATGATGTAAATAATATTTCCTCAAATGTAGTATATTATATTACATTTCCATTCAGATTATTAATAAATATATATTATCTATTGGTAAAAATTATTAATCCTGAAAAACTTGAACAAAATATTCAGACTAATAACCAAGAAAATGTATTAAATGATGACCTTAATGATAAATTATCAAAAGATGCAATTGCTAAAATTGATCAAAATTATAGCATTACTTGTGCTAATTATAATAATCTTGAGAAAACTATTGAGGAAAAATTTCAATTAATGAATAATGATTTTGCGCGAAAATTAGAATCATTTACAAATGAGTTTCATAATATTAAAAGGGCAGGAAATATGAATCATAACTTGCGATCTGATCTTAATCATATATTATGTGAAACTGATAGGGAAACAACTGATAAATTTAAGAAGATTGACCAGGCAATTAATATCACTTATGCTAGTTATCAAAAACTTGAGAAAACTATGGAGGAAAATATTAAAACTTACAGTGATCTGAATGTTGAACTTACGAATAAACTAGAATCGTGTATTAATGCTATTAGTATTATTGAGCCCGGAATGCAAAGATATGAGAGTGATATTGCATCTCTTAGAGCTGAAATAGATAACATTGGTGAAAAGAAATCTCAAGCATCTGATCAGGGAAATATCATGGTTTCTAGTATTTCAAATGTTGAACTTGCACAAAAATTAGAATTATGTATTAATGAAATCAATGATATTAGGACAATCGTAAATGATAAACATAATAAATTAATAGAACAACGCTCTAATGATAAAAAACATACTGTAGATACTATTAAGAATCTATTAGATAATAATCATTCTAACTATCAGAAATATACAACTGAAATTACTGCTTTAAAATCTTTAATTGAGACTATACAAGAGAACAAACAGCAATCTGTAGCTAATATTGATGAGGAATCTAAAAAGCCTGATGAATTTCAACTACAGGTTGCCAAAAGATTTAATAATCTCTGCACTAAACTGACAGATGCTAATAATCGCCTCGAATCTAATTTCAATGATTTTGTTACAATGAGAGGCCATACAAAAAATGCAATTTCACAGGTGACAGTTATGACAAAAAACTTAGATGCAGGATTGCGTAAAATCGCAGAGACAGACTCTAGCAATTTTAATAAAATTACATCTCAATTACAACTGAACGAACAACAACACAAAGAATTAGCTCATAGGCTTAATGTGTTAGGAGATACTGTCAAATCTAACATGAACATGCCTGATAAAATCCGAAATGAGATCAAAGAATATAATATCAATGTACAGGCACTTATCAACACATCTAAAAATGATTATAAGGCTTTATTAATTGCTCATGCTAAACAACAAGATGTTCTTAATGAGTTATTTACTGATCGTATTACTGAGAATAGCGATCGTCTTACTAAAATCTCTAAACTAAATGATGAGGTAATTGCGCTTAGAGCAATGTTAACAGCAGTCTCTGGTCCATATAGCGCTATGGAATCTAGACTAAATGCATGTATTAAAAAGTTTAATGAACTTGATGATGCTTTTGGAGTCATTGAAAGTAATTTTGGGAACGCTCGCAAGCGATTAGATAATCTAGAATCTAATAAATCTCCTAGTAATTCTAATAAGAAATCTCATAAATTAGCTAATATGATGAAGCAACTTTCTATTTCCCCACCATCATCTGGAACAGATTATAATTCTAGTTCTGATGAGGAGGATAGTCCTAAGCAAGTTAAGAAATCAACAGCTAAGAAACATGTAGCTGATTCTGATGAGGAGGATAATAAGAAGTCTAAGAGATCTACATCTAAGAAACATGTAGCTGATTTTGATGAGGAGGGCAGTCCTAAGCAGATCAAGAAATCAACAGCTAAGAAACATGTAGCTGATTCTGATGAGGAGGATAATAAGAAGTCTAAGAGATCTACATCTAAGAAGCGCGAATCAAGTTCCTATCAGGATAATGGACCTAAACAGGTTAAGAAAGCAACTGCGCAGAAAAAGAAAGCTGCAACAAGCAAAAGCAGTAGGCGCTAAATATTAATATATAAATAATTTATTTATTATTTATAAAATTTATATTAATTAAGCAAAATAAAATCCGTGTTTTAATTCAATGCGCAAATGTTCAATGAATAGAATTTCAGGAGCTTTTTCAATTTCCATTAAATGAATTTTACCTTTACGCATATGACATTTTTCTCCATGACATTCATCACATAAATCGTATTCAGAACATTCTTGGCATACCCATCGTGTTCCAATTATAGGAGTCATATTGCAGCCATCGCAAATAATATCAGTATGTACAGGTTCTGCAGTGAGTGCATTTTTATTATATTCATCGCGCAAAATTAAATAATTTTGTATAGTCATATTTACAAAATCCACACCTACTCTAAAATGTTCATCAAAAATCACAGTAGCTATTTTAAGATAATAATCAGATTCTGGATTACAATTTACAATAACATATGCCCCATAAGCAGCCATATAAGATCCATTTTCAATCATATCAAATGGTACCCATTCACAAATATTTGTAAATTGACGATTATATACAATAAACTTATCCTGTAAATCATTCAGACGCATGCCATTAAGTTGAACTAGATCTGTCCAAGGGCAGTTAGCAATAGTGCCATTATGTTCTTTAATACCAAACCATTTTTCAGCAACTTGGATATATCTTGCATCTGTTATACATTTTGGCAATGTAAGAGGCACCATGTTACAAGAAAACCCAGCACCTTTTCCTTCCGGATCATGATAAACTGTTGATGTTTTAGATGTATTAATTTTAATTAAATTATTTTTATTGATGTATCTGTACTTAGTATTATTAAGAGACGTACAATGACGCATGCATATATTACTTTGACGATTATCATCATAATGCCATCCTTGACCAAGATCAAATGAAATACATTTTTCTGATTTACTTTTATATTCACATTGTTTATTTCGAATTGGTAAATCATTTTGATTTAATTTGCAAGGAGAACAAATATTATAATGCGGCATACCTATATCGCTTCCATTATAAACTTCTTCTACATTATCAAGGGATTTCTCACAGATGTCGCATACAATACCACTAAATATCTGACGAATAGGCGCACTATGGTTTTTGTAAAACTTAGCTATCCAATCTTTTACTTTTGTGGTCATTTCTAATTAAAGTAAAGAGGAAAATTATAATATTTGAGTAAATGTACATTTATTCAAATTTGCGATCTCTGTCTGCATTACGCTCAATCTGGCGCATTTTCTTATTAGCACGTCTTTCGGTTGCTAGCGCCTCTCGAGCAGCAATAATTTCTTCAGTTGTCAAGTTAGAATTATTATTAGAATTAGATGTTAATTTTTCTTTATAACTAGATGACTTTTGGACTTTGTTACTAATATCATTATCATTTGTCTGTTCAATGGCACTCATATTGTTTAGTGTATTAATATGCTATTTAATTGCTAATAAAGCAACTGGTATCAATTTTTTGATATGATTAATATATAAAATAATATGTTGCTATTATCAACCTTGTTTATTTCTTATTCTTCTTAGATTTTTTACTAGATTTATTATCCTTTGATTTTTTCTCATCAGAATTATCCTTCTTATCTTTCTTCTTATCCTTTAATTTCTTATCTTTTTTATTGTCCTTTGATTTCTTATCTTTCGATTTATGCTTATCATCCTCAGATTCTGAATCAGAATTTACATAAGCCTTCTTACCTTTTGACTTCTTCTTATCAGATCCAGGTTCAGATTCTGAATCATCATTCTTAGAGGATTTTTTATCTTTTGATTTCTTCTTATCATGCTCAGATTCTGACTCTGAACCAGTATCATTATTCTTAGAGGATTTCTTTTTATCTGATTCTGAATTATTTGATGAACTACTATTAAGTATTTTATTTCTAGCATCCCGCTCTTTCCTTCTTCTTGAATTGTGACGAGAACGATCACTTGCACTTGATGATGAGGAGGATGATGAACTACTATTCTTCTTTACAATTACATCATTGGTGATAACTTGTTGCGAACTCAATTTCTGCTCAAGTTTATTGATGCGACCATTTAGCAGAGAAATATGCTGATTGAACATATTTGAGTCTTTCATTAATTGATTTATTTGATCCTTCATTGCTGATAAAGGATCCCAGTTACCATTATTCTCTTGTGGATCTTTTCTAGGAGGACATCTTAGATCAGTACGATCAATAAGACTAACTCCTGGGCGATGATGAGTATAATCTACCTCCTCACTGTCATTTGCTTGGCGATTCATTGTAGTTATCTGTTGGCTGCTATGTACTATTAAGATAATGTCTACTTAATTAGGTCAATTATGGTATCAATTTTTATAAGAAATTCTTAATAAACTCTATTAAGAATGTTGTTTTTAATCATATTAATTGCATTTTTTGATGTCAATATCGTCCAATATGAGGACTCTTATCAGTTAATAGTGCATTAATTGATGTTCTCACTAAATGAGTTCTTGATGCAATTTTCTCACTATACATGATTTCATGTAATTGCAACTGTGATTTATTCATTGCACAAATACATGACCAGCATGGTTTAGAATTAGAAATAGTACCATCCGCTGCAATTCGCCATACAATTAATCTTAGTTTTCTATTGCCATTTTTATTATTAATAGCACATTTCTTATACTTCTTAATTACATCGACCTCGGCATGCCGAGAATTATTATTCATACCTGTGGCAACTACCTTCAATACGCCATTTGTAACCTTCAACCAAGGTAGCGACGTGACGCATAACATCTACTTTATGGTTATTAGGAGTCATCTTGATGCGCTTATTAGTGTAGTAGTCTATCATCTCTGCTAAATTGCGAAAGCTCATGGTGTTGTTTTGGTTGTGCTTGTGCTAATGTGTGTGGAATTTATTCCTTAATATTAATACAATAAAGCTTTCTAAACAGTTAATAAATTCAATTTTTTTATTAATATATTGTTCAAGTTTTAATACAAAATAAGTAACAAATATTACTTAATTTAAAAATCATCTTATTTATTACGCCGCTTTTGATTCACCCATCGCCCAATATGAGGATTCTTGTCAGTTAATAGAGCATTAATAGATGATCTCACTAAATGAGTTCTTAATGCAATTTTCTCACTATACATAATTTCATGCAATGGCAACTGTGATTTATTCATTGCGCAAATACATGACCAGCATGGTTTAGAATTAGAAACAGTGCCATCTGGGGCAATTCTCCATACAATTAATCGTAGTTTTCTATTACCATTCTTATTATTTATAGCACATTTCTTATACTTCTTTATTACATCGACCTCTGCGTGCCGGAAATTATTATTCATACCTACTGCTGCTACCTTTGATACGCCATTTATATCCTTCAACTAAGGTAGCGACATGACGCATCTCATCCCCCTTATGGCCAGCAGGAGTCATCTCGATGCGCTTAGTAGTGTAATGGGCTATCATCTCTGCTAAATTGCGAAAACTCATTGTGTGCTTGTACTTGTATGAGAAATTGATTTCTTAATATTACTACAATAAAGCTTTTTAAACAGTTAATAAGATCAATTTTTTCATTGAAAAAATTGATAAGAAAATCTCTAGCATTAGCCATATATTAAAGAATATTTAATTGAGAAGATTAACTTTAAATAATCACAAAATGGCAAAAACGGAGTATGTTAGATACATCAATGGAAAATGGACTCCATGCAAAAAACCTTTCATAACATTATCAAATGCAGGTGGTAGAATCGAAACAATAAATGACGATGGTCATTTTCATAGTTTTGATGATAAGCCATCAATTGTAGAAGATAGCGGACAATGCGAGTGGCATCAAAATGGCGATTTACATAGAGATGGAGATAAACCGGCATTAATCAATCATAATACTAAAAAATGGTATTGTAATGGATTGTTACATCGAGAAAATAATCTACCAGCATCTGTTTCTATTTATGGAGAGGAATGGTTTAAAATGGGTGTTCGGCATCGAGATGATGATGGCCCTGCTATTATTAGAAAAAATGGTGACAAAGAATGGTGGATTAATGGAATAATAAATCAGGATGATGATCATTTTTCATCATTTGATCGATCATCTAAAACAAAGTTTTGGACTAAAGAGGGTCAAAAACATCGTGATGGAGATTTACCCGCAATTATAAATAATAATTATACTATTTGGATGCAGAATGGTAAAATTCATAGAGATGGAATAAGACCAGCCTATATTGCGTATCCGACTTATGTTAATCAAGTAGTATTAATAAATGGATATGAGCACTATTTTAAAAATAATAAAAGGATATCATTTGAAGAATTAGTATTAACAGGTCGTAAAATATTACGATTCATGAAATATGCTGTACTGCGTCTTAAATTGTATAAATTAGTAACAAAAAAAAGGTTGTGTTCAGCTATAACATATCTACCACCATCTGGTATTTTTCCAGGAGGGGATGATTATCGAAAAGCTTGTGAAAGATTCAGTAATAATACTGTTGAAAAAGATTGAAAGCATTTCTATAATCACGATTATTCTATTAAGTATCACAATATCTTATAACAAAAGTATTAACACAATCATGAGCCTTATGCCTCCTCCATTTACTTATGCCAATGGGAAAACAGAATGGCATGATGAGAAAGGATTATTACATCAAGAAAACAAACGTCTGCCTGCCGTAATCCATGATAACGGAACAAGAGAATGGTTTGTGCATGGAAAAAGGCATCGCGACAATGATCTACCTGCCATCGTACAAAATACTGGGGCGAGGTTTTGGTATCAAAATGGATTAATTCACAGAGATGGAGAGAAACCAGCAATTGTATGCAAAGATGGCTTACGAATGTGGTACAAGAATGGTAAATTATTATTTGATGATGCTAATCCAACAACTATTACAAGTACAGGTGATAAAACATGGATGCATAATGGTATGATTCATAGAGAAAATGATAAGCCTGCAATTATTTATAATAATGGTGAGATGCGATGGTATATTCGCGATAGTTTGCATAGAGATGGAGATGAGCCTGCAATAATATCTCCAGTTGAGGGGCGCCGAGAATGGTATAAGAATGGTAAATTACACAGAGATGGAGATCAGCCAGCAATTAGTTGTCCTTGCTGTTGTAGAAAATGGTATAAGAATGGAAAGCTCCATCGTGATAATTATAGGCCAGCGGGTGTCCGTAAAAATGGACAATGTGTATGGTTTGAACATGGTAAACTATTATTTGATAATCATAATCCAACTATTATTTTGCCAAATGGTAGATTAGAATGGAGAGATGCTAATGGTAACATGCATAGAGATGGTGATCTCCCAGCAATGATCGATTTAGGTAAAGAATCTATTGAGTGGAGAAAGAGAGGATTATTGCATCGCGAGAATGATAAGCCTGCGCGTGTATTTACTGATGGAACAAAGATATGGTTCAAAAAAGGTAAATGTCATAGAGATAATGATCTACCTGCAGTAATTAAGGCGGATGGTACATGTGTATGGTTTCAAAATGGTAGGCCATTTAGACTTAATGGTAAGCCTACTTTTATTGCTGGTACTATTAAAACTGATAAAACTAATAAAATTTAATATAATTAATCTGAAAAATTGATTGTTATGTTATATAATTACAAATTTAAGATATAATTAATAATACACAAGCAGTACAATACTAACACGATGTTTCATAAAATTAAGAGAAATGATAATGGTAAAAAAGAATGGTATAATGCAAATGGAAAATTGCATCGTCTCGGGGGGTTACCTGCCATTGAAAATGCAGTTGATGGCGATGAATGGTGGATTAATGATAAAGAATATACATATAAACAAGTAATTAATTATTACAAAATCTTAAAAAACTTCGGTAGATATTGCCTTAGAAAGATTAGAATGAGAAAACTAAGACGTCTAAGGTGGATACATGGAGAACTATTATGTATGCCCTCTAAAGAAAGTTATCCAGGTGGCCAGGATTATCATCAAATGGTAAGTTATTTTATGAGTATGTAAAAAATTGATTTCTAGTCTGCTTGACATGGCTATAATTATTGCTATTTTTTACAGCCTCCATAAAACCGAAACGTTTGCGCATCTCATCACACATTCTCTCGCACAATCTCAGCACACATTCCATTGCACAACATGAGCAATCATATCAATACAATGGACATCGTAAAAAATAAAAATGATGATCCGTGTATTCTATACAATAGAATGCTAGATCCTATTCGTGATTACAATTCATTAAAATCTATTATTTTTAATAATAAAATAATGGTACCGATTACTCTTAATCAAACTCCTGTTAAAATATCACTAGCATTGAGATTAAGAAAATCGTTGATAAAATCACTACGAAATCTTGTGATGTCTCATGTAATAAACGAATTTATATTAAATGAATTTAAATTAATATCGCCAAATAATAAAATTAAATATTTACAATATATCGAATATAAGAAATGTTCTATATTAATGTGTTCAATGAACTTAAGTGAAAGCTTTATGCTTGCAGAACATTATGAAATGCTAATGCAGACTGATGGCAATATTGATGCAATATTACATAATGACATCATATCAGTATTATCCAGTTTCAAAAAATCATGAAGATAGTATAGAATTAAGTAATATATATATGCATATTCGACAAATGGATATGTTTAACTTATATAATAATTATGATAAAATTTATAAATGTGAAATTGATATGCCGGAAAATCCAGAGATATATATTTTTGACATTGATCATGATAAGCTTAATGCACTTGCAATGAATTTTATTGAATATTCTGATAATGAAAATAAGAAATTTTTTATTAAAATTTCTTATGAAATATCCACTGGATTAAAACTATTCGCTAAATTGTCTATTAATTCTAATATAAATTATAAGTATGAAGTTTACTCATTTCTTAGTGGAATTAAACCTTTTACTCAATCGGGTATTATTGATAAAGCTGAATTGTCATTTCAGCAGGCGATAAGTAAATTTAATAATGCACTAAATAAAGAAATGATTTCAAATTCTTATGAAATTATAGATCAAATTGATGGAAGGAATATAAATATTCAAAGCTTTTTGCACTATCGAGTACAGCTAATTTTAGCAGAATCATTTTATAATAACAAATATGAAAAATCAAAATTTAATCATAATTTGCACGATGATATTGAATTAATGAGCGATCTTTATAGTTATGCACTAATATTAATAAATAAATTTAGTGAGCGCGCAATTAAAGATTTCCATATGAGAACTTTATATGCATTATCACTTGAAACAACTGATTATGATAAACAAAATCAATGTGCAATTAATGCAATTGTTACAAGATCAGAATTTTCCGTAACAATGTTGAATTGTTCTTACACAATAATGTGTATTATTTTTATTAATAAACTTGTAAATATAAAGCCATTTCTGAAATGGAGTCCTATTAAAAAACTATCGAGTGATCATATGAAACAAATATTTAATAAATTCAATGGTAGAAATGGATATAAGATTAAGAACATGTTTTCTGGAGTTTTAGATATTATTAAAGCACATGATTATATTAATAAAAACTTGCAATATTATATTAAGAAAGATAAAAAACTTGTTTTCGAATATGTTAATAATTTCAATCTTGAACATATATTGGATGCATTCATAACGGTCGAAAAAGTAATTAAAGAAGTTTCTAATCTCTATTCTAAAGATGATATTTCTACATTTATTGATCCTATATTAAAAAATATTACTGAAATTACTTATATGGGCAATTATAATCATCCTATTAATAATATAAGTTTCGTATCTGAACCAAAAGATGAACCAAACCATAAAATATTAAAAAATAATATTGGAATATCTGCCTCTAGCATATCAGCATATGTTTCCAATGTAACACAATCTTTACCTATAACAGCGATTCCTCAAATCAAGCAATTAATAATTGCTTGCGATACATTAAATTGTATGAAACATTTTCATGATACTGAACAATTTATTGAAATGCGATGTAATAATAAATGCATATTACATTATCATTTGTCATGTTTTAAAGATATTAGCGCAGACATGTTTCATAATAGTAAACTTAAACGCGCATCATGGGGAGATATTGTATGCCTGAGACCGGATTGTAATGGTACAATCTGCAAGATTGTGCAAATGAATGATCATAAAAACATTAGATGTATTATTATTGATCTTAAATCTCCTGTTCACAATGGTCATTCTGCTAATATTCCATCAACCGAATCATATGAATATAAGAAAGAAAATCAAGTAGCACTCTCAGTTGCTGCATCGAGTATTCAACCAGTAAATAATAATGATCAGATGCCACATGCTATGTTATCCGCAAAATGGTCAAATAAAATAAGTAATACTCTGAGTCAAGATTTTTCTTCCTCATCAAGTTTAAGTAGGAACGATACATCCTTATTATCTAAATCTATTAAAGATCGAAAAACACAACATCTAGAGGAATTTCATCAGTCACTAGCAAGTTCTAGTTTAGAGGGGCATTCTCAATTGGTTCAGCCACAACATATCAATGTATCACATTCGCCATCTAAGTATATCTATCTTAACCTATGTGCAGAGGGTATTACTGCGGTAGCAATTACACAAATTAATATAATGAATCCGTCAAGGAGTATTTCTTATCCATTAACTGGGAAACCAATAGGTGTAGTATTTGAATTCGAATCAGCGATTGAGGCAGAGGAAATTGTATTAAAACTTCCAGAACTTTCATTGTGTTATGTAAATTTCTCTGGCTGCCATCTTAATTTCCGAGCATCATTTTTAAGACATGCCAAGTAATGTTTGTATAATTAATTTAAATTTAATATGATTATTTTATGTATGTAAAAAATTGATTTCCAATCATCTTAAATATGGATGTTATTAATATATGATTATGGTATGCAAAACAAGATAAAACATTGTTAATCTCATCCGAAATCTACAACATGAGCGAATCGGAAAACACAGCAAATAATGAAATAGAAATTAATAGATTAATAAAAATTCAAGAATATGAACCTAAATTGGATTTGAGAATATCTGAATTATTAAATGAAAATGGTTATGATCTATCATTAATGACAAATTACATTAATGAAATAACAATTATACAAGTAACTGATAAAACTCCTTTGCAGATATTATTAATTATGAAATTAAGTAAATCGTTAATTAAATTAATAAAAGATTTAATTATGTTTCTAGTCAATGAGAAATATGCATTATATAAATTGAAATTAACGGCAAATGAGAATATGTTATATTCTTATTTTAATGAATTTAAAAAATTGTTGTTAATTGGATATTCAGTAATTATGGAAAATATTTTTCTACTTAGAGAATATTATAATTTAGTAATGAAAATAGATGGAAATATGGATAATATATTACATGATAAAATTATTTCAATATTAGCAAAATATAACAGAATACAATATTATCGGGAACCAAATGTTTTATATCATCATATGTTGCACATGGATCAATTTAATTATCAAAAAAACAAACAATGTCCTGAATATTTATTTGAAAAATTCACTGTACCGATGTGTAATATTAATTATGACAAAATTCATACACTCGCCATGAAATTTATAGAATATTCAAATGATATAAATAAAGATTTTTTCATTTCAATGTCTGATGAAATTTCAATTGGGATAAAATTTTTAAATAATGATTGGAATGAAAATTGCAGCTTTCAGTTTTATTCGATTCTTTCTAAAACAAAACCTATTTATCAATCTAATATTAAAACTGATAAAACAGAATTAACATTAAATCAAGCAATAATTAATTTTAATAATGCATTGAATAAGGAAATTAATACAAATTACAAATCTCAAAGAAGAATAATTCACAAAGAAATTACGAGCGCATCGGATTTTTTACTATCCCAAGAAAATTATATTTTGCAATTGTATACTGAAAGTATTGTATACTGAAAGTATTGAATTTGATAAAATAGTTAATCATAATCCTAATTTATACGATGATTCAGAATTAATGAGCGAGCTATTTAGTTATTTATTCATATTACTAAATAAACTTAGTAAGTCAATAAATATAGATTTCCATACTAGAACATTATATTCTTTATCATTGGACACTAATGATTATGATAAACAAAAACAATGTGCAATTGATGCAATTATTACAAGATCAAAACTTATTTCAGCAATATTAATTTGTTCATTTGTATGTATGTGTATCAGTTATATTTTCCGAACTATTAACATATTAGGATCGAAATTAAGATGGAGTCCTATTAAAAAACTTTCAGGTAATCATATGAAAAAAATCATTAATAAAATTGAATCTGTATATTCAAATGTAGTTAAAAATGCAGTTTATGAGGTTTTAGATGTTATTAAGGCACACGATTATATTAATAAAAACTTACAATTTTTTATTAAAAAAGATTATAATAAGGTTTTTGAATATATAAATAATTTTTCTTGCAATAAAATTGTATGTAAATTTGAAAATAATATAAGTAAATTATTTAAAGTACTAGTATCTTTTGTCTCAAAAAATGATTTTCATAATTATATCGAGTCAATGTGTGAAAATATATATACTGTCGAGCATCTATCTATAATTGTTCATCCGATAAATTATATCATTTTTCCATCTAAACCTGAATCTAAATTTAAATTATCTCGTAATATTAATGCATCTCTTTCAAGTGTTTCAAATATAGTGCAATCATCTGTAGTATCAGTTAGCCAACCTATTGAGAAATTATCAATTGCATGTAATTCATTAAGTTGTATGAAATATTTTCATGCAGCTGAACAATTTGTTGAAATGAATTGTAGTAATAAATGCACATTACGATATCATCTTTCATGCTTTAGAGATATTGTCGTAGATGTATTTAGGATGAATCATAATAAACTTAAGCGCGCTACATGGGGCAAAATTACATGCCCTGCATCAGATTGTAATGGTATTGGTTGCAAGATTGTACAAATGGATGATTACAAAAATATTAGATGTATTATCCTTGATATTCAACCTCCTATTATTGATGATCAGACTGATGATTTACTATTGGGAGAATCTAAGAATGAATCTAATGAGATAAATCAAGTAGCACTCTTAAGTATTCAAACAGTTAATAATAAAGACAATGATCAGATACCACATACCATGTTATATGCAAATTGGCAAAATAAAATAAATAATACTCCGAGTCAAGATTGTTCTTCCTCATCAAGTTCAGGCAGTAGTAGTACTTCTTTATTGCCAATAAAAAATCAAAAAACACAGCATCTTGAGGAATTTCATCAATCACTTGCAAATGCTGAATCAAATTTAGAGGGCCGCGTGCAATTAGTTCAACCACAACATATCAATGTATCACATTCGCCATCTAAGTATATTTATCTTAACTTGTGTGCAGAGGGCATTACTTCGGTAGCAATTACACAAATTAATACAATGAATCCAACAAGGAGTCTTTCTTATCCATTAACTGGAAAACCAATAGGTGTAGTATTTGAATTCGAATCAGCAATTGAGGCAGAGGAAATTGTAATAAAACTTCCAGAACTTTCATTGTGTTATGTAAATTTGCTCGGCTGTCATCTTAATTTCCGCGCATCATTTTTAAGACATGCCAAGTAATTTTTTTATTATACATTGCAAAGCGATGTATAATTAATTTATTCAAATTCAATCTGGCCATTTTTATGTACAGTAAAACATTGTACAATGCTAATTCCATAAATATCACCACAACCAAGCATGTAGCGTCCTTTATCGAGACGACACGAAATATGTAGTTTCTTGTTTGCCGAGATGGATGGCATGCGCTTATCACTATCTCCTGGCAATGTATCATTTGGATCTCGAAATTTACGCAACCACCATTGGCCAGTGGATTCATCGAGATGTCTGTTTACAGATAGGTCAATGCGATAAATCATTTGATTATTTGAATTTCTATATTTTCCAATACAATGAGCTGATCGTTCATTCATTTCCTCATTATGCATAACACTTTTAGCATCAGAGACAATAAGTTCTTCTATATTCTCCTTTGCATCTTTTATATCTTTTACATTCTTTACTTTCTTTGTTTCTTTCAATCTAAATCCAGAATCAGTAATAATACTTAAATCTAATGCCCAATCTTGATCTGATCTTTCTGACCAAATTCTAGAGGCACGCTCACAGTGCTCTTTTACATCCTTCTCACCCATATCATTTACTTTCATAAGATGTAGTCTGGCCATATCGCCAAGGCCGCGCAAATCTGCTAATCCAATGTGTGTGGCTAAATGGCATTTTTTACATAAGGCAATTAATCTCATAAGTTTTTGAACTCCTGTACTCTTATTATAACTCCACCTCTCATGTGCTTCTAATGAGCCATTTAATGCTTCTTTATTTGCTGGATTATAGTGACAACATTCGCATTTATTATCGACACGCTCATACACTTTCTTTCTTAAAATATCCCAGTCACAATTGCGCACACATGAGCGTACATTACGGAAAAATGATGTACTCGGAATTAAATCAACAAATAAATCATTACCACCAAAACTTCTATCCTCTCCTTTCAAACAAAACATTATAATTAAGGATGTACTAGATTTAATAGAATATACTGGGCGGGCTCATCCTCCTGTGTATATAATAAACAAGTAGAACATGAATTAGATAAAATCAATATTACATACTCATAAAATAACTTACCATCTGATGATAATCTTTGCCACCTGGATAACTTCCTTTAGGAGGCATACACAATAGTTCTCCATGTATCCATCTTAATTTTCTTAGTCGATTCATTCTAATTTTCTTCAGACAATACCTACCAAATCTTGTTAAGATTTTGTAATAATTACATACTTGCTTATATGTGCATTTTTCATCATTAATCCACCATTCTTTATCCCCATTATTATATTCGATTGCAGGCAAACCACCGAGGCGATGTCTTTTCCCATTAACATACCATAATTTTTTATCTCCATTAACATATTCAATAGCAGGTAAATCATTATTACGATGTAGTTTTCCATTTACCCACCACGATTTAGCATTATTTAGAATTTCAACAGCAGGTAAATCATTATCACGATGTAACATTCCATTAACATACCAATATTTACCCCCAAATTCACTTTCAATAGCAGGTAAATCATTATCACGGTGGTATTGTCCATTTAAATTATACCATATTTTATCTTTAGTTATTATTGACATTTTGTTTAGGATTTAAAGAGTGTGTTTGTTCTACTTTCTTGTTATTAACTTATTAAGTCAGTGCAATTAAACAATATAACAATCAATTTTTTCACATATTCATAAAATAATTTACCATTTTATGATAATCTTGGCCATCTGGATAACTTTTTTATTATACTAATCTTTTCGCCGAAACATCTAAATATCATAAAAATTGATAACTATTTAACCTTTATTAATTTACAATTTAGTTAATAATTAAGAATCTAATATATAAATCTTATGCATCTCACTGATCAAAATGCGTCATTACAGGAATTATGTAAATATATAAAAAATAATGATAATGACTCCAGAGCAATTCATAAGATAGCTGCATTATGTAAAAATAAAAAACAATGGGAAAATTTATTTGAGAGTCTGTTTAAATTATTATTTTTATTCAAAGTTATTGAAAATGTATCATCAGATCGCTATATTTTTCAAATTGGAAATCATGATACAGGATTTTTAAGTATAAACAATATTGAGGCGTATTTAGCCACGACATTAATTCATAATACTTTAACTAATAATGTAATTACATTATATGATTCGCATAAGAAAGCTTATATTTATATTATATGTAAATTTTATAATTCAGTTGATTTTATTAATACAATAGATATTAATGAAACAATTGGCTGTGTGTCTAGAAAGGATCGAGATGTAATCATTCTGTGTGTTAGAGATAAGCCTACATTCTTAGAGGAGGTTGTTAAAACAAAGATACCATTATGTTTATTTGATCTTAATACATTAATAAAATCTTATAAAAATTTACATGTTTTATTAAAAGGAATTAAGTTTAATAATTATAATAATATATTTTTTAAAAACAATGATAAACCATATTTAAATTTGAGATTTCATCAATTAATAACAGTTACAAAGATTCGTAATCTAATGCGGCAAGGAGAGAAAACATTCCTAATTGGCGCTAAATGTAGATCTGGCAAAACTTTTATGTGTGGTGGAATTATCTCTAATATGTATCGTGAAAAGAAATATTTAAATGTTATGGTTATCACTACAGTCCCGAATGAAACAATTCCGCAATTTATGATAGATATGTTTGATTATTATGCTGATTTTAAGGATTTTAAGAAAATTTATCTTAATGGAGAAACAGTATTAAACCTAAAACTTGCAAAGAATAACATTTTTATGGTTTCTAAACAATTTCTAGAAAGGTATCACAGTAATAATACTATTAAAAATATTAAGGACTTAAGTCTAGATGTAATATTTTTTGATGAGAATCACTGCGGTGGCACAACTGAACTAGCAGAAAATATTCTAAGTTCTTATGCAACAGATAAAACTATTAAAGTATTTATGACAGCCACATTTATGAAACCTAGGCTATCCTGGAGCATTCCGAATGATTGTGTGCTACGCTGGGATATTGAGGATGAACAATATGCAAAACATAGAAATACAAAAGCCTTAATAAAGCGCCATGGTCTTATTGCAGCTAAATTATTAGAAACAAATGCAGAGAGTATGCTTGCGTCTTATGATAGCATGCCTGATATGCATTTAATATCTTATATGTTTAATCCGACAATTTTTCATAAATTAAAGAAACTTATGAATACTGAAGAACAAACTGGATTTTCGCTTGATAGTGTATTAGAAACTAAAGGAAATAAAAACCCTAAATTTGTAAATATTAATGCTGTAAAAATATTGTTCAGAATAATATTTGGTTCGCACGAGGAAGAGGATTTCTCGGATGAATCAATATCAGTATCTGTATTAAAAAATATTAGGAGAGCTTGTACTAAATTCAAGACTCGCAAAGCATACACATTTATGATATTTTTGCCGCCGAATCATATTGATCAATGCTCACAGGCATTCAGTAAATTATTATTAAATGATTCTGTTGGAAAGAAGTTTGCAGTATTGTGCATTAATGGCAAAAGAAAAATTAATAAGGATAGTAAAACAGAAATTGATATTGCTTATAAAAAAGCTAATGATGAATGCAAAGATGGATTGATAATTTTAGCAGGTAATATGTTATCCTTAGGTATAACCATTCCTAGCTGCGATGTTGTTATGTTACTACATAACACACATGCCTGTGATAAAATCCATCAACAGATGTATCGCTGTATGACAGAAGGAAAAGATAAGAAGATTGGATTTGTCGTAGATATGAATATTGGACGAGTTATTAATACATGTATTATGCATCATTCGCCTGGACAAAAAGAAGCTGGTGTAACTGCTGCCGAAAGTATAAAATATGTAACTCATCGAAATTTAATTAAAATAGATGTTAATTATTTTTCATCAATTGAAAGGAATTCTGAAGAAGTGGCACATAAGATGCTAGAACATTGGAATGCCGAACCAATTAGTAACATTAATGGATGGATGAAAGAATTATCAACAATGGAAGATGAAATATCAGATGAGGCACAGCAAATATTAGAACAATATACTCAAAGAAATTGTGAGTCAACTAAAGGATCAAATAAAGTAATATTTGCATGTGCTCAACAATTTCCATCAGGAATTCAAAGAATTAGAGAAATTACTGAAAAGAAAAGTGATAATGAAAATAATAGTGATAGTGATAATATTCAGGAAGAGAAAACTCAATTGAAATCTAGAAAAGCAGAATTAAACAGAGATATTCTACCAGTAATAATACCACTTGGATGCCAAATAACCATTGAAAATACCTCTGCAAGAGTGATGGATATCATAAATTCTATTGCGGCTAATCCCGAACAGAAAGATGCACTAAATAGTCATGGAAAATTACTATTTGGATGCGACGACATTGTGTGGATTTTGCAAAATCTATCAAAATTCATTGATTCTAATGAATTTGCAAATGAAATGTGCACTAGAATTAAGATGAAACTACTCGAGTTAATCGATCGTCCATTAGAATTATATGCTTTTATTGAGAGTACACTGCGTCCAAAAGAGCTTGAAAAGAAGCAATTTGGAGAGGTTTTTACTCCAATGGATCTAGTAAATAAAATGCTTGATCACTTACCAAAACATGTGTGGAGTGATAAAACATTAACATGGTTTGATCCAGCAAGTGGCTTGGGAAACTTTATGGTGGCTGTATATTTGCGTTTAATGAAAGGTCTTGCTGATGTAATTCCGAGTGAAAGTAAGAGAAAAAGTCATATTCTTGAGAAAATGCTCTTTATGTGTGAAATAAACAAGAAGAATGTATACTTATGCAAGCGTATATTTGATAGTCATAATAATTATAAGTTAAATATACATTTTGGAGATTCTCTTGAATTTAATACAAGTAAGAAAAAAGGTTGGCCTGAAAGTTTTAGTATTATTGTTGGAAATCCACCATATAATAAAAGTTTTGGTGGCAAGAATGGATATGCCGCGCCTTTATATCACAGTTTTGTAGAAAGATATATTGATCAATGTGATATGATGCTGTTTATTATTCCATCAAGATGGTTCTCAGGAGGAAAAGGTTTGGACCAATTTAGAAAGAATATGCTTAAGCGCCAAGATATAAAATATATCGATACCATTGCTGATTCTGACCATCCATTTGGTCAAGGAGTACAGATCAAAGGAGGTGTCTGTCACTTTTTAAAGGATTCGAGTTATAATGGAAAATGTAATTATAATGGAGTTATGACAAAATTAAATTATTATGATATTCTAGTTGACAGTAAATATATACCATTGATAGAAAAAGTTTTGGATTTTGATAATATAACATCTATTTATTGTTCAAAAGGACATTATGGAATTCCGCTTACTGATGAAAGATTGCATTCTAAAGAAAAGCCTGGTGATTTGCGCTGTTTTGTAAGTAAAATGAAAGGCTCAGTTGCATATATTTCAAATAAGAAGGCCCCTACAGAAACTCTTGGATCTTATAAATTAATCACCGTGACTGCAACAAGTGATGGAGGTGGTTTTGGCAATATGTTTGTCGGTGGCAAGAATGATATGCATTCTGAAAGTTATATATCTTTTAATACTCGTACTAAGTCTGAAGCAGAATCATTAAAATCTTATCTTGAATGTAGACTTATAAATGTATTACTTGTATTGCGAAAACTAACACATAATATTTCTAAGAAAACCTGTGCCTGGATTCCTCTTGTTCCATTGGATCGCGCATGGACAGATGCTAAATTATGCCGTTATTTTCGATTGAGTGAAGATGAGATTAAATTAGGAGAAGATATGGTCATTAATAATTATACAAATGTAATTAAAAATGAACATCCTCGATCTAGAAGATCTTTTATGAAACATAAAACAGAACATATTAATAGAAAACGATCTTAATTATTTTATATATTTTAAAACAATTAAGATTATTATAAAATAACTTATTATTTTATAAGTATGTAAAAAATTGATTGTTATATTGTTTAGTTGTTTTAATATAAGATTAATAGTATACAAGGAAAGTACACTCTTACAAATATAAGCAAAATGACAATGGAAACTGATAATTATGGAACTAAAAGATGGTATAATGCAAAAGGCGAATTGCATCGCGATAATGATTTGCCTGCCATTGAAGAAGTAAATGGTAATAAACGATGGTATATAAATAATAAATTGCACAGAGATAATGGTTTGCCCGCTATTGAATGGTCAACTGGAACTAAACATTGGTATGCGAATGGGCAACTGCATCGCGACAATAATTTACCTGCTATCGAAAAAGATAATGGTGATAAGGAATGGTGGGTAAAAGGAAAAGCACATCGCGATAATGATTCACCTGCCATTGAATGTGTAAATGGCGATAAAGAATGGTATGTTAATGGAAAATGTCATCGTGGCAATGATTTACCTGCTATTGAATGGTCAACTGGAACTAAACAATGGCATGTAAATGGGAAACGCCATCGTCTTGGTGGTTTACCTGCCATTAAATATGCAGATGATATTAAATTATGGTACATTTATAATAAAGATTACACGTATGACCAAGTAATTAATTATTACAAAACCTTAACAAGATTTGGCAGATATTGTTTGAAGAAGATTAGAATGAGAAAACTAAGAAGGCTTAGATGGATTCATGGTGAGATGTTATGCATGCCAGCAAAAGGCAGTTATCCAGGTGGCCAGGATTATCATCAGATGGTAAGTTATTTTATGAGCATGTAGAAAAATTGATTGTTATATTGTTTAGTTGTTTTAATATAAGATTAATAGTATACAATAAGTACATCTTATTAAAACAAAAAATGACAATGAAAACTGATAATTATGGTATAATGCAAAAGGCGAATTGCATCGGGATAATGATTTACCTGCAATTGAAGAAACATATGGTAATAAAGGATGGTATGTAAATGGAAAATTGCATCGCGATAATGATTCACCTGCCATTGAATGCACAAATGGAGACAAAGAATGGTGGGTAAATGGAAAAAGATCTCGCAATAATGGTTTACCTGCTGCTGAAGATGTAGATGGTACTAAAGAATGGTGTGTAAATGGAAAATTGCATCGTCTTGGTGGCTTGCCTGCAATTGAATATGCTAGTGGAAATAAATTATGGTACATTTATAATGAAAATTACACATATGACCAAATACTTAATTATTACAAAACCTTAAAAAAATTTGGCAGATATTGTCTTAGAAAAATCAGAATGAGAAAACTAAGACGTCTTAGATGGATATATGGAGAATTATTATGCATGCCCTCAAAAGGAGGTTATCCGGGTGGCCAAGATTATCATAAGATGATCAGTTATTTTATGAATATGTCTAAAAATTGATATGATGTTTAAATTCAATATATCTTTATTAATTAATATCAAAAAATGGCATATGTGCTTGTTGCTCGCTTTGGGAATAAAGAATGGTATAATACAAGAGACCAATTACACCGAGATAATGGTTTACCCGCTATCGAATATGCGGCCGGTGGTAAACATTGGTATGTAAATGGCAAACTGCATCGCGATCATGATTTACCCGCAAGAGAGTGGATTACTGGATCTAAAAAATGGTATGTTGATGGAAAATGTCATCGCCTTGGCGGCTTAGCTGCATGCAATTATGCAGATGGAACTAAATTATGGTATATTTATGGCAAACAATACACATATGAAAAAGTAGGTAAATATTACAAAATCTTAACAAGATTTGGTAGATATTGTCTTAGAAAAATTAGAATGCGAAGATTAAGAAGACTTAGATGGATTCATGGGGAACTATTATGTATGCCATCAAAAGGAAACTTTCAAGGTGGTCTGGATTATCATAAGATGGTAAGTTATTTTATGAGTATGTGAAGATAATATGGAAAAGTAATTATTAAGTAATATTTAAGTTTTGTATGTATATTAATGTATAAAGAAGGTTGGAGATATGATTGGCGAATTTAATATAAGTTTTATGTATAGTATAATAAGATGCTCGATCCAGTAACTTTACTTGGATTCGCTATTAGCGCGATTATACATTCATATCATCAATACAAGCACTCGCTTAATGATAAAAATCTTACATCATGTAGAAAATCCAGACATAAGAAGAGAAGGCGCAATATAAGCAGTAGTAATTCATCTAGTACTACTTGATTTTATTACTTTATTATTCAAATAATTAATGTTAATTATTTAATTTCTTATAAAAAATTGATATGTTAATCGTTAGAACAGCATGTTATTAATAAACTTAATACTACAAGAAGTGCTACTGCAACACCATAGGTAACAAAACCTATCAAATGACATCAAGTAATCTATTAGGACCAGAAATTCAGAAACTACTTGAATCTGTAAAAATACAAAAAGGAATGACAATGGATATCGATACAGAGAACAAGATTCTAGGAATATTGAGTGTAGTTGCTAGACGGCGTCACCCACCAACTACTTTTTCAAATGAGAGATGTGAGCTTAATACTGCAATGGTGAAAGAATTAAAAATATATTTTACATATTTTATGGAAAAAAGAGGTATTGAGATTCCTGAAATTATTCGAACTTATTATGGAGAGCCTTTTGGAGATTTTGCCTCATATACCGATGAATCTCATGTAATTTCTATTCTTAGAGAGGATTTTTTAATTGATACAGGAGATATTCTCGCAGAATGGCATTCACGATGGAAATATATCGATGAAGATGAACTAGAAAATGAGTTCGGGGATGATGATAATGAAGATCTCGCTCCTTTAAGTTTAACTCAAACCACTAAAAAATTCGACCGAGAACTTACAATGCTCGATATCCTACGATGCATGAGTTCGCGAACTTATCCATCAAATATTTCAAAATATGAACGCGATACATTAACTGTTCTTATGATTGAAGGATTAAAACATAAATTTATTAAATATGCTAAGAAGAATAATATATTAATTGCCAATTCGGTAGTTTCATTTCAAAATGAATCATTTCCTAATGAAATTTCATATGAGGAAGAATATTATTCGATAAATATATTAAGAGATATATTTAATATTACAATCATAAATGGTATTGAATTAGAAAATGAGTGTAAAATACGGTGGACTATTATTAAGAATAGTCTTATAAATGAAGAGAAGTTACGCAGAGAAGAATTTAATAAAAAATTATTAAAAGCAAAAAAAGAAGGTATTCCTAAGAATAAAGGACGTTTAGTTTGCAGCGACAAAATTATATCTGTTTCGCCAATTGTCCATATGCCACCAATTCAGTAAATTTTTAATGTATTATAAGTATGTAAAAAATTGATACATTAACTAGTTAGATAGACTATTAACTATAATTTATAAATACATATCTTATTAAAACATTATATAATTCAAAAAATGACAAGCAAAACTTATTCAGATGGTTCTACAATTTGGTATGATGAGAACGAAAAAATGACAAGTATAATTTATTCAAATGGTACTAAAATGTGGTATAATACAAATAGAGAAATACATCGCGATAATGATTTACATGCAGTAGAATATAAAAATGGTGATAAAGAATGGTGGATAAAAGGAGAACGTCATCGCAATAATTACTTGCCAGCAATTGATTATGTAAATGGAGATAAATATTGGTATGTTAATAATAAACTACACCGAGATAATGGATTGCCTGCTGTTGAATTAGCAAATGGAGATAAATATTGGTATGTGAATAATGAAAGAAATAGAGAAAATAAATTGCCAGCTATCGAATATGCAGATGGAACTAAATATTGGTACGTAAATGGAATACATCATCGCGATAATGATTTACCTGCTATTGAATATGCAAATGGAAGTAAAGAATGGTATATAAATGGTTCATTGCATCGATTAGGAGGTTTACCTGCTACTGAATACTCGTCAGGCAATAAATCTTGGTACATTTATGGCAATAAATATACTTATGAGCAAGTTTGTAATTATTACAAAATCTTAACAAGATTTGGTAGATGTTGTTTAAAAAAGATCAGAATGAGAAAATTAAGAAAAGTAAGGTTCATTCATGGAGAACTGTTATGTATGCCCTCTAAAGGAAACTTTCAAGGCGGTCAGGATTATCATCAAATGGTAAGTTATTTTATGAGTATGTGAAAAAATTGAAAAGTATAATGCTTGGTTAAAACTGTATTAATAATAAGTTAATTAAGTACATCCAAGTACAACTTTCAAATCTAAGTAAAATGACAATGGAAATTACTAAACATGGCAATGTGCGATGGTATAATGCGTATAGAGAATTACATCGTGGCAATGATTTACCAGCAATTGAAGATGCTGATGGTAGAAAAGAATGGTATATAAATGGATTAAGACATCGCGATAATGATTTACCTGCAATTGAATGTGCGAATGGTGATAAACTTTGGTATGAAAATGGAAAATCTCATCGCCTCGGTGGATTATCTGCATGCAAATATACAAATGGAGATAAATCATCTTGTTGGATTTATGGAGAATATTATACATATTCAGATATATGTAATTATTACAAAATTTTAAAAAGATTTGGTAGATATTGTCTTAGGAAGATTAGAATGAGAAAAGTAAGGTGGATACATGGTGAACTACTATGTATGCCCTCTAAAGGTAATTATCCGGGTGGTCAGGATTATCATCAAACGGTAAGTTATTTTATGAGTCTGAAAAATTGATATATAAAGTTATTCAGTTTATCATTAATATTTATTAATAATAAAAACATTCATAACAAAACAAACATGTGCACGATTGATGAAAGTGGAAATAAAGGATGGTATATAAATGGGAAATTGCACCGTGATAATGACTTGCCTGCAATTGAATATGCTAATGGAGATAAAGGATGGTATATAAATGACAAGTTGGATCGAGATAATGGATTGCCTGCAATTGAATATGTCAATGGAGACAAACATTGGTACATCAATGATAAATTGCATCGCGATAACGGTTTGCCTGCTAAAGAAAATGCAGATGGGACTAAATTGTGGTACAAAAATGGCGAATTATATCGCGATAATGACTTACCTGCAATTGAAATGGCGGATGGGAATAAATATTGGTATTTAAATAATAAATTAGGACGAGTGAATAATTTACCAACAGCTGTATTTGTAAATGGTGACAAAGAATGGTATGTAAATGGAGAATTGCATCGAGACAATGATTTACCTGCTGTTGAAAAAGAAAATGGTGATAAGGAATGGTATATAAATGATAAGTTGCATCGAGGCAATGATTTACCTGCTGTTGAAACTGCAGATGGAGATAAATATTGGCATATAAATGGAGAATCGCATCGAGATAATGATCTACCAGCTACTATAAAGGCAAATGGGGATAAATATTGGTTTGTTAATGGAAATCTGCATCGAGATAGTGACCTACCAGCTATAGAATTTACAAATGGAGATAAAGCGTGGTTTATAAATGGAAAACTAAATCGTATTGATAATCTACCTACTAGAATAACTGGGGATGGGAGTAAATATTGGTATTTAGATGGTGAACAACATCGAGGCAATGATCTACCTGCTGTTGAAAAAATAGATGGTGGTAAAGAATGGTTTATAAATGGCAAGTTACATCGCGATAATGATTTACCCGCAGTAATAGATGCAAATGGAAATAAATACTGGTTTGTTGATGGAAAACATTATCGAGATAATGGATTACCCGCTGTCGAATTAGCAGGCGGAGAAAAACATTGGTATGTTAATAATGAAAGAAATAGAGATAATGGGTTGCCGTCTGTTGAATGCGCAAATGGAGATAAATATTGGTGTGTGGGTAATTATTACCATCGCGACGATGGTTTACCAGCAAAGGAATTTATCAATGGTGACAAGGAATGGTTTGTAAATGGTAATTTACATCGTCTTGGTGGATTACCAGCCATTGAAAATGTAAATGGAGAAAAACAATGGTGGGTATATGATGTTGAATATACATATGAGCAAGTATGTAAATATAACAATATCTTAGTGAAATTTGTAAGACATTGTCTCAAAAAAATAAGAATGAAAAGGCTCAGAGATATAAAATTAATTCATGGAGAGTTATTATGTTTGCCTCCAAAAGGAAACTTTCCAGGTGGTCGGAAATATCTCGATATGTTGAACAAGTATGCACAATAATTAATAAAAATTGAAAGCTTATAATAAATAGTTAAATTTAAGTTAATATTAATATAAATAAGTACATCTCATTGCAATTTATTCAAATCATACAAAATGAATATAACTACGTTTTCTAATGAATTGATTTATGTTCATTCGGCAATTATTAATTATCGCGGAGATAAAGAATGGTATATAAATGGAAAATTAAATCGCGATAATGATTTACCTGCTTTTGAAAGAGCAAATGGATCTAAATCATGGTATGTAAATGGATTACGACATCGTGATAATGATTTACCTGCTATTGTAGATGTAAGTGCATATGGTTATAAATCTTGGTATGTAGATGGAAAACAGCATCGCGATAATGATTTACCTGCACTTGAGAATGTAAACGGTCATAAAGAATGGTATACAAATGGAAAACGATATCGCATTAATGATTTACATGTTGTAGAAAATCTAGATGGTAAATATTGGTTTTTAAATAATATGTTTCATCGTCTTGGTGGCTTACCTGCTATAGAATACGCAAATGGTAATAAACATTGGTATCTTTATGGAAAAGAATACACATATGAGCAAGTATATAAACATTGCAAAATCCTAACAAGATTTGGTAGACATTGTCTCAAGAAGATCAGAATAAAAAGGTTAAAAAGAGTGAAAATGATCCATCGAGAGTTATTATGTATGCCTCCTAAAGGAAGTTATCCAGGTGGCCAGGATTATCATAAGATGGTAAATTATTTTATGAGTATGAATAAAAATTGAAATGCATAATGATTGATTAAACTGTATTAAGTAAATTTAGTGTATGACTCCGAGCCTATCCAAGTACGACCTCTTTCAAATCAAACAAAATGTCATATATGAAAACTAGCAGTACTGGTGATAAACACTGGTTTAATGAAGATAGAGAACATCATCGTAACAATGATTTACCTGCAATTGAATGTTCAAATGGAGATAAAATCTGGTTTGTAAATGGAAAACATCATCGTGATAATAACTTACCTGCGACAGAATATGCAAATGGAAATAAATTTTGGTATGTGGGTGGGAAACGCCATCGAGGCGAAGGTTTACCTGCCGCGGAATATGCAGATGGAGATAAAATGTGGTTTGTAGATGGGAAATTACATCGCGATAATGATTTACCTGCTATTGAATTTGTTGATGGAACTAAAAAGTGGTATGAAAATGGAAAGCATCATCGTCTTTGTGGATTACCTGCTACAATTAATAATGAGGAGCAACATTGGCACATTTATGATAAAGAATACTTGTATGAAGAAGTAATTAATTATTACAAAATCTTAAAAGGATTTGGTAGATATTGTCTTAGGAAGATCAGAATGAGAAGGTTAAGAAGAGTAAGATATATTCATGGAGAACTGTTATGTATGCCACCAAAAGGTAATTATCTTGGTGGCCAAGATAATCATCAAATGGTAAGTTATTTTATGAGTATGGATAAAAATTGATTTAAAATATTCATATAACATTATTGTACATATATTACTTTATACAGTAAATACTATTACAATGACTGCATTGATCGATTCAAACCAAGACATTGAAATAAATGAGAATGATATGCCATTAATACCAAGTGATGAAAATATTGTTGTTACATTAGAAAATTACAATGGACCTGATATTTTTTTTCATGAAAGTTGGATACTTGAATATTCAACCAATAAAGATGATGATAAAGAGGTAATTGATATTTTATCAAATTTAATTAAAACTCCAGATACACAATATACAAGTATTAAGAAAACTCATAAGATTGATAATAATGAAAATTCTGCAATGAAAAAACAGAAAATTGTACATGGTAAAAAATAATCTAATCGAGAATTTTTATTGCAGAAATAACAACATAATATTTCTTCCCATCATCGCAAGAAACCTTTACGCGCCGATTAGTAAATGATAAAATTATACACTGCATTTCATTACCGCCTTTTTTAAAAGAAACTTTACCACCAATTTTAAATTTAGAAATATCTATATGAGATTTCTCTGAATTATCAGTAATTTCTATTACTTTCCCATATGGTGCTGCTGAAATTGTTCCAGAATCAAGTAATATTTCGATATAATGTTTTCTTAAACTAATTACCTTTCCTGTCTCAATATTAATTTTGCCATGATATTTAATCTTATTACCAACTTTTAATATATCCCTCATATTATCAGCAATATCAGTATCACCTGCAAATCCATCATGTGTATAATCAGTATGTCCAAAAGTATTTTTTATAAATGTTCTAAAAATAGGACCATGTCCTGCATTAATAATAGCCTCCTTTGGCTGAAACATAAGAGTCAGTAGATGACATAATTCGTGTTCAATCACTCGAATGAGAAATGATAATCTATTATTAATAATATAGCCTCCATTTTTAATACTTTTTTCTCCTTTTGTAAACAGGCTGGAGATAATTTTATCACCAATCTCAAGTATTGGAGATAATCCATCTAATCCAAAACTAAATCTACCAGCAGTTCTTGTTAATTTGGTATTTTTTTCACATAATAAATCTGCCCCATATCTCTCTTCTAAATAATTTGATATATTTCCTTCAAAATACACTGAATCTATTTTTGCATAAATATATTTAATTAATTTTCTTGTTACTGGAAAAACCATTGGATTATCTAACTTTCTTAATACCGATTCAAATACAGTATTAAAATTTGTTTTCAATTCATTAGATTGCACAGATGCTCCAACATAATTCCAATAAATATCCTCTAATGTTTTTCTTTTTCCACCAGTTTGTTTGCATTCAGCTATAAACTTCTTTCTAATCTTATTAATATCTTGCGAGTTTTCTTTTTCAAAATAATATTTGCCATCACGATTATATGAAAAATCTATAATTTCCATTCCTTTAATATAATATAATTGACAACAACTTATTTTAACTAAATGTTGTGTTAATAATTTCCCTATTTTCATAAAAATCATTTGTAAAAATTTTTCCTCATTTATATCATTTGGAAAAAACATCAAAAGTATTTTTTTAGGATAATCATTGAAAGTCATTATTAGATCCATCACAAATTCTCCATGCTTATGTAAAAGTTTACTAATTTCTTTATCACTTAAACCAGCATTTTGTTGTATTAATGCCTGTACATGAGATTGATATAGATTACTATTATTCTTATCTTTTTTTATTGACATTCACTCTACTAGTAACAGATATTCTCTATTATTGTTTAACTTCATTGTTAAATTCAGAATATACTTTCTTTGCAAACTTATGTACTTTTTGTATTAATTCAAAAATATATGAAATAGTATATTTGGTTGTTATTTAATCTATCAATTATAATATAAACTTTTGCAGAGGATATTTTAATTTTTTGTATTTTTAGACTTTTACTAGAATATTTAAATATTTATGATAAATAAGTTTTAATACTTTATTTAATCTTTTTTAAAGGAACTTAGTATATTATGCTATATTTGCATAATATGGTATATAATATGATAAATGGTGTATATTTTCCAAACTAATGGTATAAGATGAGTCGTTTTAATCCATTTCGTCTTCCATCAATAGTATTTCAAGATGCTTATGGAAATTTTTCAGCTAATATCATTACAGCGAAACTAGATGGATCGGCTAGTTCGTTTAGAGAGCATCTTTCAGGGGATGTTAGTGGAGGCCAAGGGGCAACTAAGGTGAAAATGGTGGGTAATAAGCGAGCATCAGACATTGTTGCTAGTTGTGCAATTATAGAAAATGCATCAAGTCAATCTCTTCCAAATACATTAGTAAAGCGTGATGCTGATGGTAGTTTTGCAGCAAATGAAATTAGAGCAACTCAATTCATTGGTACTCTACAAGGTTCTGCTCAAACAGCTACACAATTCACTGGAGAGCTTAAAGGAGATGTAATTGGTTTCCAGACTGCAGCTGTTGTAGATATGGTTGGTGATAAAACTGCAATTGAAATTTCATCTGCATGTTCATCAGTATTAAATGCAGTCCCAGAAACAACCCCATTAAGTTTGGTTAGGAGAGATGCCCTTGGGAATTTTACTGCAAATGAAATCCATGCCAATAAATTTATAGGAACAATTGACACCAATCTTGCATCCGCTATTAACTTTACAGGTCCTTTAGCAGGAGATGTATCTGGTACTCAAAGTGCAACTGTTGTAAATAGTATTGGTGGTAAAAGTGCAAGTGAAATATCAAATATATGTACTCGTGTAGAAAATGCAACTAATCAAGCAATTCCACAAAGTTTAGCACAGCGAGATTTAAATGGTAATATTTCTGCAAATGAAATTCATGCTACATTATTTGTTGGGCCTTATAGTGGTACTGCCGCATCATCAGTAGATTTTACTGGATCTCTTTCAGGTGAGGTATCTGGTACTCAGACTAATACAATTGTTAATTCCGTGGGAGGAGTAAATGCATCGAGGATTAGCAGCGCTTGTTTACAAGTTGAAACAGCAACCAGTACAGCTGTGGCTAATACTCTTCAAAAAAGAGATTTAAATGGCAGTATAACGGTAAATGAAATAGTGGCTAATAAATTTAATGGATCATTGATTGGATCAGCATCATCTGCAGCTACTTTTACAAATCCACTTGCAGGAGATATTAGCGGCAATCAAAATTCTACTCAGGTTCTTTCGGTTGGTGGCAAGAATGCATCTGAAATAGCATCAGCATGCGTCACTGTCGCGAATGCAACACATTTAGCTACCCCATTAACAATTGTTAAAAAAGATTATCTTGGGAATGTTTGGGTAAACGAGCTTAATGCGTCTGCCATTAATGGTCCAGTAACAGTACAAGCCGCATCTGCAATTAATTTTTCAGGTAATTTAAGTGGCGATGTTACTGGTACTCAAGGAGCTACAGTTGTTACTAGAGTTGGAGGACTTGGGGGATATTCTGCAACTCAAATAACAGATGCATGTACCCGCATTAGTGCTCTTCCATTACCTCTTGTATCCGGCACAAATGCACAATTGGCAAATACATTGGTACAGCGTACAGGAGCCATGACTAATGGTTATCTTGGTGGAGGCATTTATTCAAGTATGCTTTTATCCCCGCAAGGTGGTGTTACATTCACTTCTTCAAATACTAATAGCTGGAGTATTACAGATACGATATTTAATGGTTCTGCATTATCAAATGCTACGGCAGGAGAATTTACAATTACACCATTATCTAACGGAGCTAACCCAATTGGTAAGATTGGCACAATCAATTATGGAGCAATCAGTCAACGTGGTTTTGGAATTATAACAATTACTCCACGAAATGCAGCTGCAGCTGATCTATCAACAAGTAAGGTTTATGGTATTGTTGTTGGTTCTTCAAATGACTCAATGCAGCTTGGGTCTGTTGATTTATATGCAAGTGGCGCTGGACTAAATAGTAATGGTAATAATACAGCAACTGTATGGAATTATCATATTCATTATATTATTACTGGTGTTTAGATTGCATACTCATAAAATAACTTACTGCTTGATGATAATCCTGTCCGCCTGGATAACTGCCTTTTGGTGGCATACATAGCAGCTCTTTATGGATCCAGCTTACTCTCTTTAATCGCTTTATTCTGATCTTCTTCAAACAGTATCTACCAAATCCTTTTAGGATTTTGTAAGAATTACATACTTGCCCATATGTGTAATTTTCATTATAAATGTACCATTCTTTTTGACCATTTACATATTCGATAGCTGGCAAGCCACCCCGACGATGAGATTTTCCATTTACATACCAACCTTTATCACCAATTGCAGATTCAATAGCAGGCAAATCATTATCACGGTGACGTTCTCCATTCACATACCAATATTTACCCCCATTTGCTTTTTCAATAGCAGGCAAATCATTATCGCGATGGCGTTTATCATTTACATACCATTCTTTATCACCATTACTTCTTTCAATAGCAGGTAAATCATTATCACGATGTAATTCTTTTTTTTCATTATACCATCTTTTAGTACCATAATTATCAGTTTCCATTGTCATTTTGCTTAGATTGAAAGTACGCACTTCTCATATACTATTAATTTACTTATTATCGTAATTTATTCAAGCATTTTATATATCAATTTTTTCACATACTCATAAAATAATTAACCATTTTATGATAATCCTGGCCTCCCGGATAACTACCTTTAGGGGGCATACATAATAGTTCCCCATGGATCCACCTAAGTTGTTTTAATCTTCTCATTCTGATCTTTTTCAAACAATACCTACCAAATCTTGTTAAGATTTGATAATTATTACATACTTGCTCATATGTGTATGCATTACCATAAATGTACCATTCTTTATTTCCATCTGCATATTCAGTGGCTGGTAATCCGCCGAGTCGATGCTGCTTTCCATTTGCAAACCAATGTTTATCACCATTTGCATTTTCTCCGGCAGGTAAATCATTATCGCGATGACATTTTCCATTTACAAACCAATATTTATCACCATTTACATCTTCAAATGCAGGCAAGTCATTATCACGATGTATTTGTCCATTTATCCACCATACTTTATTACCACCTATGTATTCTATGGCAGGTAAATCATTATCGCGATGTAATTCTACATTTGCATTATACCAGAATTTATTTCCATAATCATCAGTTCTCATTTTGTTTGAAAGAGTGTACTTGGCTGTACTTATAAACTTAGAGTTCATTATTCTATTCAAATAATATAACAATCAATTTTTATGAAATTTCTTATATAAAAACTCTTAATTTAATTAATATTGCTGAAATATAGTATTCTAATTTGAACAATTTTTCACAAGTAATGTATATGACAAGTATATTTCATTTGCCAGTAATACAAGATTACCAAGGAAATATCCAGGCGGAAACTGTTACAGCAACTCTTGTAGGTTCTGCCTCAACTGTCACAAATCCCTTAATAGGGGACGTTATCGGTCCAATTCAAGCAACAGAACTTGTATCAATTAGAGGAAAACCAGTCCAGGCCATCCTGGATAGTTATGATAGTTTATCAAATGCAACAAGTTATCTAATGCCACAATCACTAGTAAAACGTGGTATTACTGATAGTGATATTGTGGCCAAAACAATCACTGCAAATATTTTTACTGGCGATTTGATTGGCGAGGCTAGTACAGTTAATACTTTTACCAGCAGTTTTTCAGGAGATATCAGTGGTACTATTTCTAATACAGTTGTCGAATCAGTTGGTGGTAAAAGTGTATCACAAATCACTGAATTTTGTGACGATGTAAATAAAATTGTTGGTCCTTTTGCATTATTAAAAAGAGATAATGCTGGTAATTTACTCGGAGAGAATACTATCACATCATCACATTTTGTAGGAGAATTCATTGGAATCGCTGAAAGCTGTACTAATTGGAGTGATCCACTTATAGGGGATCTTACTGGATCGCAGTCAGCAACTGTGGTTACTAAAGTTAATAATATTAGTGCATCTAGAATTGCAAATGTATGTAATAATGTATCAAATGCATCTGATATTAATAATCCTCTTGGAATTGTACAAAGAGATATTAATGGTAATTTTGCAGCCAATGAAATTATTGGAACTGGGGGATTGTTTGGCACATTTGCGCCAGGAGCAGTTACAAGTACAGTTCTATTTAATGGCGCATTAGCAGGAAATGTAACTGGCAAACAGAATCTAACTTTAGTTAATAATATTAATGGTAGATTAGCATCAGATATTGCAAGTAGAGTAAGTGATATTGAATCTGCATCAAGTAATGCAATTAATAATACATTGGTGAAAACTGATGCTAATGGGAGTTTTGCAGTTAATGAACTAAATGCTAATATTTTAACAGGAACATTAATCGGAACTGCAAGTTCTATTGGAAATTTCACTAATGCTCTAAATGGGGATGTTACTGGATCACAATTATCTACTATTGTAACACAATTAGGTCCATCTAATTCTAAAAAAACTGCTCTACAGGTGGCAGATACTGTAAATATTTTGAATGGTGCAGATAGTGTAACAACTCCATCTACAATTTCAAAAAGAGATATTAATGGTAATATATGGCTTAATCAAATTACTGCACAAAAGTTTATTATCACATCTAATACACCAACAACAACTGTTAGTAATTTTACAGGTTTCTTTAATGGGGATATGACTGATTCACAATCAACCACTCTGATTAAATCCATCGGTTCATTATTAACATCATCCATTCTTTTATCTGTTGGAAAAATGATTGATATGAGTAAATCAAATTATCTTAGATCTCCGGTTGCAATTGGCACTGCAGCTACGCTAAAAAATACTATTCTTACAAGGACACCGATGGTCAATGGATCTAGTGGAGGGGCAATTGTTGGCACACAATACATCACAGAACCAACTGCAAATCTTGCTGAAATAATATCATATAATGGAGTTATTGTAACAAATGTAAAAGGTTCATGCACTGCATCTGCTGGATTATTTCGTATAACTCTTGCATCAATATTATCAAATGTTGTTAATAACTTAGTACTGACATTAAATCCAATCCCAGGAACTACATTTTCTGCCTACCCAGTACTTATATTAAGTCCAGCTGATGCAATTACAGCAAATGTAGTTATTAATGGAGGTGGAATTTATGCAATACCAATTATGGCAGCTGGTGGTATTTTCCAATTATTTCAAATAATGACAAATACATTAGGCATAAATCCTAATCCAAATGTTAATAGAGTAATAACTACAACTTGGAGTTATAAGATCTTATGGATTAAATAAGTTAAATTAGTGAAAAAAATTGAAATGAAAAGTAATTAATCTTATCATATTATTTTTAATATAGAGTAAACAAGAAGACTCCTTTGTGTTAACTAAGCCAACCATGTCATCTCTAAGCTCGAGCGGACCTCCAGGAGGAGTCAATCATGAATGTGATAAGGATAAATTATTAATGTTTACAAATTACGGAATGATGGTAAGATTATTACGAATTTTCCATGAAGAAATTGAACTCGCAATTTCTTTTCAAGAACATAAACCAAAAGTAAAATATCATACTGATGCACTAAATTTAGGATTCGATATAGAACTAACAAAGGTTTCTAATACAAACTCTTATCATATTTATATTTATCGTTCTAATAATATGTATTTTGCACAAATAGAATTGTCAATTAATGATTATGATGATGCTCGGGTAAGTGATGCTGCCAAGGAGCCTTTTGATGAGATTGAATCAGATTCAGATTCCGATAAGAAGAGTAAGAAGCAAGCAGATGACAGCGATGATGATGCCGCTGGATCATCTGATTCATCAGATGATGACGAGTTATATAAAATAACTAATACTATCATGATATGTGCACAATGGGATATAAAATCAATACAACTTGATTCATTGAGTCAACGAATTAGACATATTTGCATATATATGTTTACACATAACAAAGAAGAATTATTTCATGATAAATTATTCACAAATATGAAGAAACAACCAGTGTCCAATCCATATAATTGTAAATTTAATAATCTAAAAACTATTTTGATGACAGTTTATGGCCAAATTCCTTGTAAAAAATTTAGATTTTACAAGATAGAATATTATCAACAAGGTTTTATCCTAGTATTTCGTCAGCGTAAAGGAATTATGCATGATAATGAATCTACTAATCGCGATATTCAGATAATATGTAGACATATTAATAATAATATCGCTGTATTTAGAACTGATAATAATATTATGTCATCAATAATTACATGTGATATTGCCTCATTGAATAAAGAATCAGTTACTGAAATTAAAACGTTCTTTGACAATTAATATTTATTATATCAATATAATTGGAAAAAATTGATACATCTATTTAATAATATAACAAATTATATTATATCATCAAGAAATACAGCCATTTATCACAAAATGAACAACAATCACAAAAACTCGCATTTGTCAGAAGTGACAATATCAGATGTTGCATCGCAAATTGGATTGTCTCCTAAGGCCGCAATTTTTCGTCCTAGAATTAATTATAAACCAATTAAGACTAGTGACGTTCCAGTCACTATCATTGCAGCGGATGAAACTATTAAATTACAGCCAGTAGTTTTGCAAATTAATAAAAAGAAAAAACCTTTATTAAAATCGTATAATAATGATCAGCAAATTAAAATTCTGGATCAAAAAGATAAACCGTCAAATAATTTAGAACCATATTATTTACCTAAACCAGTTGTTAATCCTATCAAACAGCCTAATAATCAAATCCAGCAATCACCATATTTATCACCTACTCTTTATCCAGTTAATATGCCAAGTATGTTACCAAGTCATCAGTCACATATACAACCAATCCCACCTCCAGTTAATATGCCAAGTATGTTTCAGAGCCCACCTTTATCAAACATAATTCATATTCGCCCGAGTCCACAATTTCAGGACACGCTGCGCATGGAATTAAATTCACAATTAGCTCATATTCCTGTACCAAATGCAGGACAATATCATAGACCTCCTCCTGGATTTTATTCCTATCCGATATCATCGCCTAATTATGAACAATCGTATCCGCGAGAATTAAATATTCCTTGCAATGCGCATCAATGTTTACAATGCCATCTTTTGCACCATGCTACATTTCCTGTTACACAGCAAACTCAATATTATAAAATACCATCTGATAATTCGCAAATTCAATATCAGCCTATTGTATTAACACAATATACGCCATTTCATATTTCTCAGACTAATTATCATCAAGAAGGATTTCCACAAAGATATTAAAAAATATTAATTTATAACATCATATACACTGAAGATTATACTCTAGAACTAATGTAGTAATGTCATTTCAAAGTATATTAAAATTAACCACAATATCTGGTTATAATTACAGTATTGAAGGGCGAAAAGGAGACTTTTTACTGATGTATAATAATGGAGATTTATCGATTGAAACACAGATACAACAAGTACCAAATCATAATATTTCATACATGTATCAAACTAGAATAAAAACTAAATATGGCGGCGAGTTAATAATCGATAATGATACACTTGATGTACAAAGTGAAAATGGAAATATTCCATATGAATTAAAAGAGTATAAACCTGCAAATTATATCCATGATAATAAAATAATTATGCCAGAATTATTCCAAGCGAAAAAATTAACTATTGGATTATTAAATTTAGTTTTTGTTAAATTATTAAATGAACATTTATCATTCAAATCAGATATGAAATTGGAAAGTTATAATATTGCCAAAGATGCTCATGGTGCTCTAGTTTATATTAATGATGTTAAGTGGATTTCTTAAGTTTATATTCATAAAAATTGATACAATTATGTCTTTACTTAATATTAATTTATTAAGTAAATAAATCTACTAAGATCTACTACTACTACAAACATCATGACAAGAAAGAACATTCACAGTACTCGCAATTTACAATCAAGAGTATCAAGAAGTCCATTTGATGATATTCAAATCTCTAATGATTATGGAATAGAAAATTCAGGCAGAGGTATTGAAAGTAGTGATAGTGAATCTAGTGATATTGATTCAAGTGAAAATGAAAATGAGAGTGAAAGTGTAATTAATAATGGTAATCTGACGAGTTTTCTTGCAGAAAGAATACTCGATGGAGAAGATAATTTTACATTAAAAATAATTGATTATGTACTATTTGCAGAAACAATGATAAGCAAAATATGGATTGATATTAATAATTTGCGCAATAGATGTACTGATAGTAAAGAATTTACAATATTTTTATTGTATCTTTTTCCAGAATATTTACAATTATCCGATGTAGATAATATTAGAGAAATAGCAAATGATTATTGCAATTCCGGATGTAGGTACTATTAAAACTAATTATCATAAAAATATAAGAAATTATTATCATTATGATTATAATCTTGAACAGTTAATGAAATATGCATTAAATATGCCAGAGAATTTATATGTAATACAATGTTGCATATATTACATTTTAAATATTTATGTTGTCGATGCGATGTATGTAAGTGAAATTCTTAAGCATAGAAATTCATATTCTAAACTAGAAGAACAAAATTATATTTCTAATTTAGGTGATTGTAAAGCAAGTAAAGTAAATAAAACAATCTCTGGTGTTTATTCAAAAATAAATGTTATTAGTAAATTTTTACACATTCTGAATATTCAAAATGATATATCAGATGAAATTCTGCCATATTCTAATCATGATTTGCGATATTTAGTGAAATGTTATTCCGATTGCCTAATCTCTCTAAATCCTAGATTAGATATTCATTCATTAATGATTCCAAAAGGATGCAAAATAATTCCTGATTCTAGAACAGCAAAACTAATTGCATGTAATAAAAAATATAATGATAATTATAAATATATTATTTATGATCTTTATCCAGAATTATTAAATGCAATAGGAAAAGTGCCTTTATTATGTAATGAAATATTTACTGATGATATACTTTCAGATACAAATATTTTAATAATGATGGCGAAATATGCTAATTCATATTGCAGAAAGATGATGCTTATTCATACTAAGCCTTATATGGGAGCAAAATATCCTCCGCAGGCATTCTTGGATTGGATGGCTATAAATGATCCTGACGTTCTTATGGCAGCATCAAATAATCAAAGTAATTTGAAACATTTAAATTATAGTTTTAGAATATTATTTACATTGATATTTCATGGAGAATGTAGTATTGAAGTAGCAAGTGAGACAATATGTGGTTTAATGCAAAAATATACTAAAAAATGTGATAAAAAATCAGACAATGAATTAGAATTAATACAATTATTAGAAAGGCCAGAATGGAATAAGAAAGATTTATCTTTTATCTTAAATAAAACAGTCGCATATCATAGCGCAGAAATTAGAATATTGGCATTTACTAATGGTCATATGCAAGAAGATCTCTTAAGTTTACAAGATAATATGGAAATGATAAAATATGTGAAACAATATTTTATTAAAACACAAAAAACATCACAACAAATCATAAAATTAATAAAGGTTGTTGAATATTTACATCCGGATAATAAAATAGAACAAAATAATATTTCTGAAGATATTTTAGAATTAGCAGATAATTTACTATTCTATAAAGATCAATTTAAAATAACTTTTAATGTTATGAAAAGAATAATATTATTAATAGAAGATGATGCTCGGCGAGAACTGATTTATGCGGCATATCCAGAAAATATATGGATAAATTCTACTTTACTCGAATATGGATTAGTAAAAATACACAATATATCAAATTATAATTCAAAAAAGAATGCTCCTGAAAATAATAAATATCGCTCGACCATATATAATTCAATATTATGGTTATTAAGTAAACCAATTATAAATTATAAATTAAAGAAAACATCATTAAAATATATTTTCAACATCTTAAGCGGCGAATCTAAAATTATTAAAATATCAGATGATGTTATTTATAAAATCATTTCTGCAAATGAGGCAAAATTCAAAACTCTTGATGATAATAATAGAAAATATATAACTGATAATTTAAAATTAAAATATCCTAAATCAATGACATATTTATTAAGTTTAAATTTATTAAAATTTAAAAGTGTTGAATCAACCGAAACTATAAAATTCAAATGGACAAGTAATCAATTATGGATTAAATTTGCATCTAAATATCTAGCAGATAATTGCATCTTTAATAATTTAGAAACAGTAAATGGATCAGGTATTGATGCAAAAGGTCTTACACGAGATTTATATGATCGCTTAGGGAAAGAAGTTATTGAAAAATATTTCGTAGACCGAGATGGTTATAAAATAATAAGTCATGACGTCTCATTGATTGAATGTAAATTAATAGGAAAAATGATGTTTAAAGCAGTATATATAGATAAATGTAATCTATCAATGGATCTACATCCAGCAATTTATTATGCATTAAGTCTTGATCTTTTCAAAATTGCTAAATGGAGAGATGAAGAAATATTACATATATTAAATTCATCAGAACATCCTGACTGGTATCGCATTTGCTGTGGAACTAATGCAACTACAAATGAAGGAGCAAAACCACTTACATATTTTCTGAACTGGTTTCGAGAACAATATTCTAACATATGGCCGCAATTATTATCTCTTGCGGATGGTTTTAATCAGCATTGTAAAAATTATATGTATAATTGTCCAAATATTATACATATGCAACTTTGTGGAAAAGAAATGTCGCCGGATTATATTCTTAAAAATATTACATTTGATACAATTGGATCAGTTAATAATAAAGAAATATGGGAATATTCATTTTCGGCTGCATTAACATTATTAGAGCCGAAAGAATTAGAAAGCCTCTGCCAGTTTTGGACAGGAACTAGTAGGCCAACTGATACATTGAATGTAAGATTTATTAATCGAAATGCTATATTATGTAGAGATGCCGCTAGTGGCAGAAGGCTAGCAAAACATAGAATGTCTCCTAATTTATTCGAGGCAAGCTCATGTTCAATGGAATTGCGCGTATTAGTTATTAAAGATCTTGATAATGATGCATGTGAAAAACATATATTACAAGCAATTAGGAATACTATCTCTCAGCAGCAATGGAATGTTGAAAATGGTATTGCTTTTCAGGATATATAATGGATATAGCCTGAATATTATCGATTAATTTAAAAAATATAATCAAGTATTATAAGATGTCCTCCTCTTTTGTTGCGACACAAGCTATTGCTGGACAAGGAGTAACGACTGTTAATACAATCCAAAATAATCTACTTGCTAATCCTTCCGGATATCAACTTACTGCAGCACAACAGTTGGCAGCACTCCTAGCTCAAGCCGCGGCAGGTGCACTTGTTGTTAAAGATACAAGTACTAATACAACCACTTTACCTGCAGTTACTGTAGATAGTCTTACTGGATCTGGTGCTGGAAGTCTCAAAGTAAGACTAGGTCCAGGTGCTGGCCATGGTTTTCCGGGCGATGCAATCAGAACAAATCCTCCTAAATCAATTGTTTCTGTTGCAGGAAGCGATCTAGCAGGTACCATTACAATTACAATTGGGCCATTTGATAGCACATTTGGATTTGATATTTGTCATATTGATTTTTTAAAACCATATACTATTAATCCTGTTATTATTCTAACTGCTGCGAATTTAACAACATCAAGACTTATTAATAATATTGGCGGAGGTTCATCTGCCCCATATATTATGCCGTACAGAGATCCAGATAATGAATTAAACCCGGGATTTCCTCTTGTAAACTTTACAGCAACTGAAGTAATTGGTGCTGGATTTGTATTAATGAGCGATGAGATGCCTTTACTTAGTGGTGTTACTTACAAATGGAATTACTTGGTAGTACAGCCATACACTGTATAATAATACACCTATTTTTAATATAACCTATTAAAAAACTCTAAAAAATTGAATCAAAAATGTGTTAATAAATATACTAGTTTTGTATAATGCATTCAACCAACAAGACAATTCGTGTCAAGAAAGTGAAAAACAAGATTCCGGCCACCAGTCATAAAATGGCACAGTCATCTATTCAAAATATAAAACAAGAAGAGAAATATGAACAAATGTTGCCATTTGTTCCATCATACAAAGATATTTCTGATAATGAAAAATTAATACTTTCTAACAGTGAAAGTGGAATAATTCTTTCAAATTATAAAAATATTGCTAAATATCTTAATTCTGCTCTTATATATGCTAATGATCAAATGAATCGTTTTCGTTTCGAGGGAGTACATATTTCACCTGAGCCATTTCAAGATCGTTCTCGTTGGGCGACAAGAATAATATATACAAAATTTAATCAGATACAATATATCGAATTAAATGTACGATGGATGTCATATGGTTTGTCAACAGACCCTTTTCGAGAAATATGTGTAGATAAAAAAACAATATTCGATGCAGCATTTAAATCTCTAAGTATGATGTTATATTATGTTAATAGTCTTGATCTCGTTGTAATAAATAATAAAGTCGATCGGGAAATAATTCCATTTGATGCAGAAATTGATGCTATAATTAATAGTTCTCTAAGATTTGAATGTGTTGAACAAATGTATGATGTATTTATATTTAGTCTTAATTATACAGCTAACATAAGAACAAATATGTGTGTTAATTTTAAAATAAGTTCATGCAAAATAACACATGATCATTATTTTGATGATTGTGATCGATTTATTGAAATTGCATGTTCATTCATTGGTAATATTACAGAACACAAGGTCATACTTTTAATGGATACGGAAAATATATATAGAGATGGCATAAACATTTATCCATTTGCAAAATATCGCAATTTAAATGTATTATCTGCTAAAATATTTGATGATATTTTATCAAATTATAAAGATCTTTATAATTCACCTACTATAACGAAGTCTGTTAAAATATTATCACCTATTTCCAAGTTTACATTTAAAAAGCAGAAAAATGTAGGTGATATTGAAAAAATAATTATTGCAGATGCATCTGAGTTTAATCCCAGTAAGATGAGTAGTAAGATGTCTGCCAGTGCATCTGAGTTTAATCCCAGTAAGATGAGTAGTAAGATGTCTGCCAGTGCATCTGAGTTTAATCCCAGTACAATGAGTAGTAAAATGTCTGCCAGTGCATCTGAGTTTAATCCCAGTACAATGAGTAGTAAAATGTCTGCCAGTGCACCTGAATTCAATCCCAGTTCAATGAGTAGTAAGATGTCTGCGAATGCACCTGAATTCAATCCCAGTTCAATGAGTAGTAAGATGTCTGCGAATGCACTTGAATTCAGTCCCAGTAATGCATTTTCGATATCAAGTAAAATAACACTAAATAAGAAAGTATTACCTACAAAAAAGGTGTCGCCATATGGTAGAGTGTACAGATCAATTAATACCACATCACCTATGCAAAATACAGTATTTCCCAATATTCCTGCATTTGTGCCAGATATTTCTGCATTAGGCCTTTATAATTCAGTAAATTCAGTACAACAAGATTTTTTCAATATGTTGCCCGTAATTTCTAATTCGCCGATTGATGTTAATAAATTATCGATTTACAATAAAAATAAAATGAATATGACAAACTGTGATATATATTGCAGTTGTAATTTCTGCAATCCTTAATTTAATGAATAATTTAATGATTTTAATCTAGTAGATTACAAGTATTTCATGTAAAAATGTTAAAAAATTGACTAATGTATTTAATAATTAAACTATTAAGTTTCTCAGTAAGTATTATAACTACATATAATGGGTAAAACTCTTTTCATCGTAGAAAGTAAAGGTAAGTTAGAAACACTCAGGAAAATCCTAGGAAGTGGGTATCAAGTAGAGGCATGTTTTGGTCATGTCCGCGATCTCAAAAAGAAAGGTTTATCGATTGAAGTTGATAAAGATTTTAAGGGAGATTATGAGATTACAAAACCAGATGTAGTGCAGAGTTTAAGGGCTGCTGCGGCCAAGGCTGATAATATTATGATTGCAAGCGATCAGGATCTAGAAGGATGGTTTATCGCAGAAAGTCTATGTATTTTATTAAAGGTGGACCCTAAATCTAATTGTAGAATTCTATTCTCTGAAATCACTCCAGTAGCTATTAAAGCTGCAATTAAAAATCCAGTATCCTTAGATTATAATATGATTCATGCGCAATATGTAAGACGCTATTTAGATCGTATTGTTGGCTATGGTCTTTCTCCAATCGTTATGAGTAAAATTCCTGGCGCGATGTCAGCGGGACGCGTACAGAGCGCAGCCTTACGATGGATTTGTGAAAAACAGAGAGAACGAGATATTTTTATTGAAAATGGATCCGATTCATATTATAAAGTTCGAGGATTATTTAAGGTTAAAAAACAGGAGTTGAAAACTATGTTATTTGAACTAGTATCTGATAAGAATAATGGAGAAGATAAAGATGAGGATTCCTCATTTGATGAAGATGAGGATGAATTAGAAGAAGGTGGTGATAGTAAAATGAAAGGTAAGCGTAAAGTAGCTCAATTATCAAAAAATGTAAAACCATCTGAAACGAAAGAAATAGAAAAATTTATGAATAATTGTAAAAAATCAACATGGCAAATAGCCGATGTACGTGATTCTGAATCAATTCGCCATCCTCCTCCACCTTTCATGACAAGTTCTGTACAGGTTGCAGCGGCTGGAGCCTTGGGAATGTCATCTAAGCGCACTATGTCATGTTTACAAGTACTTTTCGAGAAAGGTTATGTAACATATCCGCGAACAGATTCTATCATTTTATCAAAGACTGCTTTAACAGAAATAGCAGTTTATGTGAAAGATAATTTTGATAAGAAATACTATCAATATCGCGAATATAAAGATAAGAAAGAATCAACACAGGGTGCTCATGAATGCCTGCGATGTACTAAATATGATATGCCAGAGATTACTGATTTAGGAAGAGATGAACAGCGTCTTTATAATTTAGTATGGAGACGTACAATTGCTAGTCAAATGTCAAGTGCTAAATTCGATGTGAAAACAATCGATATTACATCAGCAAATGGAAAATTAGATAATAAATATTTATTTGTTTCTAAGTTGGAAACAATGAGATTTGATGGTTATCTTGCCGTATATAATTTTAAAGCTCCTAATGATGAAGATGATGTATCCGAGGCAAAGGGTATTGATGTTAAGAAAGGTTTATCATGTGATAGAAAAACTATTGAGGCAAAATTAGAATTCTCCTCACCCCCAGGAATGCCAACAGAGGCAGCACTTGTGAGAAGTCTTAAAACACTTGGTATTGGAAGACCATCCACATATTCATCGATTATTGATAAGATTTTATCAAGAGGTTATTGTGAAATTACAGATATTGATGGTGTTAAAATGAAATCTCGTATTTATACATTAGAAAATGAAGAAATTGTTGAAGAAGCTAAAGATGTAATGGTTGGATCTGAGAAGAAAAAACTAGTACCATCCGAAATGGGGATGCGTGTAACTAAATTTTTAGAAGATTATTTCCCACAAATTGTGGATTATAAGTTTACTGCAAAAACAGAAGAACATATGGATGCTGTAGCACAGGGTAAAAAAGACTGGAAAAAGATTCTCCGCAAGTTTTATGATTGGTTTGAACCAGCTGTTTTAGATATTAAGGAAAAACTTAAAGCTGAGAAATTAGCTAGAGGGGATGCTCCTCAATTTGAAAGAATTGTTGGTAAGTTGGATGATGGACGAGAAATATATGCTCGCAATACTCGTACAGGACCTGCCATATTTGTTATTAAGGAAGATGGTAAACTACAATATGCAGACATTCCAAAGAATATTAAATTAGAAAAAATCACAGAAGAACAGGCTAGAAAACTCTTATCATTTCCTAAAGTACTTGGAAAGAGAAAAGACATTGAGATTATTTTGAAGAAAGGCCCATTTGGTTATTATCTTACATATGGAGATACTGAAAAGGCTCCTATTCCAAAAGATCAAGATCCAAATGAATTAACTTTAGATGAGGCCATTGTTTACTTACGAGCAGCAAGAAGTGCGCGCCAAGAACGCTATATTAAGGAATTTGAGGATGATGATAATACTTATGCAGTTATGAAGGGTAAGCCAAAAGAGGATAAACCTCCAAGTTATTTCATTATGGTCAAGCCAAAGAAGAAGGTAAAAAGTGAGACTGATAAAAAGAGTACTAAGAAGGTAAAGAAAACTGCCGAAGAAAAAGAAGCTGATAAGAAAGCGGCCGAAAAGAAGAAACTAGCAGCTGCTCGCGGGAAATCTAAAGGTGAAGTAATATTTGTTAGTATTGGTGATTTAGACCCACAATCTATTACACTGGCAATTGCTCAGAAATTACTAAAAGATAAACTTGAGGCAGGTCCTACTAAAAGAGGTATGGTTAAGAAAGATAAGAAGAAAACTGATAGTAGTTCGGATGATGGGCCTGCATTGCAATCTGGTGGAAAGCGTCAAAAAGGATCAACTAGTCGTACAACTAAGAAGAAAGTAAATACCAAGCCTCGATCATCAACTATGAAATCTACCTCAAAAAGAGCCACTGTTACTAAGAGTAAAGTAAGCATAAAAGGAGAGAAGCCAGTTAAAAAATCAATATCTAAAATAGTAAAAACTAAGAAAACAAAAACTAAAGAGACTCCATCCAAAAAAGCAACAACTAAGAAGCCTATTAAAAAGTCAATTACAAAAATAGTAAAACCCAAGGAGACTCCTCCAACTAAGAAGGTATCAACTAAAAAGGCCACAGCTAAAAAGGCAACAAGTAAGAAGAGTACAGCCAAGAAGCCAGAAACAACTAAGAAGAGTGCAACTAAAAAGGCAACAAGTAAGAAGAGTACAACTAAGAAGAAAAATTGATGCAAGCTGGTTAATATAGTTTTAAAGATTAAGTAATAAATAGATTTAAGTATTGCATATCAAAAAATGAGCACTCGCCACGATTCAATTAATAATGATGAGTTTAGCACAATTGAAGTAAAACACACAGATTTAGAAGTACATAACAGAATTTTCGAAAATTACAAAACTATTAAAAATAAACAAAAAAGTCGAGCCATGATGCGAGTTGAAAGATTACTCGATCACTTATTATTAGCAACACATTATGTTAATGAATCAGGAACAGTTTCGAATTAATGTATAAATATATTATTAAATGTTTAATAATATAATAATTAATTATTATAAGAAGGTACTGCATAAGAACCGCAAAGTTTTTTAATATTTGGAGAATATTTTGATGGTTTATGATGTTGTTTTTCCTTATATTTGACATTTGTTTTAGACTGCTCGCTACAATAATAAGGAAATTCTGCACAAGTTTCATTTTGTTCATTCTCAGGTTCTCTGTAAATCGGCTTGCATGTATCTTTTTCTTTATTATGCATTACTCGCGCTTTTATGTTTGTGAAAATAGCAAAAATTATAGTTATAATAAGAACTCCAAATACTATTATTAAACGCATGCTTACTGTATATATTAGATTAAGATTTAGATTAATACCTATTATATTGAAAAATTGAATTGAATAACATATTAATATGTACATAAATCTATAAGAAGAGTAAGCATCTTTTCATTAAGACTGAACAAACATCTGAGACTATCACCATGGCAACATCAATCAACTCACTCTATCAAGCCTTGGAAATTTCCATATTGCAGTATCTATCTGCAGCGGAAATTACTCTTATGAGTAATCTTAATAAACATTGGCAAATAACAGCTGATAATAATATTGCATGGAAATTTGCAAACTATCATCGCACATATGTACTTGATAGACATAATAAAAACTGGGAATATGATCGACAAGATTCAATGTATCTTAATAAATTAAGGAAAAAAGATTATGATGATCGCGAAAAATTAAAAGAAATAAATAATTATCCAAGTAAAAATATAATATCCAAGTGTGGAGATTTAACTTTAACAATTAGTACAGATGTATTATTTTACAATAATGATCTGGCATTAAATGATATATTGTTTCTGATAACTCCTGCAAAGGAATGGCTACATATTTTTCATAAAACTCATTTTATAAACTTAACTAATCTTTCATTATGCAATTGTATTATTACTCCAAATATTTTAAAATCAATAATAAGAAATTCTCCTAAATTGCAAAAATTCGAAAATTATATTAACCATGAAATATATTTCGAGTATATTTATAGAATAATTGAATCAAGTATTGATGATTTTGAAGATGCATGTCATGATTTAATTGCACATCCATCATTAATACATTTGAGACTTAATTGCGCTTTAATGCCTGGTTGTGTAAAGGCATTGATTGTGGGTTTTTCTAATTCAAAATTAGAATATTTACATTGTTCTTTAACTACCGAATATATAATGAGTCATAGTAAAAAAATGAATTTATTATTAACTGAAATATCTAAAATAAATACTTTAAAATCATTATTGATTATGAGTGAAGGATTTTTCATAAAGAAAGAAAATTATAAAGGATTTGAAATATTAGATAATAGTTCTCTTACTTATCTAAATATATCATTTCCTTGCCAATTTTCACCTAACACATTCATAAATCTCAAGGAATTAGTTACATGCTGTGATGTGCACAATCAACTGTTTCCAAAATCTTATATTGATCCATTTCAAGAACAATATGTAATTGATCAATTTCTACAACAATATGTACAAGATCCTGAAAAAATTACTAATTTTAATAAATGGTTAAGACAAAGTAAATTAGAAAAATTATGTTTAATAAAATCAGATTTTATTACAGGTTTAGCAAAACTACATTTTATGAATATTCTAGAGGATCATGCATTTCTCAAAGTACTTACACTAGTTGAGTGGAATAATACTCCGAAATATACTTTTTACAATCAAATTGATAATATTTATCATGAAACAGTTTATGCAAATAAATATCTGATGGTGGATGAACAATTTTCACCTAGAAAATTTAAATCATTAAAGGAATTACGAATTGTGGAAAGAGAGGATGCAATTCATCGAGAGAAAGGTTTGGCCACGGTATTTACATTCGCCGAAAACCAAACTGTTACTACTAAGAAACTATTAATAGATGACCAAAACTGGAATAAAATATTCAATGCATTTCCTTGCACTGAAGTATAATTATGAATGATTTAATATATGTTAGTTCAATAAAAAAAATTGAATTGGATAACATCTTGGTATATTTAACTCAGTACTAATTAATACAGCACTAAATCATCAGTTTATCTGAACTACAATCAATACAATGATGGCATCATCTGCAGCAAGTACATTAAAAACTCCTTGGCTCAGATCATCGAGATTGAAAAAACTCACAGAATATATTAATAAGTTTAAGAAAATATCCTCGCCAAAAATTCAGACACCTATTACACCTAATAAAACTATTACATCTATTACAGATAGCGAAAAACTACCAATTGATATTAATTATTACTTGCTACAATCATTTATCAATTATATCAATAGCTTATATGACAGTAATCAACTTACATTTGAAATAATTAATTATGATGAAAGTAAATTCTCATTTACATATAAGTTTGCAGGTGACATTATTTTCTTAATTGAAGTTGAAGTAATTAATAGATTAACTGGTGAAACTATGATTACTAAAAGTAGAATTAAAGATTTTCAAATAGAAAGGAAAAATACTATTTATTCAAACATAAATGATTTATATCAATTTGAAGAAATCGTTAAAACAACTTGTACTAAAATTATTGTATTATAACAAAAAAATTAATATATTGGCATAAAATTGTTCTCTCAGTATATATTAAGCTATATTAAGTAAGATGAGCCAAATAGAAAAATATGGTATGTCATATACCCCAACATTGTTACCATATCAACGTACTGAATTAGGCGCAGAAGGATACATTAAAACCATTATAGGGAAAGGTGGCAAAAGATGGGAAAGTTTATGGAGTATCCAGGACAGTATGTTTAAGGGAATGAATGAAATAACAGCTAATACCAGTAAATTATTCTATTCAGCCTCCTTACGTTGCCAATATGCAGCAAGTAGTTTTGTAACTAGAGGCATGAGGCCAATAATTGATAATTTTTCAAATATTATAAAAAATGTTATTGATTTAATTGTTGGAAATAATAACAATGAACCAGTTAATTTGAATACAAGCATTCTAAACAGTTTATGGAATTCGCAATTAGAACGCGAAACATCTGGCTTGATAATTGATTCAGAATGGTCAACCTCCAATTGGAGCCCAAGCCAGCTACCCTTACCATCATATGTACTTGATTTGGTCCAATTATATTCAGGATCATCTCAATTATACAAAGATACTGTAACTGTTATGAAAACAATTGGAATATCCGATGTTGAAACTGCTGCAAAATTTTCTAAGAAAGTAATTGCAAATATGCGCTCCCAGTTTATGTATACTGAATCTCAGTTATATGAAGCTGGTAATTATGCAATTGTATCATATATATCATCAGTAATTGCAGGCCCGGCTGCTTTAACTAAGGTAAGTGAGTTATATGTTATTGATGATGCAATGCCAATTGCTCAAAAATCCTTATTATTTGCAAAACAAAGAGCTGAATACCCAAAGATTAGTATGCAAAACTTATATGTTCAGTTATCCGCATCAATCTATGATAATAATCTTGGAATGTATCGCATTAAATCTATTCTTGCAGGTATCTTAACAGCCAATATTCAAACTACTGCAAAGGAATTTTATGTTGGAGAATTTAGAACATTTAATGATATTGATCGCTTTATCTGGGGAAATAATGGTGATGGATTAGAAGGAAAACCAGTATTTGCTTATGCAACTGATAATCGTGATGTTGTGCCAATTGGATCATTAGTAGTTTATGAACGTAATTACATTCCAGTAACTATAAAAATGATACTTGGTTGGAGAATACTTGCTCTACCCATTAAAATTGTATGTAGTATTTGGGAAATCGCAGGTTTGTTGTTTATTGATGCCTGGTATGGTACCTGGTCTGTTCAAAGATTAAATCCAATAGAAATTGATTATACCAGTCAGCGTAAATTTATATATGTTAATAATAATAGTGAAATAAAAAGATCAAGATACACTACCATTCGCAATGATTATGAAAAATATCTCTTGCAAATTGAATCAGAAAGACAACAATTAGTAAATAATGGAAACTCCTATATTGGGGATAGAATGTTACTTTCCACAATGAGTTATGTAATCTCAACTGGACAAATTATATATGGCGCAAGCAATTATTTAATATTACAGCCTTTTGCTATTATTATTTATAATATAAGTATTTTATTAGTTGTACTCATAATTGGTCTCATTATCCCATTAGTGCATATCGTCACGGCATGGTTTAGTGCATTTATTTATGATGTTGATGGCGATCAAGGAATATTTCCACCAGTTAGAATTGTTGTATTTGAATTAATACTAAGAACAGTTACACTCCTAGTTATTAGTACCATAAGAACAATTTGGTATCTGATAATTGCATTATTTATAGTTATTTTTGCAGGAGGATATGATTTATTACTTAGAGGTTATAATCTATTTACTGTATCCTCTATAGGATCTAGTATTAATCCTCTTGTGGCTGTGGCCACAACTGTTAAAAATCCAACTGATACCTTAAATATCAATAGGGATACTGTAATTTATTATCAACCACCACATACATGGATTGCTAAATATATAACTCTTTCAGTCTCGCGATCATTATATTTAACATATTCAAGTTTAGCTGATGCACCAAATACATTATTTGCAATGCAAAATGTAATAGTAACAATATTAGAAAATGGAAATATTCAAACTGATCTTGGATGGAATCCTTTACAAATAGTTGATCAAGCATTAGTAGCAAGACGAGATTCTGAACTTGTCTGTAAATTCTCAGAATTAAAAATGCAGATTTTAGCAGAAATGCCATCATTTGAACAGAGTAAAATTCGCCTAAATGGTGCTTATTGGAGAGGAGCCATTGGAAAGGCAGAAGAAGTAGTTGCCGATTATAGAATTAAGAGTGGTAATAATCCAAATAGAATTGCCATGATTTTCGGAGCAATCTCGGATTTATCACAAGATGCTATTATTGAAAATACAACTGAACCATATTATGAATATAGTGATTTAGCAGATTCTCTTTATAAACTCCCAGAGGCATCTGCAACTACTATTTCGGAATTTATGGATTATGATAAGTTTAAAACTATCAGCTTACTAATCCAGCCTGTAAGGTTGCTATAAAAATTGATTGCAATACTGCTGTTATTTGTTAATATTATTAAGATTAACAAGGCTTAATTAACTCCTCTAACACTTTTGACCATGTCTGACAATTTCAATGGACTCGAGTTAATTAAATTAATGCGCTTAATTAAAAGAGCAGATAATGCTAAAAGTATCATCGATCAATGTGATAAACAAGGCGATAAAGGTATTATTGTAGAAGCGTTATGGAATCTTATAATTAAATGTGGAATAATGTACGATCATTTTCCTAGAAGTAAATATCAATATCTTGATGGAAATATGAATAAAGGTGAACTTAAACCTGTCAAGAGTATTCTAAGATATATTACATATAATAATATTAATGCTAGTAATAGTTCTGGTGCCAGTGATATAAGTTTATACAACATTGAAGATAAGAAACATATATTTATTACATGCAAATATCCAAAATCATGTGCAAATAAGGCAGTTGATTATTATGATGTTCAAAATATTATTACGGCTGCCAATCATTTACCTGCAATTTATCCTAATTATGACATATATTTAATAGTCGGGCATAAGGATGAGGTTATTAATGCGGCTAAGCGTGCAAATAAAAGTAGCCAGGCAATTACTAAATATATGACCTTCAGTCATATATTTGATGACAGTGATTTAGAAAGGTATTTCTCACTATTAAAATTACAAATTGAAGACATATCATTCAAAGATTTGGATTCTATTTTCTCTGTCAAGAAAGATATTTTAATGTTAAGATTTCACCAAATGCTAACTATTAAAAAGACACAAAAATTAATCTCAAAGAATCATAAATATATATTATGGGGGCAAAAATGCCGATCTGGTAAAACATACACGACCGGAGGAATGATTCTTGCAATGGATAAGAATACTGAGAAACCAATCAATGTATTAATTATCACTCCGGCTCCATCTGAGACAATTCCACAATTTAAGGAAGAATTAATTGATAACTTTATCGATTTTAAAGATTTTAATACCATTCACTTAACTGGGCGCAATATTAAAACTCTTGAATTCAATAAGAAGATAAGTAATATCATTGTTGTCTCAAAGCAATTATTAGGATCTTATATTGGAGATGATAAAATTGAGTTAATACATAAGTTAAAGCTGGATTTAATATTTTTCGATGAGAATCATTATGGAGGAACTACTGATCTGTCAAAAAAGATTGTGAAATCTTATGCAGTTAGTAAAACAGTTATGATTTTATTAACTGCAACTTATGATAAACCAATTACAGAATGGAAAATACCTGAGGAGTGTCAGCTTATTTGGGGCATCGAAGATGAGAAATTATGCAAATCGCGTAATGTTGAAGAACTTATTAAGCGTCATGGGAAATATGCAAAAGAATTATTATCTGAATATTGTGATGAGAGCTTATCACACTATGACAAAATGCCTGACATGTTTTTATTGTCATGTATTATGAATCCAGAAAATTATATTGAAATTAAGAAAATGATAGGCGATGATTCAACATTTGGTTTTACTATGGAAACATTATTAACTTTAGAAAATAAAAAGTTTAA